GCTTTCCAGGTTACTTCTAATGTGTAATCTTTATCATATAGTATTTCATCAAGCTGTATAGTTTTAGTTAACAAATCAGTCTTAATGTATAGAGCATAGAGAAAATTCTCTATGCTCTATACTCTTTCTTTTTGCTTAGCTGATTAACTTATATACTATTAAGGAGTATAATATGGAACCAGAAGTTCTAGAAACTGATAACAATACAGTAGATCCTCTAACATTACCAGTTGAAGATCTTATACATTATGAAGAAGAACTTAATGAATTACAAAATCTTTCAAAAACAGCTGATAACCTTTCTGATATTATTCAAGAAGGTAATGAGGTTGGAGAGGAAGTTTATGAAAAAATAGAAGAAGCTAAGAAAACTCTAGAAGAGAAAGCGGATGATATTGATCCTTTGGACGTTGCTATTACACAAGAGTCTATACGTACTTTTCGTAAACGTTTAGGTATGGAAGAACAACCTCTTAATTTCAATTTTGAAGATGCTACTTCTAACCCTACTTTAGCAATGACTATGAATATAGAAGGTCTTAAAGAAATAGGTAAAACTATTTTAGATGGTATTCTTAAAGCATGGGAGAAACTAGTTGATTTCTTTAAAAGCATATTTAAGAAACTATTTTCTGTTACAGAAATAGAGGGTAAAAAAGCAGATGCTCTTAAAGCTAAGCTTAATGATCCTAAAAATAAATTTAAAGAAAAACTAGCTTCAGAATTGAATAATGTAAAATCCGTAATAAGCAGTTTAGATAAGTTAGAAAATGCTTATAACTCTATAGACGATGTAGAATGGCATCCTATTTATAAAACTTTATATAAATTATTCTCGTATGATAGTATAGGAGGAACTAGCTATATTCCTGTCCTTAACACTATCCTAGCGGATATACCTTCTATTATAAAAGGTTTTACTAACCTTATTAGGCCTGATGTTACACGAGAAGAACTAGGAGAGTATTTAGAAAAAGCTTTTAGTAGGCAAATAGCTGCTTGTTCTAAAATACCTATTATAGATAGCCTTAAATATTTAGCAGGAAAGCAAACTATTGGTTCTAAAACACCAGTAAGCAATATTTGCCTTGTAGTTCCTAAAAATCATAGGACTTATTTAGTAATAGCCACTTCTAAAGAAGGCGATAGAGTATTATATAAAAATATTCTTACAATAGAATTGGACGATCCTATTTTCCAAGGATTAAGAGATATTGATAAGTTAGCTACAGAAACATCTAAAGCAATAGATGCTATACGTTTAGAAACAACTAGTAGTGTCTATAAAAACGCTGTGTCTGCTTCTGATAATATAACGAAAAAAATACAATACCTTGGTGTTAAAGATGATATTACAGATGAAGCTAGAATCGTAATTAAACAAATTACGGTTATATGTTCTACATTACTTAACGCTGTTAAATCTTCGTTTAGTTTATACCGCAGTATATATAAAAGAGCTGAAACGATTGCAAATCTTTAAATTAATTCAGTAGAGGATTCCTAAAAGGAATCCTCTACTTTCTTTTTATGCTCTATAGTAGCTCTAGAACCTCAGTTGTCTGATTTAAACCCCCTATATACAAGGAGAACTTGATGAAACTTAGTGATTTTACTGGCACTAAGAAGCTCAATCTTGAAGAGCTTGAAGTGTCTATAGATACAGAAATAGAAGAACCAGAACAACCAAGTTTTGATACCGGACCTAAGATAGCAGATATTTATAATAAGATTATGGAAAGAGAAGCTCAGAATGAAGCTACTGAAGCTAAAAGAATTGCTTATATTATGGATCCTATCATTACGAATTCTTTAACAGCTAAAGCGGCAACTGAAGCATCAACTTTCAATACTTCAGTATCTAACTTTAAAGATAAATTAGATAACATAGCTATTATAACAACTCAAATGTTAGATATCGTTCGTAAGTATCAATTGGAACCAGAGAACATTTTAGAATCTGATGTTCAAGAGTTTAGAGATAAACTAGTAGTTCTTAATACTATGCTAAATAAAGACTTTGTAGTTTCTACAGAAGATACTTTCGAAGGTTATGTAGAGATGATGACTAAAGTTTTAACTAACGTAGCTACTGATATAGATAGTTTACGTTCAGAACTTGCTACTTTAATATCTAAAGTAGTTTCAGAACTTAATGGTCTTAAAGTAGAGAAGTATAAAGAAATAGTTGCTAAAACAACTAACGATCTTAAGAAACAACCAGCTAAAATAGTTACTATAGCAGATCATCTTATAGAAGCTGTTAATAAGATGGACGATGTAACTGAAGAAGCTCTTATAGAACATATTAAACATCATGAGTATATTATCTCAGGTGCTACTGAAGTTCAAGGCACTATGGAAGATAACATTAGTAATGATACTGGTCTTAGAGAAGAAGACATCACTAAGATAGTAGGTGCTGTTATGGCTTATGTTAATATTTGTAGAAATAACCCAGTAGCTATGTTAGCTCTTAACGATGGTAACCTATCTGAAACATTAAATGCTTTTGCTACAGTAACATTACCTAAATTAAATGTTGTTTATAAAGCTATTTTAGAACTATTAGATAAAGAGAGTTTTGAGAATGAAATAGCTTCTGAAAATGGTCTTGAGAAAACTAAAGCAGCTGTTAATAAATTCCTATGTGATTTTGCTAGTTACTCTGGTACAGAAGAAGAATGTTCTTTCTTACATTGGGAAAAAGGTTGCTATAAAGTAGAAGATGAAGTTATCCTTAAAGAAGAGTATAGTTCTTCTAGAGTTCCTAAAATAGACTATGAAAGATTAACATCTATTTCAACACTTATGAATACTGTTGTTACACCTAGTTCAACATTAGTAGCATTCCCAGAAACATTGATTCAACTACTTAAATCAAAAGCTTTTGAAGTTGATGACACTAAGCAACTAATGTCTGTGAATGTAGCATTAGGAACCATATTAGGATTAACAGGACTATATAGAGATGAAGTACTTTATGGAATCTATGGATTACAAAAATCTCTATCTGAAATAGGACTAGCTTACTTTAACCTAGTAACAGTCTTAGGAGGTAAAAAATGAAGATAGGACAGAAATATAAAATAGAAAAACCTAAAACAGAAGAAGAGTTAGTTCTTAGTGCTGAAGGTCTAACTGATATATTATTTAATTCTCAGACTGATGATAAAGAAGAAGAGAATAAGGAAGTAGAAAATGAAGATACAAAAGAATAATTTAAATACAGAATCTATAGAAGATCTAGTTACGGATGCTCAGTCTGGAGAACTTCCTACTGCTACAGATCCAGCAGAACTTGAAGCTCCTACTGAAGTTATCTTAAACCCTATTGAAGCAGATCAAGCTATAGAAATTTCTAATAATAACCCTAAGACAGAAGATCTTGAAGGTCTTACTGCTTATGAACAAGTTAACAAAATAGCTTCTGATATAGACGATAACATTCTTTCTGAACAAGATGTTTCTGATATTTCAGATCGTATTGCTTCATTAGGAGAAAATCAACCTCTTGATAAAGTTATCCGTTATTCTTCAGAAGCTCTTAAGATAGTTTACCATAAACTGGGTATTAAACCTCTTTCTATATCTAGAGAAGATATAGATAATAACCCTACTGAGGCATTAGCTGTTATAGACTCTGAAGTTCAGATGTTACAAGATAAAGCAAACACTGATACTTGGGCAACTATTAAAGAAGATTGTGGTAATATAGTTAAACTTATAGATGCTGCTATCGATACTATCCAAGCTAAAGAAGGCGATAAAGACCGTGCCATTGCTCTATTAGATAATGGTGTACTTAAAGATAATACAGTTGATCTTTCTTCTGTTATAGAATATGTAGGTTCTTTACGTTATTTCTTACCAGAAGATAAAGAAGGTAACCTTTATAACTTTACAGCTCTACTTACAGATCTTTTAGATATTGATAGTCCTAAACTAACATCTACTGATAATACTATACTTGGTGCTATCAATAAGAGTAATGATGGTTCAACAGCATCTGCTAAAGCTCATATCTTAGAAGCTATAGCTACAGATCCTCTTAATATAAAATTAAAACAGATAGTAGCAGAGCAACCTAAACTAGCAGATTACCCTCTCTATGGTAAAGTAACAGGTCTTAATAAGATCAAAGTTCTTTTTAACAATGATTGTAAAGATGTTGAAGTTCCTTCTACTTATATTACATTTGCTGTTACAGGTGATGCTAACCAAGAGAAACTATTTAGAACATCAGTATCTTCGTCTCTTAAGAACTTCTCTAAACGTTTTGTAAACACTTTTAGTATCTATAAGAAGAAATACGAAACTTTAGAGTCTATTTTAAAACCTTTAGCTTATGATGTTGTTTCTGAACAAGACCAAACTAAACGTGAAGAGATGTTAGAAGTTCTTAAACTTGTTAAGTACTATTACATTGGATTCGTTAAGAATCGTATAGTAGATAAACTTAATGCTTATCAAGCTCTTATAGAGATTCCTATCTTAACACTTAATGAAAAGGGAGAGTAACGTTATGGAACAATTTACTTTAAATAACATTTCAGCTACAGAGTTCCTAGAGAAACGTTATATCCTAGGTGACAAGTACTATGATACTTATGTAGCACCATATTATAAACTATTATCAGATTACCTTGCTATAGGTCCCGATGCTAATGGTATATTTAAAACAAAAGAAGATATGGAAACTTTCTATAGTCTATTTTATTCTACATATCATTTCGTAGTAAGTGATTTAGCTTATCTTATGGCTAACCCTAATAAGACAGAGTATAATAGAGAGCAAAATCTTAAATCAGCTGATGGCTCACTAGCTTATCTTCTTAATATCCTTTTACAAGATAGAGTACTTTTAGAGCCATCTACTAAACTTTTCTTACAAGATCTTTATGATCTTCTATATAGAAATAGAAAAGTATCTGTTAATCAACATAGTTGGATATTAACTAAACCAATTAAAGATTATAGAATAGGTACTCAAGGTTTAGAATTAAGATTAGATAAAGAGAATGATACATATCTTAAACGTTTAGATCTTAAAGATAAGAAACCATGGAATGATGTAGCAAGACTATTTGATGTTATTGGTATACAACATAGTTTAGGAGTTCTTCATACTCTTATAGCTATATGGATCAATAACTATCTATATGGTCATACAGCAATATTAGATGGCCTTATTAAGACTATGAGAACATGGAGAGTTATACCAGTTGGTATAGGCTTCGTAGGATTTAAAGTTAATGGTGGTACTGGGACTGCTATTCCTGGTGGTACACCAGGCGCTACAGGCACAACTATCAACGCACAGGTTATTATTCCGTTTGCGACCTCACCATCAGCACCTTAAGGATAGGAGAACACCAGTATGAAAACTAAAATGATGCTTTATGGGTTAGAGTCTACTATAGACAACCCAATTGATATCATACTCGGTGATGATATTAGAAGAGTATTAGGTATCGATAAAGATACCTATACTGTTTATAATACAGAGGCTCATGATGTTCTAGATCGCGCTGGATTGGGCGGATCCCGTAATAATAACACCATAGCTTCTGAATATATACATGTTGAAACTAAAGAAGAACCAGAAGAAGATTCTGGTACTATGATGCATCCTGAGCGTTATACTGATTATAATATCTTTTGGGATAATGAAGTAGGAGTTCGTATAGGTACTTTACGTTATAAACGTAAGAAGACTATAGACTTTACCTATTATTCACAATCTAAAGCTACTATCACTGCTATGATAGAGAAGATAAGAGCTTTTGATATTATGAACACAGCTCGTAAGAAACATAAACTTGAATACCATTTTGATGTTCCAGTAGATGCATTACATTTTATTAATCATGTTAGAGAACTTAAGAACCTTAGGTTACCTAAAGAAGAGCAACTCGATCTTCCAGACTATATTAATAAATGGTCTATACAGAAGATTAGTAGGAATAACACAACAGCTCATACTCCTTATAAGTTTAACTTATCTGTTAGAGAGAATGTTTATGATGTTTATACTATTCCGACTACAGATACTTACAATATAGAGAAAGAAGAAGTAGACGAAGTTAGTTATTGGAAATTTACATTAACATTTGATACTTGGTACCAAAAACCTACTATGTTAATCTTAGATTATCCAGTATTAATCTGGAATACTCCAATAGCTGCTAAATATTCTAAAGTAGCTGCTAGACCTGAAGTACGTTGTCCTGTACAAGGCACTCCTGATCTTATGTATCGTGGGTTATATTCTATAGGTAAACCAAATGCAGGTTATAAAGGTTTCGGTTATCAACAACGTTTAGTTATTCCTTTAGTGGATGATTTTGATAATTTTCCTAACAATAACAGATATTCTAATGTTTGTAGTATGTTAATAGTAGTTGATGATAAGAATCCTTATGAAGTTGCTAATATTAAACATTTACCACATTATGAAATAAAAGATGGTTTTCTTAAATATTTACTGTCAGAACCTTCTGAAGTTACAGTAGAGTATAAGAACCTGTTTAATATTTTACTTTATAGGAATGGTAAACCAGACTATAAGAATAAACTCTCTTTAGATAAAGAAGGTAATCTTACTACTGAATTTCCTATGGATATTAAAAGCACCTATAGAATAGTTATAAGAGTGTTAAGAGATCTTGATTATCTAGATGAAAAATCATTAAGAAGATTACATCAGTATGTACAAACAGAGATGCTATGTATAAATAAAGAGAGAAAAGAGAAACTAGCTGAGTTAGAGAGAAAGAAACTAATAGATAAACCACATAGGAAAATTGAACATTACTATGTTGATGAGTTTGGTAATATATTAGATCCTCAAGGCTATGTTTGTTATACAGATGGAACAAGAGTTGTTGTTAAAGCGGAAGAAAGTTAAAAAAGAAATCTTTATTAATGACTTCAACTAGTCAATTTTAATCCTTTCTACGTTGAAAGTACTATATCTAGCGCGTGTAAGGGAACAACAATAATTACCTAACTGGATATATCATAGAGAGTAAGAGGGCGATCTTACTCTCTATCTTTTTTTTGGTAAAAAGAAAAATAATATTAAAAGGCCTAGGAACTTTTTTTAGTTCCTAGGTACTGTTTTATGCCTAAGTATTACGTACACTTGGTAGTAACGGCTTAGACAATTCAGCTTTAAGTTGATCTAAGATCAACAGAGCCTTGATCATATCGTTAGTCATGGCTTTCCTTTCCGGATAGAGATAACTATCCTGAATGTATTACGTAGAGAGAGTAAGGTCGCAACCTTACTCTCTCTCTACTATTTAAATAATATATTACCAAACATAAATAGACCCCTTATGTAAGAATTAACTTACATAAGGGGTCTATATGGCTATAAGTGGTTAGTTATAATGCCAGTTAAACTTGGGGACTAATCCCCAAGTGTTAAAAAGTTTTAAAGAAAAGATATATTGCTATAATATCTGCTAGACAACTTATTAACTTAAATATTAAGTCAATATTTACTGACATATTATAACTCCTTTCTTAATTAATATTAAGATTAGAATTACTAACCAAACATTAATTCGCCAAAATTAATGTCAGTTATACCAGAGTATCTACGTAAGCTTCTTTAGGCTTACGTAGATACTCTATGTATATTTTTGTTACGTGACCTTAAGGTACGGCGTACCTTATAACTAAATTTATAAAGGATAATACTATGGCTGCAACGACACAGATCATTTGTAAGCTAACTGACACAGCAGCTGGAACAGTAGTCTTTGAATCAGACGTTACTGACCAGGTAAAGGGTATAATAGTACCAACTGGTAAAGTGGAAGCTAATAAAACTTACAAATTAGAATTATTTCAAAATACCCCTGAGAATGCTTCAGACTTTACATTACAGATAGCAGGAACATTTAATACAACTGCTTGGAAAGTTGAATATCCTACAACTATACCATGGACATCTATTACTGGGGCACCTGAACTTAATAACATACTTACGCAAGCAGACCTTGCAAAATACGCGTCTAAAGAAGATCTTAAGAACAAAATTAGCGTGTTAGAACTTGATGAAGTTAAAGAAGAAATCCAAGCACTTAAAACTTCAATTACGGCTGGTGGTAATAGTGGCAGTAATAACCTAGATAAAACAGCCGTGAAGAATATTGTAAAAGAGATAACCTATGATAAAGAAACTTTAGATAGAAAATTTACAGAAGTTACTGGATTGGCTAATGGCGATCAATATGCAACATTATCAAAACTTAGAGAATGGCTAAAACCTGCTGGGATTGTTATTCCATTAGTTAGAGAAGAGTTTTTAGCACTAGGATTCAAAGGGCATAGTACAATAAATCTAACATTTACATTAACTAGAGGCGGTAGCTACGGTCCAGCCATTCGTGGTCTTGTTATTGAGTTAGAAAAACTTGGTGAAATTTATGTTAAATATGCAAGCATACCAGTTGGAAGTCTTAATAAAGATAAATTTGACGTTATTATGTCAACTACCAATTACTCTATGTCAGCCGTTGCACCAATAGCGGCTATACCTTTGGGTTATACTCCTGATGGAATGTCAGAATTTAAAGGCACATTGATTGGTAATCAAACTTATGATAATGGGTACTATTATTTACCATACTTGCCATTATTAAAAGCCAGTGACACAGCTGCGGCAAACTATCTTTATTTTATGGGAACAACATATGAAACAACATATTCACTAGTACTGACTTGCCCGGATAGAGTTAAATCCGTTCGTGCTATTGCTGGTGTTGACGGTAGATGGTCTAGTAAAGCAGCACTTTCTATAAGTTACGATTCTACTAAAGTAATGGAAAATGAAGTTAAAACATTTGCTGGTTATGCTTTTACTGCTACTTGGACTGTTAATAACCCAGAGTAATAAATAGAAAAGGATAAACATGAAAGCTGTTGTAGAATTAAATAGTCTTTTAGAACCAGAGGTTAAGTCTCATATTCATACTTATCTTAGTAAATACCTAGAAGCTACTGGTTGTAACAAAGAGATCTTTATGTACTATAATGGTACAATGTCGGATGCTTATGATGCAGCTAAAGTTGCTTCAACTGCTAGAATGACCGACTTTTATATTATTAATTACACACTTAAAAACTATTCAATTCCTATGGTAAATAAAAATACCATAACAGATAAAAAAGTAATTAAGACTGATGATTATGGACTTGAGATTAGTACAGGTATTTCAGAGTTAGAAGAGGATACAGTTAGTTATACCTTCTATTCTGAAAACCAATCTATCGTTAATGCTTTTAAAGCTAATGTGGAAGCTAACATAACAGGTCCTGAATATACGTTTAACTTAAAGTTAGATTTTCCTAAGAAACTTAAAGCTTTAGTTAAACACTATCTTAAAATTAAAAACATTACAGAAGGTGCAACTACTTCTATTAAAGATTTTCTAGAAGCCGGTAGTACATTAGCTGTTACTGAAACAGGTAATAACTTTACAGTTGATATAACTTCAGAAGTTAAATTAACTATGAAATTTGTTACTGTTACAGCTATAGAAAAATTAGCTAACGATATGTATAAGGTTAAAGCTGATTTTAAACTTAAATTAACTAGACCTAACCTTATCTTAGTAGAATATCCACTAATGATAAATAATAAACAACTAGATAAACGTTTGATAGGATTTCGCTCTAAATATATCACAAGTAAATCTGCTATCATTAGTCCTGATATTTTAACACCTATTGGAACAGATTTTCAAACTTATCGAGGCGTTGATGATCTTAATTTTGTAAAATCTCCTCCTGTAGATAACTTTAAAATACCAGTATCTACAGATTATGCACATGTTGCTTGTATCTTATTACAAATAGATAAAACTAAACCTAAGACATTAGGTAACATATTCGATTTTACAGATTTTAAATTTTTAGAACCTTACCATAAGTTCTTAAAAGATAATTTAGATACTTTACTAACTGGTAACGTGTTTAAGCTAACAGTCTATAAAGACGATACTGAAATTAATAATATTAGTATTAATAGTACTGGTAATATAACGTCTACTACGAATTTAGATATTAAATCGTTTTATCGCGTTGTTATAAGCATAAGAAAAAATTATGATACATTACCAACAGCTATAAAAACCTCTTTAGAAGAGTCTTTGAAACCTTATATCTTAACATTTGTTAGTAGCGGAGATTATCTTAAAACTAACTTATTTACCTATACGATTACGAACTATGGTACCAAGGATGTTTACACTATAGATTCTAAAGGTAATATTAGAAATGACGGCTTAGCAATTTGTTATAGTAATGGTTTACCATTATTTAGTAATCAAGACTATTTAAAATTCGCACAGTGGTATAAGACACCTGTAGACACATTAGATAATCTAGAGAATGAAGACCCATTAACTGTTTCTACTAAGTATTTCGAGAATGAGAAACCTGTTCTTATAGATGGCGACTGGGTTCTTTATAAAGGATTTAACTTCCATAAGACGATAGCTAACAGGAATAATGTTCCAGCTACTAAATGGACTAAAGCTCTTGATGATATGACAGGTGATTTCAAAATTAGAACAACCGGCTTAGATGTTTATATTTGGGATAAAGGTTTAGCTCCTGGAGCAACTCCAGAGTTTACAGCCCCAGTAAGTAATTTACTTAAAGCTTATAACCAATTAACATTAACAGACCATAAGATAGAACAACATAAACCAGTTCCTTATCTTCTTATTAACGATATTTTTTATAAAATAGAAGAGTATACAGTCTTTGAACCTGTTACTAAAGAAGATACTGGATTTAAACTAGTCGATGATAATGTTAATATTCAACCTTCGCATATGTCAGTACTTTTTAAAGATGGTTATATCTATCTTAACTTTGGTCTTAATGCTAGAATGGGTAAGTTTAAAATTAAACCAATCACCGGTAACCCAGAAGATCATAAACTAGCTAAGTTAACAGAAGTTCTTTTTAAATCTGCTAAGTTACCAAGGTTAACTATAACAGGATTACCACCAATAACAACTAATAATATTCCAGCTAACGGATGGTATTCAGTTGGCTATGCAGGTGAACATGATTTTGCTTTCGTAGCTCCTGAATGGGCTCCAGTAGCTCCACACTTTATGATACATAAATTAAGTATGGACTATGAAGATCCAACACCTGTTATGATAGCGGCTAAGAATAAAATAACAACTGCTAATACTAAACTATTGCCCAATTCAGATCTTAAGTTCTATGTTTGGGAAACAGATAAGGTTGGTATATCTAATCCTCCTATCTACTCTTCTATTGGAGACATAGCTGGTTTAGTTAATAAAGCAAGAACAGTTACTGAAAAAGAGATCAAATACTTAAACGTTAATAATAAGGTTTATAAAGTTGTTAGTTCAGAATTAACATCTATAGCCTTTAACGATACCGCTAATAATAACTATAAACTTAATTCAGATACTGAAAGAGTATTTCCTAGTAAAAGTATGTTAATGCTAAATGGAACTAATCCGGCTGGAAATAGAGAGTTAACAGTTTATACAAGTTGTAGATCTCGTTGTATCAAATTTGAGATAGAACCAAATTCTATCTACGGGTTCGCTACTGATTATCGAGCACAAATTTATCTTACTAGATTAGAAGAACCTAGTGTTGTTCTACTATCTAGTGCTATAACAGACGAGTTAGCTACTCTTCCTGGTGATAACTATATAGAACTATCGCATGCTAAAGTTGTCTATGATGGGAAAGTAGAAGATCCTAAAAATCCTACCGAACAAGATATACCAATTATACCTGTTCCAGAGGATAGTGAAATATGGAGAAAATATAAGAAACGTGTCTATGTACATAGAACGTCTATGAATAAAGATAACTCTCCTGTACATCCAGATATGGCAGAAGTTAATGAGATCTTAGACAAAAGACATGATATTGAAGCAGGTGCTCCTAACTGGTATTTCTTTAAACCTTCTAAACTACCTGCGTTATCGGATATTAAGTTTAACGATGCTAAAGCTGGCAAATTTAAATATCCTACTTATGTTCAGGATGTTAGAGCTAAGGTAGAAGAGATAAAAGATACGTTAGTAGATGAAGCTACTGGCAAAGTAGGTAATATAGATCTTTATAGCTATATTGCTTTCAATAACTTCTGGTATAAAGTTAAGAGTTGTAAAGTTTACCAACAAGCAGCTATGGATAATGCACCTGTTAATTCTAATATGCATGCTATGATGGCTAAACCATTTCTTAGTATAGATGGTGATGATGGTAAATTTATAGTTAATGTTCAATTTGGTTTAACAGAGTGGTTATTGAGATTTGAATTAGAACCTGTTGGAACTGATGATTATGATAAACACGTAGTTAATTACTTTAACCTATTCGCTCTTAAAGATATGCATAAAGATCAAAAGCTATTAAACTTTACTATTAAAAACGAGGTCATATTAGATCAAGATTCTTTAACTGGTCAATTTATGGATTATCAAATTTTAGAGTTAGAGCGCAATACCATAGAGAAGGGCGATAATCAATTCTGGAGACCTAAAGTTCCTAATCACATCTATATGCATTATCTAATCATGAACCGTGATGATAATCCTAAGACACCAGAATCATTAGCAGCTGAAACTAAATATAATGTTGTAAATGATAGTGATGGCAATCCAGTGCGTTGGTTCGTTTGGAAACAAAAAGATCTTACTAATATAGAGTTTGTACCCTTTGAAGTAAGCGGTTACGGCTTTGACTACGAAGGCGATCTAATAGTTGGCTCTAAAGCCATTAATAAGATTTCAGATGGTAAATATAATTTTACTAGTAGATATAAATATATTTCATTAGCAGCTACAAGTGGTGAAGAGGTTATTTACGATGTAGAGAAATTTGAAGTATTAACACCAGAATATCCTTTCCCAGGAGATGAGATAAGATATACATTAGAGAAACCATTTTTCTATATAGAGAGTATAGAAGCTGGAACTCCTAATAAAGTTCATGGTGTCGTTAGTATAGGACCTGATAAACATCTAGCTAAAATAACATTTACAGCTTTAACAGATACTGAAACGATTAGAGATGCTAATAATGCAGATGATACCAAAGCACTTGAGAGTGGTGCAGCTACTAATGTTTTAAGATTAACTTTTAGCACTGATGTAGTCATGCCTATCTTAAGAGGTAATTTAGATCCTACAGTAGCTGGTAAAGGCTATGTTTTTGATAACATAAATAGAGTGGTTATAAAATCGAATCCTAATGTTTGGGTTCCTTTAAAAGACAATATGCTATTAGGACATAGAAGTGTTGTTAACCCATATAACGACCCAGCAACATCATATGGTACAAGTTTCTTAAGCACTATTAAAGATTCTGTTAAGAAACTAAATATGTCAGGGTTCTTTTACTATGCTTGGCATAACCGTGAAGAAGGTGATACTGAAGCCACTGATGCTTACTTAGATGTATTTGATAATAAGAACTTTGGTTATGATATCTTTGCAATGGTAGTTGATTATGCTGCACAGCATAAGGATCCTACTAAAGCTGATGAGATGCTAATAATCAAACCAGAAGAAAAAGAGTTTGTTAAATATATAAGTCTAAGTGGATATTGGTATAAAGTACAGAAAATGTATATTAATACAGGTAGTGTTGGTTCAACCTTTAGAAAAGCTAATGTTGATAATATACAACCTAGCCAACCGATTATCCAGCTTAACTATAATAATAAAGATGCCGGTACTGGAACTGAAGCTAGCGGTATTTTAAAATTCTATTTAGGATATGATCTACCTAAATTAACTATAGAAGTTGATCCTATTCTAGAAACAGATCAAAATGCTTTAACTAAAGTAACTGATGTTACAGATCGTTCAGAAGCTCATGCTTTTGATATACTTAGGTTAACAACTCCTGAGGAGTTTGATAACTTACCACATATGATAGTTATGGACACTGATCATCAAGTTAGAGCTAATAAATTTAAAGCTTCTGCAGTGGGTATTGATAATATCGAACGTATAACAGTTCCTCCTATCTACGATATGAACTGGTATCCTTATAATGATAGACCGGCTACTACTAGTATAAAAACGGTTTATATTCATGGTTCTATAGGTAACGCAGATGGGTTATTCCCAACTGAGAGTAAAACGAATGTTGATAGTATCATACCGCCATCTTATAATACTAACCTCTATATTTGGTCACATGCTAAAATAGATATGACTAGTAAAAAAGCTACTTTACCATTTACAGGTGGTTGGGATCAGTTAGGTTATAAAGATCTAGTTGCAAAACTAAAAGAAGTGTCTGCAGGTTATACTAGTACTATTGATGGTATTGAAGTAACTGGTGTTCTTATGGCAGAACATTTAGCAGATAGCGTAATCTTTAACGGTTATGTTTATCAGCCAGCTAAATTTTGGACTACTGAATCTGGTTACTTAGCTAAACTAGGTAAAGATGAAAAATACAGTATTGTCCCTGATAAAAACGCTGTTAAGTTTAGTATTTATAAGTTCTACGAACGTGATACTAAAGAGTACATAAGGTTAGATATATTCTGCGGTATTAAAGAACCAATGGTTACCATCCTTTTGAAACCTATAACAGAAGTTGGTGGCGTAAGTTATACTAAAGAGAAACTATTTGCAGCGCAACCGACAATGACTGGAACTAAACATATAGAAATTAATGTTCCTGGTATTTCAGGCCCGATAGTTTGCGAGTTTGAAAATGGTGTTCCTACAGATCATATAGCAGATCCTGCTAATGAGTTCGGTTGGTATCCTATAGATAATTTAATATCTGTTATTAGGAAACCAGATAGCACTATTTGGAGAGCACACGAAGGTTATTTTTTCCATAGAGGCGTTATGAATCTAAATAACGATCCTGAAACTCCTTATATGCTTTGGTATAAAGCTATTAACCCTAAACCAACTATAGTCTTATATTCAACATCTGATAAGAATGGCTATTACGGTTACGATAGTACTATGGTAACATATGATGAAATCCCTAAAGGAAATAATCTAACTACTTTAGATACTGCTATTGAGAGTCAAACTTATACAGGTGTTAGCCTTATATATGTTAATAATATTCCATATAAGGTTACTAATAGAGTCCTTAAAGATGAAACTACCACAGGTACTTATAGGTTCCATCCTAATGTTCCTGTTATGTCTATATCTACTGTTACTGGTGGGTTGGAGATTAAAGTTTATTCCCCAAAGTTAAATAAGACTATTATCTATACAGTAGAGGCTGTACAAACTGGTGTACTTCCTGATTACGAGGATAAAAATAACTTATTCATTACTGGGTTACAAGGACGTTCATTAGCACTAGTTGTTCATGACAGTGTTGGTAAATATATTATCGATAGCACTACACAGCTTCCAGATTCTACATTGCAACCTGGTAATTATGAACTTAATAGCTATAGCGAAAAGGAGATAGTAGATACTAGACCAGATTGGATTCAGCTTACAAATTATAAAGATGGAAATATTTGGGCTAGTAAATATGGATGTTTCCCAGGAGTTGCTAAACCTAATGATATTTTATCTATCTTAAAAGCTAAAGACTATAGTCAATCTCTACATGGAGTTGATAAAATTTTAGTTTATAATAAGGTCGAAAAAGATAAGGTTGTTAACCATGCCCCAATTCCATCAGAGGCTGGAGAATATCGTAAAAGTATCCCAAAGATGATTAAGGAAATGGATGGCTGGGAGAGTAAATTTATTGCTTTTAATAATTTATTTTTCAAAGCAGATATAACACGCAGCGAAAAGCTATGGAAGGAAGATAATAGCGTTATAAATGGGTTAATGGTAGATACTAATGATACTAATATAAAAATAGCCTTTAATAAACCTTGCTGGATAGTAAATGACGATATTGCTAACGATACTATTTACCTATATATCCATCATTCAGAGCCAATCTATACCTTTACACTACAATATGCAAGAGATATAAATTGGAAAGATAAGAATGCTTTACAAAAAGCACTATATGCTTTTGGTACGTCTAAGTTTTTCTTACAGAGTACCCCACACTCGGATATGGGAGTTCATAATCGTACTACGAAATTTAATAAAGGTATTTATAGTTTTGAAACTTTCTTAAAATTAGATAAAAGCTATATACCACCTATTAATTTAATAGATGTTCCTGGAGCAACTATTGACTTTGATAATAATAAGATTTACCACCCATTAGTTGGCGGTTTACCAATAACCGATCCTAGAGTTCCTAAAGATATTACAGTCACTACTAAGCATGATACAAATGGACTACCATATTTTGTATTATCTCCATATACTGTTATAACAGATGGAAATCCAGATCCAGTAACTAAAGTTACGTTAGTTGTGAAAGATCCAGACGATAATATTGTTTATACTTATGATAAAGTACCGCCTACTAATATCCATAACCAAGAATTTGAAATACATCCGATGCCTGAAGAGATATTAGCATTCTTTAAAGATGGTAATCCTATCCAAAGGAGAGAGTTCTCTATATCTGGTAAGATTAAAGGTACTGTAAAAGAAGCGCCTATTATTCCTACTACAACAGTATTTGATTTCAAAGTTGGTAAAGCTAAATTTGAGCTTAATGATTTTAGAACTCAAAAAGCTATGGTTTACCTATCTGGAGTTTCTGGTGCTAATAGTAATAATACTTTCTTAGCGTTTGAATACGTTAGTTTCCACCTAGTGGAACTTAATAAGGATACTGGTAACTATAAGACTGTTTACTATAAGAAAGAAACAAATGATGGTAGCGGTTGGACAGATCTAGCACCTGGGGTAGCATTAGTAGATAACACTAAATATAAGTTACAAGGTGAACTAAAATATAAGTATTTAGATCCAATTCCAGTAGATCCCGTATTCTTTATTAAGAGTGAGGCAGCGATTGCTACACCTACTGTCTATTTAGAAGGTATTGACAAAATAAACGATAAACGTTTAGACTTACGTTTAAGTACATCTGGCATGAGTGTTACAAATGCTGGTACTGTAACTTATAAGTTCGTTACTACTAAATGGAGAATAAGAGAGAAAGAGTCTGGTAATTTAATATACGAAGCAGATGTTGATAAATTACAATCTGTTGTAGCCTTTAAAGGTTATAATAGTGATCCGGTACCTACTAATAGGGATAACTTAAATTTCGAATATGGTAAAACTTATATAGTAGAAGCTGCTTTAGTGGCTGATCCTATATTAGAATCACCTTATGGTCGTTTAGAAGTTACAACTGGTACACCACCGACTCCGTATATTCCAGCTATGGAACCTAAGATCAATCGTACCTATGATGAAGATACAGATGTTAAGGAGATCACTTGTACTCTAGATCCTAATAAGTTTAGAGTTGTTAATAGGATAGACCAAACTCATACAGCGACCTCTTGGAAGCTATGTGATAGAAATGATACTGTACTTAAAGAGGTTACTAAATCTGTAACTAATAAGTTAGAGATTTCATTTGTTGCAGGCGAAGATGGTGTTCCTGATTTGAAACATGAAGAGAGTTACTATATCTATGTTAAAGTATATAGTGGAGATTTAGAGTCACCATGGACTTACGGATATGCTCCATATATAGCAAATCCTTATAAAGCTCCAGATAGACAAGATGAAGTCTACCCAGTAATAGAAATTACTAGTGTTACACCTACGACTGTTTCTGTTAGATTAAAACACCCAGGTGAGGGTCCTATAGATCGTTGGGAGTTTAGAATAACTGGTTTAGACTCTGCTGGTAATGGTTCTAACGAAAGAAAGTCTTTTAAAACAACGGAAGGCCCATTCTATACATTTGAAAACCTAATACCAGATAATGATTATGAAGTAACTGGTGCAATCTATTTTAAATCTGGTGTAACTAAAAATGGTATAGCATTTGGAGCTACATATACTTATAATGCTAGACCTAAAATAGCTTCTACACCGCACCAAGATACAGTAGATAGAAATGTAACTTCTGTTACAGAGGCTCCTAATTCCGATACAAATGATATTACTAAGATAAGTTGGTACGAGATTAGATCTCCATACTTACCGCTATCTAAGAGACAGTTTTGGGAACTTCGTAAAGGAGATCGTTTTGGGCCAATTGTAAATAAAGTTATAGGCACTACAGCTGGAGAGTATTGGGCATATTCTAACTTCGAGTTTACAGAATACGAACAAGAGTACTGCCTAATCGGTTGGTTAGAGTTCTCTACCAATGGCAAATCTGGATTAGCCCCAATATCTAATAAAGCGTATAAAACTGTACGCTCAGGTAGATTAACCTTTGAAGTTATTGGTGCTGGTATAGAATCACAAAGCTATACAACTATTTACTCTGCTATGTCTAAACCAGAGATTGGCCATTACTTAAGAAGGTTCATGCCTACTAGAAGTATAACAGAGAGTACTACAGTTTATAGATGCGACCTTAAGGTAGATCCTAAATGGTGGCCTGTTATTGAAGATATTCAATTTGAAGCATACCAAAAATCAGATCCTGAGTATGAGCCAAAAGGTTGGATGCCATTACCTAAAGTTGGTAATGGTGAACTTAAAGAGCAAACTTGGACTTGGGCGCCTTGGGGTTCTTCTATAGGTAATGATGGTAAAACCTACAGTTATGGTAACAATGTACGTGTTGTTATTACACTATATAATGGTTTACAAAAGATTATCAATTACTGGTAATAGTTTAAGAGTAAGAGTTAGAGACTTAACGTCTCTAACTCTTACTTTCTTTTATGCAGTTCGGGTGACTTAATAAAACAAGGAGAATGATAATATGCATCCTAATGATTTACAAATACTCCCCTTTGAGATAAGTATTGCAATAGATAATCTTAAGCTTCGTGTTACTACAACACCTATGAAACTAACAGAAGAGTCTGATATTCAACATGATACAACATCTTGGTATCTTATAGACTCCGTGACTTCAGAGACTATATCTAATAACTTATATTCTAAGAGTTTAACAACATGGGAAGATGTAACTCTTGAACCTAATAAGGAATATAAAATACGTGTTGTTTATAATACAACAGATGAAACTCTATCGTCTAAGATGGTAGAAAGAGTTTTTAAATCTCCAGTAGTAGAGATAAAACAACCCGATTTTGAAATAGATATGGATCCTAAGAATACTAGAGTTTCTATAGCTCTATCAGAAGGGTTTCAAATCTTTAATAGTGATGAACCACATCTATCTACAACTTATATTATTAGATCTGTAGATGGTACAGTACTATATGAAAAATATAAGGATACTGAAAATTTAACTTCTTTTAATGCTACTAAATATCTTAAATCTAATGGTAAATACTATATCGAGATTATGACTCATACTCTTAACTATGATAGTGCTAGAAAGATTAAGTATATTAAGATTCCACAGTTTACAGAAGGAGAACCTTTTGAGATTGCTCTTACTGTAAATAATAGCAATAACTTACTTCCAACTATTAGAGGTATGTTCCATAGTGAAGAAGATCCTATAATTAAACAAGTTAATCTTAAGATAGTCCGTAGAGGTTATCCTAAAGAGAACATAGTGATTTTTAATAAATTCCTTAAACAATATGAAGGTAAGAGAGCTTCAGAGGTTGGTAGTGTTATAGATTATACCCTAACAGAAGAAGAGATGAGATCTATAGCTAATCTTAAGTTAGAAGATAAGATGGGTTTATGGGTACATCCATGGATATTTACACTAGAGATTTGGTTTACTAATGGTAGTAAAATAGAGAGTCGCCCTATCTATAAAAGATTTCCTTTAAGACTAAATACTGGTGTTATTCAGAGAGTAAGAAAAGATATACCTACTTTTAAAATCGCTAATGCAGAGTTAGGAACAACCTGGGATGAGATAGAATCTGTAACCTGGATAGTAACTAATGCTTATGGGGAACAAGTAGTTCGTGAAACTAGAAGTTCTTTAGACCAAACATTTAGTCTAGAATCATATGTTCTTAAAGGCGAAATAGTTAAAGGTATGTTCTATTATATACAAACATTGATAACTACTAAAGCTGGTGTTTCTATATTAGGTAGAACCGGTAATGAAAGAGATCATCGTTCAGATCGTAAAGGTGTTCCTTTTGTAGTAGATAATATTAAAATAAAAGAACCTTATGTACGTGTAACTAAAATAGAGACTAAGAATCAAGATCTTTTTGATGTACATCTTCAATTCTCGCGATTTGAAGTTAACCATAATCCTTTTGGTATAGACATTGAACATGTTAAAACTTCAATAAGAGTATTTGATGTTACATATACTTTTAGTAATAGTAATATACAAGAGAAATTAGTGTTTGAAACAGATTTAGAACCAACAAGAACATTAATTTTATCTAGATCTAAAACATATGCTCCTGAGTTCTCTATAGACCCAACTAATGTTGGTCTATACTATAATAGAGAATATCGTATTGAAGTTCATTACTTTGGGGATAATGGTATGAAATCTTTTGTAGGTACTGAAATATTTAAAACGCCTACAGTTCCAGTCACTAAGATTAACTCTCCAGTAGTACAAGAAGCCTATATGATTCCAACTGGTGATATACATCTTATCGTAGCTAACTTGAATAAAGATCTAGTTAGGATAGATAATAACACAGAAGATTCTATTATGGCAACTGTCTTTAAACTTTATCATGGTACAGAGCTTATATATTCTAAAGAGAGTACATATGATAAATACCAATTTGCCGTTAAAGACTTTGATAATGGGTTATTAGCTCGTCTAGCTCCTAATACTGAATATTGGTTAGATATTGAATATAAAACACAATATGGCGTATTTAGTCCAGTAACTTCTATTCGCTATATAGTAGGTGAAAATCCTAATAAAGATTTTAAAATCGTTAATACATTTATAAATGCTACAGAAGCTAATTTTAGGTTTCTTAACCTCTATGAAGATGCTAAATATATTCTTACTTATAGAGACCAAAGGATAGAGAAAGTTATAGATAACCATATCTTGACACTGAAAGACCTAGCTCCTAATACAGAATATAGGTTAGAGATAGTTGGAGAAAATATACGCGATGAGATTGTGTTTAATACACAAACGACTTATTCATATTCTAACGAAGAGTTAATAAACCTTAATAGTAAATGGGATTTAGAATATGATCATAATTTTAAAGGTAATTATCTTAGAACCTTTATTAACAATAGTTTAGTACATTATAAAGTTTATGATAGTCTATTATCAGATCTTATAACTATGAAACGTGTCAGCATACATTTGTCAGAATCTAATAGTTATCCTATCTACGATAAGATAGTGACTACTAGTATAAAAGATGGTGAGAGCATATTAGAAGATATAGAATCTCTTAACTTCTTTACTAGAGAGAAATTCTTTATTAAAGTTCAGTTAGGTATATCTAACCAGCTTTGGCTACCAGAGAAAGTATTAACATTTGAGGTAGAAGAGTTTGATAGGATGAAATATTTTACCCAGTTTGTATGGGACAGAGATGACTATGAATATTTAGATAAACCTGTCTTGGATAGTGTAGAAGATAAGATGAATGTTATGTATCCTGATAGTAACTTAGCTAAAGATAGAGTATTAAAACTATGTCTAACGGTTCCTAAACAATTTATGGAATATATAGATCATATAGGTGTTTATTACAATATTAACTATGGTCCATATCGTGTTGGTTACTATCAAAAAGCTGAGAAGCCTACTCTAAATTATAGAGGAGAGTCATTATTCTTACTATTGCCTTATAATGACAATATTCTATATACAGATTATAGAGAGTTAACTACATCTATATCTATGAAACCAACTGATATACTTCCAATCGTTACTTTTAAAGATGGAAATAAAATCAGTTTCTAAAGATTACACTTTTAAAAAGATTAAGTTTTTAAAGAGATATGACTAGTGTACAGGAGTTAGTACTCCTGTACACTAGTCTTTTAGTTCCATGACCTATAGGTAAAGCACTGTTTTACCTATGATTTTTACAAGAAAAACGATAGGAGGTTCTTTATGTCTTTACAAGACCTTAAACCTAATAATCATGTTTCTTATATTCAAGGCGGTAGGAAATTAGGTATCTATAATGGTGATGTTAAATCAGGTACTTATATAGATATCAATGGTAATTTCATTAACGCTGATGGTTTTGCTTTAGACGAGAACGGTTATATTATGTTCGATAAAGAAGGAAAACCTATTATGGGTAGTACTCCATCTTATATACCTATAGACGAATATCAAGAAGACTATAACCCTTGGCTGTCTGAATATGAAAAACGCAAGAAATCATTAACTACATTACGTAGAATCAATAGCCCTACTTCAACTTCTGATAGTCTTTTACTTACTTGTTATTTTGATATTTTTAATATTAAACTAGATGTTCCAGATGAACTTATATTAGGTCCACAAGCTTTTTATAAGTGTTGGAAACATCATATGTTTACATGTAAAACTGTACAAGTATCATGGGGTGATGTTTTTAGAACCAGTGATATGTAAGGAGTTAATTTATGGCAGTATATAATGTCCCTTATGGGGAGAATAATAGAAAAGATGATTACTTAAAGAATATTGAAAGATTTCGTACAAAAGATGAGTTACAGACTTCTGTAATATTTCACGATGAAATTCCTTTAGAATCTATTAAACAATATGTTAAAGGGATGCCTTGGGAAGTTGAATATTTTAACCAAATTGGCGATATTAACGACATTGATTTAATACCAGATAATAAACTTTCTATAGGATCTCAAAAGTATAATCGTATACAAAAGTTAAGAATATTCGTAGATAAAGGTTTAGACCAAACTTCTGTTAAAGATCTTAAAATATCTGGTATAATAAATGCTAACTTTAGACCTAGAAAATTTGATGTCTTTATGGCAACATTAATAGGTGGTAGAATAGCACTGTTTAAAGTAGTAGAAGCTAGGATGGAACACTACAATTTACATCCTGTTTATAATGTAGATTTTGAGATCATTAGTTTCCTAGAAGATAATGATAAACTCTATAACACTTTAATAGCTAAGACCATTGGAGATTATGTTTATAATAAAGATTATAATCGTAATAATGCTGATGTTGTTCTTACTAAACAAGAGTTTGCCCTTATAGAAGATGTTAAAGATGCTATAGCAGATATTACGGATTACTATTTTAGAACATTCTTAGACAGAGATACTAAACTGCTTAAGTTACCAACTACAGCAGCTATTAACTATGTAGATCAAGAACTTGGTAAATTTTGTAGAAGAATATTTAGTGTTATGGATTATCCAATGTTAACAGAACTTCAAACTGTTGACTATGATATGGATAAAACAGTTCGTTATACTATATGGGATGTTATCTTAGAACGTAATATGAAGTTACTTAGAAGAACAGAACCTTTCTTAGGTTTTACTCCTTCTCCATACACTGCTTCTAATATGAATAGTATACATGCTAAGTTTATGGATATTGACTATATAGTAGATAAAATTGATAGTAACTATACTCTCTTAGGAGTAGAAGATACTTCAGTACCAGCTGATTTGGGATTAGACAAGTTCCCTATACTTAATGCGGTTAAAGAAGATGATAGTAAACATATTATAAAAGCGGCTAAAGCATGGGATGAGTTTATTCCAGAATTAGATTTTAATGTTAAGAAAACAACTTCTGGAGAAGATGTAACTACTCCTGTTAAAGAAGTATTACATGGTAAAGAACCTGAAGTTCCTAAACCAGAACCTAAGTTTCAATTAGATAATCTTAATACTCTTATTGGTAATAAAGTAGAAAAAGAAGATGTTACTACAGATGAACCTAGTAGACCTATAGACCGTAAGATACCAGACATAAGAGCTACTAAACAATATAAAAGACAAAAGGATAAATAATGTACCTAACTGTTAAAGAGAAAATAATATTACTATGGGTTATTTTAGTTTCTATAGTAACTGGATTCTTCGGTGTGATTAGTTTATTCTTTGCTTTTATCTTTATGTCTATCTACCACTATCTAGAAAAGTTTTATAACTGTGTAAGGGGTAAAAGATGTCGATAGCATATGATACCGAACCGATTATAGAGGTCGTAGAATGTCAGCATGATTTTATCAAAATTCGATATAGTCATGTTAGCGAAACAGAACATGATAATGAATTAGATTGGATTAAGGTAAATTGGTCTACTGGTGACAGTATTACAACATCAGAAAGAACAGCTTCTATTGGTTCTAGTGGCATTGCTAATACAACAGTAGAAGTCACTGTTATTTATGTCTATGATGGTTTAGATACTGCAGAAGGTAAATTAACTATAAATGTACCCGATGTCCCTAAAGATCCTGAACTATATGTAGATATAACATCTGCTGATTATGTTAGAATACCGCAGACAGATCTTTACTTAGACATTAAACGTGTTATATATGCAGATGAAGAAGGAAAGTTAACTAATATAGTTCTACCCTCTGATCCTAATATAGAAGTGATTAAAACCTTAATTCCAGAAGAAAAATGGAAATACCTAGATGAACGTCTAGTTAATAATCCTTATCAGCCAGGAACACTTGTAGATCTTCTTACTGGTCTATTAGTAGACCAAGATCTTAAAGTCTCTGGTAAAATAGAAGACAACGAAGGGAAGATAAAAGCTCTTAAAGAGATATGGGTTAAGAAAATAGAACACCCAGACCCTTTACCGAATATACCAGATCCAGATCCTCAACCAGAGGATAAACAAGAAGCGATTAATACTTATGTACTAGGTAGAAATTTCTATACTGGTGATATGAAAAAGATGACTATGTTCGAGAAAGAAGTATATAAGTATATCCAAGGTAAACAACTTGATGTAAATATTCTTATGGATTTTTATAAAGAGTTTCCATCTTGGTCTACAGAAGATAAATACTATAAACTTCCTATCTTAGTTGTTATGCTTAAGGATTATATAGCTAGCGTTAGAACGGAGATTTAATGTTACTTAATAAATATGAATTAAGGAAAAATCTTCCTAGTCAAGTAGTTAATAATAAAGTAGAACTTCCTTTACCGGAAGGTTCTTACTTTTGTTATGCTCCTCAAATCTCTCTATATACAGAAGAACAATTAAGCTATTTTGGTGTACCACAAGAAGGGTATCTAGATGAGTTAGGTAATGCCGATCTTAATAAGATGATACTTGTTAAATGGTCAATATCCGAAATGTTAGATGCTTATATTAATGGTTATAGAGTTACATTAGAGAATAGAGCAGATGTTATTAAGATAACAGAAGCTATTGACGAATATTTTGAAATGGTTAATAATATTCTAGATGTGGGAGATGGAAGGAAATATAATTTTGACGAACGTTTAGAAGCATTAGATGGTTTTAATAAGAGTATCTATACTCTTAACTATGGAACTATAGCAGCACGTAGAGAAGAGATTATTAAGAAGGCCTCTCTTAAAGATATGGCTCCTAACGTTGTATTCCAAGAACTACGTCAGATACCTATCTTAGAACGTAAAGATGGTTTACCAGATAATGTTCCTGTTAATAAATACTCAGATAGAGCAGTTGCTCAACCAGTAGCTACTAACCCATTAGCCCCTGTCTATGAACAAGAACCTACTTTCAATTTCAGTAGGAACTATGAAACCCGTTTTAGAGATCCTAATGAACGTAGGATAGCTGCTGAGTATGAAATAGCTAAACGTAAACTTAATGAAGAATAAACTCATGAAGGAAATAAAATGCATATAGAAAAGAAATCAGGTTGTCCTATCGTTAATAACCTTAAGGCAGCTATAGACACAGTTAAAACTATAGAGTCTTATCTTAATGACCCTAAACAAACTATACAAGATGAGATAGCTAAAATCTCTTATGGCAAGAACTCTCTAGATGAAACTAAATTAAGAAACTTAGAGAAAGGCCTTAACTCTGATCTTACTTACCATGTAGCAGCTAGCTTAGGTAAGAAAGAGCTAGCAGATGCTTTATCTTTTAGAGTAGCAGAGATTAAGAAACATTTCAAATCTAAATTTGCTAAGATTAGAAATAATAGTAAGATCCTTAATAATGCTCTTAAAGCTCTAGATGAGAATTTTAATAATGGCGCTATAGAGACTAGATGGGCTGCTATTAACTCTAGTCAACTCTATCGTAATACGTTCTTACAACGTTTAGAGAGAGACTTTGAGCCTTCTCTACGTGGTATCCAATATAGAATAGATTTTAATATAGATACTAAGAAACTACTTATCATTCTTAAAGTCTATATAGATTCTCTTTTAAATAAACAATCTGTTAATAAGCTATTAGAAGTAAATACAACTATTAAGAATCTGTTAGATCTTACTCAAGATCTTGAACATATGGAAGTTGTAGTTCCTCAGGATGCTCTAGATGAATCTAAAGTACCTGCAGAGTCTAGAGAGTTCCAAATTGATGTACCAATACTTACTAAAGAAGATACTGGTAAACTTATAAGAGACGTAGCTCTTAAGATAAAAGATCTTGATAATGTTAGTGTTGATATTCTATCTGCTATAGAGTCTTTAAGAGATCCTATAGAGAAATATTATCAAAAAGCTACTGGTGATATTAATGTTATTTCAGATGTTCTTGTTAATGGTTATACTTCTATAGTAGAAGAAACTTTACCTAGAATAGAACAAGCTATAGATAATATAACAGCTGAGTTTATAGATACTCATACTACGAATGAAGCATTCCATAATAGGATAACTAACTATCTTAATGTATTAATAAGAATTATAGATATAGAGAATTTCATGTCTTCTTTAGCTTATGAAGTTACTTCAGATGTAGCTAAAGATTTTAGTAATTATATGGCTCTCTATAATCTGTATGTGTTAATACTACTATATGGAGTATCTTCTAATACTAAACCAAAAGTAGAAAGAGAAGAAGCTTAAAATAAGGAAAGAAGATGAGTACTAATAGAATATTACAGGGTGGAATACTAGACGTAGATATTGAAATGATCATTAACAACCCTAAAGCTCCTAGAGGCTCTTATAACTATGAAGCAGTGCTCTCTTCTCCTAAAGCTGACTATAAGATACCTATTCTTAAGAACTTAGAGTGGAAGAGAGATTTTAACTCCGGAACTTGTGAAGATTTACGTTTAATCTTTGTTATGGACGGCGCTATCTATCGTAATAACTTCCACCAGGTTCAAGACCATCTTGAAGTTACTATTAATAAAAAGAATGGCGATCTTATAGTAGATAGTACACGTTATAAGTTTGTTATACTTAATAGTTCTGCTAGAGAGAGAAAAGAGCTTATGAACACTTTAACAGATACACAGTTAAGTTCTTTTGTTCCTATAGAGATAGAAGGACAATGTATCGATCAAGACTTTTATGCTCTTGACGATATTACAGTAGAGGGTGTCTATAAAGAACAAACTGTTAAATCTGTAATCAGTTCTGAAATGTTACATAATTTATCTAGAATAGAATATGGAGCAGGTAAACCTAATGTCTCTTTAGATATTATAGAACCTGATAATACTAATAAGTATGGTCATATCTTAGTTCCTACTGGTACTAGACTTTTAGAGTTACCAGTGCTTTTACAGAATGGTGATAGCTATGGTGTTTATAATGGCGGTATGGGAACATTTGTACAAAAGTATAAAGGTAAGAAATACATTTTTATCTACCCTCTTAATGATATTAAACAATATGACACTAGAGAAGATAAACTTATGATCATGCGTTCTATTAACCAGAGAGTAGGAACATCTTATCCTACTTATCTTATAGATGGTAAAGTACTTAAGATCATACCTTCTCCAGAATATAAGTCTTTAGAATCTGAACAGAATGATCTTATTAAACATGGTAATGCTCTTTCATTCTCTAACCCAGATAATGTTTATAAATCTTATAGACAAATAGATAACGGTAAAACTCTTAAGGGTGATAAGAAAACAAATATTACAACCATTTCTACTAAAGATATGAAAGATGGTTCTAATAGAACAACTTATATAGGTACTGTTAATAACGTATATCGTTATAGAAGTTCTGTTTTACTAAATACATTATCTATCTTTAGTTTCGATTGGTATGGATCTGATATTGATCTTATCTATCCCGGTATGCCAGTTATGTTAATACTAGAACATAATAAATCTGGTTTAATAAAGCTTAAAGGTAATGTACAATCAGTAGCTCAAATGTATGCTAATGACTATAAAGAGACACATGGTACCATTAATATAGCAGTTCAATCTCCAGAAGTATTTATGGATATGCCAGAATACGAAGATAGTGGATTAAAAAGTGAGTAGTAGAGATAGAGTAAATACTCTATCTCTACTACTTTATCTTATATAGTAACTATCTACGTATTTTACTCTTATGCCATCTTCAGGATCTGGCATAATACCAACTGAAGTTGTATATACAGTATCTTGATAGTTAAGGTCTATAACAACTGTTAATACATTATCTGGTATTTTGATTTGTTTAAAGAACTCTCTAGCGATTACTCTTGATAACATATTATGGAACAGTTCTCTATTAGATTGCTCTATAAAGTCTTTAGAAGAACCTGATAATTCTTCTAATGTTTTCTTAACATAATCTACTAACTCTTCATGCTCTTCTGCAAGATATTGAAACCTATTGATCTGTTTAAATTTTACCATAGCCCCTCCGTATCATCTTGTCTTGCTTTTACTTTAACTGGTTTTATTTCTGGTGCTGGTTGAACTTGTTTCTTAGCTTTAGTTGGTTCATAACCATGTTGATAACGTTTAAAAATGTTAGTCCAGCGTTCTCTAGCTTCAGTATTCGAATCAGTAACACAACTATTAAGTTTAGCTACTACTTCCCCTATAAATCTATCTCCACAAGCTGGCATATAGTTACACTCTTGTTGGTATTTAAAAGGAATATCTCTTATGGTTATTCCCTTAAAAGCTGATTCTATTTTATCATAATCTATAGTAGGTTGTCCAAATAATGCGGGTACATTATAAAGAACTTTCTCTGGATTCTCATCGTCAACAACAGTAACTTCTTTTTTACCACCTGCTGTTAGTTCCATCCACTTTTTAAAAGCAGGAGAGTTAAGAGCGTTTTGATCTTTATTATTCTTTGCTAATGCTACAAACATTCCTAAATAACCATACACAAAATTTGATTCTGTTATTTTGCTTATAAGAGCATTATCCGATATTTCCATATTTTTAGTTACTACATTGATATATTTCTCAGTAGCTTCTCTAAAATCTTCTCTAAAGATATTCTCTTTATCTTTTATTCTAATCATATTCACTATCCTTTTAATATTCTAAATCATAACGATATTTTTCAATTAGTTTAGTTTCAAATTCTATTATACCAGATTTTCTGCCACGTATAGCTCTAGTAAGCTTATACTCTTCAAAGTTTCTAGTACATGTGATATCTACATTAATATTAACTATTCCTCCCTCTAGCTCTTTAACTTCTATTAGTGGAGTAACACCATCGAAAAATTCTCCATAGAGAGTTTCTATATCATGTTGTATAGCTTTTGAAAGTCTATCAGGTGTAGTCTCGGTTTGTAAAGTATATTTTAAAGAAACAATTCTTCCTCTAAAAGTATTAGACTGCGAATAATCACTAGCTTGATAATATTCCCATAGTTTAGACATTTGAGATAATGGTGTAGTATCCCAACCATCTACATTTAACGTCGGTATAACAGGCGTCATATTAGAACTCCTTGTCTTGTAATCAGGAATTTGTTAGCAAGCTATAGAATAGAAGAAAAAAAAATAGAAACCCTAGAGAAGTTATCTCTAGGGGGTACTGCTTAGATATCATAGTTTAGTCTTTTATATAGACTTTCATGGTTTATCTGCGCAAGTATTTTCTCTTGAAGAGTTTTAATCTCATGCTTAACTAAAGCATTTGATATTGCCTCTTTAAGAGATACGTCGTTCAAAGGGTTTCCAACACCCTTTGTGCGCATAATGTAATCTAATACATTTACACTCATAGTTCCTCCTTTCCAGGAGACAACATAGTGCTACTAGCAGAGTTCGTTATAACTCTGCTAGTAGCTTTTTATATTGTTTCCTTAATGTTTTAGAAAAGCTTTAATAAGCTTCTCTATATTGATAATATATAACTGTAATTTTTTCACTTTGATTATGTTATTCTAATTATATATGACATAGGGTTACTCCTAATAACCTTATGTTAGTGATATTTTTTATCTAATCCTTTAAAAAGTTGAAAGTAACAGATAGAGTAGATGTTATCCATCTACTCTATCTGTCTATTTCTTCTATTGGTATAATATCTTTTATACTAAGGTCTAAAGAATATTTATTTCTATAGAATCCTAATGCCGCTGAAAACACAACATAATAGTTTTTATCAGGAAGCATCTTCTCGTTCCAGTTTGCCAATGTTAATCCATTATTTCTTTCAAAGTTATAGATACCTGTAATGGTTGTATTACCAAATTTATAGAAGTTACAAAACTTACTCTTACCAGCGTTAAAAGAACTCTTAAACTTCATCTTCGTTATAAATAATGGAGTATCCCATTTATTACCAAATGGTGCTAATGATTCAATCTGTAAAGCGAATGCTAAAGATAACCTAGCTGGATTAATATATGTTAATACATTAAGATCGCTAACAGGTATCCTACCGTTTAATTCTTCTCTTACTCTATCCGAGAATATCTTTCTAAACTCATCAAGGTACTGAGTATATATTTCAACACCGCATGCTCCCATATGTCCAGCTGCTTTAATAACTATATCTGGTCTTAATGCTTTAAGATCTTGTAAGATACCTAGTAAATTTATATTAAGTATATTTCTACCAGATCCCATAAGTATAGTATTATCTTTATTAGCTCGGAAAACAATGGTAGGTCTATTATAAGTTTCTCCTACTTGAGAAGCTACTGGACCTGCAATACCGTAATCAGTTACTATATCAACTACAATACCAAATACATTACTCATATCTGGATAAACTTCATCTACTTTCGCTATGGCCTGTGCAACTACTTCACGTTGGTTAGATTTTCTTCTGTTATTCTCTTGATTAGCATAAACAAGAAATCTTTCAATATTATCTTCTGGCTCTATAAACCCTCTAAAGACTGTTCGTTCTGTAGAACATCTGTTACCAGAGTTAAAGAATGGTCCTATAGACCAAGAAATGTTTTTATCCTTAGGAACTTTAGGAAGGCTTAAGATCTTTTCTAATCTATTAAAAGAATAATCTTCTCTCTTAGCTAGTTGTCTCATGCCTACATCGTACATTGCTCTATTATGAATATTATTTAATGGCATTTGGTCAACTACAGTTGATATACCTACATAAGGTAAAAGAGGATAGAGTTCTTTTTCGTCTCTTCCTAATGCTCTATGAATAGCTACACAAAGATTAAAGGCTACATGGCAACCTGATATACCTTTAAAAACAAAGTTGTCTTCTCTCATAGGGTTAATAAAACCTATTACGTTTCTAGCTCTAGTTCCCTCTGGGCATTCATGATGGTCTGTAACTAAAGTTAATATAGCTCCTTGGTTCTTTAATATAGTAAGATTTACATCATCGTTTGATGCGTGATCTGACGTTATTATCAACGCTATCTTCTCTTCTCTATTCATATCTAGTATTTCTTGTGTGTATTCACTATTAAAACCATTACCATTCTTTCTTTGGTTTGGTAATGCTTCTACATATTCATACTTTAATATGTTATTAAAGTACTTAAATAATATGATACCAGATGTCAATCCGTCACAGTCATAGTCACAAGCACATAATATCTTTTTCTTATCTTCCATTAACTTTATTATCTTATTAACAACATCTATATCTTTATATTTATCTAATTCAAATTGTAAATCTAGTTTAGGATATATGTATTGTTCTCTAAGATTAGCTAATGATTCATTATCCGTGTTAAATGTGCTTTCATAATCATAAACTTTATCACCACTCTCTATAGTCTTCTTAATATTACTATTGTAAAACTCTTTTATCCAATCTTCTTTTTCACCAGTATAAATTATACCGTACTTAGATAGTGCTTCTTTATTTATTTCCATGGTAATATCCTTTCTCTAAATACCGTTTTGTCTGATTTTAAAGTACATTGTACTGTATACAAGGAACCTTATGAGAATTTTAAAATTAATAAATAATAAAATTGAGCCAGTTGAAGCTATTGCTCAATTTAACAAAAAGAAAGATAAGGACGGTAAGTTTGGATATACCATCCAGCACGGTTCTTTTGGTAATGGTCTATGGACTATTAAAACGTATTTACATACAAGGCATTTCCCTTTAGGTAAACCTGGTACTAAGATTAAACTGGATGAAGATAATTATACTTTTAGTGCTATACATAAAGACGGTAAACCAGTTAAAGACCAAAGAGGAAATAACATTTACATTATAAGTAAAGATCATAACTTTTATAACTTAGATACTATTATACTATTCTGGAATCTTCCTATTATCCCTAACTCTGAAATTAGTTATGCTGTTTTCGGTTCTGCTAGAATCATAGCAGAAGGAACTCATGGTGTTTTCCATGTTGATAATATTATTAAGATACCAGCTCCTGTATTAGAAATTACAGGTGATTGTACATTAGAGTGTTATGCTAAAGATATTCCTAATAATGTATTAATAACACAAACTATAAGTTATGATAGTAAATCAGACCGCTGGGAAGCTCAGCCTAAGCAAACTGAAAAACTTAAAGGATAAGACATGTTAATAGCCGAAGGAAGAACATTTGGATCTATTGGTTCAACTGTTACTAAACAAAAAGGTGGATTTTATTCTGCTGGTGAAAGAACCGTAGTTATTGGTTCTGGTAATAAAAAAATTAATAAAAAATTAAGCTATAATGCTAATATATCAGTAGCAGAACAAGCTTATTTAGAACTATTAAAACAATATCAACGTTAAGGAGATAGTCGTGTACCGTAATGTTAATGACCTTATAGAGAATGAGTTCTATAGGGTTAAAGTAGATAAGAAATTTTACGATAAATTAGAACACTATCTTAAAGATCTTAAATATAAATCTGCAGGTACCGATAACAGTGAATTCCTAGGAAGTAACCTCCTAGGAGTTCACAAGTTTTCTTTTAGTCGGTATGATGATAGAGATTTCTTTAAGAATCTTCTATATGCAGATGAAAGCAGATTTGAAAGAGCCTTTAAGATGTTAGAAGGTATTAATGCTAATTTTAAAGTTAGTAGTAACCATACTTATCTTACTTGTGTCGTTCTAATGCATCTTACTTATAATAGTACTTTAGATAAGAAGACTCAGTTAGAAGTAGTTAAAGATCTTTTTATGGTTATTGCTTATAAAGCATTTGGATCTATATATAATCACTTCTTTAAATATCCTGCAGATCCTGCTATAGCTAAAATAGTGTTTGAAGAATTGAATAATAAATACCTTCTTAAGAAAGCTGGTAATTGGCAAGGTGTTTTTGATTATAGAGCAGAAGATGTTCTTCCTGGTGGAATCTTCGAAGAACGTATAAGGAATTTAACTGTAGAAACATTAGTAGATGTCGTTAATGGTATCTATAATAGATTTAAAGATCTTATTAAAAATCTTTATACTATCTATATGGATGTTCTTAAAAAGAATGAAAAAATCATTGCTTCTTCTAAGATAACTACTACTGGTGAAACCGATGAAAGAGAAGAAGAATATGGAGACTCTTTAGGTGGCAATAGAAAATATGTAGTTTATATTAAATCTATTATTAATAGAGAAGAGGATTTTGTAGATGGTGATCTTCTTTACGTTATACAAACCATCTTACCAACTTGTAGATCTGAGAAATTAGAACAGTTTGTATCTGGCTTAACTAAACTACCTTATCCAGATGATGCAGCTAGAGACTATATAGAGAAGATATTAACTTCTTCTTTTAGTTATTTAGTTACTAAAGGTATCTTAGGAGATTATGATAAAAAGATATTCGTTTGTCTTAAACATCTTAAAGGTTACTGGATGGCTGGTAACATGAAAGATAAAGAAGCTAAAATAGCTAAGGATATGGCTAATGAATTAGCTTATGGTGTACTTATGACGCCTAATAGAACTATGATACCTGCTATAGCTATTGGGTTCATACTCTATGTTTTCCTTAAAGCAGTTAAAGGGTTTAAAAGTTAAATGAATTCTTATTTTTAAGAATCGAAACTTTTTCATTTAGCTCCTTTAAATGTTAAATAAACAAAAAATTGTATAGATAGTAGAAGTGGTTATCCACTTCTACTATCTATTTTGTTAATAACTCATCTAGTTTATCCTCTGATAAACCTATTATAAAAGAAGGTACTTCTAATGTTAGTGTTATATAGATAGCTTCTTCTATACTTACGTCATACTCTAAGTCTTCAAAAGCTTCTCTTATATATTTGTAGAACTCATTAGCATCAGTTAGTTTCTGACTTTCATTAGCAGCTGCTAACGCTTTGATTATCTCATCAAGTTTATCTAATGCTACTTCAGCTGCATAAGTATCTATAGCATTATATAGTTTATCTATAGTACCTTCTGAATCTTTATAAGTAGCTAATTTAGATTTGATAGTTTCAAGGTCATTCTCTATTAGACCAATGTCTGTATCATCATTCTCTGGATAACCACGTAACGGAATTTCTAATGTAGCTTCTAACGTTGTTAACTCTGCCATTGTTTTACATCTCCTCTAGGTATGATAAGTAGTTAAGTTTGTTTTCTAAACGTAATGTTACCATAATATCATCTGATATAATAGCATTAATATCAGCTTGAAAGAACATTTCATAAAGAATATCAAGATCTTTATCTAACATCTTTTTTACGGTATCGTCAAATTCAGTAGCATACTCACTATTATAATAGTCGTATACTAAAGTTTTAAGTTCTTTATAATAGTTTACTATAGAAGATAATATAACAGAAAGTTCATATTCATATGTACCTTCTGCATATAGAGAAACATCTGCATCTCTATCTATATTAAGTTCCTTAAGTTCAGATAGAAAGTCTCCTATCCTATCCTCTATATATTTTTCTTTACCTGGTATAGCTTCAGCAACACTAGTTACTATCACTCTTTCTAAAATGTGTTCGCTCATTGTTTACTTTCCTATATAGATTTTTAACTTCTATTGTTAGTTTATTACCATCTACTGTAAAAGTAGCTGGGTTACAAGTTACTATCTTCTCTACTTTATTAAAGATGAAAATGAGATATTGTATTAGTGTTCCTAAATCATTACGACAACGGAAACTATACATAATATCTCTAATATTTTCACATTTAGCAGGTAGAGTAGGAACTCTTTTACTTCTGTTAACATACTGTATAGACTCTTTATTACAATAATCTACTATAGCAAGATAAAGAGATGCTATAGGATCTGTTCTTATGTAAATAAAAGAGCTATTCTTATTGGCATTATAAAGACCAATATCGGATAGTTTCTTAATAAACTGATAGAAATCTAATTCGATCAGTTCTAAAGGAATATTATCGGTATCGAAAGTTACAGTATGTTTAATTACTTTATGGTTAATAGTAGTTTCAGAAGTTAGCATAGAGTATCCTTATTAGTAATCTTCACTCGGACCTGTTTTAGTATCATAAGATGTTATAGCGATATAGAAATAATCTTTTTCTATATCTACAAAATAATCACCTTTCTCTATAAGATGTTTTATTTTTTCTTCTAGATCTATCCAAGCAGAAAGCTGTTTCGCTATTATCTCATTTTCTTCAAGATCTTTTCTAATTTCACTTTCTTCATCCTGTAGGTTATCCATAAATTTAATTAGAAAAGCTATAAGATCGTTATATTTCTCTATATTATATTTCTTAGCTATAGGATTGTCTTTAACAGATACTTCATAACCATGTATAACTTGTTTAGCTAATCTAGCCATAAAGAAATGGGCGGCGTTAAATTCTGCTATTGGTTTATTAGTTAAATAGTTATTAAGATTATAGATAAGCATGTGATTATCATCTTTATTTTTCATCTTCTTTTTAAGGTAATCTGTATTACCGAGGTTCCGTATAGTAGATTCAATAACATCTATATCTCTTACTCTGCCTGGGCAAAGCACTTTACCAGTAAGACCATGTACATTAACAAGACCTAAATATTCTTCACATGTCATGTTGAGTACAACTTGCGGGTATTCCTTTAAGTTCATAATTTGCTCCTATTAGTTTTTGTAAATAAGCTTTAAAAGCAGCTAAAGAATAGTAACTTAATTTACATAAGATGACTTCTACACAGCGTTTAGCTTCTAAGCACGTAAGTGTTCCTAAATAACAAGACTCTCTAATGCTATTGAGTTTCCATGCTTTTATATAATTACCTCTTTGTAAAAGAGTTTTCTTACAGACTGCTAAAATAAACTCTCTAAGTTCGTCTAAGAAAAATACCATTTCTTCAGATTCTACATGTTGATAAAGTTTTTCATCTAGATAAGCAACTATATCTGTAGTAATGATCTTATCTAAAATCTGTTGTTTAATAATATTATCTGGTATTGTATCAGTAAGATAATGAAAATCATAGTTTTCATTAACAGCTTGTATACAATTACTAAACTCATGTAGGTTAAGAGTTGGCTTATTGGTAAAATGGTCTAAAAAGACTACTAAATTGTTTTTAAACCCATATGGAATCATATGTTATCTCCTTATGTTTATTTATCTACTATTTAAAGAATATATAACTAACTTTAGTTAGATATATACAATAATATATAACTAAAATATATTAAGGTTATATACTGTTTACGAGCAAGAAAAAAGCATAGAGTAGAATAACTCTACTCTATGCAGCTAATCTTAGATTCTCTAAAATTTCCCTAGAATGTCTAAGTTTATAATTTACACATTCTATTTCATAACTTCTAAATTCAAGCTTGTATAGAAAGATAGTCCATACAGCTCTTAGCAATACTTTAATATAGGCTAGATCATATTTTAAGCGTTCACATCGTGTATAACACGGTACGTGGCGTTTAAACTGTACAAGCGAGTCCATATACGTTGTTAACGTATATGATATGATTCGCATCCTTTTGTATTTAGGATGTTTTGTTCTAAGTATGTCTAATCTTGCAACATACTTATGAAGTAAAAACAATATGATATCTATAACCATAGTATGCTCCTTTTCGATAATAGACTCAGCGAACAAAAAAGAAAGAAAATAAACCCTAGGTTCCATATAGGAACCTAGGTATTTTTACTTACTAGTAAAAGGTGTTATAAAAATATCGCCAACAGAGTTTATTATAACATAATCGTTAATGTAAACTCCAACTCTTGTTAGTTCAGTTGCCAGCCGGCTACCGTCATCTAGACTATCGTAATGCGTTTCAATTTTAAGCAGCCTATCATATAGTCCTTCTTTAGGATCATATTCTCTAGCTAGATCATACTTATAAAGAGTATCAAAATCTATAGAGGTTATAATATGGCTACCGCCTTGAAAAGTAACTACTTCTTTATTAAAACCCAGAGTATTTATAGGTATAATAGTTGCATTTAATGCGAACTCTTTAACTATATCTGTGTCTTTTTCTTCTATATGAATTTTACTACCCATTCCGACCTCCTTATTTTAATATCCACTCTGGAGATGCATATCTCGCGAATGGGGCTACAATATGGTTCTTATTAAAATAAGCCTCATAATCTTTTTCAGTCACCTGGTCTTTTCTTATCTTCGAAAATGTGTTTGGATAGGCAGTTATATTAGATATGTTAGACTTACTATTAACGCCAATAATCAGCTCTTTATTATTTATAAACCATTCATTCTCTTCTGCATATGTATAAGCAGAGAACAACCCGTCAGAGGTTTTAATCTTTCTTAACATTAACCCTCCTTGGTGAGCTTCTTTACCTTCATTATACAAATCGATAAACTCTTTATTTGTAGTAATGATAGTATCTAAATCGCTAAAGAAGACGGTATATTCAAAACCAGTTATATCAACCACATACATTGGTTGTTTAAACTCTATTTGATCTGCGTATTCAATAGCTGGGTTATGATGTATGTATTGTCCTTCTTTACCCGAATATTCTGGTTTTAGAAGTAAATATTCTTTAGAACTTTCTAAATTGTATTTAGACAACAGCTTAATGTTTAACCCTTTAAAAATCATAGACTTGATTTCGGTTGTTGTTACTCCCCATAGTTTGAAAACCCAAATTTTATTAGGGTCAACTAGTCTAATATGATCGCCGTTATTTGGGACCATATTATTTTCTATAGCAAAGCCACCTACACGTATAGAGTTTAGATCCCTAAGTTTAGCTTGTTCTGCCTCGATTTTTCTTACCCAGTTATAGTCACTTAGGACTTTAATATTTCTTAGGTTAAATTGGTACATAGTGTTTCTCCTTTACTGTTATTATAGAAACAAAGGGATGTCTCCCACCTCATGGTTAATGGAAAGAAAAACTCTCTAAGTTCTTCTATATTGATCCTTTTAGGCTTTATACCTAAAAGCATTGATATAGAGAAACTCTTTAGGTTTCTCTATATTGATAATATATAACTGAAATTTTTTCAGTTTGACATGGGTCATAGTGAAACAAAAAATGTCTTTGACTTATATTTATAATGAAGATTAGTTAAAAGCAAAATTATTCTTCTCTCCGAAAATTTTAAAAAGCATAACTACTTAGAGACTTTAAAGTCTCTAAGTAGTTAATTATTTTATTTTGCTAAATTACTTATGTTAATTACATAGTGAAGAGTAAATCCTTTTTCAGGAACAAAAGTAATATTAAAGCACCAAGATGGTACAATTTCTTCATTAACGTATGCAGCTACATGATTATCAGCATACTCTCTTAGTATGTCTAAAACTTGGAATAATTTTTCTAAGTAGCCTCCGTCTTTTATATATTTAAAATAGTCTTCGCTATCATATACAAAATATCCTATTAGCTTATTTAAGCTAAAACTCATATACTCTTCGAATATATCACCTGGTAATGCACAACCTTTAAATAGTACTCTGTTTACACTATTGAAAAAATAGGCATGACAAACCGCTGTTAATAATGTTGAAAGCTTAAATAACTTATCATCCGAGATTCCAGCTGTTAGATCCTTAATATTAACGATTGATTTAATAGCAGAATCTAAAGCAAAATTACCAGTTTCTCCAAAGTAAGTTTGTTCTCTAACTATATAGTCTGGCGAATTTCTAAGATTCATCTCTGCAAACTTTTCTAGCATAGTTAAAGCATTACCTATGCTACCTGTTGCAGTATCTCCCAGTAGTTTTTTGGCACGGTTAAGTACATCTTGTTCTAGTGTTGAAAATTCCATTTTCTTTTCCTTTCTTTATATAAGATAGAGTAACTAAGAAGGATAATTCCCTCTTAGTCACTCTTATGTTTTAATTAATCAAAATAACGTTCTAGTTCCGGCTTATATGTTGGAACTAGTATCTCTGTTACATCACCCTCTACTCTAGCTATCTCATTCTCGTTTATACTAAACGTCATGATTCCATCTTCTAGAGCTACTTTAGTCTTTAGCTCCTTATTAGCATATTTAGCTTTTACCGTTATTACGTCAAAGCCTATACCACTATCTGGTACTATCCTAAACATAATTTTGACTGTGTTCTTATCACAATCTTTCATCTTAGGTAGATCAAAATAGCTAACCTTATCTAGGTTAGCCAACTTGGAAGCATCTATTGTAACTAATAGATTTGGATTCATTTCTTTCCTTTCTTAGGAGATTTATTAGGTTTTGGTTTATTTATAACTTTAGGTGGATTACACTTAAGGCATCTTAAGAATGTATTACCGTCTTTAGTAGGTACTACTTGTTGCCAGCTACCACACTTAGGACACTTCTCTTCAGATACTGGATATTTAGTTAAGAATTTACAATCTGGATAACCAGAGCATCCATAATAAACTCCAAACCTTCCTTCTCTTTTAATTAATCCTTTACCACAGTTAGGACATTTACCAGCCGATTCATCTACCGGTACTTCTTTATGTTCTACATATTTACACTTAGGATATCCAGAGCATGCTTTAAACTCGCCATTCTTACCAGTTCTTATAACAAGTTCATGTTCTTTACACTTAGGGCATATTTCACCAGTTGCTTTAGCTTCTGGTTTCTCAGAAGGTATCTCTTTAAATGCTTTTTCTATCTTAGCTAGTAATGGTGTACAATAACCATTAAGAACAGTGTTCATATCAGTTTTACCTAATGCTATGTCATCCAGTTTAGATTCCATAATAGAAGTAAACTTATCATCTACAACATCCTCAAAATGTTTTTCTAAGAAGTTAGAGAGTTTCTGTCCGGTCTCTGTTATAAACATAGCTTTACCCTCTGTCTTAACATATTGTTTCTTAAGTAGAAGGTTGATAGTGGCTGCATAAGTAGATGGCCTACCGATACCAAGATCTTCCATAGTCTTAACTAAAGAAGCTGCATTATAACGAGCTGGTGGCTCGGTTTGTTTCTCATCTAGTTTAACAGCTTGTATAGATATATCAGAACCTACACTATATGGAGGTAAGAGTATATCATCAGTTGTTTTATCCTTAAGCTTAGTCCAACCATCGAAAAGAACTTTACGTCCTACTATCTTAATAACATTCTCTTTACCATTAATAAGAACAGTTTGATTCTCTATTTGAGAATCCGCCATCTGGCACATCATAGTTCTATTATAGATCAACTTATAAACTTTAAATTGATCTGGTTCTAAGAACCTCTTAGCATCTTCTAATGTAAATGTTATATCGGTAACACGTATAGCCTCATGAGCCTCTTGTGCGCCTTTAGTCTTATTCTCATAGACCCTAGGTTCAGAATGTAAATACTCTTTACCATGATCTTTAAGAATTTGATTCCTTATAGCTTTAACAGCTTCATCAGCAAGGTTAAGACTATCAGTTCTCATATAGGTTATAACACCTTTACGCCCGTTAGGGGTATCAACACCTTCATAAAGTTTCTGAGCTATAGACATAACTTTAGTTGGATCATAACCAAGTTCTGTAGAAGCCGCTTGTTGAAGTGTTGTTGTCTTAAAAGGTGGCTGTGGCTTATAAGAAGCTTTCTTCCTAGAGATATCAACTACTTTAAAACTATCTTTCTCTATAGAAGCTTTAATCTCTAATGCTTGGTTCTTATCCTGTAAACACTGTTTAGTTATCTTTAGATCTTTATGGGATACTAAAGAAGCTGGAGTATCCTGTCTTACTGTTATAGGAAGCTCATAATAGGTTACAGGTACAAACTTAGTTATCTCTTTCTCTCTATCATTAACTAATTTTAATACAGCAGATTGTACTCTACCTGCAGATAGTTTACTAGCTACTTTATTGTTAACTAATGGAGATAGTTTATAACCAACTATTCTATCTAAAATACGTCTAGTCTCTTGTGCTTCAACAGCATGCATATTGAGCTTACGTGGATTCTCTAAAGCTTTTAAGATAGCAGACTTAGTAATCTCGTGGAATACTATTCTATCATAGCTTAATGGGTCCCCACCTAAGATAGTTGCAATATGATAACCGATTGCTTCTCCCTCGCGGTCTTCATCGGATGCTAAATATACTTTACCAGTTACTTTAGCTTCATCTTTTATTTCAGAAACTATATGTTTATGGTCAGGAGTTATTTCATAGTGCGGTATAAATTTACCATCTTCTATTTTAACTCCTAAAGTATAAGAAGGAAGATCTCGTATATGACCTTTTGAAGCAAGTACTACTGCATTATCTACAAACTTTGAAATAGTTTTAGCTTTAGCAGGAGACTCTACGATAATAAGTTTATCGTATTTCATATTTGTCCTTTATTTTCGATTTAAGTTCACATTATAGAAAGATCCTATAGCTATAGAACCCGATGGTCTATAGCTATAGGATCTTCATTAACGGATCTAAGGGAAGTTTTTCCCTTAGACCCTATGCTTTTTATACAAAGTATTCAGCATACTCTTTTATATCAAAGTTAGCTTTAACTTTATCTACTAAACCTCTAGTTATCTTATTGGTTTCTAAGATCTCCATAAGTTTTTCATCTTTATCGTCTATCCATTTACCATATAGAGGAACTTGCACTACGTTAAATGGTGAGTAGTATTTAAATATTTTAAAACCCTTTAGTCGATTTTCTGCGGGGTTTAAAACAGTCGTTACATCATAATATGATTCTTGTTTAACATTGTCAAATAGTTTAGTTACCATAATTAGAAACATATCTTTTCTAAATGTTTCAACTGCGAATTTTCCACCATCTACTCCGAAAGATTCTAAATCTAGACCTATGTATTCTTCATAGCCATATTTAACACTAGTAAGTTTTTTCAAAATAGCTTTCTTTAATACATCTTTATCTAACATTGTTTTTCCTTTTTAAAATGATTTTTTACCATACTCAATTTTAATTTTAAACTTACCAGTAACATCTCTATAGCTATGCTCCTTATCGTTAATATCAATAAGACTATCAGGTGTTAAGTTAAGTTTGACATAGGTATTACCCATTCTCTCTTGTTGCTGTTTCTGAGCTCGATACTCATAGTCACTATCATTAGTAGAAAGATCAACATCCAAGTAAGCTTCGTCTATTTCTTCTTTTAACTTAAGTTTACTAGGATTACTATTACCCTCTGGTCTATTAGGTTGGTTAACGATAGGATTAGGCATACCACTATTAAAAATGTCTGCCATAGCATCTGGCGTAGGGTTCATACTCATAGGCATAGGATTAGGACCCATAGGTATATCCAAATCTCTATCGGTTACCTTAATAATATTGATACCTTCTGATATTAACATTGGCTCTAAAACTAAAGATACACTATCATCGTCTATTCTAGAAACAGAAATAGGTTTATATTGTTCTTTAGCTTTCAATACTTTAAGGTTTAGCATCTCTACTAACCAAGCAAGATCCCATCTGTTAGATCTAGTAGCTTCTTCTACTAATGTTGCAAGTTGATCAAAGTTAAACTTACTATTAACCATATTAAGTTTAAGAAGATCTTTCATAAACTCGGTAGGTACATTATGATCTTTACAAAACTCTGATATTACAGAATTCTCTAACCTATCAAACTCAAAATGGTAACGAACTCTTTCTGGTCTATTAAGAATAAAACGTTGTATATAGCCAGAATCGTTTTCTGTTAATACGAACATTCTTCTTTTATTATGGTCAGAAAGAAGTGTTAACATCATCTGCTGATCATAGTTACTAAATAGTTTACCAAACTCGTCTATCATGATTACACATTTATCTAAACCAGATAGATATGCTATAAGTTCTGGGCAACCTTCAATTTCAGTAACTACAATAGCTTCTATAGGTTCAGGACTTATATCATGTGTCTCAACAGCAGCATTAATTAGTAACTTTGCTAAAAGCGATTTACCGGCTCCTGCGCTTCCTGTACACAATACAGACGCTCTTCCATTAGGAGCCGCAAAAACGTTCCAAATGTATTGGACTTTCTCTAAGATATTACCATAGATCTTTTTTGGTAATGCAAACTTATCTGTTAAATAAACAGATAACCCATAAACAGGTTTATCTTTATCGTTAGATGTATTGACTACACGGTAAATCATTCAGGATCCCTTCTTAATGCTTTGTAATACTCCTTAGGAGTAACTATCCTAAAATTCAGTTTCTTTTGTAAAATAGAATCTATATCAAAAGCAAAGTATTTAATATCGTTAACCTTACCTCTGACTATAGTTTTGCCTAAAAACTTAATTTCTTGTAAGATAGTTTCTCTATTAGTAATACCATTAATAAGTTTAATTGTTAAACCAGTAAGGTTACCATTAAGTTCAAGACCGATTAGATAAGTATCTGAGATAACTAGTCTAGAGAATAAAGGTTCATAAACATAATTAGGAACACGAGATCCTCTACATGGGAACTCTTTATAAACGATTTGTAACGGAATAAACTCAAGATCCTTATAGCCTAATAAAACCTTATGAGTATCAAGGTAAAATTTGTCTTTAGGTGTGTACATAGATATCCTTTATAAGTTATTTAATTCTTTTACTATATAAATAATATATAACCGAATGCAAATGAGGTTATATATTATTTATATATAACTAACTTTGAATAGGTATATAAGAAAAAAAAATAAACATAGAACCTTCTATATAGAAGGTTCTATGCTATTCATTTTACTATGGCTGGCTTTGAAGCGTATATAGCCCTTTGGTTAAGGTCCATAAACTCTTTAATACTATATGTTTTGCCTATCATATTAGTTTCACAAACCGGGAAACCCTTTTCATCGACAGTAGGTGCTAATAGCGACATTACTGTTTTGGTACCATACATAACATCTATCATACCGAATTTTACATTCGGATTATCGATAGATGGCTGGCAACTATATACGCCATAGACGTTACTTGTGTTATCAGTTAGTATAGTATTTAGTAAGCTTTTAACTTCTGGTTTTAATTCAAGATCATACTTCATTTGTTCACCGGCGATTTTTATTGTCAAATCTCTTGTTGTTGGATTAGGTAACACACTAAACAAATAATAACCATCAGATGACATAAAATCCCCTAATCTAGAAATGCCTCTACCATACTCTGCAACCTCTCCAAGTTCATAGCGTTTTCTAGCCTCGCCTCTATCTTCCCAAAGTGTATTAAAGTCTGATTTGATAATTGTATTCCACGATTCAATAGCCGTCGCAAGATCTTTTAGATATTTCATTTTCCCTTCACTAGTTCCATCCCACTTAACGTAGTCTTCAACATTAGGAATACCTTTCTCTTTAAACATTATACTTGGTGTAAAGCACATCTTAAACGCAACTAAGCTAGCCTCTTTTTCGCTCTTACTTATATATGTTGGAATATTTGCGCAGTTTTTACTACCAAAATATTCACTTGTGCCGAATTTAGCCTTTGTACCATTCTTTAACGGTAACTCCGTTGGAATTATGATCTCATAATTCTCCCCAGCACTAGCGGCGGCAAATCTTTTGCAGTCCGTTTTATATGGCTCTGCTAATTCAATCTTTCTCACCTCAGTACCACCATATAATGTAGTTGTATTAAGAGTTTTGAAGGCTGCAATATATGTACCATCAGCGCTACACTCACCTTTACCGACAACGATACCGCTATTATTATAATCTACGATATCGCCTATGTAAAGGATTCCATTACTAACAGGGTTGAAATTCTTTAAGAATACATCAACCGTATCCATACCGAAAACTGAACTAGCAATAGCTAGTAAACTTAAAAACATCTTTTTCATCTTTATCTCCTTTAGATAAGTTTATTATTAACAATTTATGTTTGTATTGCGGTTAATAGCGTTTTTAATTTTGAAATAATCAAAATCAACACTATTAGTATTACCCACAAAGCACACTAACCCATGCGCATCTTCATATAGAGTACCTAGAGTCTGCATAGGCGAGCATCCTCTAAACATTCTAAATGTTTCGTTTATACTGCTAATATCCTTTAACGCTATTTTATAAAGGATATTGTTATTGAAATCATAATACAAAGTATGTTCATGATCGCAAAACTCTTCTTTGTTGCCATATCTACGATCATAATTTATACGTAACTCGTACTTATAAGAAGCAATTGACTCATTAGTCATGATCGCTTCCTTATTAACATTTAGGTATTTACGTGTCTTAAATAAATACCAGCCTTGGTTATCTTTAAACACAGGATAGAACTTAGACACTTGTGCTTCATCAGTTACATCGTGCAAAGGTAGAATAATATGATTTTCCCTTATACGAAGATGTAACTCTATTGGATCATAACTAACGTTAATTGTCATGTGTTGCCTTTCTTTTTATTTTTAGTCTTCAGAGCTATTTTTAAAATATATTAAATAACTCTGAAGCTATATACATCGCTTGCAATGTATATAGTTATTAGATAATACTAACAATACTTAGAAGTATCTAAGTTTGTTATATACATTCTCTAACATAGGAACTAGAGAAGTTTTATAATTATTCTCTAATTCAGCATTATTATACTGATGGATCTTATCAAGATCAGTGTTAATATTGTTTAGCACTTCTCTTGCTTCATCAGCATATTTGCTAGGCTTATTAAGATTTGTAATAGCTTGACGAAGTTCGTCAAATCTACTACTTAGAGGTTGCTTAATAAGCCCCAAATCTAAATAAGACATGTTGTCCTCCTTTCCGGACATAACATATCTCAACTACTAGAGAGTGTCTGCTCTCTAGTAGTTGATTTTATATGCTATTCCCTAATTTACTTATATGTATTATTACTAATACATATATACATACATATACTATATAGTATATGTATGTATATATGTACATTATATTTATGTAAATTAAAATATATTTCAAGAGTGATAGAGAGTCAACTCAGGTTGTCTCTCTAGTTTCTACTTATGCATTTTCAGCAGTGATCTCTTCGATCAACTCTTGTAGCTGTTCTGGCAATTCCTCTTCTCTTGTTACTACATACGCAACTGTGCCTGCAACAGCTAATCCTGCGATAACGATAGTGCTTAGTACTTTATTTTCTTTTATCCATTTAAACATTGTTTATCCTTTTATTTGTATTTTATTAAGAAATATAAAGACTCTCTATCACTCTCTATATTGATAATATATAACTGTAAAAAAATGACTTTGACATAATATTTCAATGTTTTTAAAAATCTCTAATAACATATAAGAAGATAACTAGCTAACTATATAGTAGTTAGCTAGTTATCTAAGTATTAACGAAGTACGTTAAGATAGTACTCTTCTAGTTTCTTACCATGTAAGAAATCAGCTCTGTTAAAGTCTATTAGTTTAGTAACATTTTCAACTTTACCAGCAGCTAGGCACTCTTTAAAGATGCCTAATGTTGTTATAATATATACGAAATCTTGATACTCAGCTTCTGACCCACCGAATGCTTCGCCATATGCAAATACTGAAGTCACTGTTAAAGATGAGTTTTGGTATTTGCTAAATAGTAGCATCAATATTTCAATTTGTATCATGCTTACATAAGTATCAGTGTTCTCTAATACTTTTCTAAATACATCATATAGTCCTTTTACTAGTTGACCATACTTCTCAGGGTTCTTAATATAAGTACCGCCTTGAGTAGCTACGTCAAACTCTTGGAAAGTCTCTATAATAGATTTATAACTAACATGAGCTTCTGCAGAGATTCTCTCTAACTTGCGATCTACTGTAAGATCATTATTAGTTAGAATAGATTTAACAATATCAAAAGATTTATCACTATCTTTCATCTTGCTCTCTGTATATTTATCTTTCACTTCCACAGCTGGTTCTTCAACAACTGGAGTGTCCTTAGGCTCTTCTGCAGGAACTTCTTCCGGAATATCTGTTCCTATCTCTTCTACTACTTCGTCAATAGCTTCGTCTTTTTTAGATGGTTTTACTTTAGCCATTCTAATTCTCCTTCATATACGTATAATATAGGGTCAGACATACGCCTAACCCTATATAGCAGTTTATTACCAAATATCTTCTAAGTCTTCAACATTTACAGTAGGAGACTCTTTAGGAGTTTCAGCTACTGGAGCTTCTTCTACTTTAGGCTCTTCTTTAACAGGGACAGTTTCAACATCATCTGTTTTACCACCAGTAGAACCTAAGAAAGTCTTAAGATCTTCTATAAATTTATCAGAGCCTACGTTGCAAATAGAGATATTGCATTTATTAGCAACTTGCATAGGATAAATTGTATTACCAGCATTCTCTACTTTGAAGCCTTTAGCGAATGAAGTAAATCCATCTTCTGTATAGATAAGAAGAAGATTAACAGGAGCATCACAATCTTTACCTAAAAGTGTTTGTGTTGTTCTAGCTGTTATACAACGAACAAAATCTGATTGTTCTAAGAAGTTCTTCTTAATACCACAAGCAACTTCATAACTTATTCTAGTTGGTGTTTCAGAAGCTACCATAAATGCTTGTTCAGCTCCTTTAGCTTTAGACCATAGTTTAAATAATTTTACTCTAGCATTATCTAAAGATCTTATAGCTTCGTCACCTTTAGACTTTGGATCATCAGATGAGAAGTAAGTATAACCTTGATTAAACAATGTTGTAGCAACTTTCTTAAGTAGTATAAGTTTATCATCTGTTAACTTTCCATTATCATAGTATGTAAATGTTTTATCATTAGTAGCTTTAAATTTTAACTTAGTAGGATCTTTAGCTACTATATTCTTATCCTCATAAAGCCTAGGACCTTTAGAACCAGAGTTACTATTATTACTATAGTTATTACTCTTAGTCTCCTTTTTAGGCTCAACAGTACCAGAAGCTAATGCTTCGTCTAAATCTAAATCTTCCATATGGTTAACTCCTTATTATTTTACTCATATACTCGTCCTCATAATCCAAAATAACACTATCAGGACCGTAGATGTTCTCAGCATCTACCCAAGTTATTCTATATTTATCTAACTTATCTAAAGCTAAACAACAATCTTTTTCAGTTCTACCACCTATAGTAGCAGAAGCTATCATGTAGATAGGATCTTTACCTTCAAGGTTTCTACCAAAAGAACCAATAGGTAAATGTACTAAACCAGCCATAGTTATTTCGGTATCGAAAGCTATATAGCCTGTTAAGCAAGCATCTGACGGTAAAGTATAAGAGAATTCTAAATACTTATAAATCAAAGAGTATTTACTTAAAACTAATTTACCAGAATCACCAGGTTCTTCAGGTGTACAACGCTTAATAAGAACAGTAGGATACTCTGGAGAAATACCTAATTCTATCTTGTCTCCTGTTTCTGAAGTATAGTTAGCAAATAGAACATCTTCTCCTACTAATATAGGATGTGTAACATTATTCTTAGTTACAAATCTTATTCTTCTATACCAACGTTTGATCCTAGGTTCATTATCAGGAGTATATAGAATCTTAGGTAAGTGTATAAAATGTCTAGCAAACATATATAAGTTATGTAAGGTATGAGCTCCTATATGGGTTTCTAAAATATCATGACCATCATAATGTCTTTCTAAATCAATCTGGTATTTATCAATATCGATAATCATAGGCATCATAAAGACAGGGATATTTTTACCTTCTATAGAATGAAGCGATATTCTATTGTATTCTTTATTAATATAGGTATCTGAATATGGTATTCTATAATAAACGCTATTAGGCTGTATTAAACCAAAGTTAATAGCGTCAGATAGTTTACCATTAGTAGAACCAAATATACATCTTAACTGTGATAAAATAACTGCTATAGGGTTAGAAGAAGAGACTACTACTAATAAATCCCTATAAGCTATGATAGTTACTTTATCCAGACCACTAGTATCTACTAATGGTCTTGAAGTATCGTTTTTATGTCGAAAATAAAGCATAATATCTCCTCTTATTGTAACATGGCAATAGGATCAGCTTTAACAAGTTTCTTAACGGAGGTATGCATCTTTTTCAAACTGTTTTTCATAAGTACAGACGAAATGTTAGTAGCTAAGATAGTTGCACCCTTACGATAGTTAGCAAGATTATCCCCGCTACAAGTAGAACATATCGTACCGTCAGTTCTTTTACAATATTGCGGAGATCTTATAAAGATAGTCTTACCTATATATTTACTACCATCTGTAATCTTTTCTATCTTATTACCATTCTGTATAAACCTGCCTATAAGGTTTTCTGCTATATCCTTAGTAACATGAAGCTCTTTAAATATCTTACTACCGCAATCTCCTTCTGAGACGACAATAGCCGATGTAGCACGTAGTAAGTTCTTAGCTGCCATACCACCATTCTTAGTCTCATTACCACGAGAGAAAGAACCAGCTCTTGAACTGTTATAGATCATAGTTAACTGTTCTATGTCTTTAGGATAACCTTCTAACAGACTATTAAACACTAATGATGGAGCTGCCGCACTATCCTCCGAAAAACCGGCATCTGTACCAAATGCTAAATACTGTTTAGATCTTGCATTATCTTTAACTTTACCAGAAGTAATTATACCAACTGTTGGATCATCTGCTAAGTATTCAGTATCTTTAGCTTTTAATAGGTTCTGAAACTCTATAACGTTAACCATATTTTTAACCCAGTTCTTACCATATTTCTTATCGAACTCTTTCATAAGTTCTTTCTTATAAGCAATGATACCTGGCGGTGGTGTCATAGTTTTCTCAGTAGCAGAAATAGTTGTTATTCTGCTTAAAGCTTGTAATAGAGAAGTACTATCTACAAACCCTATATACTCTTGTACTGTTATAACATCTTTCTTCAATGCTTCGCAAACAAGATCTTCTAATGTTTTAGTACTTATCATATTGTCATTAACATATGGTATCTTAGCACCAAAGTTGTATGTTAAGCACACATAGTTTATTATTGCTTTACCTACTGTAGTTTCTACAGAAGTAGCTATATTAGGTAAATCTGCGTTAAATAATGTTATAGGCTCTTTAATAGTAAGTAAAGGTTGATCTGTTGTTTTACCCATAACTTCTTCATATTTGTTATCTATCTTAACGAAGTATTTCTTATTCTCTATTTTATAATAGTCATTACTATTTTGTAATGGTATAGTCATAGTAGAATAAAAGAATTTCAATGCTGTTAATAATTCGTTTTTGATAGCATAACGAAAATATTCGTTAATGTTTATCATAGTTTATCCTTTTATTAAGGCTAAGTAGTCTAATACTCTTGGTACTACATAATTCATAGCTTGATGATATTCTATATTAAGAGCTTTAAAATTGACTAACTCTAAAAGTTTTTCTTCTCCTGTTATAGGACGATCTGAACTAAGATAGTTAGCCGCTACTATCTCTAAAGCTATTGAATCATAATCATTAAGATAGCGATTAAGATTAGCATAGAGCTTATCTAAGCAATTATCGAAATAGTATGGTTCATAACCAAAGTATAGAACGTCTTTAACAGAATAAGTAGTCATGAAGTTAGAAGTTACTTCTACTAATGGTTGTACTTTAAGAACATCCATATTATTAACATCTTCTAAACCTCTATGGATTTTAGCTTTATAGAACGTATAGATATGATCAAACCAGTCATCTGATATCTCGCTTATATAGTCATATACATAAGATTCGCCAACTGTTGTAAATTGTGAAATAAGAGATACAAATCTCTCTATATTGTCGTTATCATTCTCTATAGTAAATAACATCTCTTCTGCTGTTGGGATATCAACACTATATAGATATACTAAAGCATTAAGGAAATCAGAATATTCGAATATATCTAATTCACTATTATTAAGTGTTATACCATATAGACCTAAGTAATGGTCTATAGAACGCTTAATATAAATCTCTATACTTTGTTTAGCATCATCATTGTTAACAGAAGTCGAAATAAGATCAAGGCACCTTTGTTCTAGCTTATCCACATAAAATTTATCATGGTTAATATAGTGTTCATTAAGTGCTGTAAAGGCTTGGAATATATCTACTATTTTAATAGTATTCTCTTTATATATATTCTCTATGAACTCCATAAATTCCATATTCATTTCGTAAGATAAATCGGATAAAGCTGTATCCATTTTTGGCTCCTTATATAGCTGTATAGGGTATATACCCCTGAGGTCACTGAAGCTTTTATATATAAAATAAGAAGTAAGAGAGTAGAAGTTATCTTCTACTCTCTTACTCTTAACGAACACTAAATACTGAAGTATCTAAGAACTCAAAATCGCAGATACCTTTATAACACTGGTTAATCATCTTGATAGCTTCTTCATTTACAAACTTACTATCTATAGAACCTTCGAATAAACAAGGGGCGTAGACTTTAAGGTTAATAAGGTCTCCCATATCATATTCGCTATTAAACTCTGTAGCATGTCTTAACCATTTCAAAGCATCGTAAGAAATGATTAAACCTATTTTCTCTAACATCCATTTTTTGTCAATTTCTGTTATTGGTCTATTAATAGTAATAATATTTACATTAGGAAGCAATTTAGATACTGAAGCTAAGATAACCTCTTGTTCTTCACTTGTAAAGTTATAGGGATAGACATTGAGATAAACTGTTGTTTCAATATCTTGTTTAGCTAAAGCTACTATATCGTTAAAATACTCTAAGATAACCATATTTACATAAGTTTCTGGAGCATTAGGTAATACCTCTTTAGTTCTTTTACTATAGAAGTAATGGAATATCTTACTAGATAATGTACCGAAGTTATCTCTTAACCTTAGTTTATATTTACTAGGGTTAAAATTGATATCGTATTTACCATTATCTGTTAAAGCAACTAACATAATAGCTCTAGTATCGAAAAGACTATCTAGATCTGTATAAACAGCTTTTATATTGCTTCTAGGTTTTTTCATTTCACTTCTTCTCTCTTATATTAGTTATCTCTTTATTAGCTTCGAACATAGCATTAGACTCTTCCCTAGCAAAATACCTGCAACGTTTTAAAATAGTTTTTGCTACATTAGGAGATAGTTTAAGAAAAACATCAAATGTTATACCAGTAAACTTAAGAACACCTGATTCGTTATACTGTCTAAGATACTCTGGTAACATATCGAAACCATTAACAGTAAGCTCTTCTTTATAAAGTATATCTCCTACTATGTCTATTACTTTCTTATCGTACTTATCTTTACAATATGTACTGTCAAAAGCATGCGTCATAAGTATACTAGCTTCCATAGCATTTAGTTTCTTCTTAGATCGCTTAATATCCTCCACTAGCTTTAAATATGGAGTAGACGCCCGCCATGGGTTCTCTAAAAGATAATATCCCCATGGTTTAACATCTGAATCTTCTAATCTGCCGCTTGCTAAGCTAGCTGCTGTGCGGCTAGGTCGAAAAAAAGCGTATCCACCTGTAATGGAACTAGCTCAGATAGTCTATCTGTAAGATGAACTTTTTGGTCAGCATTTCTACCTGCTTCTTTACATTTTGGGCAAGTAAATGCTGGGAAACCAACAATAGCTAAAGAAGCATCTTCTATATAACGTAATGTAGCTTCTAAGAATGCTGTTAGCTGTTCATCACTTTTACCATAAGTTGTTAAAGCTTCTGTAATCAACTCACGATCTGTAAGTTTATTACCTCTAATAGAAATATAATCTACATAAGAGTTATAAGTACCTAATCTTAATAGATATTTAACACTATTTACAAGATCTTCTTTTTCAGTATCTGTAGTTTCATCTGTTAAAGATTTCTTAACCATATCCGAAACATTAAATACCCAACCTAAAGCTTCTGTCATATACTCTGATATAGTAGGGATCTTATAGTAAACTTTAATCTCTTCTTTTAAAGCACCTTCTTCATCGTTAGCGCCAATCTCTATAGTATAAGCACGATCTTTTACATAACTAAGAACTTGCTCTTGATACCATTTGATTTGGTCTAAAGTAACTCTATTATTAGAAGTAATTGACATTTGTTTTACCATAGGTTTAAGAAGACGTTTAGTGTCTATCCAAAGTAACCTAGTTGGATCAACTTTAGCTTTAATACTAAAATCACATAGTGGTTTACCATCTTCTGATAATCTACTTGTATTAGCACAGTTAGTATAAATATCTAATCCAGCTGCTGAAATAGACGCTTGTACTGCAAGGTAAATCAAGTTAAGATCTAATATAGAAATATACTGTCTAATATCAGTGTTATCAAGATCAATATCTAATGTAGTACCATCTATAGAACTAACGAATAGATCTAAGAAATGTTTATGTAATATAGCACTATCATTACTAAAAGATAGACCTAGTGTATCTTTACCGGCTTCCATTTTGTCCTTAGCTACTTTATTAAGTAACATAATAACTTTCTCTACAGAAGGCGGAGTTATAACAACCCTAAATCCAGAATGCCATAAAGGCACATTAGCTTTCTCACCAGCTCCTAGTTTAGAAATAAACTGTGCTAATAGTAAAGACTGTGAAATATTACCACCTTTAATATCATCCGCTGATAAAGTACGTAAGTTAATGTTCTTACCTTCTTCCTCTATCTTGTTAGTAAAACTTCCTGTATTAAGACGTTTTACGAAACCATTCATCTTAGGAGCTGGATGATAACGTAAACCATAGTTATAGATACTAAAAGTATTAATATTATCTTCTGTAAAGTTAGACTCGTTAGCATTATCTATATTACCATATGCAATATACATATTTGTAAGATCTTCAGATGTTACACCTGGTAAGTATATTCTAGGTTTTTCATTATCACCTACAGTAACAGCTTCAGTAGCTGATATTACTTTAGGGTCTTTCTTAAATACAGAAACATATTCGGGTCTCTTAACCTCTTCTTTAGGTTCTACTTCTTTTATCTCTTCTTGATACTCGTTCTTGACTTCTACATCAGGAACTTCAAGATCTAATAGATCGTCTTTTTTAGTTTTGCTTTTCGCCATTATTAGCTCCTTCTACCATAGTAGCTGTAAGTTCTTTTAAAGCGTTATCTTCAGTCTCTTGTACACTAGTTAAAAGATCCGTAATAACTTTCATTATCTCTTTAGAAACTTGGAATTGAACTGCAAGTTCAGGAAGTACTTTAGATCCTATTTCAGATACTAAGGTTTGTTCGTTCATATACTCCATAACCAAAGTACTGACTTTACTCATCTCTTCTTGAGATTTACATATACCTTTATTATAAAGGAATATACCATTAGCGTCTTTCTTAATCTCATTATTCTCATCAACTTTAGCATGTAATTTAATAAGGTTAAGAAGTTGGTTAAGATGCTCTTCTAAAAGTTTATAGAAACCAGCGTAAGTTTCTTTACATTTAAAATCTTCTAATCTCTCTGGATAGGTTTTAGCCATTTCAGAGACTAATCTTTCATAGTTACCTAGTGTACCCATAATACCTTGTGCTAATGAAGTTAAAACATCCCAAGTTATAATTTCTTTATTTTGGTCATAACTTTTCTTAGCTCTATGCTTATTTCTTTTTGTACTTTGTTTAGTACCCATAATGGTTCTCCTTATATGTTAATAGTCAGTAATTGAAACCAAAAAAATAAAGTAAGACCACTCTAGAGATATATAAATATCTCTAGAGTGGTCAGTTACCATACTTATTTTTATTTACGTTACTTAGACGCTATATAAGATTCGTTAATAAACTCTTCTAATAAGCGTACTCTATAAGCAACGTCTCTGGCATATTTTGCACCTGCTGGTGATGATAATCCAGCGTGACCAGCATTATAAGAGGCTAACATCTTACGATAGTTACCTTTGTATTTCTTTTGCCAGTACTTTAATTCTTCTAAAGCAAAGCGGATAGACACATCTTCATTCTTAGTTAAGTAATGAATCATAATGTCTTTCTGTTTGCTATTCAAGTTTACATTCACTATCCCTTGATTTTTCAGATGGGCCGCTGCGGATGTTAATAGAATCTGATGCGATCCATAAGATCCGTGCTTTCCATCACCTGGGCTCATTTTGTTTTGTCCAAAAGAACTCTCTTTCCACGCGATCGCGGCTAATGTTAAACCGAGATCTTCGCTCCTACCAGCCTCTAAACTATGCATTAACACAGCATATTGGCGTGGTGTCAAGTTTCTCAATTCTTCTCTATATGTCATGCTACTAAAAGCCATACAGAATAAAATTGAGAGTGTACTTAATATTCTTAGCATTCTCTACTCCTTAGTCTAAGTATGGTATTTGTACTGAGCTAAGTCACCAATTTAGGGACTCAGTTCTATTAAAAGAACCCATAGCTCGCTTGCAAGACTATGGGCAGTATATTAAAAGTATGAACTTATTGGAAATATTTTATTTCGCGTTCCATATCTTCTAACATAGGGACTAACGATGTTTTATAATCGTCAAACTGTTGTTTGGTCCCTTTCGACTTAATGGTTAATAAATCTTGTTTAATATTATTTAACATTTCCAAGAACTTACCACCGTTATGTGATTTGTTTTTAAGGGCGTTATCTTTACAAAAGTTATAGAGTTCGTTAAACTTGTCTATAAACGATTGTTGGATAAGCCCCAAACCAATTGGGTTCATGTTTCCTCCTTTCCGAGGATAAAACATATATAGACACAGAGTTCACGCACGAACTCTGTGTCTACTTTTTTGTTCTATTCTCTAAGATATAGAAGAGCTTAAAAAGTTCTTCTATATTTATAATATATAACTGTAATTAATTCACTTTGATGCTAGATACCTAAAATAAAAATTGCTATAGTACAGAAGAGAATAACTCTTCCGTACTATATTTTATAACCACCTACATGCCTTAACTATGAGCTCTATTAGCATTAAGAATGCAACTATTAACATTATAGTTCCTACTATTAAAACTATTAAATGTGTAGCTACAATAAGTAACTTAGGGTCATGATTTAATACATTGCTAAACTCTATGAATAAACTATACCCAACAGTTCCAGATAGTGTTAGCCATAGTAGTATAAAAATTATTCCTACTATGCTAGTAATTACCTTATTGTTCATTGTTAATACCCCACATGTTTTTGTAATTCTTTCATATTCTCTTTATACATATCTCGAAGCTGTTTGTGCCATCTCTCAAGTTCGTAATACCTAGTTTTCCATTTAAGATACTTGTTCTTAAATCGCTCTCTATCTTCTAAAACTTTTTCTACTTGTTCTCTAGTAGCTGGATCTAAAACATCTAAGTTAATAGAAGTTTCGATAACCATCTTTTTCTCTTTATCGCACATAGTAACTCCCTAGAAATCAAAATGAGTTATCACGTTATTGGCACATCTCTTTAGTGTTGTTACTACTTCAGATTCCGCTGCCAATGAAATATAAAGAAATGTGCTACTACCCTTAAACATTATTAAAAGGTCGAATGGTTGGTAATCGTGCCTTATCAGAGTAGAATATTGCTCTCTATCATCGTCCCAACTACTTTCTTCTATAGAGATGGTACCGTTGCCACATGTAATGTGTAAAACCTTTCTAACAGTATGAGTTAAGTCAGTTGGTTTAGTGTTATAACTAATACTTATATTTCCTTTATCTTGGAAACTATATATACTGTATTCATTATATAATAGCTCTACGTTAACTAACTCCTCTAATGTTGTTTCATCAGGTAGCTTATGTTTAACAAGCAAGAACTTATGCAAGTCTTCTAAAGTCTCTATATTGATTATTTCCATTTCTCATTTCCTTTTTAAAATAAAAATAAGATACATAGGTATAAACATATACCTATGTATCTCTTTAGATAGATGTTCTATCAACTTTCAGTAGGATCTGAACCTGTGATTATCTTACGTTTAATATAATCCCAAGTACCATGTATATCCATCTGCTGTTCTAAATCTAGATCAGGATCTTCAGTATCTGAAATATATTCAGTACTATACATCATATCATCTTCACCTTCTTCTAAGACGCCATCCATAGCTTCTCCATACCGAATCCTATCTTCATATGGCATAAGCTGGTCTTTTTGATATCCATAGTTAAATCCTGTTATTAGTCCTTCATCATAGGCTCTAGCAACATAAGGAGATGCCATGATATACTGCTGCATCAATTTTCCTACCGATATATCATCGTTATTAATCAAATAGATCATAATGTCAAGGTTATCAGTTGGATGTAAATTAGTTAATTCATTAGCTAACTGAAGATAAGCATCAGATTGATAATACTGGTTAAGCTCTTGCATATAGTTACCGAATACTCCAGAGTAAGCGGATTCTAATTGCATAGTACCTAGACTTCCAATACCTCCAGTATCAACTGTTGAATGGTATAGGGTACTTAGATCGCCCCTAGGAATATTTACGATTCTCATATACATATTTCCCTTCTATACTAGCTAAATAAATAATATACAATTAACTATAATTAACATTATTTAAAGAATTTAGCTAAAGTTACTGCTGCTTGCTTGGTCTCTTTTTGTACCCAGTTCTTCCAATCTTCAGAACCACCTCTTTCACGAAGGAAATTAAGCCAAGTGAATTCGTGTTCCCAAGCCGCTAGGATAGTTTCTTTATAGCGCATCTCTAATACTGCACGTTGGAAAATCTCTCTAGGATATTTAAGAACTTCTAATAACCCCATAAGATCTGCTGTTGGGATACTTAACATAGCTAGTATAAAACTATTATAATGCTTAGTAGCATCTAAAGTATCTCTTAGTTTATAATAAGCTTTCTTAACACCAGATTCTAATAGAACAGCTCTACGTTCTTCAATATCAGTGTTTCTTATTCTCTCTACTATATCTTCAGGAACCCAATAGTTACCTTTATTAAGTCTAACTACACGATCTGATCTTGATTCTTTAGAGAGCATAGTATGTGTAACCACATGGTTAAATACAAACATAGGTATTTGCATTTTGAAAACTCTAAAACCTTTACATACATTATTATAAGGAACATCTTCATATGGTATATCTGCTTTTAACATAGCACGAAGATTGGTTTTACATAAGAACATACCTCTATCCATATTCTCTATGAAACCAAATTTAACTATAGTATTCATAAACTTATCTAAAGACATATTAGACTGCTTATTATCTTTAAGATGTAGGATAGCTCTATTACCATAAACTTCGAATTCGAAATACACAGGAACAAACTCTAAACAACGTGAGGCTGTTCCCATAGCTCCTTCTTTTAAAAGATGTTTATATCTAGATTCTGGATTACTAGATTCATCCTTGGCCCTACTAATTGCACTGGTTTTTGAAACGAAATTTATTCTTGCTTCTTCAGAACTATTAGCTCTTTCAGCATCATATGTAAAGTCAGTTACATAACCGTTTATAGGATCTTCAAACCCTTGTATATCGTAGATAACCTCTGTATTATGCTCCATATGTATTCTCCTGCTTATTGTGTATTATTCGCCCTAATGTGTTTATTAGCACACTACTGTTTTCAACTGTTAAAATCATTGCTTGTTTATGGTTAGGCTGTTTACTACCTAACTGATCTCTTATTTGTCCTATAGCATTTTCTAATATAAAATGTAGAGTCTCTATAGGTATCTTATTATGTGTTTTTATTTCACTATTAAAACAATTATTAATAGCTTCCATATCTGTACTAAACATCTCTTCTATGTACTCTCTTAGTAATTTACATACTGCGTGTACAGAATATGTTTTTAAGTCTATATTATCACTATGCTCGCTATAGTAACGTATTTGTTCATATAGGCTTCTATACCTATCTGGTGTACCATTACTATAATTAGTACGAAATGTTTTTAATTCATTCAGACTGTATAACCAAGAGTTCTTAAAACTAATTTTAAGTTCGTTACGTATCTTGTTCTTATCTTTACTAGCTAATAAAGCTAAGAAGCTATTAAAAGGAAAGGCTTCTTTTAACTCTTCGTAAGTTATAATAAGCCTTTTACCTATATAGGCCCTGTATAAAAACTCCTGGGCGTCACGATACAATTTTGAGAGACCATCAGTACTCTCACTAACGAAGTCAAGCTTAACGTTATGTATTTCCATGTTATTCCTTTATAAATTTCCATAAAATAGCTAATATAGATACATATACTAGCAACAATATAGGATGATTAACGTAAAAGTCGAGCATATTTACTCCTTTTCTTTTAAATAGTCCCTTCTTAAAGATTAATTATAGAGATTTATAGTACCTTTTACAGTCGTATTCTGTATAAGTTTTCTTTCGAATAGATTAAGTTTTAATTCAACCGTATCTAAAACTTTACTATTAACAGCATCTACTTTAAAATCATATGTAAATGTTTCGGTTGTAGGTATTTCATCCCACAACTTTATGTTAGTTAGTTTATAAACGCCGTCGAAATATTTATACTTAAGGTCTACAACACTTATATGTTCCAAAAATTCAGATTCACAATAGATTCTTATTGTTTCTAAATCTTTCTTATCGCTTTTACTATACTTTAATAGTTTAGTAGTATCATTTCCAAATATCTCTAAATATTCCATTAAGTTAAGACATTTACTAAATATTGTATCTGGTAAATATATGTAACTATGGTCTTGAAACTGTTTAGTCTCGACAATATTATGTAAATCTTCTGGGCTTTGAAAAACATAAGTAGGGTTTATTTCAATAGCCCCTTTCTCTATAAGATATTCAATATCTACCGCTGATGTTACTAACATTATATACCTCCAATATTAGAGTCCCCTATTGTATTGTATATTCTATTGCTTTCAATATGCATAGTTACTTCCATTACCATATTGATAATATCTAGCATAAGCGTAGCATACCCTGTAGTTGAACCATTAATAGCATACTCCTCTTTATAGAAAGTATCACTTCTTTCATCATAGACTATTACGCTCTCTAATTTATAACAATAATATTCATTATCTATAACAGTATGACTATATACCAAATCTATCATAAACGAAGCTTCTGCATAATCTGAAACAATATAGGCTCGTAATGTAGTAAACGGTTTGTTATTATTTACACTATGTATTCTTTCAGCTGCAAATGTAGATATATGCAAAAACTCTGTTAGATCGATATAACCTCTATTGATTTGCCATGGTATAACAATACTATCAGTAAGACTATCTTTATTATGTTCTAATAAATGTTGACGTAACTCAGCATGCGACTTTGGTTTAAACTCTGGATCTATAACAACTGCTTTAGATGCTATAATATCCTCTATACTTTTAACTGTTAATACATACATTTTAACTCCTTTATTCAGCTTCATAAACGACTTCTGATATTAACTCAAATCGGTTAAGATCGAATTTAAGCGACCTAACATGTCCAGGTGACATTGCAGAATTATGAATCCCTTCACCTAGTTTAAATACGAACTTATAGTTATCATCCCTATGACATTCGTCATAGACAGTAACTTTAGTAAGGCGATAAAGTTCACTTTTAGTTAGTGTATAATCCATATCTATAACGAACATACTATCTATATATTCGCTATATCCATAGAGCCTTAATCTTTTTAAGTCAACAGTATTAGGCTCTTTAGAAAATGCCGTTAATAGCATTGCATTATTAGGATATACAGTTAAAAATGAAGTTAAATCTATCTTAGGCGTTTCACCATTGTTGCTAAAAAATATGAAGTGCCATTCGTTTTCTTCTTCCCTACCATTAACTTTTCTAATAAAATCCTCTCTTGAGTTATACTCAGTTACAGGATTAACTTCAAGATTCTTATTGTCTATAAAGTACCTTACTTCTACACCTGATGTTATATACATGTTATCTCCTTTCTATTTTCTTATGTTAACTTGGTTTTCAAGCTTTGCTATTTTATTTTCAAGCTCTTTAATACGATCTTCTGTAATCTGTACATAGCCAGCAAACACATGTGATAAATAGCCTATAGCAAAAGTATCGTTATATCGATAAATATTACCGTCTTTAAGAACTTTTATTAGTTCTTCTGGCAGTTTATCTTTAAGAATGTGATAAGTATATTCGTTAATATGATACCTTAATAAATAACCTAGAGGGTTATTCTCAGAGAGATACAATCCTTTTTCTTTATACTCTTTTTCAATCTCGAGTAGTTCTTCATGTGTAGGTCGTAACATTATCCTATCCTTCTATTGTTTTCTTCAGAAGTAAATATAGTTTCTATACGCATATCGTTTATCTCTGGGTTAAACTTAAGATTATAGATATGCTGTTGAATACATTTATTTATTTTAAACGTATGTATTAACCCAGTATCTTTACGCTCGTCATACACAATGACTTTATTTAAATCATAGACAGTAAGATTACCATCTAGATGTGAAGTATAGTACAAATCTATAATAAACATACTATCTGTAACTTCACTAAGGAAATGTAATCTTAGCGTATTTAAAGTAGTGCCTTTAACACAACCAAAATCTTCTTTTAGGTTAAAAGACGTAAAAGACGTAAAGTCTGTAAGATCAAATGCATAATTGGCAATAGTATATGGAATAAAGATATGATTCCAGTCAGACTTATCAGCCCTATCGCTAAGATAGTTAATTAACTCTTCTTTAGTTTTAGGAATAAAAGTAGGATTAACTACTAAGGCTCCTCTGTCTATAAGATGTTTAACATCTACAGTTGTTGTAACTAGCATGTTATTTTCCTTTCTATAATAAAAGAAGATAGAGTAAGAGAACATTGTCTCTTACTCTATCTAAGTTAATTTATAAGCTCACGTAGGATCGTATCCTTTTCAGGGTGATCATGTTGAGCTTTAAGATATTCCAGCATAATGTTATTAGCTGGGCCTAATAATGTTAAGTTACCACAAATTTCATATGGGGATTTACCCGGGATATTGAAATGCGGTGCGAAGTTCTTGTAGAGATCCGACATATGGTTCTCCAACATATATACTATGTTAAGCTCCAAAGTTTACTATTATCTTTAACAATAAACCCTAGACTATATCATTATTTAACCTTAAGTTAAATAGCCCCCGTTTCCCTCTCGGTATGCCATATGGTTCTACATATGGTCTTACTAGTCGTTGAAGTCACATCCACGTAGGATGCTTCCTTGCGCTGATCGTAGCACCTATAGCGTTTTTACGATGCCGTTATGAATCATTACTCTAACGGTATATTAGTCTATTGCTAGCTAATAGTCGTATCTATAGGTTAAGCTATTTCCCCGCAATTAGAGAGCTTTTCTAGATAATTATATCTAGATGGACAAACGTTTATCCGGTGCTTACATACTTATTTTCATAAGTACCCCGACTATATTTTATCTTATACTATTTATAAGATTCTATCGTTTCCCTCTCGGTATACCTATATATTCTAATATAGGTTTTACTAGTCTGTGAAGCCACTCCATATACATTAAGTACTTAGGAGCTTCCTTGCGTCGATTATCCTATAATAACAGTCTTTTCACTATGCCTACTGACAAAATTACGTCGTAGGTATTAACATCTATTTCTAGTGTTAAGTAGTAAATGTTACCTTCAGGAGTTTCCCGCAGTTAGATAGATTTAACGATGGCTTATAATTAGTCTTCTATAATTTGATATCCATTTATTCGATACTCGCCTTTAAGAGCGCTATGAACTGCATGGTGGGTTGTATTTAAGTATCTTCCCGCAGCTCTTAGGCTTTTAAATCGTATTTCTTTAGAATCGTTTTTAAGTACAATTTCCTTTGGCTTATTTACAATTTCTTCAGGTTTTTCAAACTCTTCTCCATTGTCTTCTTTAAACACCCAACCGTTATAAATATACTTACCGTTATTTATAGCAGATTTACGGATGCATGCTTTTGGAACATTACATATTTGTATTAAAGATGTTGTGGTATCTGAGTATAGAATATCACCTGTAGATAACTGTACCGCTATATAATCGATTTTATTACAATTATACACTAAGCGTTTTGTTACCTTATACTCTTTTCTTTTTCGCAAATCGGCAATGGCGTCATTAAGAGATACGTATTTTTTACCATTATTCATAAACTCGCTAATATCTTTAAGGTTATTATACGTATATATTTGTCTAGTTTCAAGATTTTCAATAGTTAACGTATATCTAACTCTTCTTATATGCTTATACGAGCCCATAGCTTCATCTAGTGTTACCCAATCTAATTTCTCTGCTAAAAACTGTAATTGGTAATAGAAGTCGTCAACCTTTATAATATACGGGCGATCGTTTCTTAAGTTAACAAATGTTGTAGCAGGTGCTGCGCGATTTAAACTACGCATAGCTTCCCAAATAGAAGGAAACTCTTTTACTTCATTTGTATTTAAGTTTTTCAAAGCGCAAGGAATATTAAGTTCTTTTAATTTATCCCTTTTTTGTTTAGCTTTTCTATATACCGGTTTTTCAGCTACCCAAGCTAAATTTTCAACATGGTTATTATAAAGTAGACCATCTAGGTGTTTTACGTAAATTAGCTTACTTTTATCAGGGTTATCGCACCATGTAGATGCTATAATAAAGTCTAGATAATAAGATACACCATTCAACGAGATTTTTATACGTTTGTTAGGTCTAGTATCATTATCATCTTTAACTATAAAAGCGTCTTGACGGAAGACATCCCCGCGTTTAATGTTAAAGAACCAACCATCTTTGGTAATCGCATAGTTAGGGGCATATGGAATTACTCTAAACGTTAATTCTTCTAAAGCATAGGTTGTGATATAGATCTCTATAGGACGTTTAAAATACGCTCTCGGAAATGAGTCGTTATCTGTATTAGGCGTGAATAGTATTAACTGTTTCATATCGTTTTCATACCCATTACAAAAACGAATATTTAATCTAGTATAACAATATAACCATTCCGCTGTAACTTCCATTTTTACACCTTGAAGCTCTATTTCTATAATACCGCTTTTAGGTAGTTTTATGTTGGTATTTGGAATACCTTCTTTATGTATCTCTGTTAATATGTATTGGCCATTTACCTTGGCAACTGTTTTGATCGATTCTAAAGATTTAATATTTAGCATCTATCGCTCCTTTTTATAAAATGTTTTATTCAATAAAAAGGATCATAATGGTAAGATTAAAAATATCCTTTTTTTATATTAGACTAAGTCCCAAACCATCATAGTCAGCATTTGGACTTTTACAAATCAATTGGGAGAAGGCTAGGCAGTTATCCTTAGGATCTTTCTTGAATCTCTTAATGGTTAACCACTGTGCCGAACCAGCCAATAAAGATGGATTGCGGTGGATTATCGCCTTTAACTCTCCATTCTTAGCATCCCGCAATAACTCATCTCCGATATCTGCAATGTCCTGATCATAACGCTTAGCAGCTTTGAATATCTTATTACTAGCTTCCCTATAACTATACTTACCGGTTGCCATAAGTTTATTTAGTAGATGTGGCCTATATACCGAAATTAAAGTACTCCAAGGAGCTTCTACTTCGTTATACTTATGTTTACCCGGCCTTGACACAATTACCGATCTACTAGTAAAAGATGATCTCGCAGAATACACGTGCTTTCTAAGCACACCAGTTTTCTTAGCCAAATATCCCTTAATATAGAACTCTGGCATCTCCCCTAATGTACATACCGCTTTAGCAGTAGCCTTATCATAGTCTACCATATCCGCTGTATTATCATTAGCTACTCTCATCCACATTGAAGCTATATCAAATACCTCTGCAAATCCCGTATCCACAAATTTACCTTTACTTGTTTTCGTAACTGCAAATAGTACGTTATTGATCATCGGTAAGTATTCTGACATCAATATGCCTTGTTTAGTATCCCACATCTCTAATAGCTGCATAACCCTCTTAGCTTTACCATCATGCCTATATTGTGTTATACCAGATACATAAGTTAAAATGTTCCTTATGTTCCTAATAAAATTGATATAACTACGATCATTATGTAAAACATTTCTTGCTATAGATATACAAATATTACCTTTAGTTCTAGGCGTATTAGTAACACCAGTAAGATAAGGTATATCTTTCTGCAGTAGGGTATTGAGCATATAGTAGAATGTTGGGTTAAGGAATGGAAGCTCTTTAGAGAACGACTTAGCCCAAACTACAGGATCATATTGAACTGTGTTAGCCATAGTCCCACACTTAGGACAATAGACGCCCTGATAGAACTCTCCATGTAGGTGACCGCATTTACATTTAGGTAAAATATTAATGCTATCTCCCTCATATTCAGTAACCATAGCCCGATAGAACTCTTTAGCGTGGTTATAGTCGAAGATAGAGTAGTTGTTGAGTATGAACTTATCATCTGGGATAGAGTGATAATATTCATCGAGTGAAATAAGTTTTTGTTTTATAGCCATATGTTAACTCCTTATGTAAAAATTTAAGATATAAAATAGAGAGGTAGGTAATGATACCTACCTCTCTTGTTTTTTACATAGGTATTACTGTCTATAGTACATACCGTAGCTGTTATAGTTAACTACGCCGTTAGCGCCTATACCAGGAGCTACATTGTAGATTAGGCTTGATCCGAAGCCTTGGTCTAGAGAGTAGCCTGCCATAGAAGCAAGTTGAGCTGTGTTGAAGCCAGCTGTTGGCATAGCGAAGCTATTATCAACCTGAGTGATTAATCCAGCTTGTTGTACTGTGCCTATTAGGTGTTTAATAAACGCTGGATCTAGAACTATACGAGATGTTTTACCATCTATGCTAGCATCTGGAATGTAGTTAGCAAGAAGCTCTACTTTCTCGTTATATGCATTAGCATTATTCTGTGCTATAGAACCGAAGTACATATTTGTAGCAACTGTATCTTCTAGTTTAGTAATAGCTAGGAATTTCTCAAACTCAAGATCTCTAATATCTCTTTCTTCTTTCTTAGTAGTATAAGTACCAGAAGGAATGATAGTTTTAGAGAATATAATGCTTTCAATATTACCGAATATACCACCAGTAAGAATGTTAGCGGCCTCTGAAATTTCTTTACGAGCTTCTTGATACTCTTGTGCCCATACGAATGAAGTTAAAGTATTAGCACCTTCGCTATATGCTGTAACATCCAATGTTATGATTGGAGAAGCATATGAGAATAGACGATCGATAGCTATAGCACGATCAGCTGGTTGATAAGCTGAATCTAGAACGTTGATAGCTTCAAACTTAGGTGTTTTATTACCTGTATTAACTTCATGTGTTAATAGGTTATAAAGACCTGGATGTTTATCTTCTGTCATAGTGTCCATAACAACTTTGATATATTGTTTTTGAGCACCAACTAGAGCACCTGCTAGAATACCAAGTAGAGCTGAAGCGCCATCGCTAATGTAAGAACGAATGTTAGTAATTACAATATGTGGAGCTATTTCCCACTCTGGTAGTTGTTGACCACGGGCATCGATTCTAGGACCACGATAGATTGGATAGCCTGTGATGTAACCAGATGTTTGGACTAGTTTCTTGTCTAGGGATACGCGGTTAACTGTTTTAATCTGATTATTTTTGTTATTATCTTTAAGTTCGATAGTTGCTGTAAAGTCTGCTTTAACAGGATTATCAAAACGATCTTTAATATAGCCTTCTTTATGAGTCTCTATGCTATATTTAAAAGAGCTATTACCGATGAAAGATTTAAGAGCTGGAATTGACAAGCCCTTTTGATTTTCAACGTTAACATCATTTGCTATAGCATTTGCTGCTGTTAGAGATACTTGCTCTATAAGTTTTAGAGGATCTACATGATATGGGAATATAACGCCATCAAGTGCGATTGGAGTAAATCCTTCTAGAGACTCTTTAACTTCTCTAGTTATTCTATCACGTGCTATAGAATGCAATACTGAGTCGATTGCATCTGCATAAGTATAAAGCTCTTCTGCTCCAAAACCTTTATCAGATTTTGCTATTTCAGCTGTGCGTAATGTCTCTTTAGCTGTTAATGATTTTCTACCAGTACCTGCTAGAAGGTTGATAGTATAACGATATTTCTTAGCATCTTTCTCTACACTATAGAAAACAATTGAAGAATATGCTAGTTCAGTATTAACATCTTTATCTAGAATGATAACCTTAACTTCACTTCTACCGATAGCTTTTAAGCAAGTCTCTGCTCTTTCTTTTAATTCTGCTAGGTTAGTAGCAATACCGCCTTGTTGAGCTAGGTTAGTAATACCTAAACCGCCAAGAATACCATTTGTATAAGTTGGCTTCGCGGCACCATTATCTTGCTCGTTTACGATTTTAGTTGTATCGAACATTTCTCCTTGGGTTCTTACCATTGGTAACTCCTTATGTTAAACTTTTAATTAAAAATTTGTGTTAGAAGCATATATAAATATTACTTAATAAAGTTAGCTATAAGATATTAAATAGATCTATATTACATTACATTACCCGCCAGTAAGATAAGTATACAGAATACTAAATAACATATATAGGATAACCATTATTAATCCTATTTACGTACGTTCTATATAAATAATATATAACCAAAAATAAATAGGATACATATTATCAACAGCGATACTCGTTTTTCATCATCTACTTACTTAGGTTATTTTCCTAAGTAAGTAGATATAAATTTTGTATCATATATAAGAGAAAATATAGAAAAAACTTAAAACTATATTTGTTCGCTGATTTCATAGAGCTAGATAGGGAGTTAAAATATGCTAGAGTTATTTAGTAGAAAATTACCGCCTATATTCCAAGGTATAACAGTTAACCAGGATTTAAAATTTATAAGAGAATATTATAACGGTGTAATAGAGAAAGTAATAAACTATAGAGAAGATAATGTTTGGTTTGTTAAAGGAGAACATATCCTTAATAGGTTTCTTAAACAGTTCTTAAGACCAGAAGGATTTAACGATCTTGATTATTTTAAGATGGTAGATAAATACTCAGAGAGTATAACAAGAGAATTACAATTTAGTAGTAAATACAACACAGGGGTATTCCATTTTAACAATATGTACAAGGGAAGTACAGAAGCTTATTATGTTAAGAAAAAATTAATAGATCTTTCTACTGTAAGTACTGAATGGAAAACCTTTAGGCCATTAAAAGTACTTTATACAGATAACAAAAGTATTGATATAGATGTACCTGATATGATGTATACTAAAGAAGTAAGACTAATAATAGAAATAGACGTTTTTAAACTATTATTCCATTATAAATACTGGGTAGAGAGTAGAAACTTTAAAGACCTTGATAGCAGTACAGAGAGTTATTTAGGATGTTTCTTATTACCTTCTTTACTAGGAAGTTATTTAGACTATAGCTGTTGGAATATCTTTAGTAAATTAATAGTAGATAAGAACTTTGAACCTAACTTTAGAAATAGATTACCATTTAGTATAACAGACTATAGTAGAAGATTAGCTAAAGGTTATTTAGAATATGCAGAGAGGTTTAGGGGTACTAAGAATAGCTTTGATAAGATATTAGAAAATATACCTATGATAGCTAGTAGTAATGCAGTAGAGTTCTTACAGCTAGGAGAGATATTCTATACTAGACAAGTACTCTGGTTACCATTACTAAGTAGAATGGGATGTTTAATAAGCCTATTAGAATTAACAGGATATAATGGTGTTATAGCTAATACCGATATAACAAGTAAAGTTAAACGTTATATAAGACAGCTATTGAACTATGAGAACTTATTACCTAATAATACTCCTAAACACATTGAAAGAGAATTCTATTATCTAATGTTTAGAATAGAACATTTAGTAGATTAACAATATAGTAACAGAGTAGAGGAAAAAATCCTCTACTCTGTTACATCTTGTTTTATTATTTCTTCATAAGCTTTAGGATCTTTTATAGGATCCTCTAAAAGATCTAGTAGTTCTTCGTCTGATAGATCTTCTACTGTTATAGTTCCATTAGGTATAGCATCTTCTTTTACTATATTTTGGAACTCTTCATCGTCTATTACAACTGTAGATTGTGTATCGTCTTGTATAATTTGTATTTCTTCTACTGCTTTATCTAACATAGTAGACTCCTTATTATTTATTCAGAGTATTCGGATACTCTTTAAGCTCTAGAAAATCTGCATTAGCGAATCTAGAATACATAGACTCAAAATGGCAGACTAAAATGATTTGGTTAAAGTTATGAGCTAATACGCGATCTATAACATCATAAGCATTAACGCGGTGTTCAGGATCCATAGTTCTACCAAACTCATCCAGTATAAGAGGAAAACCTTGTAAGCCAAGATACTTAATAAAAATGATCTTAAAAGCTAGGTTAACTATCTCTTGCATAGAAGAAGATAATTTAGAAATATCTTCTATAGTTTCATCATGATTTACCTTAACTTTAAACTTATAGTTAAGGTCATTAGTTTCATCAACTTCACAAGGAAGTAATTCCATATTATAACTCCATACTGAGTTAATAATACTATTCATCTCAGATAGATAAGTATTAAGGAAACTATTAATCGATTTAGCTATTAAACCACCATCTGGAGAAAGAACAGTTAACATCTTAGTAAGAACATCAAGCTTAGCTTTATTCTCTGTTATAGTCTTCTGTAATGATTCTATAATACCATTATTAGTATCAGAATCTGAAATCTTCTTTTGTATAGTAGAGAGCTGTAATTTAAGATTACCTATCTGGTTAAGAAGTATTTCGTTACTCTTAGTATCCATAAGATACTTATACTCTTTAGCTTTATAATCTTGAAACTCTGTTATCTCTTTAACAATAGATTTAACAGTATTTTCAGTAGTTATGTAAAGTTTAATATTCTCTATAGACTTAAGAGTTTTAGACTTTCTAACTAATAATTCTTCTATCTCTTTCTCTAAAGAAGATATAGAGTTAATACCTAACTCTTGGGCTAATTTAGCTGCTTCTTCTTGTATCTTAAGTTTATCTTCTAGAGACTTAAGTTCCTTCTTCTTATTTTCTAACTCTTTAAACATCTCTACAGTTACTCTAGCTTTATTAAGTAAAGTAAGTATACCTTCAGGTTGAGTATCTAAAAGATCTTCTAAGAATGGTCTTAAAATAGGTTCTGATAGTAACTGTGTTAACTTATCTAGATATTCTAACTTAGTAGTAATCTTCTTATTAAGTTCTGTAAGATCTTTAAGAACAGTATAGCGATCTTTAAGTTCTTTTTCTATAGGAGCTATTTTAGACTTAAGAAGATTAACCTGTTGTAAAGAGCTATGATGGAACTTATGATGACAATTAGGACAAGTAACGTCAACTTCTTTACTATTAGACTCTAATTCTTTTATAGAGTTATTAAGTCCTACGTAAGTGCCTTTAAGGTTAGTAAAAACAGTCTTAAGTTCTTCGAATTTCATTTGGTTTTCTAATAGTTCTTTTCTAGAACCTATATCTTTAAACTCTGGGTTAAGAATAGTATCTAAAAGAGTTTTAGCAGATTCAGTTACTAATACTAACTTATTAGAAACTAACTCTGAAGTTCCCTCTATAAGATCCTTAGGTAAAACATTAACAAGAGAAGTTATTGATTCTTTATACTTAGAGATAACTTCTTTAAGCTCTGATAAGTTATCTTTAGAGTTAAGTATTTCTAAGGTTTTAATAGCTTTAGATTTCTTTTCTAACTCTTTAGAAATACCTTCTAAATCTGATTCTAATTTACCTAATTTTACCTTAGCAGTATCTGTAGTAATATTCTCTAGTTTAGAAGTTTCATAAACTAGAGATTGATACTTAGTATAACGATTAAAAACATCTTCTATAACAGAGTTGTCTTTAAAACGGTTACCAGGGTCTTGAACCGTAACTAAAGATTGTGACATATTAAGAATAGTCCTATCTATATTTTCTACTTGGGTTCTAAGTAATTTAATCTCTTCCTTATCTATAACCGAAGCTGTTTTCTTAATAAGATCTTCCTGTAATATTTTAATAGATCCTAAAATATCCCTAGCTCTAGTCTTAAGGTTATTCCAAACTTTAATAGAAAAAGTATAATCTATAGGGGATAACATAGTGAACCAATGTTTCCTAATACTAGGAGACATAGTAGTTAAGTTATCAATTCCTAATAGAATATTAAACATTGGTAACGTTAATTTAAAATGCTCTTCTACTAGCTGTTTCTGAACATTACCAGTACCACCAGGATTAAGTTCATTACCATTAAGAAGAAAACTGTGCTTCCCTTTAGCTACATAGCCAGAGGATATAACATATTCATTATCTCCTACTTGGTATTCAATTAGTTTATAACCATCTTCTCTATAGTCTTTTTTAAGATCAGCTGGTAATGGATTCAATTGGGATAGTAAACTAGATTTACCCATTCCATTTGCCCAGGCTATAATAGTTATATTGGACTCTGGAGTATATACGAAATGTTCTACACCAGATAGAAAGAAACGTTTGAACTTGTGAAGTACAAGCTTCTTAAATATCATATACACTCCTTGGAATACAGATTTAAGGTCGGTATGTTAATACTTTATAATAGGTATCAGCAGTACCTTTACCTTCTTTTAACTCTTTTATTCCTATAAAAGAAAATGTAATCTCTTTAGTATCGTCTAAAAATGTATCTACAGGCACTCCATAGATTGTTCCTGAATAGGTATGAAGATCCATGTTATATTTAAGAGTTATATAACCATACTGCTTAACAACGTCATTCTGAAGAGTATAGGAACAGGTTAAATAAAAAGAAGTAAATTGATCTACTAACTCGGAAGGAAGTTCTATAGATAGACAATTAAATTTATATGCTAAACTTGTTACTTTATTAATGTTATTCATAAGTTTTATTCCGGATATATCAAATAGGCCAGAACCTGAATTAGTTTTAACAAGAAATTTCGATGTTATATCTATAGCAGACATATATACTCCTCTATATAGGTATTCACACATGAAGAACAAAGAGTAGGTAGAGAAGAGAGAAGTTAATCTCTCTTCTCTACTCTAATATAAGGAGTTAATTATCTAAGGCGATCAACCACATCTGATATATCGCCTCTTAAACCATTTATAGAATCCGTAAAGTCTTCTAGAGCTTCTTGCTCTAACTCTGCACGATACTTAGCATCTGCTTCTGCTTTCTTACGACGTTCTTCTTGTTTAGCCTTTTCGTCTTGTTCTATCTTATATTTATTAAGTTCATAAACCTTATTAGTAAAGTCTATTAACTCTTTAAGAGTATCGCTATTTTTAGCATCTAAATTTGGATATTCTTCTAAGAACTCGCTTATACGTTTATTAGCGCTAATAGCATTCTTATAATTTACCTTATAAGGATCACGAGTTTTAAAGTTAGGTATTTTATTTAGGTCTTCCATAAGCTCTAAAAACTCTTCATTAGCTATTCTAACTAATCTCTCTTCTTCCCTTCTCTTTTCTTCTGCTACTTCTAGTTCATAAGCTCTTTTTTCAGATGCTGATAAAACCTTTTTTGCCTCATATTTAAAGTCGAAAAACTCTTTATAAGTCTTAATAGGTAGATCTTTATAATCTACTATTTCAGATACACGTTTACCCAAAACTTCAGCATCAGTATTATATCGTGCAATCTTTTTAGCTATGGTTAAGAGTTCGGTTTTGTCGTATAGTAGATGAAAACATGTTTCTTCTATAGGCTCTTCTAATGGAATATCTCGATTTCTCCTATCGGCTACCATAGCATCTATAATAGATCTTCTGGCTGCTTCTAATTTGTTTAAAGTCTTCTGGTGTTCTTCTTCACGTTTTTTCTCTTTATTAGCTTCAGTAGGTAAACTATCTGCTATAGCTGTAATACCTGCTTTAGCACCTTTAAAAGCTGTTGTAATACCCCAACCAAGAACATCTAATGCAATATCGAATAATGGTTTATCTAATATTGATTTCTCTTTCATTGTTATGCCTCCGTATTCTCGAAAATCTTTTTAAATACTAAACCAACACCTGCCGCTACTACACTAATAGCTGCGGTTTTTAAAACATCTTTACCTAGACTAGACCAATACTCAAAACTACTAAGATCGTTTTTAGATTTAGCCTCTTCTTTTATAAGCTCATTATGGTTTTGTATAAACTTAATTCTAGCATCTAAATAATCTTTTAGTTTCTTAGCTCTCTCTTCTTCTGGTAAAGAGTTAATAGCTTCTAATTCTTCTTTAGAAAAGCTAGACTCGTTCCTATTATAATTGTTATTTACGCTTGTAAATTTACTAATTACTCCTGCTATCTTTCCTATAGAATCGACAGTTGAAGTAACATCCTTTAATGTAACTCCCATAGTATACCTCCAAGTATAATATTGTTATTCAGTAGAGATTATACCTTTTAGAAAGAAAAAAAAAATAACACAGGTCTAAGGCCGAAACCTTAGACCTGTGTATATCGTTATTGCTACGTTCGTTCCCCGAGTACTTGAACCCAGCATTCTATGGATCGTTCCCTGGGTACTTGAACCATATATAACGTATGATTAAAAATAATCATTACCCGACATCGTTTAGCAATCTGCTAATAGTGCAGCGCTTTTATAGATGCCCGTCTATTTATCATAGACCCGCCATTGTTACTGTCCAACAAGCCCTATATATCATGTTGGTACAGATAGCTACAATGTTATAGATAGGGACTATAATGTAACTACTACGTAACACCCACAATGATTATTTTATTATCATATATAAAAAATCTAAATAATAAAAAATAGAGAACCAGGTTCATTTCCCCCTGGCCTCTATCCCTGTTCTCTGTATTTAGAAATAATTAAGGTACCCAATAACGTTCCATGTTATGAATAATATAACATCTACTGGTTATTCGCCTATTAAGCATAGACCCACCATATGTTGTATCTAACCTCTCTCTTACAGATTAGCTATAACACCCTTAACCTTATATTATTTCATCATAATTATTTTTTATCCTCTACGAGCTCTCCTATTTTAGCCGCTGCGTCATTAGGATATTTCTCTTTAAGATATTTACTTATTCCGTCTGTTAAAGAAGTAGCATTTAAATCTAGCTTACCAGATCTAAGTGCCTCAAGTACTCTCTTATGGAATATTAAACACGCTAATAGATTTCTAGTGGGCTCTAATCCTTTGCCTTCAAATTTACAATGCAGTTCTGGAATCTTAGGAATAACCGGAACCTTAACTTCTTGAGTCTCTACTTTGACTATAGGTTTAATTATAGGTTCTGGAGCTTTAGAACATCCATTAAATAAATATAGAATAGCAGCAACTACGAATATACATATTCCAACTTTAAAATAGTACCATACATTACTACAAAATGTTCCAAATGTCGTAGGTTTATCTGGCAATATAAAATCATTTTCTTTAATATTATCATCATCAGTAGGATAACCATAATCGATAATGTTATTATAGTTTTTAGGTTTAAAGTTGACGTACTCATCACTACGATATCTTTTATCTGTACGCTTCATATTGTCCTCCTATTATAAACAGTGGCGCACCTATCCAAATTGCAATTTCTATTAATACCATAATACTAATAGCAAATATGTTAACTAATATTGTGCCTGCATCATAATGCGGCATTTTAAAAAAGTCATATAGAATTTGTGTACATATCACTGTTATAAAAACTAATGATAAATATCTAATAATGGTGATAAACATTTCTGGCGTAAATATCGTATTTTTCTTTTGATTTTTCGATTTAGAGATCTTCATATTTTATCCTTGCTATTGATTCATTAGCGTTTTTATACTCTTCACATGTTACATTAGAGTCAGACTTTGACTTTATAACATCCCGAACATATTTAACAACAACTTCAGGAGTTTTATTCTTCCATTTTTCAACTTCGTCTGTTAATTGTTTTTCATTAAGCTTAAGCTTATCGATAGCTTCATTAGTATTTTGTATAGCACTTCTAAGATTATTGTTATTAGTGTTTAGAGTTGCTATTTCTATTTCAGCTAGTGTCTTATTATACTCATAATCTTTTATTAAAGTACGTCTATACTCTGCTAGACCTTCAGCATCTTTAACATTAGATTTAAGAATATGAACATATGTAAAATGGTATATTACCAATATAATTATAATAGCAGCTGGTAACCACGTTTTATAATTACTAATAAATAGTTTAGGCAACATTGCAAACATTTTATCTCCTTTTCTAAATTGATCACACATTAGCTAGACACGTTGCTGAATTTGTTTATCCCAATATTCCAGAACGCGTCTTGTTCTTCTTTACCAATCGGGTGTGCATCTGGCGTTATCTAACTTTTTAATGTTATTTAAGAAAAGCAGATGGTTATAAGCGCCTTTTGTTAATTTATAGAATCTTAAACCTATAATATCTAAAAGAACAACTTCCTCGCCAGGTGTAGCCGAGATATCAAATCTAAGATTATTTCCGTCTGTCACTGCTTCACCGTTAACAAATTTTACCCTACCTAATTCTGCCATATAGCAAGCATCCTTACCTAGTTTCTCATAAGTAGTAACTATAAAAGAATATGGAAACTTATGGTCATCTTCTATAACAGGTCTATAAAAAGTTTCTGAAACGCCTTCGGTTAAAACTTTAAATGTTTCTTCGTCATAACCATTATTAAAAACTTCAACTGCTTGATTAAAATTTGAATTGATTAACATAATGTACTCCTTATATTTACATGTTGTTAGTTGGAAGAAAAAACTTTATTCCATCATTACCATCGCTATCGATAGGCATACCTATTCTCTCGATATCATCTAGAGTATTAATACGCCTAACCTCTTTAGATGCTTTATCTAAATTACTTAAAAGATTTAAGTAATAGAAAGTATCTGGTGTTATTATATAGTAATTTAATGTTTTAATATTTAATAAAACATCTACATTATCTTCAGCAGGTACTATAATCTCAAAACTCTTAACCTTATCCCCTATTTTAGCTTTATGATCCTTTACTATTAATTCAAAAACCTCTATAGTAAAGACTACATCGTTATCTACAGAGCTAGGAATAACATTAATAAGTTTCGTTCCCTTTTTACCAATGTTATAATCATTATTATATCCATAGGTTGAAATAGCGCTATCATTTAGGATCTTAAACGTTTCACTATCATACCCTTGATTATAAATATCCATAGCTCTTACAAAATCTTCATTAAGCACTGTTTTGCTAATTTCCATATTTACCCCTTATGTTTAGTGTGTTCTATGTAAATAATATGTACTTATTTTTAAATAACAATAGAAAGATAGCATGATATTGAATATAAGGATAACTTATGAATCAAATTGAATATAACAAGCTTAATGAACTACTTAAAGAATATAGTAAGGCATATTACGAAGGTAATCCAATAGTCACTGACTATGAGTATGATAATTTAGTAAAAGAGATTAAAGAGTATGAAAAGAACCATCTAGCAAATACCGATAGTATAACTAAAGTAGTAGGTACAACTAGTCTTAATAATAAGATAGACCACATAGAAAAAATGTATAGCATGGAAGATCTATTCTCTCTAGAGGAAGTTAAGACTTGGCTATCTAGAAAAAATGTAGAGAGCTTATATTATGTTATGCCTAAGTATGATGGATGTTCTTTAAATCTTACCTATATAGATGGCAAATTATTTACAGCTGTAACGAGAGGCGATGGTTATAGAGGAGAGGATGTAACTTATAATGCTAAATATGTAAGGGATATTCCTACCTATATAAGCCATAAAGGTAAAATAGAGATAAGAGGAGAGGTTGTTATCCCTAAGATCAAATTCGAGGAATTAAATCTTAAGAGAATAGAGAATAACTTACCTACTTTTAGTAACCCTAGAAATCTTGCTTCTGGATCTATAAGAGTAAAGAATGAAAATATAGAAGACCGTTGGTTAACTTTTGTACCTTGGGGTATAGGTTATAACGAACTTAACATAGATACCTATGATGAACAACTTGCTTGGCTAAAAGAGAATGGTTTTACTTATGATAGCTATGGTAAAGTAGTTAATGAAAATGATATATTAGAACGTTGCTCTTTATTAGAAGAACATAGAGACGATCTTAAATACCAACTAGATGGTGCTGTTATTAAAGTTAACAATATAAAAGATTATAAAGGATTAGGATATACAGAAAAGTATCCTAAAGGTATTGTAGCTTTTAAGTTTAAAGCTGTTGAAGTGGTTACTGAACTATTAGATGTTAAATGGCAAGTTGGTAAATCAGGTGTTATTACTCCAGTAGGTGTTCTTAAACCTATAGAGATTTCAGGTTCTATAGTAAGTAATGTTACTTTACATAATATGAACTATATAAGAGCTATGGAGTTGAAAATAGGGGATATTATAAGTATGATCAAATCTGGAGATGTGATACCTAAACTTTCTAATGTTTATAAAGGAAGAAGAACTGGTAAAGAACATCCTATAGTAGAGATTACTAAATGCCCTTCTTGTAACTCTGAATTGTTTATAGATGGGGCCTATAGAGTTTGTGCTAATGAAGATTGCCCTAGTAAGAATATTGGTAAGCTAATTCACTTCGGTAGTAAGAAAGCTTTAAATATTAATGGACTAGGAGATAAAGTAGTAGAACAACTTTATAATAATGGTTTAATAAAAGAGTATAAAGATCTTTATAAACTAACGGTAGAAGACCTTCAAACTCTGGATGGTTTTAGTACATTGAAAGCTAATAACTTAGTATCTGCTATAGAGGCTAGTAAAGGTATTGAACTACATAAGTTTATCTATGGTCTTAATATAGATGGCGTTGGAGAAACTGGTAGTAAAGTCTTAGCCTCTTATGGAAATAATTGGTATAACACTCCTAGTAACCTATTAGCTAATAGTAAATTAGATATACGAGCTATAGAAGGATTTACTCGTTATGTTAATAAGAATAAAGAGATGATCATAGAGCTTATGAATATTATACAACCTAGTATTAAAAAGATAGAAGTTGGTAATATCGTTTGTTGTATTACAGGAACTTTAAGTATCTCTAGAGATGCTATGGTAGAGAAACTAAATAAGCTAGGTATAGAAGTTAAGAACTCTGTAACTAAAGAGACTAAATTTCTTATAGTAGGCGATGATCCAGGAGCTAGTAAACTAAATAAAGCAAAACAACTAGGTATTAAGATAGTTTCAGAAAGTGAAGCTATGGATAACATATAAATAATATATGACGTATGGTATAGGCCCAATGATTAAATAATCGGCTATCCTTATAATAAGCTTATACCATGCGGTATAAATTTTCCTTTTGCCGACGCGTTAGTATAGTGTCTTTTCCCTATGCTAACGTTATGGTGTGTTTTTGACTAACCTTTGTGTTAAAAAAAAATGTGTGGACTAAGATAGTAGAGAGTCGTTAATTCGACTCTCTACTATCTAGTTTTTTAGCTGGTACTAAACTCCAGACTGTTGGAATCTATGAATCCTGGGATTTTCCTAGTGATTCTAATATTAAAGAAAGGAGATGTGATAGCATGATCGTTTTTACTCTTGAGAAATTCGTAGCTAATGGTGGTACTGCTACTCAGACAGGAACTACTTTTACTTTAGCTAAAGACGACAAGTTTACGGATATAGTTCATACTGAACGTATCGATGCTCCTGCGGATTTTTATAAGTTCATTTACGAGCCTATGTTGGTCCCAGATCGTAATTACTATATCAAAGCTAGACGTCATTTCACAGAGTCCAACCTAGACCATGATACGCCATCGAAGATAGTAAGATTTGATAAAACCAGATCTGAAGCACTGATCTTTAATAGAGACAACATCATAGAGAAACCTTGGGTAACTGTTAATGAGAATGAGTTAACAGATCCTGATAAGAAAGAGTTCACTATCAGTACATCTGATTTTAGAGCTAACATGTCAGGACATGAATACACCCATTGGGTAATTGCAGATGGTAACGACCAAGTAGTCTTTACTTCTCTAGAAGATAGAGAAAATAAGACTAAAATCATTGTTACTAAAACTCCTGTTATGACTTCTAAAACTAAACTGAAAGTGCATGTTATACATGCATCATCTGTAGGTATAGAATCAGAAGTTAGTACAATAGTAGTTGATCTACAGAAGTATAACTATGAAATAGTCTCTAGAACAGAAGATATACCTTCTGGCGTTAATTATAATTTAACGTTACGTAGGTTAAATAAAAACGCTAATATGAATATTTCTAAGATAGAAGTAGTAAAACCGGATACTAAGACTATCTTATACAGTGTTACTAACACTGAAGAGCAAGAATCTCTAACATTTAGCTTGCCTTGGTATTTATTTAGACACAACAGTATGGTACAGGTTATCATCACAGCTCTAGACACTAAAAATGGTGTAGGTCATAACATCGTTAACCTATATACTTCTAGTGCTACAATTAAAGAACTAGAAGATCCTGCGTTTAAATATTCCCATAAGTTTAAACTTATAGGTAAAACTTCTGAAGCAGACTATGCAGAAGCGGTTTATACTATGCAGGTTCCAGATGGTTACATCCCTATGCCAGTGAACAATAGCTCACAGCTAATGAAATTTAAGTTTGAAAATGACAAATTAGTCAATACTGGAGAACCACTTAAGGGTATCAGCCTCTTAAGCGTGAACAACAGCTATACGTTTGTTAAATACACCGAAAATAACTTATTAGTTATTGATGGTTGGAGAGATATGGTAGGTACTGATAAAGAGCCAGTGTTCCTAGTATACCGACATAATGTACATACAGATACATATGATCTGCTCTCCATGATAGAACACCCAGAAGGTGATAAAGACACTGCTGCTCGAACAGGTTCGTTAGCACAACTAACAGAAACCACATTTGTATATCTACCTCCATATGGTACTAAACTATATAAGTTAGATATAACAACAAGTAAGTGTACTGTACTTGAAGAACTAGTTTCTCCTAAGAAAGGAACAGAGAACTTCAAATGGTTCTTAAGGTTACCTAACCAAAGACTATTAGTACAGCATGGCGATGAACCATATGCTTATAAATATGAAATAATGAAAATGCAATTTGAGAAGTCAGCTTCTATAGATCCTCTCAGTTTCGTACGAACTGAGTCAGCTAGTAGGTTCCTTCCAAATGGCGATAACTTGATCTACAAAACAAAACAGAATGCTACTGATACCGATCCTAGTTTAGTAGTACTTAGTTATAGGGAAGGTAAATATAAACTAACAGGAGAGGCTCTACCTAACGGTGAGTTTCCTAATGGTTCGATATTACTACTAAGTAACGAAGTCGTCCTTACTAAACGTAAAAACAATGGGCCTGGTAATCAGGACACTTATATTACGTATAAGTATTTCTAAACAATTTAAAATTAATATAAGGAGAGTAAAATGGCTGGATTATTTACAATCGGCGCTACACCTAGGTTTACTCCATTAGGTGCTAATGATAAATCTGCTAGATCACTTCCAGTAGATCCATCAGAGCGTCCAAGTCACTTACCTAAATTTTACTTCTTTGCTGCTCAAGGCACAATGAAGGATCAAATTATCAGTGGTGCTGCTGCTAAGAATCTTTACGGCTCTGAAACCTTCGACGAACATGGTAAGTTCTTTAAACATACTACTAAGTTCTTAATAGGTTGTACAGGTGCTGGACAACAAGTTATGGCTCAAAGACTATTGCCTTCTGACATTGGTCCAAGATCTAACTTAAGTCTTTATATAGACCTTCTTGAAGCAGAGATCCCTAACTATAAAAGAACTTCAACAGGTGACATTGTTAAAGATGTTAGCGGTGCACCAGTTGTCGATGATAAAAAACCAAATGTAAAAGGTTACTATGTTAAATTTGTAACTGATTATAATAGTGCAGAAGAGCCAACACAAGCTGGTCTATTAACATCTAAACCAGGTGTTATGATGCAAGAAGTTACTACTATGATAGACGATCCAAATGGTGAGACTGAAGAAGTAGATGTACATACTGGCAAATATAGACTAGTTAAAGTAGGTACTGGTACATTCGATACAGTTTATGAAGATAATCCAAATCCTACTAAAGAAGAGCTAGTTGCTGCAGAATATAAACCAAAAATTAAAGCTAAATTAGAAGCTGCTGAAGCTGATAACAATGGCGATATAGAGTTTAAAGAAGTGACTATCAAATGGGATAAAATAGTTTCTATCCAAGATCTAGAAGATAAAGCTAATGCTGCTGATGAAGCAACAAAAGAAACTTATGGCGATATCTATATAGACACTATCCATACATGGACAGAAGCAGGCGGTGTTTACACTCCAGCTACCATAGAGGGTGGTGAGCTTAATGATCCTGATGTTGTTGCTAAATTGAAAGCTATGGACGCTATGGCTGCATTACAAACTCCAAATGTTGCATTTGACCAAAATAAACTTGATCAATACCCATGGAGCAATATGAAAATTGTTGCTAAACCAGAAACATTTGCAGAGATTGAAGCTAGTAACTATAAAGATAAGATAGATAAAATAACAGCTGATATTTTCAGTAACCTTCACATTGCTAAACAAGTGGAGATTATGGAAGATAAGCTAGAAGAGATTATCGAGAAGAAAACACAGATTAAGAAAGTCCCTGTAACTAAAGAGATCACTTCTACTATGTATCCAATTATGGAATGGAGAGCTAAAGACTATGGTAAAGCTTATGATAACTATGGCTTTAGCATTAACAGTCCTTTCCTTAATGATTTCAACAAGGTACTTGCAAAAGCTACTAAGAAATATCCATATAGTTTCAGTATCTATACTAGACCAAATGAGAAATCTTCTGGTACTGTATATAGAAGCTTGTATGGCGAGAACGAAGTTGAAGTTCTATTAGCTTCAAGCCCAGTTATCGATCCTTCTCTAGAGCAAAGAAGAGACCTATTGAACGTATTCAAAACAGAGTACTATAACGAGAAAGATCCTATTAAGCCTTATAAACCATTCGCTTTCTTAGATCCATTCATCTACGATAGAAATATCGAACTAGTACTTAAGAAATTCTTAGAGACAGAGCAAGAAGCTATTAACTTTGAACCAGCACTTTATCCTGCTGATAACCTCTACGCTAAGAACATTGATTGGTACGATTTCAACGCTCTTAATAAAGAAGACCTTGAAGACCAATTCGGTTTGATTAACCCATTCACTTGCAAAACAAGTAAGAACGTTAAGCTACAAACTATAAGACTATCAGAAGAGAGACCTAAACTACGTGATAACCTTAAAGAGGTTAACATGTCTGTTAATAAACCTATCTTCCTACAAGGTGGTTCAGATGGTACTCTAGATGATGCACACTTTGAAGAAGCTATTAAATTAGAACTTGCTAAATATGCAGATCCTGATAGTGAAGTACAAGAACTAGCTTATGCTATTGAAAGTTGTATTTGGGATAGTGGATTTACTCTAGACGTTAAGAAAGAGTTGATCAATATTATCTCTATAAGAAAAGATACAATGGTATGTCTAGGTACTCATACTGTAGATGGTTCTAACCCACTACCTACTTCTAAAGCTAGAGCAATCGCTACAGCTCTTGAAGCAAGATTGAAGTTGAATCCTGAGTCTACATATTATGGTACATCAGTCGCTAGAGGTATAATCCTTTTAGGTGCTGGTGAGCTAAGTACTGAAGATACTGGCGTTACATATCCATTAACATATGACCTTATGGTTAAGACAGCAAGATTTGCTGGTGCTGGTAATGGTAAATGGAAACGTGAATATCTATTTGACCATGGTGAAAACGCTGTTATTAGAACAATGAAAAATATTGTTCCAGAGTTCATCCCTATGACCATTAGACCTGTATTGTGGAATAGTAACGTTATCTACCCACAAAGATATGACAGAGAGAATTATTTCTTCCCTGCGTTACAAACAGTGTTTGCTAATGATACATCAGTTCTTAATAACTACTTTACTATACTTGCACTATGCGATGTTACTAAAGTTGGTTTCGACGTATGGAAGAACTTTACAGGCGTTATTAGCCTTACTGAATCTGAGTTCAAAGAGCAAGTTGAAAACTATGCTACACAACTTCTATCTGGTAAATACGCTAGAGTAATCAATGTTACTCCGGAATGTAGAATAACAGAAGCTGATAGAGCTAGAGGTTATAGCTACCAGTTGATCTTTAAACTATATGCTAACAACATGAAAACAGTTTGTATCTATACTACAGAAGTATATAGAGCAGGCGAAGAAAGTAAATAAGGAGATAACTCATGAGCGCACGTTTAGTAGACGCTATCTACGATAGCACAGAAGTGAATGCTGGGGTCTCTCCAGCACTGGATCTTAACTATGGCGGTATGATGGGTGTTACCCCTCGCTATGGTTTCTTCGATCCTAATAGTGGTAAATACTATGGAGAGTGGATTTCTGCTACTCCATATGTAAGAGAGAATGTTCTTCCTGTATTGTTAACACATCCTAAGTTTATGGATTGGCTACCAAACAGAGAGAGATGGTTGGGTATGTGCAAGGCTATATTCGAGACTGAAGCACAATCTATTACAGGTTTGAAAGGTGCATTGAACGTTGACACTGATAATACTCCTGTTGGTGGCGCAGGTGCCGTATTCGAAGTACCTACTAATGTTACTTTGGAACAAACGTCATTAAGTTATACATTCAAAGAGAGAATGGGTAGACCATTTAATAAATTCTTCTCTTTCTGGATTGAATACGGTATCATGGACCCGCATACGAAAGTTGCTAAGTCTATGAAGTTCCTTAAAGATCCAACAAGCAATGAAGAGTTTACAATGTATACTCCTGACTTCTATACAGCTACTGTATTGTTTATAGAGCCATCTAACAACAATACAACTGTAGAGAAAGCTTGGTTAGTATTTAATATCTTCCCTAAGTCAGCTGGTGCTTACGAAGGTTCTAGAGATATTACAACTGCTAAAGCTACAGAAGAGATCACTATTGATTTTGCAGGCATCGGTATTCATACTGATGCTGTACATAACCTTGCTAAAGCTATTATGCCTAAACTAGTTTCTCTATATGAGCAACCAGATATGCATATGACATTACCTGTTGCTGGATTCGATCCTAGCATTAAGGATAATGATACTGCACATAGTACAGATAGAACACAAGGCAACGGTGAGCTTGAGTGGGATACACACCCATCTGCTTAAAAATAAAAAAGATAAGATAGAGAGTAACCGTAATGGTTACTCTCTATCTTTTTGAGCGTAAATGATTTTTTCACTATATCTGGTTAATGTGGTTTTCTAAGGCATTAATCAAGATATCAATAATAGATGCTATTTTTACTTCTTAGCACCTAGAAGAGCTGCAGTTAGATCTTCTTTAAGAGATGCTACATGAGATTTAGGAATGGTGCTGTCCTTAATCTTAATGCTTAGACCAGTAACACGATAGTCTTTACCTGTTAGACTATTCTTACCTGTTACTTCTCTTGTAACTGCTGCTTGAATCTTACCGTTTCTACCGAATGGAGTATCTACGATAACACCTTTCAACTCTTTCTTAGATTTGAGAGTTGACTTAGCAAAATCAGCGATTGCTGTTGTAGCTGCTTCTGCGTATGCTTTCTCAAAGTTCTTAACTAGTTTATAGTCATCAGCTTTGATACCAGCATCTTTAAGAGCTGCTTTGAAAATGTCGCCGTCTGTATAGCGGTATTTATTAACGCCTTTAGCGTCGTCTTGTTTAATCAATTCGAATTTTGCATTCTCGAATTTGATTTCTTGTGTTTGCTTCTCCATGTGGAGCCTCCTTATAAGGTTAAATATAGTTTTGAACATTTCGATCAATAACTCATAGCATATAGACTATTTTAAAAATAATCACCACATGCAGGTCCTGAAGCATCTGTATCAGATTTTCCCTAGAAGATACGATTGCAATCACCATGTGACAGTATATACTTAGTAAGCTATATTACTAATGTTCTATATAAATAATATATAGCTCAAAATTATTCAGAATTGAAGATAACAAGGTACTATAAGCATATAGCCTATAGTACCTTGTTGAATATTTTTATAACGGTCGTAAATATGGTATTGTCAACCTAGAGTCTAAAGACTCTAGGATAGCCTTTATAGATATTTTAAAATGAAATCGATTATCGTACATAACGTAGATAGGAATATCATTATATCCATAAAGGTGATGTGTTTTATGACAATATTCATTTTACATCACCTACTTTCTTGTTAGAGAACAATAACAGTTGGTACCCGTTATAACCGGTATTCCGGTCATTTAACAAGAGAGACTACTAGACTACTGCTAAGGGTTATCCTTTAGCAGTAGTCTAGTTTTTTATTCTATTACTTTTTATTTATTATGACTAATATAAACTTCATGCTTCCACCTCCAAAAAATATATTTACGTTTATATTAGTCGCATTTTTTACCTATCTATTTAGACACTACAGAACGCAACGGGTTCTGTAGTGTCTTTTATTGCGTCACTACAGAGTACTTTGTACTCTGTAGCGTCTTTTTATTGTTCGCTGATTATATAGATATAAGGAGACAATATGTCTGTAGGTACTAAAAAAGTAACGACACAACTATTAGATTTATCTATTAAGAAGAACTTTGAATCTGTTAAAGACGGTACTGGTAAACCACTATCTGAACTTGAAGGAATGTTAGAACCTTTTGGAGAGCTTGGTAAGACTATTAATAATTTAGTAAATAAAGTTAAATCTGTTGTAAACAACATTTTATCGGCTATAGGTAATGTTATACGTTCGGTAGCTAAATGGATAGGTAAGATATTATCTGCGATAGGAGGAGCTATTAAAGCTGCTTTAAAATACGTTATGGGATTATTAGGTATTCCATATGATGCCCTGAGTAACATCTTTAAGAAAGTTATGAAATACATAAAATCGGCATTAGGCGTATTAGGAGGCTGGCTAAAGAACATTCTAGGTTTAGGAGCTAATGCTGGTCATATGACAGGATTTGCTGGTGTAGCAGCTTCTGACATTGCTAAAACAGGTATGCTAGCTGGTTTACTAGGATACTTTAGAAATGATAGTAAAGGTCTTAATAGAACAACTGATAGACTAACTAAAGAATTCGGTGCTGAAGATGTTACTAGAGCTTATAATAAACTATTTAGCCATGGTAACTATAGTAAGAGCTACTATGATAACTACTATGGATTAGGATCTAAAATAAAAGATCCTTTAGATTCCCAAATTTATCATGGTTACTATAGATCTAATAAGAGAAGAAATGGTTATTTCTCTAAACTGAAATTAGATACTCTTAATAGTGTGTTTGATAGGTTTAAATTCTTAGGTATATCAGGTAGTACGGCTAAGGAACTTGTAGAGTTGAGTAGTATTGGGGATCTTGATAGGTTATTACCGAGGAATAATAGAAGAATATCTTATGGAGAAGATTATAACGAGCTTAAGAAAAAGAAACGTACTGAATATAGTAACTTAGAGAAGTTAAATATTATAAGAAAATCATCTGGTGTATTAGAACATAGAGAAGAAGGTTATGATAGATATACTGGAGATGGTTTAGTTAATGACTATGCTTCTAGAAGAAGGATAGGAGAAGCTTTCGAGAGAAGATATGGTATTGACAATGGTACGATATTCGAAAGATTTACATATGAAGGTAAGAGACCTAATATTGAAAAACCATTAGACTTTAGAAATGAAAATTATACTCCTAGTACTATAGCAGATCAAACTAAAGAAACAGAGATAGAGAAGATAGCTACTACATTAGGTGTAGAGAATATGACATTAGAGAAACCTTTAAGCTATGCAGATTATAAAGGTTTTACTAAAGAGAAAACAATTAACACTAAAGTTAATAAAACATTTAAACCAAGTACCGGTAAAGAACTACTATTTACATATTAAAAAGAAGATATAGAGTATAGACACTATGTCTATACTCTATATCGTATATTATTGTGCTCTTACTGAAGCTCCAGGTAGAGATGTTGTTAAGTTACCTTGTGCAGTAAATAATGATAAAGGACCATTAAGTACAGAACCAATAGCGGAACCCACTCTAGAAGGACTAACTACTGAATATAAGTTAGCCCTTGCTCTGGCAAGTCTCATACCTAGTTTATTTAAAGAGTATTTATCAGTTTGAATATCGCGACCTGCTAACGTTGCTAAATAACGACCCATAGGAGAAGCATCGTCCATACCAAACTTTAAGAGGTCTGAGAATATACCTTTAGTTACAGGAGCAGCTACTAAAGTACTAAAGTCAGTAACAGTAAAACTAACATCTACTCCTAATGGTTTTCTTGTTTTAGTAAATGGTAAGTTAGTAGTTCCTCTAGTTATATTAAGAGATGTTATCATGCCTAATTTAATGTTCTGAACACCTTGTGAAGTTACAGAACAAAGGAATGGTGATGTATAAGAACTCTTACCAACAGATAATGGTAATGCACCAGCAATGAGCATGCAAAGTGGTATACCAATAGACTGCATTCTAGAGAAATCATTACCATAGACACAAGCTAATTTCGTATTGTAAGTAACAGTAGGAAAACTAGCAGAACTATCACCCCAACGTTTAGGAATATCAATATAAGCATCTCCAAATACAGTTGCTAATACATTACTTAATCCCATAGAGATGCCATTTGCTCCGCCCATAAGAAGTTCTTTAACACCTGACATAATAGCACCAGTATCTATAGGACCACCAATATTACCGCCCGAAAAGCTAAATTTCATATCTTGTGCGCCAGAAGCAACAGACTTTAGCATACCACCAGTTTCAATATCTCTTACATCATTAGAAAATGATTCTGTTAACGTTCCTACGTAATCAACTTGGAATATAGCGGATAGTCCGCCATCGTGGATAACACTATCAAACGTTTGTGTAAACTGATCTATCCAAGAACGTTCCTCTGTTAGTTTCTTATCTCGTTTATTAAAGTCATGTACAAAACCTTCTGTAGAAGAAGATCTTAATTTTTCTTTTTCGTCTTCATTTGCATTAGCTAATGCAATATCCTGTTCTGTTTTAATATTGCTTTCTAAGTTAGCTACTTTATCATCTTCTTTATCCCATTCTGGCCTATCTTTAACAACCTTATCTAAATAATCTTGGAATGTAGCTATACCACTAGACTGTAAAGCGTTAGCAGATTCTCTAACATCATCGTAGATATTTTCAGAACCATCTGGTATTGCCAACATGGCTCCATAGTCATTAGCTACTGGAACACCAGTACTACTATTTTGTTCTGCAAGTTGTTCTTGTTTCCTGCGTAAGAAATCTCTATAAGCTGCTTGAGGTCCTGACATAATAGCAAATATATCTAAATACCCTGTTTTACTATTAAAGATCTGACCACCTAGCATATCCGCTATCATTTGTAGTTCATCAGCGTCTAATGTAGCTGGAGTACCTAAATCATGAGTATCTTGTTCTATCTTACTAATAACCCTATTCTCTATAATAGGAGAAATTAGTTTTAATTCTGTTGCTAATTGAGTTGTTAAGTTACTTACTGTACTCCAATATGTATGCATGGTAGGACGCATATAGTAATAGTCAAAAGCGCTATCCATATTAAGGAAACCAATTATAGCTTTAGTAGCCCAAACGATAGCAGTTGTCCATGGGAAACAAGCAAAGATAGCAAAACCACCAATAGTAGCACCTATATTATATAGTACTGGCTTTCTACCTGTATTAGCTACTATAACGTCTCCATAGTCAATAGCAGACATAAAAAAGTCTATAAGTCCGTTAAATTTCTTAGTACCGAATGTTAGGAATACTAAGTTAACGTTATCGTCTATAGCCTCTGAGTAGTATCTACCTAAAGACATTTCGCTATCTTGTGTGGTAGGTTGTGTATCCATATATGGTCTACCTGGACTTAATGTAGGATTATATCGAGGCCTTATATCTGCATATCTAGTCCACTGTGGTTTAGGGTTACAAGCTAAATGCCCTCCTAACCTAGTATTACTATATTTAAAACTAGCAGTACTAAAAAATCTACCATTTATTAGTCTCTCTATACTTAATTCTTTATTAGTTATATTAAACCTAGTTCTTACCCAGTCTAAGTCTAATAGTTTCTCTTTATCGGTCTTTGTAAAAGTTTCAATTGTATTAACATCTTCGCTAATACTCTTAGCTTGGTCTACTCTTATGTAGTTCCTGAGGATATATCCTCGTTCGTCAAAAGCCATTATTAGCTCCTTAAAAAATATATTACATAGGTATCTGGTTAAGATACCCAGATACCTATCTCTTTTACATATTACCAGTTAAGAACTCTATTAACAGGTTTCTTACTGAATTGTTTTCTTAATACATTACGTAAGATTACTAACTCTTCATTAGCGCACTCATGATTAACTGTGTTAATCTTTGTTGCGTCTTCTAAATCAGCTTCTTTAATATCTAGTGCTAATAAGTTACTTATACTCTCAGTATTAATATTCTTTTCATTAAGCATATCAAAAGTATTTGCATTGTTTATACCAGGTTCTGTAACCCAGTCCCAAGTAAGAATAGCCGAAGTATGTTTAACTAAAATACCATTAACTACTTCATCTTTACTAAGACTTCTAACACTGAAAGCAACATTTCTATTAGGATTCTCTAAAGCTTCTTTAAGGAATTCACCTTTAGGACCAGAAGGTTTAATCTTACCCATAACGATAACAACGTTACCGTGGTTACCCATCATATTGACAGTATCTTTAGTGCGTTCGAACCAAACTTCTGCTATATGGAATGCTACGTTACTCATATCGTAACCAGCGTTTCTGTTAATAAACTCTGGCATAGTCATACCAGGTAAAAACTTAGGATGGTCCATTTCGCCCAATAGATAACCCTTCTTCAATCTTCTCCAAAAGAAGCTATTAGGGTTATTGAATAGTGCTTCAACACCTTTAAAAGTATAGAAAGCTTTACTACTATTAAAAACGTTAAAAGCACCAAGTCTTACTGTATAATAGCCATTTTCATCTGGTTTAACACCGCTATAGTTTTCAGGTTTATAACCAGCAGCATTAAGTACTATTTTAAAATTATCATAATCCATGTTATGTCCTTAATAATTTACTTATATCAGAAGATGTTTCTTCATTCTCTACTAACGCAGAAGCTAAACCGTCTTTAAAATAATTTCCTATTAATTTACTAGCAGTATCTCTAAAACTCTGAACATCAGCTAGTTTCGTATAGACGATCTTCTGTGTGAATATATCTTCTCTTTTATTCAAAATATCTTTATAAGGTCTTAATCCTGTTTTATCTTTACTTATAATACTACTTAATAATTCAAAACCTACAGGGTCATTACCTACGTTACTTCCAGCATATTTCTTACTGTTAAGAAATATATTTGCAATATCTTCATAGTTCATATACCAAGGTACTTTACCATTATTGTAAAATTCATCTAGAATATTAAACATGATACTAGTATCTTGTACCAATTGGTTAGTTACTATAACCGTACTATCCTTATTAAACTTCAACATGATATAACTCTTATTAGAATCTGGTAAATCTTTAATATTTACCATAGCAATTTTATCAGGTTGAAATGTTTGGAAAACAGGATCATTAGTTATAGCATAATTGTTATTTTTATCTACTATACAATAGTAAGAGATAAGATTAGTTATCTTATCTAAAGAGCAAAGTCCTTTAGAAGTAAATCTCTCTGGAAAGAGTATTCTAATCTCATCTGTAGCTATGGTTTGATCTCCTACTATCTTTAGAGATTTAGCAACCTCTTTAGGATTTCTTTTCCATGTACTTACATCTAAAGTATCTGCCATATTTATTTACCTCATTATTGTATTTTAAATATCTTAGTTTTAGACATAAAGAAATCAACTACTAGTTCTGTAAGTACGAAACTAATAATATCATCTACTGTCTTCTCAGAATCCTCTGCTAGGTATTTTTCACATAGTTTAATAAACTTATAATAGTTAGTAGTATCAAATAGTATACCAGCTACTAATTCTATACCTATAGTCTCTATACATTCAAGATCGTCGTCTAATCGTATAGATACTAAACGGTCACGAACTTTATCAGCAAGAACAGGAATATTATCTCCATAAGAGCAATAAGATAAAAGTTCTTCTGGCATATTACGAAGAACCTCTTCTAAGCTTCTTGTATAGATATCAATTAGTCTATTTCTTCTATGGATAGGATTCTCAACTTGAGTACCTATTACATAAGTATCCCATATTTTAATAAGCTCTTGTTTATTAGCTAAGAAAATATCTTTAGTAGTATCACCAGGAGCTTTAGTATTCTTATCTTTTATAGAATAACCATAAATAGCATCTACTAACCCTATTTCATTATCACAACTATCGAAAACTGGTTTAAGAACATAAACTGAATAAGGATCATTTTTAAGTGTTCCTAAATATAGTTTATTAATAGAAACATATTGTTCATAAGCTTCAATAGCGTGGAATAAATAAGTCTCTAATTTCCAGATGATATTATCTAGTTGTTTAGCGTTAATCGAAAGAGTAGCTAATCTTTCATTCTTAAGATATGTTGCTATTAACCAAGATTTAAGAATAGTCTCAGCATAGAAAATACACTCTTCTTTATCTAATATAGTATTAGCCATATTGATATAATCTACTGGGTTCTTAAGATCATTAGCTGTAAACAATGTTTTAATATGTCTATTAACTGCTGCGTCTGGATGTGTAACTATATCAAGTTCTACCATAGGAAGTTCATAATCTATATTACGAATTTCGTTATAGTTAATAGGATCTTGGAATAGATTAAGATCTTTAGCTTCTTTAAGAAGATCTGGAAGATCTAATTCTACAATATTAAACTTACTAGCAGTTGAAGGTTCTCCCGAACTTAGAAGTAACTTAGCGGTATCTATAAAAGAAACTAATTGACCTTTAAAATCATTCTTATAAAGGTTAACTTCTGATAATAGAGCTTGAGAAACTTTAGAGATAACTGTTGTAAAGTCTTCACCGGCACCATCAGCTGGAGCAATGTTAAGAACTGATAACCCACGATCTGTATCAAAATCTATAGTTTTACCGCTATTAACGAGATCATTAGCTAGTTGTTCTATACTAGCATTGTTTACTAATTTACTATAAACACTATACATATTATTATCCTTTAATGTTATCTCTAATTCTATTTACAGCAATATCTATTAGTAACGGAATAGAAACATCGAGATCAATTTTCTTAAGTATATTACCTTCATCATTTTCTGTTGCATAAAGAACTGTTTCAACAGCAAGATTAGCAATCTTGATTAATTGTTCATTAGTCTGAACTATATCGTTCATCTTCATCTCCTTATATATAGGGGGTTTTTAATCAAAGAACCAACCGTGTAGACAGCAAATTTATATAGAGACTAAGTAGGAAAAACCTACTTAGTCTCTATACCACGAAATGTAAAATACGGAAAGTATTTTTATACAAGCGGAAACGAGCTATAGCTTGTATATAATAATGTAATGGATGTGATAATAAATTACGAGCTTTTTATTATCATATATAACTAGATCTAGAAAACTGAAAATAATGATCTATTTTAATCTTCATTTTTAGATCGATGACTAATATAATAAAAGGAAATAATATGACATATACTATTCCACCTGTTAACACTAAAGGAATTTTCGTATTCCATCCTCCTTATGCAGATGATGCTACTATAAACAAAAAAGAGTATGAAGTTATAGAGATTAGAAAGATTAAAGCTCTACACGATGATGGTTTAGATCCTCTAAATTCTATTTATCTTAAAGTAGGTATGACTAAAGAAGATTTCGTAGAAGATCTTAATAATGATGTTCCTATCTTAACATTATCTATAGATGGTGAACAATATCTCTATGTACCAGCAGATAGAATAAAAGAGACACCTGCCGTTATTGGTTATACAGCAACTGAACGTTTAGTTACTTTATCTTTAGGTTTAGTACCAGATAATATTAACTTAGATCTTATGTATAAGAACATAGCAACATTAGTAAACGATACCATATCTGTTAAACCAGATCTTACAGAACACCCAGGTGGACCAACTGTTTTAATGTCTAACGAAGATTATGATAAATATACTAAGATGATGTCCGCTCAAGCTAGATCTAATAATAAGTCTTGGAGAGTACGCTACGAAGAGATGGAACAACTTTATAAGATACAGAAAGTTAAAGTTGCTGAAATAGAGAAGATACTACAAAGATTTATGTCTGCTAATCAGAAACCTAAGCCTTAAGCAGAGCGATAGACTTACAACCTAAACCATAAAAATATAGATAGAGTAGATAACCATATGGTTATCTACTCTATCGTTTATCCCATCATTCCTATCATAGTAGCAGTGTACTGCGCCATCTTCCTACTATCATTAAGAACACCTATCTTACCCCAAACTTTCAACTTCTCTTTATATAGTTCATCTGCATCTGCATAACTATCTACGATCTCTTTGAAACCTGGTATCTCATGGCCAGCATAAATATGACCAACATCTAATTGTATTTTTAACTTGTTATAGATATAACGTTTTAGCCCTAATGTTATTAACTCTGCTGTATGTGGATAATAACTAGGTTGTATATTTTCTAAGTTAGCATTATTACTTAGATTTACTTTAAGTGTTCCATAGTAAACATAAGGAGGATAAGCTTCTATAAGAACTTTATTTTCTCCTACTAATTCTAACCTAGCTGTCTGAACAACACTAGTGCGATCTACTACAGACATAAGTCTAACTCCTTCGCTAACTACAGGAGATACACAATGGTTATAAGCATCTAAACCATTATTAGGACCATTAAGGTATTCTCCCATAACTAATGAATAAACAGCAACTATACTTTTATTATTAGTAACTATCTTAGGAACTTCTATAATAAAAGATCCTATTTGTTCATTATACGAAAAATCAGCTGTAGCTACTACATTACATAAACTTAAGTTTACATAAGCCATTTCACCACCAAGGATATTCATATCTGTCATAATGATAGGTCGTATACAGTCTATCATCATTCTCTCTTCTAAAGATACTGGAGTACTACCTCGTCTTTGAGGAAATGCTAACTCCAATACTTCTACTGGTATATTCATTCTTATTACATTATTAAAAGTGTATTGTAAAGCATTCATTACTACCCCTTAAGATTTTTTCTTATTATAGCATGTGGATCGAAACATTTAACCGCTTCTGGGTCACCTTTCGGTAACTCCATCGCCTCATCAGTATTTACATATTCTTCACCTTCTACAGTAGGTGGTGTTTCATCAGGTTCTCCATTAGGAGTAACATTTAGTTTTTCTCTAAGAGAGTCTGATAATGTATCACGAACTATACCGGTTGCTTCGTTAGCTCTCGTAGGTAATTTAGTTTTTAACCCTGTATTAATAGTCTTACGAGAAAGTTTAATAGACAGTCTTATAAAAACCGGCTCTAATTTATTTAACATATTCAAAACTCTCGGTGATAGAAAGTTAAGTCTTTTTAATAATTTTTTCAAATAGTAGAAGATATAGGGAACGATAAAAGCTACCGCGATGATAACAACAGAGAATATAAATTCTCCCATTACATTTTCATCACCATAGTCTTCGTTACTATAACTCTGTGTTGTATATTGTTTAGTATTACTCTGCTGGTAATTATAATTCTGATTAGGTGGTGTTACAGGTATATCTACTTTTATATGTTCTGTAGGCCCAGATGGTACATCACCAGGCTGATATCCAGCAGTAGGATCATCATCATATGGCATCTTCATGCCTCCTTACCAATTTAGTACTTTATGTTTATATCCTAATGTATCATAGTCTTTCAAGTACATATCAAAATTAACTAACTGATTTATAGACTCTAAGTTCATAGCTTCAGTTTCTTTAACATCTATAGCAGATTTATAACCTGTTAGAGCTTCTACTTCAGCATTGAAGAAACTAATAATGTCTAAATTTCTTTGGTTAATATTTGGAGTATTTCCAGTATCTAAAGATGGAATATAAACGACTACTTGGCTATCCTGTCCCACTCTCCATGCTCTACTTATAGCTTGTTCGAAAATGTACATCCTAAAAGGAAGATCTAAAGCTACAATAACATTTGCATTCGTTAATGGAACACCTGTTGAAAGTGATTTATAGGTTGTTACTAATGGGTTAACATTTTTATCTTCTGTAAACCTCTTAACTTCTTTATTAAGATTTTTAGCATACTCTCCATATACTAAAGCCATATTATATTTAAGGTTAGTTAGTACAGAACGAGCTGCTTCACAAACCTGAATATAGTTACTAAAGATGATAGTATCTTTTATAGTACTATTAGTAAGAGCTTCATAATCTAAGTTAAGAGCAATATCAACATGACATTTTATTCTAGCACCCATAACTATCTTACCAAGACATTCACCTTGTATCTTAAGCATAGGGTATTTAATAATAGTTTTAATATCATCCCATTGTTTACCTAGTTCAGGAGGTAAGAAAGATTTGATTTCTCTTTCTATCATATTAGCTAATGCCATCTCTTTAGATATAAACCCTAGTTGTCTTTTCCTATAAGCTTCTTGAATAGTAATTACAAGGTTTCTATATTGATTTATAGAATATTTAGACTTCTTATCAAAACCATTCTGAGCCGCTATAGTAAGACAAGTCTCATAAAGCTTAATAGTATCTGGCATAGATTTCTCTATCTCTTCTAACCTTCGTGTTATAAACTCTCTCATCTTCTCTCTAATAACAGGTAAAGTATATTCGTTACCATTCTTAAGTGTTATAGGGATATAAGTTTTAATAACTGGTTCTAAGTTGGTTTCTTTCTTCTCTACAACATAAGTCATTTCGTTATAACGACCTGGTAATATAGATTTGAAAAACTTATTAGGGTTAGAATAGACAGAATATAATCTATCATAGAGTTTCCCTTTAAGTCTACCATCTATAAACTTAGCCATATTAATAATCTCTGTACTATAACTCTTAATAGGTGTACCAGATAGTAAGAATAAGTTCTTAGTAAAAGAACGATCTATAATATCTTGTAATAATATAGTACGTTTAGACTTAGTATCTGCGAAGTTATGAGATTCGTCTACTATGATAGTTAGTTTAGGTCCTGCTATCTTAGATAAGATTCCATAAAGTTGCTCTAAACCTTCATAATGCACTATAATAAACTTTTCATTATTATAAATAGAAGAAGACTTAATAGACCAGACTTTATTCTGACTAGGGTCTTTAAAAAGGTTATCTTTACCTGGTATCTGAATAGATTTTAACCAAACTTTTTCTAAAGTTGGTAATGGGCATATGATAAGAACTTTTTCAGAATGTAACATTTCTGCGAATGTTAATGAAATATTAGTTTTGCCAGTTCCTGCGGCTGCACCTATTGTTAAGCCTCTATAACCTGTTCTATATTTATAATCTTCATAGTGGTTAAAAAGCTCTTGTTGATATTCAAAAGGAGTATGAAACATTTTAGCTTTAATCATATCGAAATCTAGTTTATTATCGATATCGTGTTTTCTATTCTCTTCTGCTCTTGTTTCTAATATCCCAATGATCTTATTTATCGCTTTAACATTTATTCCATATGTAGGTCGTTTAACAGCGTATTTAAACATCTCTATAACTTCGTATATGAAGATAGAAGGGAAAACCATTTCTGTTCTTCCTAATGATGTAAAAATGTTATTAATGTTCTTTTCGCCGTATCTGGATAATAAATTCTTAAAGCCAGTCATACCTACAATTGTATACTCTTCTTTAATATTGTCGTACCGGACATCGGTAACGAATAATCCTTCGAAAAATCCCATGGTTACCCTTTCTGAATAGCCGTAAATCACTAAAGATCCCCGGAAAACCTTATGGCTGAGCAAAATTTGACCTTAAAAGTAAAGGAGCATATATGGCTAATTTTGATAGCTTATATAAGAAAGTTGGTATAACAAAACTTATCCACTTCTTAGAGCCTTTAATAATAAAATCAGATAGTTTTATATTCCCAGATAAGAGTATACTCTATTGGTTTAAACCTTCTGATGGTATAGAGGTACCTTCTAGAGTAGTTCCTTATCTTAATAAGACTAATAAAGTAAATGTAGTTACTCCTGTTAAGTTTGGTACTAAAGTTGAAGGCACTGTAAAAGAGAGTAACGATGTTAAAGAAGCGTTTAAGATAATGAACAGAGAAGAAAAGAAATATAAGTTTCTTCCTCCTAATGTTATAGAGAACAAAGGAGATTTCATTATCTATAACTATGGATTACTTAACTATATTTATAGTTATGCTGGAGATCCAAATCTTAATCTTATTAAGTATAATAACGTAGCAAATAGGATGTTAGACGATCTTAAGTCTATGAACGACTATAATAGATTTATACTTTGTGAATTACCAAATAGATTATTAAGTATGGGAGAGTTAGATAGCTTTGCTAGTAAACTAACACCTGGTAATGCTAATAGATTAGATCCTAAATATTTTAACTTAATAGAACTTTGGAAGTGGTTAACACCAGCTACTAAAAATAATAGTATCTTTAATAGGATAGCAAATACTAAATTAAATAAAACTACTTTACTTCTCTCTATAGAAAACAGAATGGTAGTTATAAATTTAGAATACCTATTTGCATTAGTAGAAGAATATAGTAGTTCTCAATATGTTGTAAATACAGAGAGTACTGTAGATGAATTTCTAATGTTATTAGGAGCTAGTAGTGTAAACTTAGAAACTGCTAGTTATGTAAAATCTAAATATAACTCTTCGGTTATAAGATATTTAATCTATATTATGTTATTTAAACTAATAACTGGTAAACCAATAGATTTTAATAAAATAGATGGTGAAAAAGTAGATGAAATTGCTATTAAGAAAGCAATGTCTATGGCTAAGAAAGTAGAGAAAGAAAATAAACTCTCTATGAAAGATGTTCTTGATGCTTATATCCAAGAGACAAATGATGATATTATAGCTTTAGATATGGATACTTTTATACCAGAAACAACAGATGTTGACTTTGCTAAACTAGATGCTATGGATGCTGATATAGAGAGTAGAACTAATAAGACGTTCGCTTCTATAGAAGAACTAAAGAAATATAACTATAGAGACGATCTTAGACTTAAGACTATAGCAGAGTTAGATTATCTATTAGAAACTAAAGCTATTTCAAAAGCTATGTACGATAGTTACTTAGAAGCGTTTAATAAACAAAATCAATTGTCTAATCCTTTCTTATTAGGTAAAGATGGTGGTAATATAGAAACGGCTTTAGATAGCAGTTTCGATAATTTTGAAATAAACGACATTGACGCTACTATAGCACCTAACGTTATGATCTTCGACGAAACCATTAATAAAAATATAGCAGCTACTGCTGAAAGACAATATCTTAAAGAACAATATAGAAAAGATATTATAAGGGTTGTTTATTCTTTACAAAATTTGAATAACATTATATTAAATTATGAAGTTAAAGAGAATTTTGATATTACAGGTGGCGTAGAAGAGCATATCGTAGAGATTATGTCACTATCTGGTAAGAAAACAACGTTAAGATTTGATATTCCTTATATAGACGAATATGGAGTATTTACAGTTAATGGTGTTGATTACTCTTTAAGGAAATTAAGAGCAGAATTGCCTATAAGAAAAATAGATGCTACAACAGCTTTATTAACTTCTTATTATGGTAAGATGTTTATAGGTAAAGCATTTGAAGCGAACGATAGTAATATCGGTAGATGGATATATAAATACTTAAGGAATAAAGAGTCTGATAAGAATAAGAAATACGATCCTAAATGTAACTCTGTTATAGCATTAGGAGTTGATATCCCAGACGTTGATATTCCTGTACTATATGCACAGATAGCATCATTCGTTAAGAGTTTCGATTATGGTAACTATAAATTCAATTTTAACCACCATGAGAGAGATAGATTACTACCAGATTATACTATGCCAGATATAGAAGCATTAGAGAAAACTAATAATGCTGTAATAGTTGGTACTGTAGGTAAGAACTTCTTAATGATGGACTTTGCTAATAACATCTACGAACTTAAAGGTAATAAAGCAGAATTGATAGGAGATTTTTATAGTGTTGTAAATATCGATACTTCTGATATTCCTATAGAGTTTGTAAGAGTTGGAATACTTAAAGAAGCTATACCTGCTGTATTAATATTAAGTTATTACTTAGGTTTAGATAATCTTCTTAAGCTATTAGGTACTAAATATAGTTTAGAATCTGGTCGAGGAAGAGTAAGTGAAAACCAATATGCTATTAAGTTTAAAGATAAAACATTAATAGTAAATAAAGATAATGGATTATCAGATCTTATAGTAGCTGGTTTACTAAGTATGAATAAACTGCTTAAAGATTTCCCTATGGATAGCTTTAATAAACGAAGTAGTTATAACGTCATTTGGCATAAATACTTTAGCACGTATAGTAACTTAAGTAGCTCTGTTAAATATGTAAATGAAATCAATATCTTAGAGACTATGTACATAGACCCTATGACAGCAAATCTTCTTAAACAGATAAAAGAACCTAATAACTTCCCAGCGTTAATAATAAGAGCTTGCGAGATGGTTATAGATAATAACTATAGACATCCTAATAACATTAACGACATGGTTCTTAAAGGTTATGAGAGGGTAGCTGGTATAATCTATAAGACATTAGTATATGCTTATAAAGATTATGAAAACGCTAATGCTTTCAGTAAGAGTAGAATAGTCTTAGATCGTTATGCTATTATGCAAAAGATAATGGGCGATAACAGTAAAATAACATTAGACGATTTGAACCCAATAGCTATGATCAAACAGAAAGAGGATACAACATATTTAGGAGATGGTGGTAGAAATAAAGATGGTATGGTTAAGAGAACAAGAGAGCTTAACGAAACTGAAATAGGTATTATATCAGAATCTACTAAAGATAGTGGCTCAGTAGGTGTTACTGCTCACATGACAGCTAATCCTAATTTAGTATCTATCAACGGGTTAGTAGGTAATAATAAAGAAGCAGAGTTAAAATGGGAGAATATGCTAAGTACTCCTGGAATGCTGGCACCATTTGGTTTAACAGATGATGCGAAGAGGCTTGAGAAAGTTGGGTCTCTATAAACCTTTCTAATTGCTGGGACGCTTTAAAATGCCAATCAGCAGCGAAGACCTTATATAAGGTAACGTTCACAGACTAGTAAGACTATAGTCAGAATACTATAGCGTACCGAGAGGGAAATGGAAGGATCCTATAGAAATATAGGATAAGATATAGTCGGGTCTTATACGAAAGTATAAGTGTTAAGCAACTTCAATGCCATTATGAGCTCGCACATTATAGCTATTGATAATATGACAGCTCCTAGAATCTTAACAGGTTATGAAACTATCATACCTATTAAAGCAGGACCTAAATTTGTTATTACAGCCGAAGAAGAAGGCACAGTAATCAAAGTTACTAAATCTGAATTAACAGTTGAATATAAAACTAGAGGTAAGAAAGTCTATAGACTCTATTCATGGACTTCTAAAGAAGAGGCTGGTTCTTGTTATACACATGAAATGGTTCCTAACTTTAAAGAAGGTGATCTCTTTATTAAAGATGATTCTTTAGTCTATGATAAATTGTTCTTCGAACCTTGTGTATTTAACCCAAGAAGAGTTCTTTATAAACAAGGAACTATGGTTAATGTTATGCTATCTGAAGATCCACAAACATGGAATGACTCTATAGCAATTAGTAACGAATTACACACTGTTTTAGGTACTACATTAACAAAAGTTAAATCACATGTTATAGAGAAAACTGACAACATTCTTAATCTAGTTGAAATAGGAAGTAAAGTAGATCCTAATACTACATTATATACTGTAGTTAATAGTGATATGCCTATAGACGAAACACTGGATGAAAAAGCATTGGGTATTCTAAGTGAATTAGCAGTAACTTCTCCTAAGGCTAAAGTTAAAGGAACTGTAAATAAGATTATAGTCTTCTATAACTTTGATCCTGAAACAGCTAGTGACTCTATAAGAAAGTTAATAGAGTACTCTGATAAAGTCCTAATGAAAGCGACTGGATATTCTGGTAGAGTTGAACCAAGTTATAGCATCCAAGGTAAACTACTAGAACCTAATAGTATAGAACTTAAAGTCTATATAGATGTTAAAGAAGCTATGGGTACTGGCGATAAATGTATCATAGGTAACCAACTTAAATGTACAGTTGGTGAGGTATTTGATTACAATCTAACTACTGAATCTGGAGATAAAATAGATGCAGTATTTAGTGCTTTAAGTATATCAGCACGTATTGTTAATAGTCCTAACCTAATAGGAACTACAACAACTCTTCTAAAGAAAATAGAAGATGATGTACTTAAGATGTACTTTGGATAAAAATAAAAAGTTAATAGAGATCTAGAAAGAACATTTGTTCTTTCTAGATCTTTTTATTAGCCCGTTAAGGGCAACTTAGACGCTACGATAGGAGTAATTACATTACGTAATCTCTTACCATAGTCCTGAGCAGCTAAAGATTGATATCCTGGTACCATACGATTAATATCGTAACGACCAGATACTTTTTCTTTAGCATATGCTAATGCATGATGTACAACATTTTTTACATATGTATCGAATGCGTACAAATCATTACCAGATAAAGTTGATCTGAGACTTGCGATTCTGTTCTCAACTTCGTCGGTAAGTAACCTGACCTTTGGGCCAGGTATACGTATACCATTAGTGGCCATATTGTTTCCTCCTTTCCGGATAACATATGAGTTACCCTAATCTTAAGAGAGACAGTAGGAATAATTCCTACTGTCTCTCTATATTTATAATATATAACTGTAATTAATTCACTTTGACATACCATACGTAAAAATAAGATAGAACATAAGGATGTTACCCCTTATGTTCTATCTGTTTTTCTAATATTGCTAATGATTGTACACCTTGAGCATTCACTGGCTCTGGGTTAAGATGTATCATACTAGCTTTATCTATTATCATGCCTTCTTTAGTATAGTTAATGATATGATCTTCAGCTTCTATTACGACACTCTTTTTAAATTTAATATGTATGTTACCTTCTTGATCGGTATTACAAAACTCTATGGCATTTGCTAACATTGATAACTTAGTTAAAACCATAGGGTCTAATGCTTGTGCTATATCTACTAATCGCTCTGTATGTTTTTCTAATTGCATATTACGTTCCCACTTCCTGTTATTAAGACACCACCGCATTTGACAGCATCTCCTAATCTTACTAAACCTAAACCATTAACAGTCACATTAGGACTACATCCTCCAGCGGCTCTACTATGCACCGGAGAAGGAGAAGGTGAACCATGAGGTATAATACTATCTCCTAGTCTATGAGCACCTATACTGTTAATAGTAACATTGCCACTACAACCATCTGTATTTGTAGGCGGAAAACTTCCATGCCCTGAAGCTACATCAGCTCCTGATCCTCTTACTGCTGGCGGCATCTTTAATACTCCCTCTGAAAATCTATAAAGTTTTCTATTGTATATTTCTTATTATGTCTATGGATAGAGTGTTTAACTGGTATACCTTGTACGTAACTAGTATCTGATTTAATATACTCTTCTAAAAAGACTCTAGTATCTATATCATTATTACGTATAGCCATAATAGAAACATCTTCGCTAACCTCTTCTTCTTTAAATGTTAATGTACATTCAGCTGTAGTTAATGTTTCTAGCATAGTCTTATAAAGATCGAATGTTTCAACTTTATAATTAAGTTTTAAAGCATCTAAAGTTAATGGCGGTGTAGCGCCATCTTTGCCTTCTATCTTAACTACTTCCCAAGTATAGTATTTCCTATGTATGGTAAAATTAAAAGTTTTAGTAGCATCTCTATAGCGACCTATAGACTGCCAATTAGAACCATCTAGTTTAATCTTTTCTCTAGGTGCTAAATTATTTTGGCAAGACGGTTGGTTATTCAGTATTAAAACAGTACCAGAGATAACTCCATTATTATCTATAGTAAGATCTAAAGGAACATCACCTGTTAACCACCAAAGTATATGCTCTTTAAAAAGCTTAGTCTCCGCTGTCTCTACAGTATGTTTATAGATATGAGTTTCCCAAGGGTTCTTAGCATGGTATAAACCAGATTGATTAGGTAATAAACCTGTTGTTATTATTGTAGACTCCATGCTTAGTTCCTAAATTAGTTAAGTTGTATTAAAGGCGCTGACATAGTCATAGTACCGCCAGATTTACAATTAGATGTTCCTCCGGCTGATAGATTATAAGCACCGCCTACTTGGGTTGTTTTATTACCAGACACCTGACCAGACTGATTACCACCTATAGACTCTTTATCTTCTGCTGATATATTTACAGTTCTATTAGAGCCAATAGTTTCAGTATGATCCTTACCAGTTGATATATTCATATTGTTATCATGGGATATTGTAATATCTTGGTTAATACGAATATTGAGTTTACCTTCTGGAGAAAGTAGTTCAAAATAGTTACCTTGGAAATCTACTAACGTTACTTTACCTTCTTCTGTATTGATAACTATATCATAAGCAGAGGCTTCTCCATCTGTATTAGCAGTATGAAGAACTAGCTCTTTATTCTTAGTATCTACCATAAGATAATAACCTTCCTCACCTTTAGCTGCATTAACATCAGATTGGTTCTTATTAGAGAAGTAATAGATAACTTTCTCTTTCTTACGCATGTTAGTACCAGTAGATGCCCAGAAATATTCATCATTACCACCTTGTTGAAAAAGGTGAACCATTTCGCCTATAACAACATCTGGTGCGGTTAAACGATTAGAGTTATAGAGACCAATCCATTTAGCAGTAACTGATTTACTTTTATCTACATTAAGATTAGTAGTGTTACCTTTAATATCTTGATACTCTAAATTGACCTTCTCTTTTTCGTTATAGTCACCCTCTAAAGAAGGCATAGCCTCGACCATAGTTACCTCAAGTTCATAACTATCTTCTGGTTTATCCTTAACAGCTTGTCCCACACCTACATATCTAAAATTACTATTTAAAGCTTCCATATCTTTCCTTTATACTTAATAAGGTCCTAACTCTGAAATTAACATATCAGAGTGTTTATAGAATCCTATAGCTTCTAATACAGCATACATCATACCACAGTTATCTTTTACTATACGTTTATAATCAACACAATTAAAGATTTCATCTGGTAAACCTTTACCCTCTATAAGAAGTAATGGTGGTCTAAATGTACCAATGTTCTTCTTATTGTATTTAGTCATAGTTATACGTAAACGATCTGCAAGTTCTTGATCTTCTAAGTTATCAACATACTCTTTCATCCTAGCTGGAGTATCTAAAGTAGTTGGAACTTTAAGAATCATATAGGTAGGATCTGGAGCTGGACCATACTTAGGAGCGAATACTTCTGTCCATAGTAAATGATGGAAGAATGGTGTTAACTCTGGATGATCTGCATCTTTATAAGCTTTTTGATCTTTAATCTTATCTATAGAGAGAACTGAAGTATCAGCTGCTTTAACTCTAGAGATAATCTCACGTTCAGTATCTGCTACTAACTTAACATAACCAAATATATCAAGTTTCTTACCTTCTCTTAAAGTAGCTCGTATATCGTTAATCATACCATGACCAATATCTCTATAATGCTGAGATACGTTAGATGCTATAAGATGTACACCTTTAAGTTCTAACTTTGGTTTTTCAAAGACGTTACCTTCTTTAACAGCAACATCTGCAAAATAGTGTTTACTAGCATTCATAGTTACGAAACTATTCCACATAAACTCATTTTTCATCTTAAGGGATTCAAAACGATTAATATCAATATTCATACTACCAGAGAGTATCTTAATGTAATGGTCCATAACCTGAGTTGCTATAGTCATAACAGAAGATGCTATTGCTATTGGGTTACTAACAACATGAGATTGTGTATAATACCAATCTACCCATTCGTCATAAGTAGCACATGTACTATCCGTATCTGAAAGAACAATACATCTTCTCATTAGCTCTTTGATATAAGCAATATTAACAGGTGCTGTATCTGTTACAAATAATATTCTAATAAGATCCTTATAAGATGTTAAAGTCTCTGCAATGTATTTAGCAGAAGAAGCTAGAACATCCATAGTTTCAGTTCCTACCATCTTTTCATAATCAACAGCCATACCTTTAATAAGATCTGAACAAATGTTATGTATATGGGATTGAATACCTTCTTGAACATTATTAATATCTTTAACTTCTGTTTCAGGCGTTGTATAACCTTTTCTTGTTAAAGAGATCTCTTCTAGAAACTTAATAGTAAGTTCAGGATTATATTGTCTAAAATGGTAAAGATCATTAGTATACATAACAGCTCCTAACTCTAATGGAGTTAGTTTCTCTACGTAAGATCTTATATATTCAATCTTAGATGGTATATTCCAAAAGTATTCTGTAGATCGAATAACCATACCCATAACACCATCTACATCTGGTGTTTTAATATTATATTTCTTAAATACTCTCTCAAGCTCTGCAAAATCAGTATTCGTTAAGATACATGTTATATAATTTATAACAGCTTCAGGTGTATTAAAAATTTTATTACCAGATACTATAGATTCTGTTACAGCATTACCTATAGAAGCAACACATCTTGTTGTTGATGTTAAAGTATAATGTGCTGATGGGTTATAAAGTATCGTACTTTTAGAAGCATAAGCACCAGATAATGAGTTATTAAATATCTTACGAGTAGCCTGCATGTTATCGTAATAAGCTGCTTTCTCAGCATCACCAGTCTGAGTATAATAGAACATAAGTTTCTTATCTTCTTTTCTAGCTTTGATGTTGACGCTAATGAACTCAGCATGTAAAGATTTCTTAACAGATGGATGTATATAAGTTGTAAATGATGGTACTATAACTTCTTGATTATCTTGTGCTGTTTGTATATAATCTAAAAGAGGCATCTCGTCTACAGATACGTCTCCCTTTTCATTCCTACTATTAAACTTAACAGCTGGATTCTTAAGATCATACTTTGGCATATTCGCTTTTAATAAATCATGAGCTTTTTCTTTACTAACGCCTTTCATCTTAGAAATAAAAGTTATCGCTTGCCTAGCATATTCTTTTTTAGGATTCATATGTACTAAATATTCAGGTGTTGGCCTTTTAAAAACGTACATATCTATCATGCTCACCTCCTTCTCGAATAATCATCGATTGGCTCTAAGTAGAACAAAAAATAAAAGAGCAGTAGATAGAGAGTACTATCTACTCTCTATCTACATTCTTGTATGTGTAATCTTACAGTTCTTGAATCCAAGTTCAGTTAGCTTATCAGCAACCATTGAAATATCAGATGTATTAGCATTTGGTATCTCAATAACTATTTTAAGTTGTTCTACTTCTACAACACTATTACTATCTAAATATTCCCAAGGTATAAGAACGGTTTGTTTATTAACACCTTCAAAAAGAATATAAGTTAGATCTTCTACATTATAGTCTTGTGCTAAGTAACGTTTCATTTTCTCATGTAGGGTATAGATGTCTCTATAGGTCATAGCCTGACTAGCTGTTAAGATAGCGACAACTTTCATGCTTCTATAAACACCTCCTAACTCAGTAGGAGCTAGTGTTACAAAGTCATATCTTTTATGTGGTTGTACCATAGGTTATTCCTCTCTATTTTGAAAGTTCATGGTAAGAGTATCATGGTATATGAATGTAATATCCTGTATAGGAATATGGTTAGAAATAATCATATCTCCATATTCTTCCATAGTCTCACGCAACAAAATAGCTATAGCGGCTGGATCTGCTGTTTGGAGAGAGAGCTGATAAACATCAAATGCTAACAGCTTAAGTTTATGCCTCATCTCTTGAATATCCATATCCATCTGAGCTCTACGAGCAGATGTTCTTATAAGATCCTCTATAAAAACACCTACTTGAGATCTGTCTGCTATAGATAATACTTCTAAAATAGTTGCCATCTTATCTGTTATAGGTAAGGTAACTAAATCAACTTGTCTATTCATCTGGCCCTCCAAATTCAAGATCTGAGCTCATAGCTGGATCTAAAGAATATGTTATAGCATATTCTAAAGAGGCTGGTCCTATAGCAACCATATCATCAACAGGAACACCGCCCATATAGATAGTTAAAGAGGTTCCATACTTAAATGTTCTACGATACTCTTTCATATCCATAGAACGGAATAAAGCAGGATCTGTTCTTAGCATAGACCATCTTACCGGAAGATAGAATATTCCATTACCTACTCCAGTTTTATACATCATATTAGCATCCCAACTTATACCAACATCTTGAAATGCTTTTCTTAATGCCATTAGAACATTATCTATATTACCATTGATACTCAACTGTTCCCAAGTTTCTCTACTACTAAGACCAGGATAACCAAATGGTATAGAATAAGAAGTAACAAATTGATCTAGATGATCTAATTGGATATCTTCTATGTTATAACCATATTGATTATAAGTACCATCTAGATAAGCCAGTAAGTTAAGATGTGTCCATAAGATAACATAATAGTCCACCATAAACTTAAATAACATAGTATTACCTTGTTTATGTAAGAAGTTATTATGTTTCTCTATATTATCTACGTAAACTTCGTATACTTCTGTAAGATCAACTTCTCCCATTCCTAGCCTAGGAGGACCTTTATAAGCGGCATAGTACTCTGTAAGATAAATACTAATGTAATCAGAAGGAAACACATCGGCTATCTTCATTTTAGGTTCTGTCACACTGTACTCCTTTCTAACATTAGATCTGAGTAACTTCTAACTTAAGTTCATTTTCAGTATCTATAACTCTATCTACTTTTAGTTCTTTATAGATAGGACCAAATTCTTTAGTTAGTTTATATTCTAACCAATCTATAAGCTCCATGAACCTAGTGTTAAAATCATCCTCTTTGATTATTTCAAAAAGTTGTATAGGATCCTTCTTAGATTCTATACCAACTAGAAAGTCTAAAGCTTTTACCATAACTTCGTTATAAAGTCTAGACTGTTTAAGTTTATCGGTAGAATAATTAGAAATGATATGCATCTCTAATGGGCAACCATGTATTATTCTGTTTTGTAATCCTTTCTTATAAGGACTAATATCCAAAACTTTTGTTTTCATATTTCTCCTTTCCACTTATAGACAATAATTATCTTTTCTTTATGAAAGATAAAATAAGATGTCTATGTATCTTGTAGTTAACTTTATAAAATAACATTAACTTACTTTCCTCTGCGCTAAAAGAATATAGATTAAGATAATAATCAAGTACTGGGTTAAGTATATTAACTACCCAGTACTCTATCATGTTTCTATAATCTCTTATTTTATTAGGACGATCATCTACCCAACTTAATGTACTTATTTCAGAAAGTATCATTCTTGTTAAGCTACCTACAGGATAATCTGTAAAACTACCAGTAGCGAAATAATTCGTTATATATTTAGAGACAACATTCTCTAATAGACTTCTAGTTACTTCGTCTAGTTTAATACTACCTAACGGATTAATAATATACTTAATCTTATCGGTAAGTTCTCTATCTGGTAAAACCAAATCTTCTGTTATCATAATACTAGTAGATATGAAGTCTTTAGGAAGTTCTCCTAACTCTCCTAAGAAAGAGTAGACTTCTTCTTCATTATCCGTTACTGAAGTATCTATTATGTTATTATAGGTCATTATCTCATCATGCTTATTAGACATAATAACTCCTTAATAGTCTATATAATAAACCCCATCCTTTAAATTAGCATAAGAAGGAATATGAAGTACTTCTCTTCTAGCTTCTTTATAACGATAAGATGCAATGTCTCCTAATGTATATACATGTATTTCGTAGTTATTAATAACAAAGATTAATGCTTGGTTATTAATTATAGAGCTATAAGGATAAAAATAACTATCCCATATACCTTCTAAATTACGAATGATATCATTATGATATTCTTCAGGTACAATGTAGAAAAACTCATCTCTTAACTCTGTTGTTATATCAGTGTTATCTGTATACTGATAAAAGCTCCAGGTTACATTATTAAGTTTAGTTTTATCAACTTTAGTATCTGGCTCTTTAAAGAGGCTAAAGAAACAAGGATCTGACTCTTCTATAGCTCTAGACCTAAAATACTTAAAGAACATATTCCATGTACAGATTAAAGGACTTATATTAGTATCTCGAATATCGAAATCACCACTAATATGTCTACATCGTTTAAATAACATTTCTATTTTACCGAATCTAAGATCTATAGGAACGGTAAATAGATAATGATAATCATCACTACTGATTTTATATCTTCTTATTTCATTTAGAGAAACAGGATTCTGAAACTCTGCTTTCATTACATCTCTCTTTCTATCACTATGATATTATCCATAATACTACATTTTTTATCATATTTAACTTCTATAGAGACGACAATATATTCTTCATGAAGTAAATCTCGATACTTCTGTAAAGCATCGAAAATAATATCATTACCATATATACATACGCTACTTAATCTATCAATATCATATTTAGTAATGCCTAAAGCTTTATTAATGTCTAGATCTGTTTCGGTAACATTGAATCCAAAATCGCCAAGAGCTTCTGTAACCATATCCTTAAGAATACGAGTATTACTAAGATGCATAGGTTTAGCTCTAAAAAAAGGTAATCCTGCTAAAACTTCATAAGGTAAATAAAGTCTAAATTTTTCATTATAACGGCTAAGTCTATTTTGCGACATAAAACTCTCCCCCTATATAGTATCACGTATTTTGTGCTATTTTAGAAGATAATAATAGCGACTAGAGACAGAGAAAATATCTCTGTCTCTAGTCTTAGAATATGTTAAAAGAACATATCTGTTTCTTCATCCATCGTAGCATGAACTGGAGCTTCTATCATACTGGATTTCAAGTCATTCTGCCTTTGGGCTGAAGCTTCATTTAGTTTAGCTAGTTGGTTAATCTCTTCTTTAAGTAAACCAGAAGAAGCAACAATATGCAATGGGAATGCATTTTCTCCAAACTTAGCGAAAACATTCTCATGTACAACATTACCGATCTTATGGTGTAAAACATTAAGATTGAAAGCAACATCTAAACCTGGTCTTGTTAGTGTTCTAGCGACTGTAGGTAAGCAGTACTCTGGAAGTTTAATATCACCTGCTCCCTTATGGAAAGAAAGTGAATATAAACCTGGAGGAGTTTTAATACCTTTATAGTCTTGTTGGTTAATAAAATTTGCCATATCTGTAGAGTCTAACGACTCATTATCTCCAGATAAGAATAATGACATTACACCCATAACATTAGCTATACGCTCATTAGCTAGTTTCTCACCAACTGTTTGAGATTTATCCATCTCTGCATTATTAACATAGTAAGAAATTAAGCACTTACCCTTATTAACTGCTTTAGCATTTAAAGTAGCTAATACTGCTTGAGTATTACGAAGCTTAAGAGCATCGCCTGAATCTCCTATGATAACAGTAAAGCATGGGATGCCTTTTTCCATTAAAGCATCGACTACGCCTATCAGGCCAGACCCTCCCGATCCTCCCGAGGTACTAGCGATAACACAAACGAAAGTGTTAGTTTCTTTCTTAGAAAGTTTAATGCTATCTAAAAAATCTGGAATATTAGCTAGTATTTCAGCGGCAATGCCCTGGCGGTCGCCACCTGCCCCGTTAATAACATTCTTATCGTTAGATACCAATCTTTTCGTTTGGTAAAATGAACCAATCGGTTCAATATTGTCATAATTATTTCTACTCGTATCCATAAAATGGTATTCTACGTCTGCAAAACCTTCTCCAAGGTCCTTTAAGCTCTTTAGGGCCTTGTCACTCGCATTTATGCCTGCGCCACCAATCCCGAGCACTATTAATCTATTAGTTGCCATTAAGTCTCCTTAATTTATTCGTATTTTTAAATTTCATCGTCCATTGAACAATTACGTATTTCGTTCCTAAGACAATTTACTGTTATTTGTATAGCATCTACTGTATCCCTATCTAGACAATCGTCGACTATGTTCTCTAGAAGGTGAATAGCATTTTCAAACTTACAACACTTTAAGACTGAATCGTCTATCGTTTCAGGATCATATTCGTCATCTTCAGTGTCGTCCATATCAGGGTATAAACCAAACTCATCATCAGTTTCAAAACTAACATGTACATAGCATGTTTCATCGTCAGTATCTTCGTAGTCGCTATCGACTTCTTCATAATCATCTTCGTCGTAATAACAAGAGTGTGACATATGGGTATCCTTTATAATTTATTTTTAAATGTTAATTTCTTCTTCATAAACATCATTTGCTCCTTTTAGATATAAATTTAAGATATAGAAGTATCTAGCTTCTACTATATAAAGAATATATAACTATCTTAAGATAGGTATATACAAGAATATATAACTAAATGGAAATGACAAATTAAATATTATGTAGGAACCTATACTAAAAGTAAGTATAGGTTCTTATTAATTTAGTTTGCAGATAGATGCTTAAGCACAAAATCTAAAGTATCTGTAGCTGCGCTATATGATAGCGAGCCGTCTGGCATAATATAGTACGCTTTTGAATTTAAAGCAGTATCAATCTCTTTAACAGATTCTTTAGTTAAAACAGCATTGAAAGACACAGTATCTCCATCAAACCACATGTTCTACTCAGTTAGCCGGGCTAAGTACGTCAAGTATGTGTTAATACTCAACTGCCTATACTTTCATATAGGTGCAGACTATATCTCTTACATAATAAAATTACATAAGTTACTACATTTCGAATTAAGGGACTCTCACCCGCCCGCTAGGGCCCTACTCCTGTTGCCGTTTATTTTTGGACGTCGGCTTAAAGGATAGTCGTTGAACTCAAATGTTTTACTAAACTGAATCTAGCATTCACATTTTTCGCTGCGTCGGTTGCCTATATATCTAATAGAGTTTTTACCATGCTACACACTTCCATTACTGGGTGTAGTATTATAGCGTATTTCTACCTATAAGTGGTATCTATTAGCTTTAAGGGTTTCCCGCAATTAATAGTAAATGACAATATGTTGTTGTGTTTTATTGTTTATATAAATTTTTTGTAATAAACGGATAAATAAATTCTATTGGTTTATCCTTTATATCGATTACTTTACCAAGTGTAGTTAGATTTTTATAAAAATTACCATTATAACAATAGTGTGCGTATTTAGATAATCTTAACGATAATTCTACCGGCAGATCATCTAGTCGTGTCCTATGATCTATAACTTCTAAATTGATATGGTTATATTTTAGAATCTCTTTCTTAATATGGTCAACAGCTTTTTGGGCTTCTAAATTTCCAAAACCTTTAATAGAACGTTCATGCTGTTCGCCGTTATACTCTATTACAAGATTAAGATCGCTAATATAAAAGTCCCATCTATATTCAAAATAGTCCAATTTATACTGGTAAATGAATTTTATCTTATGTTTGGTTAAAAAGTTATATATTATCTTTTCAGGCTTAGAAGAACTACAAACAGGGCAACCAGTTTTACCTATAAGGTGATTATCAGGTCTAACCTTAAATTCACCGTGCTCTGGGCAAATTACTATAACTGGTGTTTTATTGTTTATGTATTCTACTTTATCGTAATTATATTTGTCGCCATGTATAGCACGAGCATCCTTTATAAAAATTTCCGTTTGTTTAGGACGCAATGATGGGTGTTTTGTTTTCCAACACTCTGGGCACCCTTGTGCTTTTTTGGTAATATGATTATGCGGTCGTTGCCAAAAAACACCGTGAAGTGGACAGATGATTTCAACAGGAATATCAGTTCCACGATATACAACTTTACTATAGTCGTATTTATCGCCATGTTTTTCTCTTGCCTTTCGAATAAAATCCTCTTTCGTATACGACTGCGTTCGAGTACGTTGTTCTATACCGCATTTTGGACACCCATGACCATGTAAGAAATGGCCAACGTTCGCATACCATTTTCCATGTTTAGGACACTCTACCCATACATAACCACATGTATTCCCATAAGAATTATAATCTACTATATAACCCTTTCCCTTGTGCACTTCTTCTATTCTTGCCTTAATGGTTTCTTTAGGGATCAAAAACCTTGAGCTTGTGAGCTCATTAACGCATTTACGGCACCCACCTGTTTCTTTTGCGGTATCGCGCATGTGTGCCTCATATGTCGTAGTAAACTCGCCGTGCTTTGGACATATAATCGTTATCGGAGAACGACTATTTTGATATATAACTTTTGAGTAATCAAATTTATTATTATGTCTATTTGACATATTTTTTATTACGTTTTCTTGTTTTAAAACTTTACCCATGATTAATTCCTTTAAATGGCAATATCATAAGTTAGTTAATTAACTTTAAAAACGCACCTTTACAACAACTGGAGTTTATCTCCGTCTAACTTGCCCAAATGCTGGACTGACGCCGCGAGGCTACCCATGAACTTTTCTCCGTCCACTGGGTACTCTGGCAAGTCCATAACTTCATTATCTATGTATACCTTAACTCTTCTACCTATAACAGTTGATTTTAAATACACACCTGAAGGATAGATAGATCCTAAGTTAATAACTGGATAACGTGTTACTGTACCTTTAGTCTCTCTAGCCGCTTGAGCTACTGAAATATAAATTAACTCTCCATATGTTATTGGTCTAAGTTTACTAACGTTAACACCTGCTGGTATATTGTTAGTATCTTTAATAACATAGATCTCTTTACCTTTATCCTCTACTAAAGCAATATAATCGTTTCCTATTTTAGCATAGTCATTCTTAATAACATCTTGTTTAAGCTTATTGAAAATATTGTTAAGACCTTGCGCTGTTGTCCAAGCTTCTTTATCTTTAGAAGATATAGACTTAAAAGTTGTTTTCATCGTCTTACTATCTATAACTGTTACGTTATTAGAAGCAGGAGTAGCAACACCAAAAATGAAATATTTATTAACATTAAAGATGGCTAAAGGTAAAATAGACTTAACGAATTGATAAAGACCTACTGTAGTATCGTTAAAAGATATTTTATTAGGATCTTTAAGATCTGAAACTACATTAGGAAGTGCTGTAAGAACATTACGAGTACCATCCATAATACCTCTTGATGCCCATTTAGATTGCATAAAGCCACGTTTACCGTCTATAAGATTCTTAATATAGAAAAAGATATCCATAGCGATAAGTTGTACACGATAACGGTAAGGATCAAACTGAGCTAGTTTATCTTCTCGAATAGTATTATTACGTATACCATTAACCGCCATGATCATCTTAGAATAAATATCGTTAATTTCATCCTGTGTAGGACGGCCTTTAGAGTCTTCTTCTATATCTCTCATACCTGCTGGGAGAACATAAAAGTAACGAATGAGATTTTCTGGTCTAAGTGCTTTCTTAACTACTTCTATAGACACTGAACGAGATTTAACATTACGTGTATCGAACTCTATCTTAGGAAGAGTACGCATGAAAAAATCAAAACCAGTTTCGCCTTTAGGGTCTTCTATTAGGGTTTTGAGTTCGTTACTAAAACTAGCTTTAACTTTACCAGAAGCTACCTTATCGAAAATAGGATCTAGACCTATAAGTATCTTATAAGCAAAAGGGTGTAAGATATTCATTTTGAGATCTATATAACCTGGTTTGATAAATCGGAGAGCAGTATCTCTCTGGCCGAAGATAGTTTCTGAGAAAAGTCCTTTAGGATCATATACTTTACTATTAGATTCGTAAATCGCTAGGGATGTTACTTCTTGCATATCTCTAAGTTGTTCGGGCTTAATAGTTAGGAAATCAACATTAAAAAGTTTATCCACAAAAGAAGCCATTTTTCCTCCTTATTATTAGGGATGTTAATCAAAAAAGCCCTGATATTCTAGGGTTTTTGACTGATCTAGTGGGTAAGTTATATAATAATGAGTTACTAGAAAATTAAAAAATGATAAGGAGACGTCATGGCTAAAGACGACTTTGAAGATATAGAAGATTTCGAAGATTTTGACTTTGACGATCTAGATAGTGAGTGGGAAGATGATGCTGGGAAAACAGCAAAGTCTACTAAAGGTAAAGATAAGAAGAATAAACGTAAAGCAATAGAAGAGACTATAAAGGATGCTTACTCTGCTGCTAAAGATAATATAAAAAGTAAGAGTATAAAAGATCATGCTGGTAAGATATTAGAAGCTAGTTTAAATAATGATGCTAAAAGCTCTCTTAACGATTTGAAATACGAACTAAGTAAGATGCAAGAAGAGGCTAATAAGCAATTAACACCATTGAAAAATAGTCTATCTGGGATAAGTAAAACATTAGCGTCTTCATTACCTAAAGGTAAGATAAGCGACCTATTTGAAAACCTTAGTAAGAAACTAAAAAGTGAATCTGATTTAGCATATGCAGAACAGAAAGAAACTTTAGAAGATTTTAAAAGTGGTATAGAGAGTTCATTAGGAGACGTTGATAATAAGATAGCAATGTTAACTAGTGAATTTACTAATAAAAATAGTAAGTTATCACAAGAGGTTAGTAAAAGACAATATACTACCTTGATGGCTATGAGGGAACAAGATAGGATATACTATAATAAATCCTTAGAGCTACAATGGAAAATGAATGTAACCTTAGAAGAGAGCCTAAAGTTACAGAGATCACAATTTGAAGCTTTTACTAAACAATTTGAAGCAATAATAAAGAATACTAGTCTACCAGAGGCAGTGAAGTTAAGGAATGCTGAAGTAGCTGGTATGGTGTTGAAACAGAAAGCATTTGGTAGTCTATCAGAAAGTATATTTAAAAAAGTAAATCCATTAGAGAACTTTACATTAGCAGTAAATAGGAAGTTAAGAGAAATCTTAATGGATGCTAGAGATAGTAGTGATAGCTTCCAAGACCTAGTAGGTATGGCTGGTGACTTTAAAGACATGCAAGATATGGGTATGTCTAAAGGAGCATTAGCCGGTGGAATGGGTAGTGACTTATTATTAGGTTTACTCTATGATAAACTAGGTAAAGCTGTACCTAAAAACATTAGGAATAAACTATCTGGTAACATCATAGGGTTAGCTAGTAACCCAACCGACTATCTAAAAAGCCTTAAGAAAAGAAATCCTAATGGTATGTTTAGTAAATTATTAAACAGAGGCATAGAAGGATTAGAAAGTCTTATGCCTTCTAGAACCCCATTTAGCGATACTAAATTAGGTAAAGCAGAGTTAGATAGCCAAGCTCTTTTTGACGGTAGAACCTATAGCAGTATTAATACTGTAATACCATTATTATTAAGTAAAATCCATAATGAAGTACATGGACTAAGAACTGGTAAAAATGTTGGTGAGAATGATGAATTAAGATTTGACGATAAGACCCAAAGCTTTAAATCAGCAGGTATGTTAAATAGAGATTTAAGATCTCACATAGCAGAAGATATGGTAAGTTACGCTAGAACTAGAGCTACTGGTATGAAAAGAGAAGTAACGGAAAGGCTTAAAGATTACCAAACTGCTAATAAAGAAAGAATACTAGCTAACCTTGATAAATGGTTCATAAGTTATATAACAGAATATGGAGCTATTTCGCCAGAAGCAATGACCACAGCAAGGTTTTTAAAGTATGTACCTACTGAGTTCCAGCTAGAAGCTGCTGATTTATTTACGGCATTCTTAACTAGTTTAAGAAGTGGTGGAAACTCTAAAGGTATTTACGACCTATTCCAAGGCTCTGCAGATTTCCTTAAGATGTCTCCTGCTATGATGCAAAAGTATGCAACAGGCATGAGTGCCGATCTTGCTATAAAGAATGGGTTAATAGGTGTTAATGGTCTTAGCGGTGCAACTACATTAAACGGAGAGGGTATTAAGAATATCTTTAAACGTGCTGCTAGAAGTAAAACCTATGCTGTAAACAGTGATATTGCCGATGACTATTTCGACTTTGGTTTAGGTAGTGATATTAAAGGCGATCTAAAAAGAGATTGGGCTAATCTAAAATCTGGTATAAAAGGATTAAACTCTGGTATAAGAGAAGGACAATATGTTGGCGAATTTGGTACCAATATGAGTTATAATCCAAGTGTGACTGAAGAGGAACAAGCCGCTCAAAACTATAGACTAAAAAGGGAAAACTTCATTAGGGAATTCAATATGGATCCTGAAAATATCCAGTTGAAGAAAGTAGACCCTGAACGTTATGAGAAAAAACTAAAAAGAGCTTTAGATAAATTCGATAGGGACCCATCGATTAAGAGGATTTTACGTTATATGCGAACTGAAGCTAATAAACGTATGAATAATTTTAAAGGTACGGATACTTATCAAAAAGGATTTAACCAGTTTAACAGAGGTAAATCTTATATCTATAGCCAAATACCTGGTGTTAAGAATTTCTTTAACGATAAATATGTTAAAGGTACTTCTTATGCTAAATCTCAGTTTGATAAAGCATATACTTATGGTTCTGATTTTCTTAATTCTAAAGGAATACCAGCCGGTGTTAGTCTAGAAGATATTAGAGTCTATAGCCAAAATAAACTAGATGAAACCTATAGTAAACTTAATAAGGCTTATAACGAAACTAAAGAGAATAAGAAAGATATTATTAAGAAAGCAAAAGATGATATTCTAAGTAAAGTCTCTAAGGTTTTACCGCCAGAACAATTAGCAGCTGCTAAAGAATATATAGAGAATACCGATCCTAAAGAGATCTATCAAGAAGCTATTAATAAAACTAAAGCTAGTGTAGATGATGGTAAAGAGTATACAGAATTAGCAATTAGAGCTATGCATGGTGATCAAGAGGCTATTGAAGAGATTAAAGATAAAGCGGCTGGTACTGAAAATTCTCTTAAACAGAAACTTAATAAACTACAAGATGATTTACTAGTAGCTACTAAAGAACAGAAAGATAAGATTAAAGAGAAAGCCGGTAAAACTTTCAATTCTGTTAAAGAAGAGATTGATTCTATTAAGAAGAAGAAGCGTTCTGAAAGAACAGAAGAAGAACGTGAGAAACTTATTGATTATAGAGTCGATAAGATAACGGAAGGCTTGAGCTCTATAGGTAGCTTCCTTATGAACCCAACCAAAGGTTTATTAGGGTTATTAGCTAAAGGAGGTACTAAAGCTCTTAAATTTGGACTTAAAGCTCCTTGGAAGTTCTGGAACTCTGATTTTGCTAAAGACTCTAGAAGCTTTGAGAGAAAGATGTATGGTAAACTATTTAAGAAGGGTATACCAGCATTAGGTAAAGGAGCATTATCTGGTCTAGGTATGCTAGGTTCTGGAATAGGTTCGCTAGGTGGTTTAGCATTAGATGGAATATCTGGTCTATGGAACAATCCTATAACAAAGGCTATGCGTAGAAAAGAACGAAGAGTTTATGGTATGGAGAGTAGTTTCCAAGATGATAATCTATATGATGCTAATGATCCAGATGCGCCAAAGAACAAAAACACTTGGTGGAATAGACTTAAACCTAAAGCTATGGATAAGAAAGATTCTGCTAAAGAAGTTAAAGCCCCTGTAAAGAAAGAAGGTTTCTTTAGTAAACTTAAAGGTTTACTAAAACCATTACTCTTTGTAGTACCTGGAATATTAGGAGCTATTAGTTCTGGAATTAGTAGTGTGGTATCTGGTATAACTAGTGTAACTGGATTATTAAGTTCTGGATTCTCGACCTTAACAGGACTATTGGGCAAAGCTTTAGGTGGCGTACTTGGTGGTGCTAAAAAATTAGGCGGTCTCGCTGTTAAAGGCGCTACTAAAGTAGCTGGAACTATAGCAGCAACTAAAGCTGGACAGGCTGTTGCTAAAACCGCAGGTTCTGTTGTTTCTGCTGCTTCTAAAAGTTCTATAGCTAAAAAAATAATAGATATACTTAAATCGTTCTCTGCACCTATTATAAAACGTTTAGGCAAAAAAGCAGGAGCAGCATTTTTTGCTAAAATAACTGCTAAAATAGCTTCAAGAGCTGTACCTATTTTAGGATGGGGTATGTTACTATATGACGCAGCTATGGCTATTAAGTACATGACTATTGATGGTTTAGATCTTAAATCAGCTGTTAGTAAAGCAGTATTAGGATTCGATCTATTTAACGATAACGAACCTGTTGTTGACGAAAATGGTGATCCTGTTAAACCAGATGATCCTGAAGTTGTTAAAGAGCAAGCTGAAGCAAAAGCAGAAAAAGGAACCTATCTTGTAGATGGTAAGACTGTTGATAAAGAAACCTATGAAAAAGCAGATAAAGCTAATAAAGAAGCTGCTGCTAAAGGTGAAGCTCCTAAACATAGAACTTTTGCAGAAGTTAGGACAAAAGAAAATAAAGAAGAAGATAATAACTATCTTTCATTCCTTAAAGCTTTTAACGCATTAGCTAAAACAGAAAAATCTGTAAAACTAACTGCAGAAGTCGGACCAGTCTCTGTAACATATGGCGAGTTAGAAAATAATCGTTACTATAACCTTGGAGAACCAACTGGTGAAATATTCTGGGATTGTTTAACATCTATAGATGCTCTAGCTATGAAAGATAAAGACGGTAACTTTAAATTAATCTCTAAAGATGAATATATAAGATATGTTTATGAAAATAGGGATACTGTATTTAAAGATATAGTCGCTGCTGTAGCTGGCGAATCAAATCCTAGTATCTCAGATCTTAAGATAACTTATTATAACTGGTTAAATAAGAAAATAACGTCTATTCAAGATGCTATTATTAAGAAAGCTGGTGATAATAAATCTGGCGGTGTTATGGGTATGCTTAAACAAATATTAGCTGTTGCATTTGGAGATAGTAAATCTTCGGATAAGACATCTAACAGTAGTAATAACCCTATAGACCAAAATAAACAGATTAGGGACTTTACATTAGATAATAAAGCTACTAAACCTATGAATAGTCCTAACTTTAGGAATTATACTACTCCTAAGAATATAGGTTCTATCAACGACCCTGCTAAAACATCTGCTAAGAATAAAGAAAAGGGTATGACGAAAGAAAACCTAATGAACATAGCTATGAGGTCTATGAACAGATTAGGTTGGTCACCAAGAGAACAAGCGATGTTCTTAGCTAACGTACAACATGAAACAGGTAATTACCAATGGTTTGCAGAACTAGGTGGAGATAGTTACTTCTCTAGGTATGACGGAAGAAAAGATCTTGGTAATGTTCAAGCTGGTGATGGTGCTAAGTATAAAGGTAGAGGACTTATACATCTTACAGGTAGAGCTAATTATGCAGATATTGGCAATAGAATGGGTGTAGACCTTATTAAGTATCCACAACTACTAGAAGATGATCCTAAAATGGCAGTAGCTTCTGCTATAGCATGGTGGGAGAGACAGAAAGAGAAATTCCCTAAGTTTAAAGAAGCTATAGAGACTGATAATATTGTAGCTGTTAACAAAGGCGTTAATGGCGGTAATAATGGTATGCAAGAGCGTATCGCTTATTATAACGAATTTAAGAAAAAACTTGGTGCTGACCAAGGAGGTTCATCTACAGGTGAGGCTAATGGAGCAATGTTCCAACAAGCATTAGGTAACGATTTTGCAGGCACTAAAGGTATTTCTGGTATTAATAGTCCTGAACAAGTTAGTACATCTGTTCAAGGCGCTAACCAAGGTTATAATACTTCTTCTGGTTTTACTAATAACTATCAAACTAGTTCTATAGATATGTCTAATCTACCTGAGAAATCTAAGAACTTGGTAGAAACCATAAATAAAACAGCAGGCGAAAGTTCATCTGGTAAATGTGCTACTAATGTAAGAAACGCATTAGAAACAGCAGGATTTACAACAACGGATGGTTCTACTATAACCGATAAATATAGGAATGCTGGTTTAGCTGGTTCTGCTTATATGTACGATAGTAATGGTATCTTAGAGGATGTTGGATTTAAGAAAATAGATCCTAATACATCTCCTGTACCAGGCGATATAGAAGTGTTTGGACAATCTAGAAATATTAAACATGGACATATACAAGTGTTTAACGGCGATCACTGGGTATCAGATTTCCATCAAGACGGTGGATCTAAGTATAGACCTTATGGGTCACCAGGTTCAAAATATGGTAATATGGTTCCTAGTTTATATCGTTATGATCCTAATACTGAAAATCTAAAACCTGAGAATGTAGGAGATAGTTCTCCAGATGGATCAGAAGGTTCAAATACTAATTATGGTGCAATGGCATCTGCAGACGGAAGCACGTCTACTTCTCCTAGTAGTTTAGAAGTACAAAAAACAGCTAGCTCTAACATGGCTGTTGACGGTATTGCTACGTCTATAGCCGAAGGTAATAATATCCAAACTAGTCAGTTAGATATTAATAAGAAAATGCTAGAAACACTAACAGAGATTAGTAACACGTTGAAACAAACAGACGATCCTGAAGCAGCATTAGCAGCTACTAGGGCTCAAAATATGAGGCAACAACAGCAGACTAACCCTGCTAAAGAGAATCTTAAACCTTTAGACTATAAAAGTATGACTGCTAATAATACTAATCCTCCTAGGCCGCCAAGAGATGAAGGTGTTTTAGTAAATGATAAAATAAGAAATAATAGCCAAAAATAAAACAAGCGTAAGAGTGTAGAGGAAATATCCTCTACACTCTTACTTCTTTTTTGGTTCTGGTATAGTTCTAATTGCATTATGAAAAACTGGTACAGAAGTATCTAGTTTATAAGACTTAATAAGGTTAATAATCTCTTCGTTATTAAATTTATCTTCTTTTATCAATTTCTCAATGTCTCTTACTATATTTAGATAGTTACCTAATTTAGTTACATTAACATATACTGGTTGAGAAAGCTCTTCTACATATTTATTACGAACTTCCCATCTAGCTATCGTTAATGGTAAGGTATTCTCTTTAAGCCATCTTTGCATTCTAGAATCTTGAGATACTCTGGTACATAAAGCATATGCCATGATAGCCCAATAGTTTGGTAATCTTAATGTAGGTAACTTCTTAATGATACCTAAATCTTTATTACTAAACTGACCTTTCATAACTAAACGATAAGGATAACCTTTAGTAGATAGATACTGCATAAATCTTCCGATGCTTCTAACATCTCCTATCAATGTCTTGAAAACATAATTATAGTTTATACTTAAGGCTCTACCTAAAATGTGTTTACTATCTGCAACTAGAGAGATATAATCTTTACCTTCTTCTAGACCAGAGATTTCTGGAAATTCCGGGTTATTCTGGTACATTCGCTACCTCCAATCTATCTGGTAAACTATTGATTAATTCAGAACGCTTCTTAGAGATTTCATTGTTTATATTAGCTTCTTCAGTAGCTAAGAGTTTAGGTTTAAGTAAGTTAATGATTCTGCTACTTAATACTCTTAACATCATAGCTTGTATAAAGATAGATCCATATGTAGTTAACATATCTTCTTTATATTCTGGCATAAGGTTAATATAAGCTGCTTTAAGATCTTCATCATAGACCAACGGTGTATATATTTCAGCTACATAAGCAGACTGACCATATAAAGTAACTCCTTGTTGAATAAAAGCATTATTCATAACCTGAAGTATCTCTATACGAGTCTCTTGTAAAGCTGGGTTAGCATAGATAAACCCTCTTAACTTCTCTTTACCTTTATTAGTAAAATAACCAAAGGTATTAACAGTATCAAGATCTGTTAGGAAACTAGTTAAGTTCTTGATATTCGTATAAGACTCTGTAAGTATAAGAGCTGTTTTATCCAGAATCTCTTCGTCTATAATCTTAATTTCAGGATTATTCATCATCGTCTCCATCTTCTAGAGATTCTTTAAGAAGTTCTATCTCTTCTTCATCAAGATTTTCTAGATCTGTTATAGGACCAGTAGTGTTGATAACTTGTTGCTCTATAGTTATCCACTCGTCGCTATTCTTAGGTTTGATACTAACAGTAAACTTAAACTCAGATACGTTAAAGAGATGAGATATAAGTTTGGTAAAACCATCGAAGGTCATCTTAGGTGCTGTAGCCATTTGATATAGACGATACTCAAGTTTTTCGTCAAAGACAGGACTATTGATTTCCATACGGTACATCTTATCTCTAGTCTGCGCCATCTTGCATAAGTTACGAAGTTTATTAACAACTCCTAACTTAGCTGTTATTCTACGAAACATCTTTGCTAATACACCATTAGCATTCTGTTCAACTTCTTTACTAAACACTTCCGGTACCAAAGTGTTCTTAACTTCCTGAGTAACTTCATTACCCATTTTAACTCCTTATGTTAGATACTCGTCAGTATCTAATTAGTCTTAACAGAAAGATATACAGTATCTATTATCCTTCTTATATAAATAATATGTATCTGAATGTATCTGAGATTGACAGAGAGATTGATATTACCTTTTATGTCTGCATAAAGATTATAGTAGTTATTGAATCTTTCAAGAACATTAATAAACATCTTAAGATCCCCTATAGGATCTATTGGTACTCTACCATTAGAACTAAGGAACTCTAAGAAATTGATAGTAGCCATTTTATTCTCTGGTACTAATGTTATCCTTAATTCTTTTCTTAAGATGTCTTGTTGCATAATAGATTCTAATTCATTTCTATAATCTAAAGGATTAGGAAATACGAAAGTACAGTAACTATTATAAAGCTTACGTAAGTCTATATCACTATCTAATATCTCTTTAACTTTACCGCCATATGTAGACGGTAGTTTAGGACTTTTAGAAAAAAGTCGAGATAACCATTTCCACATATGTTACTCCCAATGTATTAGTCTTTTAATTCTAAGTAAGAAATAAAAATACACTTCCATCCTAAATAACTTAGAATGGAAGCGATATAAGGTAATGAGGGTTAAGTTGTAACTCTTTATAAGATACATAAGCAATAGAAATAGCATCTATAGCATGCTCTGACAGAAGATCTAGATTGATCTTACTAGATATTTCTGGTATCTTAAGAAGATTATTTTTCATATCATTTTTATCAGCAGTTCCTCCAGCCCCTACAACGGATTTAATATACTTAGGAGGATATTTCAAGATTCTACACCAAGAGTTAGATAACCTAGATGCTAATTCAATAGTATTAGTGTATTGAGAAAGCTGTATAACAGATTTAGGAAAACGAGAGTTCATAAAGGCAGCTTCTAGAGAAACTACTAATGGCTCGTAAATAACATTAAGATGTGTCACTACATTATGAAGCTTTTGTATTCTAGCTAACATAACATTATAAGTATCATCTTCTACATATTTATCAAGCACAAGTGTTTGACCAGTAACAGAGAGAATTTCATTAGTCTCTGTACTAACTTGAAGAACGCCTATTCCTAAATTGTTACCAGGATCTAAACCAAGGATAGTGTAAAAGTTTTCATAGCTATCCATAACTTATTCCTTAAGATTGAATATTGTAGAATGGTTCAGAACCACCTAATTCAATATTTCTTTGGAATCGATTAGTAGAGTTAAGATCAAGAGCAACATCAAGATCTATATCTACGAAATAAGTAATTTGTGTATCTAAAGATTCATAACCAAATGTAGTTGGGATATCATAACCATGACAGATACCTAATTCTGTTATCTTAGTTACATCTTGTAGATCTAAAAGACTAAGAACGTTTTTAAGTTCCTTTTGTTCTTCCTCTATGAGGCGAAATTCAAACTTAAAACGGTTGATAACAGAGTTAACATCAAGAACTGTTTTAGGATCGGATGGTTTAATAACAGGAACAGGGTTAAGATAACGATCTGAATCAAAGTTCATAATAGAAAGAATATCATTATCCCCAACTTTATTAACTAAGAAATTATAGTTACGATAGTCTATAAGATCACAAACTTTAGCATAATACGCATAATACTCTTCACCTTTGACTAATAATGTCTTACGTAAACGATATTTCTGTCTAGTAAACTGGTCAATATCATCGTTAATCTTTCGCATAACAAAAGGTATATGATGGAAAAGTGCAGCATCTAAGACTGAATGCTGACTATATTTATAACTACCAACATTATCTATATATGGAGTTCCGCCGGCACCAAGAACAAATAGTTTAGGTCTTGGGAAAATAGGAACTTGTATAGTGCCTTGTGGTGTATGATCTGTAGGAAGAATATTAAACTTTTCATTAAGAGTTGTATTCTTATGGACTTTATAATAACGATTAGCTAGCATAGCATTGATAAGCGCTAAGCCATAGATACTAAGTTGACTACTCTTTACCATCTTCTTCTCCCATGATTTCTTCCATCGTTAACGTAGGTTGTTCGAAACTATCCTCACCTGGCACGAATACCGGGCGTTCTATATCTAAAGTGTCGTCTAAAACAACTTCAGTATTAGCATCTCGTTTAGCTTGTAATGCTCTACGCTCTGCTTGTGCCTTAAGGATTCCAACAACAGTAGCTTTAACATCAGCATCATTCTTAACAGCAGACTGTTTAAGTCTAGTGTTAGCTGCTTTATCAACAGCAGAATCTATAGAGTTAAGAACTTCATTGGCAACTCTTATATCTCCTGGTCTTCTAGGAGTACCTTCTTTAAAAACTTCTGACATCATTCGTAATCTATAATCTAATGTTTTATTAAGCAGTTCTTGCTCTTCGGGTGTATATATGCCTACATCTTTAGCCATATTCGCCTCCTTATATTTTTACTAACAACACACTGCTGTACAGTATGCAAAATCACAGAAGTCTAGAATAAGATAAGATACCATAGCTAAGAGTAATCCTCTTAGCTATGGTATCTGGTATCTTTGACATTATTTTAGACCTATAATGTCTATGGAAGACTAGCTTCCCAACTTTAAGCATTTAAAGAAAGGAGACTAAATAATATGTTTAACTTATCAATTAATCATATTGATTTAGTCGTGATAGTCTTGGGTATCATTTTAGAGACACTAAAGCTAATTAACCATTTGGTTAAATCATGATTAAATTAGGTAGGTTAACTCCTACCTAATATAGTTAAACATTTTCCAGAAAAAGTAAGGTCTATAAAAATATTCAACTAGTAGTACGAGGGAATAGGGCACCCTTGTACTACTAGTTATTTTATAGTGTACCCACGGGTTATTCGTGATTTCGAGAAAATGAAGGAGTTATAAAATGGAAATAGCAGCATTCGTATATACCGATGGTTCTGCGGGTCCAGGTTCTCCAGGTCAATTAGGCATGGGATATCATGGGTTCTATTATGACGTAGATAAAGAATATAAAAAATCAGCAGATGTACCTAATGAAGGATTTCCAACTTCTGTAGGTTATGTTAATCCTAGTATTATTTACGATACAGAAAATGAAGAAGTTCTTAAGATATTAACAACAACTAACTTAGATACGCTTAAGATAAATCCTGTAGGATATATAGATGGTATGTTTGCCATACCAGGTGATAAAGGTTTTTCTAACGATGCCGAAATTAAAGCAATAGAACAAGCGTTAATGAGAATATCAGAACTAATAGAAAATGATGGACATGTTTTAAAACGTTTAGTTATCTATTCTGATTCTAAAGTAGCATTAGGAACATGGGGACATGTTATCAATATCTATAGAAACCATAATGATTTAACATTATCTGGTAATGAAGAAAAACTTAGAGAATATATTAATACAACTTATGAGAAAAATGCAGAGTCTACAAGAACTTATATTTTCAATATGGTTAATGCATTAGTAAACTTTATGGCTAAAACAAATAAACCTAAATTAATATTCTCTAAAGTTAAAGGCCATAACGGTGATATAGGTAATGAATTAGCAGATGATTTAGCAGGACAAGCTAGAAGATTAGCATTATCTGGTCAAGCTGTTAATATTTATAAATGGCATACAGAACGTTATTGGAAACCTAATATAAATAAACCAAACTTCTTAAGATTTAGACAACTATATTTTATTAACAATACTGATAATAATATAGAAGCCGATAAAGCTTATTTCACAGTTATGAACTATGGTTCTATAGATGTTGGTAAACGATCTGGAGATCCATTGTATGGTATGGTAAGAATGGATAATATTCCAAGTGAAATTATCGATGTTATGAATCGTTACCATAAGGAACATTCTGAACATCCGGTATTAGTTTATACAGTTGATTTGGATAAACTTTATAAACCAGATTATGTTAAATTCTTTAATGCTTTTGGTTCTGATGCTTTATCACCAAGTAATAACGATTTAACAATCATGGGTAAAGATCCATTAGCATTTCCTATTAAACCAGCTGGACTAGCTAAAAGAGTTTATGATAATACAACTTCTTTAATAGGTAGATTAGAAACAGCAAGAAATGAAATAGGTACATTTAAAAATGGTAATGGTAAATACTATTTCGATATTACAGATCTTATTTACGAAACTAAAGGTAAGAAACTTAGTTGTATAATTAAACAAGGTTCTAAGACTTTAGATCTTAAAGGGTTTGAATTGGATAGTAAAGAACATACTGTTAATACTAAGTTAGTTTTAGGAACAGATATTCCAGATAGAAATACTTTGAAGGCTATGGAAGGTGATGAACCTAAAGTTTACATTATGTTTCAAAGAGAAGGTATTGGGGTATATGGATATTATATTTTCATACTTTCTGAAAAATCAAAATCTTATGGTGTATACCATAATATGTTTAGTAATCATATTATATTCGATATACATAAGGACAGAAATGAAAAAGCTAAAAAAGCAAAAGAAACCAAGAACTGAGAAACTAACTAACTTAACAGAGAAATTCTTAAAAGGGGAACTTAGTTTCCCCGAAGAAATGACTATAGGCAATTTTACATTAATAAAATTTGATACGGAGGAAACCAAAATGAGCTATAAAGAGCAACTACAGAAATGGAGAGAAGATAGGGATATAACTATAGAGTCTCAGAAACCAGGGTTATTAGGTAATCTATTAGAAGAGACAACTGAAGTCGCAAGAGCTAAGTGTCTAGATGAAATTATAGATGGAATATTAGATTATTCTGTATATTTAGCTAATGCTATAGAAGAGGTAGATTTAGACCAAGAACTTTCTCCAGAAGAGCTAAGAGAAGTAGAGAGTAAGAGAAGTAAACATAAAGATCTTGATGAAAATGCTTTAATAGTGTATAAGAACTTTTTCTTATTTAAACTAATGGATGGCGTTAAATCAGCAAGCTTTGTAATTACTAAAGATCTTATAGCTATGACACACAAGAATGATATAAGTAAAGAAATCAATATGCATGTGAGTTATCTTAATAGCTTATTTAGATTAATCAAATCGGCAGTTATGATAGCTGGTTATGACTTTGATAAAGCAATGAACGAAGTCTTTAAAGCTATTAACAGCAGAAAAGGCAAATGGAATTATACACTACAGAAGTTTGAAAAAGATCCAAATCAAATAGATAGATATGAACCAAACTATGAGAATGCTAAGATAAAATAAAAAGAACACTAGATAGAAGATTACTTTTCTATCTAGTGTCTGAATTTTAATCTGATTAAAAAATAATCATGTAAGGATAACTCTAGGATTCTATACCAGAATCTTCAGTAGGTGCTTCTTCAGATCCAGAATCCTCATTAGAAGTAGTTTCTTCCGTAGATTCTTCTGTAGTCTCTTCCATTCCCATATCTTCATCTCCAGAGCCTTCATCTCCCATATCCATATCGAAGTCATCTCCCATACCACTGTCATCTCCACCCATATCACCTTCTGAACCATCATCTGGAGAGTTATATCCTCCATAGTCAGAACCTGATGAAAGGTCACCAAACTTATCAATAACTTTCTTCTGGTAAGTATCAGATAGTTTCTTAACATCTTTACCACGACGTTCAGCATAGCTAATGAATGCTTCAATAACAGATTGAGCCATATCAGCATTCTCGTCGAAGAATGGATAAGTAAGATGTCCGTCGTCTTGTTTAACATACCACTCATAAGCTTCTGTAAGGTAGTTATTATTTTGTAACCATTGACGTGTAGCACCGGCTTTAATCATACCTTTAATCTTATCTGCGTCTTGATTACCAGAACCAATGAAATGTGTATCTAGAAGTTCTGGACTATATAAGGCATCAACTACAGAATCTAATTTAGATTTGAAACCGTCAAATGCTTTAGCTTTCTCATCGTCATCTCCAAATTCAGGATAAGGAAGTTCGATTTCTAAAGTTGTTCTAAAGATATCTATAAGGAAGTTCTCTAGATCTTTAGGTTTAATTTTATCTAAAGTAATCTCTTCATCTGTAGCAACAGAAGCTTTAACGTGTTTAGTTATAACTTCTTTATTAGCTTGTATAGTATCTGCAATCTCTTGTCTTAAGAGAGGGTCATTAGTTATATATTTTCTAACATGTTTAGAAAGCATAACCATAGTCTTATCTTGTAAAGCAATAATACGTTTAGCTAATAGTTTATTCTTAATAACTACAGTAGCAGCAAAATCTTCTTTAAGTCCTTGTTCTATAAGTTCTGGAGAGATACCTAAAGATTTAAGGATCATATTCATTATTTTAGAATAAGTATCTCCGGTGCTATCTATAACATCACCATTTACACCGGTACGAACATCTCTAGTTACATCCATCTTAGGAAGATAAGGAGAAATTACTTTTAAAGTATAACCTTGTCTTATTACCCAGTTATGTAAGTTATTATGTTCTATAGTACCCAATGGTAAAGCAACGTTATTAGTTCTAAGAACTTCTGAAATATATTTTTCAGCAGTACCCATAGGGTTAGTATCATCTTCATCTAGCTCTAAAGTTATATCTGTTATTGGTATAACATTCTGTATACTAGATTTAACATTAGCATAGAGTAACATACCTGCCATAGAAGCAAGAACTAAAAGGTCTTCTAAAAGCGATTTACCAGTTCCATTTCTACGATAATCGAAAGCATAATACTGAACTAACTCTATAGGAAGATAAAGTAACTTAGTAGATTTAGATTGTAATGCTCTAGCTAACATAACACGATAAATATCTGCAGAGTTGCGAATTTCAACTAGATCTTCAAGATCTCCAGAACGTAAACGAGATTTAATCATATGGTCTACTATGTCGCCATATAGTTGTTCTATATTTTCTATTTCAGGAACTTCCGCTAAACCGCCGAAAAGACCCATCTTAGCTTTATTTATAATAGAGGTTTTAAAATCATTTGTAGTACCTGGCATAGATGGTGTGTTACCGCATGCCATAGCAAGATCATAATCCTGTAAAGCTGTAACAAGATCTACTGGATTACCAAATTGATCTAACATTACAAAATAACCAACATGCTTATCTGGCTCTCCAGTAGCATAAATTGGTATTACAGACTCAGGTGGTAGTTGCATAACTAAAGGAGTTGCAACTGAATCTCTTATAGTCTCATCTTCTTTAAGAGCAAACTCTATTTCGGAAAGTCTATTAGCAGAAGTATTTCTAAATAGAGAGTTAAGATAAGAGATAGTATCAGCACCAGTTTCTGCTTCTAAGTTAACAGTATATTTGTCTTTCTTAGCATTACCAGTTAAAGAGTCCATAGTTTTCTTAGCTCTACGTAAAATAGAATAATCATTAGTAAATTCAAAATTAAGACTAGCTTCTGTAAAGGTAACTAACTTTTCTCTCTTTTCTTTTTCTATCTTAGTTATATCCATATTAGAATAACCAGTTACTATAGATTCTGTACTAAGAGTTTGGGTTGGTAACATATTTTTACTAAAAGCATTAGATAAAGCTTCCTGAGATATTAAAGCTTGCTCACCATCTTGAGAATAATAGTTCATAGAGTTGATACCATTATACCCACCAGAGTAGTTAATAAGACGATCTACAGATGCTTCTGGAATGATAGCTTCTATATAACAACCTTTAGTAAAAAGAGCTTCTTCTAGGATCTTAGGTAGTTTCTCTTCTAGTCTATAGTTAGTATCTATATATTTCTTAATAGTTGTTATTATAGCAGATTTAACAGAAGTAGCCAGATTGATAGCCGGAGCTTTATAGGTAAATCCATTAGATACCATACTATTCGGATCTATAATAGAAGATGTCATAATTTGAATAGCAATTTTAAGATCAGGAAGTAACTTAAGTATGCTTTCATTATTTCTTATTTTATTAGCAGTACTGCGTACAATACTCTCATGGTTATAAGCTGTATAAGGCCTTTGGTTTGCTGATTGTCCAGTGTTCAGCTTACTTAAAGCAGCTGCAACTTGTGGAGAAGTATTAACAATACTTGGAATATTGGGACGGAGATCGATATCTTCTGCCATAATATCTCCTTTTTAAAATTTTAATATGTAGGAGGCAACTAGATGTATACCATAGAACGTTACATGGCAGGCATCAAAGCGCTCACCAATAGCATTGTGATCAAGATTAACGAATTGCCAATGGTTATTAACGCTGGTGTTGAGAATACAATAGGTTATAACCCAGCGGTTCATAAACCTACTAAAGAGAATATAAGAGAGTGGAAATACTATCTTAATTTAGCTGGTAAAATGCATCCTTTAGATACTCCTATAAAGATAAGGGTATTAGAAACAGAAAGAGATGAAATCTTAACAGCAGAACTTTTAGATAGATACCCAACTACTAAAATAGAATTACAAAAAATGGATAGATTCTATACTAACTATATGGACGAAAATCCTGAATATGTAAGATATATCCATGGTTGTATGTTTCCAGTAGATATAGATAAAGCAATAGAAGCTAAAGAAGGAACAATACTTACCTATAATAAAGATCTAGTAGAACCTAATGAATATTATCTTATACCAGAGTTAGAGAAGTATATTAAAAGTCTTTTAGCTAGATGGCACGTTAAACCATATACCGTAGTAGATAATCTCTATTTACCTTCTTTAATAGCATTTATATACTCTGCTATATATCTTAAGATAATAAACCTTAGGTTAGAGAAGATAGGAACATTCCAAGTGCATAGTTTCCACTTAGAACACTTCTTTAGATCTAGAATGGACCTATGGGATGATGTTAATATTCTTAATAAGAAAAGTTTATTCTGGCTATATAAGAACTTAGACGTTATGATGCATAACGTAGGTAAAGACCTTACCTTTAAGAAAGTCTATGATAAACTATTCGATATGAACTTTGTAGGTATTGGAGAATATATACTTAGTAGAACCGATCCTAAGTTCTCAGATGGTAGAAATAACCTAGATGAACCTAGTTATATTCGAGATCCTGCCAACTTGATAACTAAGAATTTGAATAAATATTACTTAACGAATAATGGTAGTGTAGAATCTGTAGACAGTATGACTAATAGGCAATTAATAGCATTAGAAGATGTTAATAAGAATATGCCACCAGTATTCCAAAAGTATCTTAAAGAGGTTGTTATAGACGATACGAATAGAAACATATTAGCTAAACAGAAAACTAAAGTATTAGATATTGATAGATCCGAAATACTTAAGAAAACAGGATTAGATTTATTCTCTTTAGTTATGGATTATTGGAGCTATGCTTTACATAAAGATAAACTATATAGACTTAAGATACAATATAATGGTAACATAAGTTCTGTTAAGAGTAAAACTATGTTCGATAACTCTGAAATCGAATATATAGATCCTGAGAATAAAATCTATACAGTTACACCTAAAGTAGGTTTATTAATGTTTATTAAGTTAATGCTATATGCTAGCAATAACTTAGATATGAAAATAAGTAGTATAACTTATAATAGAGTTTGTGATTTTGATAAAGTTAAGTTTCAGAAACTAGTAGACACTATAATAATACAAGATGGTGTTTCTAAACCAGTATTAGAAGCTATTAAAGATGCATTACCATATGAACCTGAACTCTTTACTACTATAGATAGTTTTAAGAAATTCTTAGGAGATACTATAGAACTTAGTAAGATCATTTGGGTTATGGCTAGTAACGTTCAGAACTTTCTAACATCAGATGCTATAAAGAGAGTCTTTTTAACTATTATAAAAAGGGATAGTTATCCATTATCAGACGATGGTAAAGAATACACTATAGACGAGTTATTACAACAAAATGGTGTTAAGTTTCCTATTAACCAATACACAGATATTGTAGCAACTATGAAGTCTATGATTAAAACGTTTACTGGTGTTAACTTAGACCAAGAAGATGTTCTATTGCAGAATATGGATAAATATAGAAAAATCATTAAGAAACTAACGTCATATAGCTTACATGCTATGGGAGCAGCTGGTGTTATAGACGATATATGTGTTTATTATAACAACCCTACTATACTAAGTACTAAGAATGGTTTTGTTATAACATATGGTACAGAACTTAAAGGTCTTGAAGATGATATAGCAAGATTGAAAGCTTATGCATGGGATAATCCATATTATCTTAACGTTAACATTATAGAGCTTAGAGCTAAGATGGCTATGGCTAAGTTGAAACCTATAAGAGGTGATTTAGTATTGAAGTTCCAAGAGTTAAGAAAAGATGGTTGGACTAATACTTACTCTGCTGATTTTGTAACCATACCAGAGTTTAGACTAGATGACTATAAATGGTATAATGATTGGGTAACTGTTAAACAAGCAGAGCTTAATGCTCTTGAGGATAAGATAACAGAATTAGAAGCAGGTGCTATAGATAGTACTATACCTCCACATGTTAACGTGGTTAATTTACAAACTGCCATAGTAAATTATCAAAAACACTATGGAGAGTTAATAGTTAAAAATGGTCCATGGGTAGAAGAAGTAAGCGCTTATGATTTTAAAACATTACCATCTTATTGGGATGCTAACTTTAATACACAAGACTTTCTTAAACTATCTGGTATAGAGTTAATACCTATTGAAGATGCTATTGGAACATTAGAAGGTACTTCAAGAGATGAGCCTTCTGCTATTAAGGCTAAAACAATATTTAGACATAAGATTAAAGTACAAGATGAGCCTAGTGGTCATGCTGTTGAAAAACATGTTTTACATACTGAAGGCAGTTTTGACTTTAGTAAGAACTATACAGTTCTTGATATTTCAAATTATGTTTATGGTACTAAATATACTAAAATTGGTTTAATGGCTTTCAGTTCTACTAAAGCAGGATCTGAAAATTCAAATAGACTCTTTACTTATATGGTAGAAGATGTTGTAAAACATAAACCTGAAGTTATTAAGAAAGATAACAGTGATGGTAAGTATATTGATATTCCATCTGATATTAAAACTATTAAAGAGAATACAATATCTAAAACAGATGCTATAGGTTTAGCAATGTTGCCATTCCAAGTAGTTTCAGATGGAGAGGTGTATAAAGATTGTAAACTAGTCTATATAGGTCTTTTAGATAAAGATGGCAATATGGATGTTTATGATTGTGGTAACGTTAAAGTATTAACCTATGATGATCTTACAAAATGTCCTATAGTTAAAACTGTTCCTAATGCTTACCATGGAGAAACCGTTGTTCTTCCTTCTAAAGTAAGTAAAGATAAAGTTATTTCTGTTAATGTTAATTTAGTAAATAACTTAGAGATACCAACTTCTTTACCACAATTAGAGAAAGGTAGAAAACTATCTACATTATTCGATACTATCAATGGTTTTGAAATAGGTAAAGATCTTGATAAAACTAAAGTAGACGGTCTATTAGCTAACTATATACCTGGTTTAGACATAAACAGAACCATCTATAAGAAATACTCTCTAAGCGATGATTTTAAAGTCTATATTTATGTTAAGGAGAAAGTCTTACCTAAAGATCTTCCTTATTATAATAAAGGAACATTAAGAGATCATTTAGATAAAATATTAGCTTATGATCCTTCTTTAGGATTTAGTACGCAATATAAATGGATAATGATCAATAACATGTATTATAAACTAGAAGATGCAGCTGTGTTTACATCTGAAGAATATCAAAGACTAGGTAATAACTCTGAAGGTATTTATATTCGTGGTAATAAACCTATGTTATACATTGATATAATAGATATAGCAGATCCTAAGTGGGCTAATAAACTAGTTATAGTAGAAGTAGATAGAGGTTATAAACCAAGATGTGTAAACTTTAAAACGTTTACTAGAAACTATACTTTCGAAGAGTTTAAGAAAGAAGTTGAGTTAACTAATATAACTGGTAACATACCAAGATATGAAGTTAATCCAGCTATTAACAGTATGAGACTTGAAGAAGATTTAACAGTAAATAAATTTAAAGAGAAAGTACTACCACATGTAGGTTATTACGAAATTGGTAAATTAGAGTTTATTAACGTAGGTAATAACTTAGTAACTGGTATAAGTACTACGCCAACTAAAGAAGAGTTAATTAAGAAATATGGAAAAGATTATCCATGGCTTAAAAACTTAAACATAGAAGAGTAAGAGTAAGGAGAGTTATTCTCCTTACTCTTACTTCTTATAATGTGTTTTTAATATGCATAGCTTGGAAATACTGTTTAAGGGTTTTAGTAGATTTAACACCACCGTCTGCCATCATGTTAGATACTTCCATTATCATCTTTTGGGAAGCTTCACCGTTCTTCATAAGCTCTGCTTGATACAGTTGTTGAGCTCTAATATCACCACCTCTAACACGTACCATCTCAGTAGCAGTTTCTTTCATATCCATAGCAAGTAACATTTGTTGTTCTGGATAAGTAAGTTTAGAACTACGAGATTTGCCAGCTACTTGACCCGTAAGGTTATCTATAGACATATTGTGTTCTGGTATAGATATTTTCTTAGCAAGAAGCTGTTGTGCTCTTCTTACAGGAAGAATCATAGTTAAAGCTTTAACGGGTAGTAAATGGTCTGGATAGTCTGGATGGTTAGTTACTTTAACTCTTTGGAAAAATTCATGTCCTAGTTGTTTAGCAACTTTAAAATTGTTTTCTACAGATACACGAATTTTACCATCATTAGGAACAACTACAGAAACATGTACTTCGCCTTTTTTCATACGTTGCATAAAGTTATCAAACTCTTCATCTGTCATGTTCTTAAAAAGATCTTCATAGAGTTTAACATTCTCATTACCAGAAACTATAGCACCTACATATTTTATAATATAGTCTTGTACAGCTTTTCGTTTAGGATTCATATCTAGCTCCTTTTATTCCAACGTATCGTTTTAACTATCATCTTAATAAATTTATAAAAGATACAACAAGTTCCTACTAATAAAAGTAGTAAGCAACATGTTATAGCGTCAGCTGTCCATGAACCATCAAAATAAGAGATTCCAACTGTTATTAACATTACAGATACATAAATCTGTAAAAATATTCTTTCTTCTCTAGAAAATGTCATAATTTTATCCTTATATAGAATATAAAAAGTCACCTATCTAAGTCTTATTCAGACTTAGATAGGTTATTATTAATTTCTTTTTGGACATCTAAGAAAAATCCAAAAACATTATTGGTTTTAAGGTAAGGGAATAATACCCTATTAAGATCCTGCATCCAAGGTACATGTGTTCCTTCGTTAGTAAGAACTGTAAATACCATGGTAAGTCCTTCTAGATCCATATAGGCTCTAGCTCTTGTTAGTAATTGGATAAAGAATCTATTTATTAATACTCGCTGATAAATAGATGCTGTTCCTTTAGTAGTAACGATGATAGGATCGTTTATAAAATAGTCTGCCGCTTCTTTACTTATTATAATTTGAATTGCTTTATAAATTTCAGTTGTTAAGTCTAAATCACCTTCTTGCTTATTAAAGAAATCTTCAGAAGTAAGTTGTTTAGGCTCTTGAGCTTCAGCTTGCACTTTATCAACATCGAATTCAGTTACAGTAGTTGAAGCTACGTTACTAATATTTTTAGTATCTAAAGAAAATACAGTTGGTTTCACTTGCATATTAGTTCCTTAATTTTAATTAAAGGTGTAGAGATTATCGTAAAGACCTCTACAAGCTCCGCTTTAATTATTCTATAATGTTTATGTTCTCGCTCGTTAGTTAGAGAAGAAGCTTTATGACAAGCCTCTTCATGGGTTTCCGCATTTACAGTATGGAGTTTAGTTTCAAATGTCTTTACATCTTGAAAGGTTACATCATACTGACTCATAATGTTATTCTCCCTTTTTCTTTTTAGTTTCTGGTTTATCCATCCAGTAAGGTTTATAAGTACCCTTTCTCATCTTAAGAAGATCTACAGTACTCAAATATGGGACTGGATGTGAATATTGGTTCAATGTCCAGTAACCTCTAGTATTAAGAAGAACATCCCAATCATAACCCATTTCTTTAAGATCTTTATAAAGTTCTGCAGGAGTACAGTAAAGATCTGATTCTAGAATAACACGATGGTAAATACCTAATTGATGTAATTCCGCTGTTATATTAATAGCTCTACGTAACTTAGGATCAGTATCTATTTTACTACGTACAGTAGTTCTAGATAATGAAACATCTGGATAAAGATCTAAAGAGTAACTACGATCTGAACCAGAGATACCAAAACCAGGAGTACCTGATTTATTCTGTCTAAGATAATGAAATTCTGTTAAGGTAGGAAGAACACCTTCTGTTTGTGAAATAAGAACTTCAATATTTCCACCTGATGGACCAGATTTAGAACGTAAAGTAGTAAGAGTAACTTTATTAAGATCTGATTTAAGTATATCATTTGGATCTTTAGGATACTCTGGACCTTTAGTACCTTGATTATAGAAAGCAGAACCTGTATGTGCTTGATATGCTAAGTTAGTAAGGAAACTGAATTTACTACCTACTGATTTAATAGAATCACCAGTCTTAAGGAACTGAAGTTTCTTAGATGGTTCTTCCCATGGTTGTAAGCCCATATTAACTTTATCACCAGTATGTGCTGTAACTAATACATAAGTTGATGATTGTGGGCATCTACCAGGAAGTTGGCTTAAGAACTTAGTTTTAAAACCACCTTGCTTCATAGCGTAGGTATTAGTATCTTTAGCATCAAGATCACCAGAAAGCATTTCAGCTACTGAAGCTGCTTCAAACTCTGTAAAACTATCTATCTCTACGAAAGTAGGCACAGGTATTGACATTGGCTTATGCGTATAAGGATCTAACATACATTCTACAGTTACATAGCTTTTCTTATCAGCTACTTTTTGATCCATATATTCAAAAAGATTATCTCCAAACTTATTAGCAGGCATATTAGATTTATCCATAATTGCCCACATAGGATCATTACCAAGAATAGGTTGTTCTCCTAATGAAGGAAACTCAGAAGCGAATCTCTCTAAACGGTCAAAACTTATATTTACTTCTGTATCATAAGTTAAGATATAAGTTTTAGTAGCCTCTGCTATTTTACTAGCAGCAGATAGTGCCATATAGTGTATTAACGTACTTTTAAAGTTATTACCAGCACCAACAACTCCTATAACTTGTCCTAATCCGCCATTGAAAATAGTTTCACCTTTTGCGCCTTTAATTATAGAAGCGGTTGGGATATCCATTAAGCAACCGACAGGAATATAGATCTTAGGCATAGCTCTATTGTTCATAGCGAATTCGAATATTCCAGCCATATTTATCTCCTTGTTGTGTTTTACTCAATAAGTTGGAGATTATCCGTATAACAAAACAAAAAAATAGTTAGTATCTAGAGTATTAACTCTAGATACTTAAACAACCCTTTATTTTTTCTATTAATTCTTCATATTTAGAAACTAAATAGTTAAACTCTTCTTCATAGTTCCATAAACTACTAACATCGTCATAACCCATATGATGAACAACCTCAAACTTATTTCGTTTAAATTTTTCTCGTATCTCAGAAGTATCTACCTGCTCAAACCCAGCCATATAGTTATTATGGTTAAGATATTCAAAATACAAAGTAATCTCTACCTCAAGTTCTCTAGATTCATAAAGCTCAGTAAGTCTCGGCTGAATATCTTTAAGATAACTTAACTCCTCTTTAACTGTTTCATATAGTTCTAGAGCGTCTTCTCTTTCTTCTTTAGATAACATATTATACCTCCCTATTAACCTTAATATACTATTTAAAGAATATATAATTATGTATAAATAACTAATGTGTGGTTATAATGTTTTTGTTGCTTGAACAATAGACTATATAACAAGGAGCCTCTGATGAAGAGCATTTATAAAAATTATAAAATATCTAAAGAGCTACTACCAGATATGACTTATGCTACTGAACAACTAACTGCGAATCAGGAAGGCTTTGGTAGTTTTATTATGTCTGTGACTTCATTTTTCAAAAAGAAAATAGAAGCTATAGCTGGGATATTCGGGTTGAATAGTAAGAACGATACGAAAGAAGTATCTAAAGAAACTTCTGCATTATATAAAGAGTTTACAAAATTTGATAAAGCTATAGATAAAGTAGTTAAATCTGATGCAAAAACTTATAATAATATTAAGAATATCTTACTACCTTGGATACCAGGTGTTAAACCGGATCTTTATTCTTTAGTAACTGGATTAAAATTACATATAGATAACATAGAAACTACGGCTATGCCGCTATTAGAAAATACTGATACTTTTATTAGTAAACTATTAGGAGATGAAGACTATAGAACATCTATTATACCTAATAAAGAACTAGTTGATAATTTGAAAAAATATAGTAAAGAAACAACAAATTATTTAACAGATATAATCAATGGTAAACAAGTAGCAGATAGTAGAGAATTTGGAGATGTTATACCTAACTTACAATCTATCCAAGCTATACATAACAGTTTGAAAGATATGTTATTTGCTAAAGATCTTGAGAAAGTACAAGAGATTTTTAACTATGCTAATAAAATAGGGAACAATGCTAAAGAACTATTAAACCAAGCGCAAAAGAATAGTCTTAATATTAGTAAAGTAAGAGCTAATGAGTTAGGACCAGTATTACAAGAATCAGCGGCTATCGTAACAAACGTAGCTGCTATCGTTAGAATACTAGATGCTAGTGTAAAAATACATAAAACTATACTTGCTAAATTAGATATGATAATAAAATAAAAAAAGAAGAGTACAGATAGACTAGAAATATTCTAGTCTATCTGTATATTTTATTTTAGGACTTCCACTAGTGACGGTATTTCAGTGTTAAGTTCACGTGCGATAGAAGAGATAGCGTTTTCAGCTCTAAGATCGTTTAGATACCTAGAGCAAATAGCTAACTTTATTTTAATACCATACTTAATGAAAGTAACCCATTCGAAACCAAACTGAGGACCGTATTTAGTATCCTCGACTTTACCATAAATAGTATTATCTGTTATACCATAAGTGGCAAATATTCTTACGCCATCATTTACTAATTTTTCATTTGCCCTTGCAAGGTTAAACACAAAGTTTTCATATGCTGACCAACTTTCAAGGACATCATAAAGTTTGGAGATGTACGTATCTAACTTTCTATCTAACCCAAACTCAACGTCTACATTCGTACCTTTAAGCCCTATTTTAAAATCTCCAACTGGGGAGAGATTATATCTTTTAAATAGTTTGCCGCCTACAAGATAACCGTACGTCCCAGTTAAGTTAGGACTACCAAAATATTCTCTAATAAGCGCAATAGGGTCAGATTGTATTTCTATTTTATCCCAATCAGCTCTTAGTTTATCTTTTTGCTCTTGAGCCTGTCGCTCTTCGTCTACTAGGCTACTCCAATCGAGAATATCTTTATTTCTATCGCCTAGAAATATCTCAAGTACACAATTTTCTTCTGTTACATTACTAAGATCTTCAATAGGGGTCGTAGTGATATTTTCAACAAGTATATTCCAAATATACCCACCAGTTCGTAGTTTAGCTATAATATCTTGATCTTCATGTGCTCTTTGTAGCTCAATAGCACCTAATGCCAATTCTGTTGTTATAGGTGCGCTTAATATAGGACCTTTGTCCACCCTGTGACCATTAATATAAAATTTTGGTTGTTCCATTGTGTTCTCCTTGTGTATGTTCTATTTAAATAATATATATTTAACTTTAATTAAGTATATACAAGTTAAAAAATATAGATACTACTAGAGGAAATACCCTCTAGTAGTATCTTATATATTATCACATATAAATTTAACAGCCAATAATGTAATATACGCAAATATTACTAATGATATGGTAACTGCAAATGCTAGTAACATTATAGTTCTATAAGATTCTATAGTAAAGAGCGCTTTAATAAAACTAAATATTATTAATAATGCTCCTATGCCAAGTATAATGCACGCTGTTTGAGCTATTATAATTCTTAATTGTTCGTTTTCCATCATTAACCCTTTGTAATTGCAGATTCTAGCTCTTCGTTAAATATAACTATCTCTTGCGGAGACAGAGTCAGTTCTTTCATCATAAGCTCTTTAATGTTATTAATGTTAATTTCAAAAGCTTTAGACTCTACTGTTTCTAGGATATCAATTTTCTTAATAACTTCATTTTCAGTTTTAAATTTGATATGGTAATCTGGATAAGCAGTTATAAACTCTTTAAGATTTTTAAGTAATGTATTATCATTCTTAATCTCTATTCGTATATAAGAACCTTTGGGTAATTTCTTAAGTTCTTTCTTAAGGTTATTAACAATATCAGATTCTGTATCTTCTAAATAAGTTAATGTCTTAAAGATAAGTGCTTTAGTATTCTCTAAGAACTTGAAATCCATTTTACCATCTGAATAGATATTACAAAGTAAAGCACCTTTATTTTCTTCTTCACCGTGTGCTAAACGATCGAAACTACCTGGAGCTAATATTCTTTCATAAGCATTAGGAGTATGAATATGCCCAATGGTTATATAATATTTTACAATATCTAAATAATCAGGTTCTTTATGTACAAATTTCATACCGTCTAAGATTGGCATCTGGAATCTAAAACAACCATGCATAATAGCAATATCTACTTCTGCTAATTGATTCTCTTTAAGAAGATTAAGAACCTCTTGGTATGTATCTGAAGCTTCATGTCTCCACTCGTCTGGAACATAAAGAACAGAGATACCTAACTTCTCTATTTTCTCTATAGAGAGAGTATTAATATATTTATAGTCAGCATCAGGTGCTAACTTCTTCGCTATCTCTGTAAAACTAGCTATTTGATCATTATCATGACTTGGAGTACCATAGAGTATTCTGAACATAATATTGTTGTCTCTACACCATAATAATATATTAGATAACCAAGCCATAATAAGTCTATATTCCATAGACCTACTAGATAGTAAACGGTCAAAAACATCACCTGCTATAAAAAGAATATCAAGATCGTTTAGGTCTTTAGCATACTTAATGAAAAAATCATTAAGATTATTTATTATATTTTCAGTATGATTCTTAGGATGTCCTAAATGTATATCAGATAGAACTAGATATTTTATCTTTGCTTTCATTATTTTTACCAACTGTTATAGTAAGTGTTTCATAGTCTTCTTGAAACTGATGTAAACGAATTTCACCTTCTCGCTGCATATCTCGTAACCAGTCTTCATAAGTATCTGAAATCATATTCAATGTTTTGTAATCTTTATTATCTAAAAGATAACGCATGAAAGGTACTTTCTGATTACGTTCTGGTAAAACCTGAATGATCTTATTATCTTTATAGTTATCTTTATATATACGTTCATGTAGACCAGGTACCCATTCTACAATATTAATTTTACCAGAAGAAGCAAGTAAAGACATTTCAACAGCTTTAGCATAAGTATTGAAATAATCTTTAATAATATATTCGTAAAGACCATTATCCTGTTCTAATTCATCTTTATCTTTAATAAAGAGTTCGGGAAAATCTGATGGTCGTAAAGCAAGAATATCAGACTCTTGTCTATATTTAGCTTTAGTAATAGCTAGGAAATTATTTTTAAAGAATGTTTTAAGCTCGTCTGTTAAAAGACCAGGATACGTTAAGAAAATAACTCTCGAAGACATAGAGAAAGATTTATAGGTAGTAGCAAGTTGTTCAACAGTTTGTGTTGTTATAAGCATAGTGGTTCCTTAAATGTTAATGTTTAGATCACTTATGATCTATTATACAATATATAAAAGTTCTCGTGACAAGCTTATGAACATAAGGATAGATAATATGGCTAGGCGATATACGCATGAAGAATTTATAAATATTGTTAAAAAGTTCAAAAGAGAAAATTTACTTTGCGATAAAACAAAATATGTCAATACAGTAACACCTATAATTATACATTGTCCAAAACACGGTTATTTATATAACTCTCCAAAAAAATTGATATCAACACAAAGTTTTAACGGGTGCCGGCTTTGCGGAAGAGAGGCTGCTGATGCCGCACATAGGATGTCGAATGACGAATTTATCAGACTAGCAAAAGCTAAATACGGTGATAAATATGATTATTCTATTACAATTTATAAGGCAAATAGTAAACCGATTGATATTATTTGCCCTAAACATGGTAAATTTACTATTAAGCGTGCACGGCAACATTTAACAGGCGACCGCTGTAAAAAATGCACATATGAAGATCGAAGCTATTCTCAAGAGGTATTTCTGGAAAAAGCGTATTTACGACACGGGAATAGATATAGCTATGATAATGTAGTTTTTAAAAATGCGACAAAAGACAAGATTTCAATAACGTGTCCGATTCATGGGGATTTTCTTCAACTACCGACTATTCATTTAGCCGGATCCGGATGTCCGAAGTGTATGAGATCTACTGGAGAAACAGAGATAGCAAGAATTCTAGATAAATATGGCATTAATTATGAAGAACAGTATAGATTTCCAGAACGCATAAAAATGCGATATGACTTTTATCTCCCGGATATAGATTTATTAATAGAATATAACGGCATCCAACATTATGAGCAAATGCGGTATTTTGGCGGAAAAGAAAAACTTATAAAACAGCAAAGAAATGATGCTTTTAAAAAGGATTTAGCATTAAAGAATAATAAAGATTTATTTATTATACCATATACATATATAAAACATCTGGAACAGATTTTATTAAATAAATTTATTATAAACTATTGTTTATACAGAAATAGCGATAAGAACATAACTCGTTATTTACATAATTATACAAATGGAGCAAACATGAGCGGAATATTACGTAGTAGTGATTGGGCTAAATATCCCCAGGCTATAGTGCATGTTACTACTAAGAATAAAAGTTTTCTTAGAGTAGCACAAATCTATAAGTCTATGGGTATTAAGAACCATGCTTTTTTATTAGCTTTACATAACCCAGATCTAGCTGATGTCGATCCATTTAGCGATGATCTAACTGAAGACCAAATTAATGCTATAGGGCAAGAAATAGCAGAGAACCCTTGGTACTTCTTTAGAGAGATTATAAGGATACCAGCGTCTGGTACAGTTAATGGCGTAAGCTTTATAGCTAACAGAGCAAACATAGCTTACTTATGGTGTTGTTTTAACCACTTAACCACAATGATAATAATGCCACGTCAAACTGGTAAATCGGTTGTTGCCGATAGTTGTAACGTTTATATTCTTATAGCAGGTGGTAACAACATTAAGATGGTACTCTTTACTAAAGATAATGGTCTAAGGGTATCGAACATTGAAAGATTAAAAGCTATCTTCGATCTTTTACCTTGGTATATTAACCCAAGAGATAAGTCAGATAGTAACAACACAGAAAACATAACAATTAATGCTTTACAAAACAGATTAGATACTGTTGTTGGCCAAACTACATTAGCAGGCGCTATGAAAGTAGGTCGTGGTCTTACAGTTGCCATATTACAAGTGGATGAGCTAGCGTTTATTCCGCATATTAAAGAATCTTTAGAAACAGCATTGGCTGCTACTGGTGCCGCTAGAGAAAATGCTAAAGCTTCAGGATCGCATTACTACAATACTTATACTACAACTCCTGGTTATGTTAACACAGAAGAAGGAGCTTATGCTAAATCTATTTACGATAGTTGTTGTAGATGGACAGAGAAGTTCTTAGATCTTCCAACACATGAAGAACTAGAAAGTACTGTAAGGAAAAACACAAGAAGAGGTAACTTTAGTATACTAATAGAGTTTAACCATAGACAACTTGGTAAAACAGACCAATGGCTAAAAGAGAGAATATTAGAAGCGAATGCTACTGGTGATAGAGCTGAAGCTGACTTCTTGAATAAATGGTCACAAGGTACTGCCGCTTCTCCTATCTCTAAAGAAAATCTTATTAAACTAAGAGAATCTATCGTTAGTAAATCTTATATAGATATAAGTACAGAAGGTTATGTTATGAACTGGTACATACCAGAAGAAGATGTTATGAATGGTCTTAATGGAAGACAAATAGTTTTAGGTATGGATAGTTCTGAAATGATAGGTAACGACAATACTACATTCTGTGGTAGAGATATTGTTACGGGAGAAGTAATTTGTACCGCATTAATAAACGAAACAAACGTGTTAACATTAAGTAACTTTGTAGCTAACTTCTTAATTAAGTATCCTAATGTAACTTTTGTCCCGGAAGCAAAATCTACTGGAGTAGCGATTATAGATACTATAGCACAAATATTTATTAGTAAAGGTATTAACCCGTTTACTAGAATATTTAACTATGTAGTAGATGAGAAAGATATTAGGCAAGACTATGAAGCAGCTTGGAGTAACATTAATAAAAGCTGGAACCTGAATGAATGGTATAATAAGTACAGAAGAGAGTTTGGATATAGGACTTCTGGTATTGGTAAGAATAGTAGAGATAACCTATATGGCACAGTTTTTAACTTTACTATGAAATATACAGCACATTTAACAAGAGATGAAGATCTGGTAACCGAATTAGAGTCTTTGATAGTAAAAAATGGGCGTATAGACCATCCAGCTAATGGTCATGACGATTTTGTAATTAGTGCTATTTTGCCTATTTTCTTCCTTACACAGGCTAAAAATCATGAACTTTATGGTATCGATAAAGAGAAAATACTAGCTGGAGTTAAGTTAAGTATGACAGAAGAGAATGGCGGCCCTATAGAAGAGTATAGAAAAGCTAAACAAAAGCAAATTAAAGATACAATAGATGTTTATCTAGATAGAATTAAACGTTGTGAAGATCCTTATATAACACAACAGTTAATAGCTAAAACGAAAGCATTATATAGCACATTAGATAACGATTTTATAGTTTCGTTTAACCTACAAGATATGCTAGATAAAATAAGCAGCGAAAACCGATTGAAACGTATTGATATTGGTGGTAGTAAAAAATATGCATTTTAAAAAGAAGTAGAGTACTAGAGCTAGCATTAGCTCTAGTACTCTATAGTTTATGAAGTTAACTTATTACATATGGTAAATCGTAAGACCTACAATAGCAACTAGTATAATAACAGCAGCTACTATTCCAGCTATCTTACGTTTCTTAGAAGATTTAGAATCATCAGAGTTACCTTTATCTTTAGACTCCGGTTTTTTCTCTTCTGGTTTCTTCTCTTCAGGTTTAGGCTCTGGTTTTGGTTCAGGCTTAGGTTCTGGTTTAGGCTCTGGATCAGGTACTGGAGGAACATCTGGTTTCTCTATTCCTAATGCTTCTGACCAATCATCTTCTTCTGTAGGATATTCAGTATGGTAAGCAACTGTTCTTGGTTTCTCTAGTAGAAGGTTAACATCTTCTAGAACCTCAGCTTCAGTTTCAACATCTTCATTATCTACAGCATAGATTTTCTTATCTGTAAAATCAACATAGTACTCTAAGTCGCTATCTGCAAAGATAAAATCAGAGTCTATGATTGTACCTAAACTGGTCTCCCCAAATTTAGTTTCTTCTGTACACCTAACATGAATTTTAGCCTCATGAGGAAGGTCTTTCTCTTTGACTTTACATTTAAAAGTATAAGTTAAAGAATCCTGAGTATAGTTTTTAGACCATTCTTCTTTTATAAATTTTACAAAATATGGATCAGTAGTAAGTAGATCCTGGTTTTCATCAAGTACTTCACCGTCTTCATTTCTCATTACACCTAAAATTTTAGATAATGGAAGAATGACGTGTTTAGATGCTATAGCTTTATCAACTTTCTTAGCATCATTCAGTATCTCGTAAAGTTTACTCATATTGGTATTCTCCTTGTTATGGTTTGGGTTAACTTCAGGGATATTTATTTCTAAGACTAAGAGGATTTGTAAGATTAGAAGAAGGAGGGTAATATGGAACTAAACGTAACTAGTGAAATGATGATAGCCCCAGATCCTGATATTCATGGTGGATTGAAAGGTAGAGAGTGTAAGTTCGTTAGTCATGTTATGGGTAATGAACAATTTGATATACCAGATATGCATTATGTTAAAGAGGTTTGGCATTATAACGACGGAACCATGATAAGGAATCTTAGACCTATTAAAAACTATATGCGGTCATTTTGGGTTACTAAAGAGAATTATAAAAACCATCAGCAGAAAAAAGAGACTGAAGAAATAGGTAAGTTAAACCATTATAGAGCAACGCAAACGAAATTAGCGAAAGAAGTAGCATCAAGGTTAGGAGATCAGTATAGAGGTTGTAGCCAAATGAGAATGTTAACGAATTCTCCTTATCTATATGGAACCGATGTTAAGGCTAGTGATGAGATAATGTATAAATATATTAAGAAATATCCTAATATGTCATCTCCGAATATAGTATGTGCATTAGATATTGAGACTAATACATTAACAGATGAAATAATTTTGATTTCAGTATGTTTAGAGGATAGAATCTATACAACGATATTAGAGAGTTTCTTACCATTTACAAATGGTGTAGAAGAGAAGTTAGAGAAATTAGCAAGAGCTAGTTTTCCAGATGAAAAAATAGCAAAGAATGTACAACTTACTTATGATGTTTGTAAAACAGAGAAAGATGTTATAGAGAGAGCTTTTAAAACAGTTCATCAGTGGCAGCCTGATTTTCTAGCCATATGGAACATAGCATTTGATATTCCAACTATAGAAGCAAGATATTTAAGTCTTGGCGGAAATATGGCAGATTTAGTATCAGATCCTAGGATTAAACCAGAATACAGATACTATAAGTATAATAAAGGCGTATTTCAAAAAGTAACAGCTTCTGGTAAAGTAAAACCAATTGCCCCACATGAACAATGGATAACCGTACAAGCACCAGCTAGTTTCTTTCTTATAGATGCTATGCAAGCTTATAACTTTGTAAGATCAGGGCAGAAACAGAACCCTGGAGGTTATTCTCTAAACGCTATTATAGAAGCTAACTTAGGAGAGAAGTTTAAGAAATTACATTTTGACGATCCTAATACAAAAGATCTAGCAGGCATAGATTGGCACCAATATATGGTAAGTAAGAAACCATTAGAATATGTAATATATAACCAATGGGATACCATGGCGATGATACTGTTAGATAATGAGATACAGGATTTGAAGATTAAGATAAGAGCATTAAGTGGTATGGCGGATTTTGCTATATTTAATAGTGGTCCTAAAAAGATTGTAACGAACATGTTTTATTTTAATCTCGAAAGAGGTCAGGTTATGAGTTGTAAACCCCCAATGATAGAAGAGGATGAAGATCTACCTGGCTTGGATTCTTGGATAAAGAATTACTGTCCAAGTAAAATTCCTTTAATTGCTGGAAAGCTTATAGTAAGTCAATCAGCAGCGAAGCTTCTAAATGAAGAACGTTCAGAGACTAGTAAACCCTATATTAGAACATATAGGTATACCGAGAGGGAAATGGGGAATATTTTATATAGATAGAATAATGATATAGTCCGATCCTTATAGTGATATAAGACAAATGAGTAATGTTAGATATAGATCAAATTCATCCGTCTGCTATTAATTATCTAGACGCTTTAGATGGACCAGTAAGTGATGAGATGATTAAAAGATATGTATTCGATGCTGATGCTGTTAGTGCTTATCCAAGTTCCATATTTGCTGCTAACGTATCTAAAGATACAACATCACGAGAGATATTATCAGTCGAAGGAGCTAATGAAGACACTATGCGTCTATCGAATATTAACTTTATGTTTGGTAAAGTTAATCAAGTTACATATATGTCCGATATGTGTAACTACCCAACGTTAGAAACATTAGAAAAAAATATGATAGTAGACTAGTATAGGGAAAAATCCCTATACTAGTCTATTTATTTTGTTAGCCAACTTGAAGCCCCAGTCATTGACAGAGACCCACGCTAGCACCTCGTCTTGTTCTTCTTTTGGAGTAATGTTCCAATTATAGTAATAGTACTCCAAATCAATGTCACCTTCTATACGTTTAAGATCATAGGCTTTCTTAATCTCCTCTGGAGTCTTAAGAAATTTTATTTCTCCGTTGATCTCATCTTTGTATACTGGTTTCCAAACCAATGATAAAGAATCGTCTTGATTCTTTAATGGTAATGATAACATGATTAAGTTACCCAACTTTTTACCATATGAAATTACTTCGTAATGGTTAAGTTCGGCAACTAAAAGTGGATACCCAGTCTCAGCTACTTCTCTAATAGCAGAGTTATATTCTGCGCCTGATATAACCTTGACCTCACCCGTAGTAAGATTTATTACTGGAACATAACCATTATCTGGTAATGTCACAATAGTTCTCCTCTTACTAAACGGAGTTATAATACTAAAGTTAGTATTATAACCTTCCTCGAATGACGGGTAGATATGATCACATTTTTCAGCTGTTAGTATATCCACCGCTTCTTTATTATCTAAAAACTGCACGAAAATACATTTATCTCCACTAGTCTCTAGCTTATAAACAAAACCCGGTTCTATCTTATCAATAGCTAGGTATTGTTCTCCTTTTCTTATTTCCGGTATCATATTTAATCCTCTATTAACTCTATACTAGACAACTCTACGTAGTCTGCCACCCATTTAATACCCCATACTGCAGCAGCCGCTACCGCAGCACCTAAGCACATAAACCCGCCTATGGCAAGTTTACTAAGTTCTTTACTTTCTTTAGGTTCTTTATTTACATTTTCTGTATTCGCATTTTCCATAATTTTTCCTTTTATGTTAAAAATAAAAAAGGGAGGTCATAACGCCTCCAACATTAGTTATTGAAACACAATACCATGTATGCAAGAGCAGCCCATGCTAAGGCACCAGCTGCTATGATTGCATACCTTATAGCACAGGCCACATTCTGCATATCATGTTCCTTATTAATTTAGAGGGTATAACTACCCTCTATTATTCAAAACTTTCAGCAATCTTGCTGCCTAACACATAGGCACCATAAGCTGCGAGACCTATAACCGCTCCAACAAGAACCCCTAGGCCCATGCTGCTTATTTCTATCTCTACGCTATTTTTCTTAATTTCTTTTTCCATTTTATATCCTTTATATTTTATTTATTCTAGTACCAGTTATAACTATAAAAGCTATAGCACCTAAAACCATATATCCCAAGAGGGTATATACCCTCTCATTGCTTTTTTCTTCGGATGCCATAGCATCCTCCTTTTTTACTCTTCGAAATATTTCTTGTAAGCCCAAACGCCTACACCAACTACAGTACCAACTGCAGCGCCTATCGCAAGTTTCAACCAGATAGAAGAGTTTTCTTCTTTTGCTTTTTCTTCTTCTTTCTTATTACGAGCTTCTTTAAGTTTATTAAATACCTCTTGAGTTTTATTAATAGTCTCCTCTTTAAGCTCGTTTATGGTGTCTTTAAAGCTATTTAACTCTTCGTCAACACCCTCTTTTAATTCCTCGCCTGCATCACGCTCCGCCCGAAGTTCCTCGGTCCACTCGTCCATAAGATCGTTTATGCTTCTTTTTCCTATTGGATCATTTAGATCTATTACGATTGTTGGTTGTTCATTGCTTTCCATTTCTTCTTTCCTTTCATTTTCTTTTTCAGCTGCTCTAGCAGCGACTCTTTCTTCGGTTAGGCATTCTGTTTCTAATGTTTTCTGCATAACCTCTATTAATCGATCTATATCGACACCATCTGCTAATAGACCACTAAAAGTAGGCATAAATACTTCAGGTCTAACTTTAGATTTGGTTCTAAAGTATAAACCCTTTATTTCATAAAGCACATCGTTAGATACTTTATGAATATTTTCTAATATGCCTGCATTTAGAACACCATGGTCTAAACCTAGTGTTTCTAATGTGCCTAAGATCATATTTACATCTTTATTTGCTATAAGAAGATCTACTATTCGTCTCCTATTAGCACCATCAATATCATCCTTATCCAGAGCTATCTCTGGAAACCTTTTATTTAGAGTTCTTAATAACTCTAATTGTTTTCCTTCTTTACTGCGTACCATTGTGTACTCCTTATGTTAATTTTTGGTTTAATTACCTAAAGCAATATTAATCTTAATATTCCTTTAGAGAATTATTACACCAGGGCTAAACCCTGGTAGCTAGTTTTATGCAACTAGTCTTCTTAGCTTGTAATCTAAATTATTTAGATAATCATAAACTTGAAGCTTATATGCTTCTTGTTTGGCTGGTTGTTTATCCAGCAACTTGATATTAGTAGATATTTTATCTACTATATCTTTGATATTTTGATTAGAATATGGATATTTTTCTAACCGATTTTTTATAGTTGATACGAGGGTATCAACTCTGTCGGTTACTAACCCGGATTCTAATCCTAGATCATAAACTGACATGTTAACCTCCTTTCCAGGAGACGCTATCAGGAGGGCAAACTCCTGATAGTTACTACCTTAAAATATTAGGTAATATTAATTACCTATAACAACATTAAACTATAACATTCTTATAGGTAATTAAGAACACAGAGAGTAAGAGATATCTCTTACTCTCTGTGTATATTTTTATTTAAAAGCAGGATGTTGTTTCATCTTGCTTCGAGATAGGTCGTCCATCTTAAAGTAATCAGCTTGGCTTATCTCTTTGTTTACCATTTTCTTGTTGCATTTGAAACTGCCGTTAATATAAGCAGGAACAGATGAAACGGCATGGCCATTATATACCACGTATATTACACCTATCTCAGGTGTATTTTTACCTGGCTTCTCGACAAGAGGGATATCGCATCCATAGACATAGACCTGATTATCTAAATCTCTAACTGCATCTGCCACATCTTTTCCTAGTATATTTAACGAGCTATCTACTGGAATGTTATATTCGAATTCTTCATTATTAGGTAGTGTTATTATAGCTGTTCCTTTACCATAAGTTGAAACTTCGCCTAAATATCTACCTTTCTCGTCCATTTTTACTCCAGGCATATCTGCTGTTTTTAACAAACTTATTACTTTACCTTTAGGACTATTGTCTTTAGCAGCAGGTTTAGCTACTGTGTCATTATCGTCAATTTCTTTCTTTTTATTTTCGTCGATAACGACTGGTTTAGATAGCAAAAGACCAGCTTCTCTTAAAAGGAAATATTGCTCTTTTGTAAACTCGTTACCTTCCATCTTAGCGTTACATAAATATGGAAATGCTAATTTAGCGTTGTTATTAAGAATCGGATACTTAATAAACTTTTGACCATTGACAATGCCATAGATATATTGTGTAGGAACACCTTCAGTTCCTTCCGCTAACGCAATGCTGTCTTCACAACCTACTACATACTTAGCAGGTGTATTTCCTATGTAAGCCTCATAAGACGCCTTAAGAGCTGGAGCTTTGTCTAACATTTCATTAGTTATTGAAATCTTTTTATCGCCTATATATATTACTGGCTTATTGTTATCATCAGTATCTAGTATATATAGCAAAACTCCGCTTTGGTCAACACTAACTCCCATTACCCCTGCTTTTAGAGCAACGTCTAAGATCTCCTTAGTAGTATATGCATCTCTTAAATCAGACTCATCGTCCAAAAATAGTGCATTTATAGCGTCACTATTTTTGTCGTTCCATGCCAATATTTTATTATAATTTTCTCTAAAATACTCGGCTGGTTTACCGCCAGTGTATTTGACAAGTTCAGGTTTCTTTGCAAGCGGATTAAGAGGGTTAACTCCGTAACAAACAAGGTTTGTTACTGGAACCATTTCTCCAGATTTCCCAGTAACTTCTAAATACTGGGCTACGCAGCCCTCTCCATGATTATAGTACTCTGTACCATACTCATGAGTATTACCTTTATCATCTACCACGCTAGGTATTGTACCTATGTTCGTAGCACTATTTAAAATATCGCACATTTTATCTTGTTTCTCAAATCCAGTGCGAACCTTTATAATATTACTTTTATTACTTCTATAAGTATTAACTGTGTTAATATTTATAAAGTAACCCTGCTGATCGCAACCAGCAAATCCAACAACCGCACTACTATTTGGCTCGATTATTGACCCAATAAACAAATCATTTCTTTTGCTTAGATTCTCTTTAATCTGATTAACGAATGAGTAATACTCCTCAAAGCCAAAACTTAAACTAGCTACTGCTAGTAATCCTAAAACTATCTTTTTCATTGTGTGTTCTCCTATTTAAATTGTTATTTATTTTTGTTGGTTAGCTTCGTTAGAAGCAACTATTGACTTATCTACTAAAAGAGAGCTACTAGAGCTCTATATCAGCAAGTTTAAACTCGTCGACTATCGCACTAAGCCACTCTCTTTCATCTGCTGTTAATTCTCGGTCAGCTGCGCTAAGTTTTGCATTAGAAAACTTGAAACGAACAACTGGTATACCAGTGCCATTAACTCGAATATAGCCAGTTATACCATATTCAGATGGTATAACGTAGTCGATCGCTGTATCAGTATTACCTTCTGATGTAGGAACAGTAGTTGTAAACTCTGCTTCTACTTCATCTTGGTAATGGCTAAACGCCCAATCGCCTTGACAGCTTTCAACGCCTTCCGCGTATTCTGTGGTTTGTTTGTAAGCCTCTAAGGCAACTTTATCTAAAACACGATTAAAATAATTTATAGACACTATTTTCATAATGTACTCCTTTTGGTTTATTAAATTTTTGTTTACTAGCTTAAGGTGATAGAGGAATAGATTAACATAATTACAAAGATATCCGGATATGTATCTATATTATTTTTATTATAATATAGTTACGATCATGTCTATTAAGAAGTTTATCAATTTACGATTCTTAATAAGCGTATAACGAATAATTATATATACCACCAATCTTTTTAATAGAATAAAGATAATTAAGGTTAGTAATGTTTCTACCATTATTAAACCTTGGGTTTTTATTTCTATTCCTCTATCTAGAAAGAAGTATTCTTATACTCTTTCTATATTGATAATATATAACTGAAATTTTTTCACTTTGACGTACAATATGGGTATCCTAGGATTTTATTCCTAGGATACTTTATTTTACTCCCAAAGTGAATCTGGGTCGTAGTCTATAATTCTGCCTCTGGCATCTTTATAGACAACTGGTTTAACATCCTGTTGAGTTTTCTCTTTATAAGAATCCGCTTTTACTTGCGGATACTCAACCGGACGTAGACTTGTTATGAATGCCTGGTCAAAATGACCACTGTTTAGCATCCGCAACATTTCTGTTACCATAGGGCTTCCTTTCCGTATGTATTAGCCGTACATACTGATATAGATAATGTTCATTGTCTATATAGGCTAGTCCTATATAGAGAGATTAACATTCGTTTAGTCTCTCTATATTGATAATATACAACTGAAATAAAATGACTTTGACACCGTTTTTACAAAAATAAAAATTATACACTAGATAGAACCTATATAGGTTCTATCTAGTGTTTCTATTATTTATTCTTCTTAAGATACTTAAGATACTCTTCTGCTGTTACTTCTTTTCCAGCATATCTAACATGGGTTGCTATTCCACGTTTACATAGTTTCTTTATATCGAACCAAAACTCCTTACCATTTAGCATATCGTTAAGCTCTTCTTTAGTAAGAAACTCTTTAAGTTCTGATTTAGCTATGTTGTCATAGAGTTGTTTATAGAACTTAACTCTGTTAACCACATCAGATGCTTTACCGATTGCTCCTCCAGACCAATCGTGAAACATGATCCAGCTATGCTCATATGCTATTCTCTTATCTCCAAATGTATAGATAATAGCAGCAGCAGAAGCGGCTGAAGGATCTAAAACGGTTGTTGTTCTACCATAGAAGTTTTCTTGTATAACAGATTTGATCTTATAAAGCTCAGATACATAACCACCTGATGAATCTATTCTAATAGTTAAAGTATCTTCATCTCCAGAGTTCCTTAAGTTATTTAACAACTTAGAGAGATCTGGATGATCTTCTAAAGCAGTAAAATAGATCGTATGTTCGTTTCTAGTTACTGGTTTAGTATATAATTTATGTTCTTGTTTATCAGAACCTCGTGGGTTAAAATTAAGGTCTAAAGAATTATCATCTTTAGGCTTGCTAGGTGTGCCAAAATCTAAATTAGATTCATTAGCCATATGTTCTCCTTATAATGTTATTTTGCATTTTGTATAACCACACTTTAACTTTGAGATAAAAGAAGATGGGATATTAAAATCGTCAACTACTTTATCTTCTCTTTTAGACGGTAAAGTACAAACAATGTCTTTAGGGGCTCGTACATGTTCCCAGTTGAAAGTCCATGGTAGTTTATCTTTAAACTTCCTATACTCAACATTATATGTCTTTTCTCCTATATAGACCAAGTTACGAAGTGAGTAATCGTTATGTCGTTCTAAGAAAGCCTTAAAGTCTTTTTGTTCTAAGATATAAACTACTTCTTTATCCGTATTATAGGCTATAATTTCGTATTCTGGATTATAACCAAAAGCAAAGAGCGGTAAAAGTTTATCTTTATACGTATCTTTACTCTTAGCATATTGAGTAATCATGATAACGAAATCGGTAGGACGTAAGAGATGTTTATCTAAACGTTTAACACTAGGTGCTTTATAGTCTATAATAGCATCGTCTTTATCATAAGCATGAATAGCAATGAAATCATGATCTGTTTTAGACTCATTATCCCACATAGGATAAAATACGCCATTATCGGATAATAAAGGATCTTTATAATCTATTGTAAAACGATAAGACTTAATAATTTCAGGATCGTAAAAGAATATGAAATCGCCTTCCATAACATCAGCCGCAAAACGATTCATATCTTTAAGCTTAATATAGCTACCCCACTTACCACCAATACCAAGCGATATAGGCTCTGGTTTAGCAACATGAGTAAAATAGGCCCATAGCCACTTAATAAAATAGTATAAAGCGGACCCGGCGACTATTAAGCCTAAGAGTTCGTATAGCAGAATCTCTACTTTATAATCCATGTGTTTCCTTTCCATAATTAAAAATAAAACGTTAGATAGATGTTCTCTATCTAACGTAACTTAAGTTCTGATTCCCAAGCATTAGGACGATAAGTTTCATAACGCCATTCTTTAGCAATGTCTTTAGTACAAGCTTCACGTTGTTTATAAAGATCTTTATGCTTTCTGAGGTTACCACAGTATAGAGCATCGTATATTAACTCTGTATCCGGAATTTTTCTAAGTCTTCCTACCATCTGTCTATTAGCTTGTAGAGAGCCCATAGAGATCGTCTGTATGATGCAAATCAAACCAAAAATATTGAGTCCAGTTGAAGCTGATAGGCTAGTACTAAAACATATATCAGAGGTCATAATATTTTCATAGTCATCTTCTTGGACATAAGTAGAAATCTTAAGATCTGGATACTCTCTTCTAAGCGTATTGCATAAATGTTTACACATATCCACAGTAGCCGCATAGACTAAGCATTTCTGGCCCTTTTTCTTTCTGTTAATATAATCGCGATTTATATACTTAATGATCATTTTATCATACTGAGCTAATAAATATGGTCTAGCAAGAAGCGATTGCTCGTATAGTATCTGACTATAACCTTGATTAGTCTGGTGTTTTAGTTTAGGAGCTTTTTCAATATAGTAACGAATATTATTAATCGTTATATACTTATCCATAGTGGTATCTAACCCAAACCGTAAATGTTCAGGAACCATTACTTTATACATCTTAACAGTATGCGGGTCATTACTACTAAATGTAGCTGTAAGTAGTATATAATAATCGCAATCAAAATATAACATCATCTTAGAAACATTAACCGGTTCCTGATGCGACTCATCATTAAGGAAAATACTAATACCGAGCGCTCTCATAAGGTTCTCAGGTGCTATTGGGTACTCTTTAAGTAAGAACATATCACCTTTACGGTTATCATATACTGATAAGTAGTTAGTTATAGTTCTTATGCTAAATATAAAGACATCATATTTCTTTCTATATTCATCAGCATTAAGCATAAGATCTCTTAACGCATCGCCACCCTGAATAACAAGATATTTACCTTTTATCTTTGGGTAGTGTTCTTCAATATCCTCAACTGCTTTTTCTATATATTTCGGCAATAGGAACATCCCTATCTTTCTATTAAGCAAAGACATAGTTTTAAAAGAAACTGAAGTATTATGCGTTACTATATATTGTTCAGCAACATAAAGATGGTCTGGAGAATCTACAGCAATACAAGTAGCTTCTGCTTGACACTTATATTCAACATCTGTTATACGTAGCTTTAAAGTTTCAGAGTACTGAGTAGTCTCTTGTAATCTTTCACCTCTCTTACTTTCTCGTGTAAAATAAGCTTTAGGTGTTTTACTTCGGATACCTAATTTATAAGACGGTTTTCCCGGCAGACGCTCGCCTTTATACGTATAAAATGGATATTTAACCGATAATCTTGCCATATCCCCAAAAGACCATACTATCTCTTGTATTTGTTTTATAAGACGCTCGTTACTTAAAGCTATTTGTATAACACCCACACATATAGTACCGTCTGTTCTGACGCCAGAACCATTTCTACCAATAGATTTATCTACATAACCATCAGTGTCCATTAGGCCACGTATAAGTTCCCGTTTTTGTTCTAATGACGCATTCATATACTCGTCCGGAATAAACTTAGTATATGATTTGGTACCCATAAGACCCAAACGTTTTAACTCCTGTTTATAGATATTCGTAGCATCTGTATTTTTAATTATTCTTTTTATCGTATATTTTGGGCAAGTAGACTTATCCCTATACACCTTTATACAGTAATTGGGGTCTAATAGATTTTCGACATGTTTAATAACACCTTTATCCGAACAGTGTATATTAACATCTTTTCCGGAAATACCACCATCCCCTAGCAACACACCAAGAATATATGGATGTATTATAAAATCTTTATGTGTTCCTTTTTCTGGCTGTACTAATGGTATATACATTCTAGAAGTAGCGTTAGCTGGATTCTTACGTAAAGTATTAAAATACTCAGATAGAAAACGAGTATCAACTACTGCTGGCTTATAATCTACAGCCTTACGATGGAAATTTCCTTCTAAATCTGGAGATAGAACTGTCCATAAATGTTCCATACCAACATCTAACGATCTACCATCTGAAAATTTTACAGCCCAAATATCCTTAACACCTTGTGGATAAACACCAATAACATTTGTGTATTCACCATTGGAACCCATAACAAGGTCCCCAATTTGAATATCTTCGATATTTTTCCACCCATTAGGGATTTTAACTTTGGTACCATTCCTACACAGCTTGCCGTATCCAGTGGGAAGGTTTATCATGCTTAATCTCGCTTCATTACCAAGAACCCTTTTTATAATATCATCTTGATAATCCCGCATAATATACTTAGCGTTGTTGAACTCTATATTCGCATATTCTCCGTGCTTTGTCTTAGTGTTATTAACTAATTCTACAGTATCTGAACTTATCTTACCATTAGCACCTATATATCCAAGATAAGGTTTAAGTAGCGATTTATGTAATCTATAGACTTCATGGTTATCCTCATCTAGGTAATTAACAAAAAACGGTTTATCCTTAACTCTTATAGCTCTTCTTATGTTCTTGTTGTATTCAAACTTGTAGGACCAATAAGGGCTTAAAAAGTCTCTAGTAATTTGGTCCAGAGCCTTGTCATAGAGAGTTATGACAAAATGCGATACATTAATCTCTAATTTTAATTTCTTCATAACTCTCCTTCCAAGTTACTGTATAAAAAAATTAGGGTAACATAATGGTTACCCTAATAACGTTAGTCCTTAATAGGATGGCTATTATAGTCTGCTAGTGTTTCAGCAGGTGCTAAATAAACATCCATAATATGGTTAATAGGTTGTGTAGTATCGAATGCCATAGGGTTCATCATTGTATCCATATGATCCTGATAAGCATAAGCGCCACCCATAGATCCATTTGTTAAGATAGTCTTAATGTTTCTAGTAGAAGCAGATGGTGAACCATGTGCTACCGAGAAATCTCCTGCTTCATAGTTATTAACAGAGAATGCTGCTACTATAACTTCAAAGAGTGCTATGTTAACAGACAGTTTACTATTAACCTCTGTAAATAGACGATGTAAGAAACCATCTTGAGTATTGATACTATAAATGTCATCATCTTCAGAGTCTGATTCTATCTTACGTTTACCACCATTAATAGCAGCACCGAAAAGTTTAGAGATAGACTTAGAGAAGTTAATATAAGAGAACTCAACGTCTGGAATGAAAATAAGCGGTTTATTCATATCCCAACCTTCTAGAGGTATAACGATGTTCTCTTCATTATCGATAGTATACTCAACTTTCTGAATATGAAGTAAGAACTCAGTTGTAAAACTACCAACTTTCTTACCCTTACGAATCTCAACTGGTATCTCTACTGTTTCACCAGTTGCTTTATTCTTCTTAACCAACCAGATATTATAAAGCATAGATACTGAAGTTGGTGCAAAACGTTTAACATCTGTTGCTGGTGTAATATCTGCAAGTCCTCTAGCTGAAGATACGGCTACTTTAATAAATAGATCAAAATCTTTCTTATTATCGAAGACAGTCTCTTTACCACCACCTACTTTATCTATTACATACTTCTTACGTAGATAAGCATGGGTATTATCGTCAACTTTAGTTTCAAAGTCATTACGAGCTACCGGGTTGATAGATATAGGAAGAGCATTTGCAGAAGAGATTTCGTGTTTAAAAGAAAGTATCTTCTGTGTTATCTCCTGTGTCATAACAGTTGCTGCATAGTGTCCAATATGAGAATGCTTAGGTATATTATAAGACATTTGGCCTAAACATTTAGAACATATACAACGTTTATCAGACCATTTACATTTATAAGCAACACGTAATTTTATTTTCTTACCTATAAGATGTGTATGGTGCTTAGTAATAACTTCTTCTTTACCAGTCTCTTCGTTTAGATAATACTTACCTACCAACATAGGAAGATGGCATTTAACAGGGTTATCTTTAGAATCATTCTCTGGAAGTACTTCCCATTCTACATAATCTTTCTGACCGCAATCTCCGTCTGCAACATGTTCAACACGATACATAACAAGCTGAAGTTTTCTAGCAAAGAACTCTGAAGAAGAAACAGCTGTAGTAGAAGCACGTAATGATTTAGCACCTGTTTGAGATTCCATACCCAGTTCATCTAGACCATACATACCAGAAGTAAATGAAGATGGAATTGGTTTCTTATAAAGCTCCTCAGATAGGTTAGTAATATTACCTCTTGGTCCTAGAACTTGTTTAAGTTGTTTTTGGTTCATAGTACGAGAGATATAACCTTGTGCTATCTTATTGTTCTTATACTCTGGAGAAGTAAGAATGTTATGTAATGTCTTATAAGCATTCTCAATAGCAAAAGCTACCTCTTCTGTTTTATTCATATTAGCGTTAGCAACTTCTCTCATAGCCTTAACAAGATCAGGGTGTAACTGAACGTCTAAGAAAGTATTAATATCGAGAGTTGAAACATAATCTAAGTTATTGAATACGATTTCATTATAGATATCGTTAAAGGTAGTTTGCATCTTAAGCCAAATTGATTCTAACGGATCTCTAGATCCCATAGGTTCCATAACATTATCGATAAGATAACGTAAAATGGTTTCATAAGTTTTATTAAGAGTATCAGAAACATAGAATCCTGATACGTAGTTATTCGTTATATCGAAAGAAGAGAGTACAGGTAAGTTATTGAATAACTTAAGTATATCCCAAATATAACGATTAACGATAACTTCTCTAAACGTTAATGGTTTTTCAACACCATCGTCAAATCTGACAATGATATTAGTTTTAAGCCTGGCGTTAAGATCTTGTGGAGTCTTCTCCATAAGACGTTTAACATCTACTATAGGCGTAGTGATGTTAGGTTGCGGTTGTGCTTTGCTCATTGTGTCTCCTTGTGTTGTTATTTAGTAATCTTATATACTAAATAAATAATATATAACCGAATGCTAATGAGGTTATATACAAGAATATATAACCAAATGAAAATAAGGTTATATGTGTGTGAGTATTAAACTCATTTCCTTGTGTTCTATTAATTTTGCTTAGAAAAAATAATCATACTACGATAGTATCCTATCGAGGGATACTATCGTAGATACAAATGTAAAAGGAACACACTGTTGACAACCTTAGAGGATATGGAACTAGATATATATCCTCTATTTTATCAAAAGTAGATAAGAGACTCAAAAGAGCCTCTTATTTTAAAATCTTAATCTGCACCTGGGATATACGTATAATCGAATCCCATAGGTTTGAAAATAGACTTAACTAGTTTGATAGCAGAGTCTTCTCCAAAAGGAGTAACAGATCTATCAACAGCACGTTCCATGTTAGATGGTTGTGGAGCATTTAGTATATTCTCGTACATAGCTTTATGTGTTGGAACACTATTTGCTCTATCCTTAAGTTCTGCTATAGCTTCTCTACCACCATAGTAAAGATATAAACGACCTTCTGTTTCAGAAAGTATCTTAGTAGGCGTATTACGATATGGTAGTCTATCTCTATTTGCTGCTGTTACTGGAATTGGGAACATAAAGTTATTCAAGTTAGGACTTGAAGTATACAACATGTTATCAGCAGTTTTACAAATAAGGATAGTATAAAGAGGTGATATAAGGATAGGATCCTTAGTTACAAACTCTTTAACAGTTTTACCATCATCTTCTAAGATTGGAATATGTACTGGTCTCCTTGGAGGTGCATATTCTGAACACTCTATATCCTTAACTATTTGATATAATCGTTTAGGGTTAGATACTTGTTGCATAATATAAACTTCTTCGTTTAGACATACATTAAGTATCTCACGTTTTTGGTCCATATCAGCTTGAGCATAATAATCAAATTGAGGAGTATTAAATTTACCTAATAGGCCCATAAGATAGGTAAACATAGATTCAACTTTATTATCGTCTAGTTGATAAGTATCTAATACCCCATTAGCCATCTCTCTTAGTATAAGCTGACAATATCTAGAAGCCGCATTGATTTCTTGTTGATATGGTCTAGCCATATTCATACGAGAAATGATCGAGTTACTATCCATAATAATATCTGCTCTACCATATTCATTATATGGCATAAGATGGTCTGGACGTACTTCTGATACAACACCCTTACCACCAGACTGATCTGATATTTTATGTCCTTTACCTAACGTAATTGTATACTTAATAGTAAACTCTATACGATAAGTATCTAGTGGTTCATTACGATTAGATAAACCTAGTTTATTAGGTAAGTTAGAAGTAGAAGTCTCTTTAACTTGTTTCAACTTCTTAGATAGATTTAAAAGAGCATTATTGGATTTAATATGCCTAATATTTTCTTCGTGTGCTATCTTACCTGCTCTAACTATAAGAGCATGAAGTTGTGGAGATTTTCTTATCTTCTCTTTTCCAAAACCATAATCTACATCCTCTAGTTCTTCGCATATAGAATGATATGCTTCTAAAATATCTTCGTAATACTTAATATACGATCTAGCATATTTATCCGGTATCTTAGACATTCCATAATAGAGCTCAGAGTTCTTCTTAGGGTTCTTATAACAAACTATATCTACAACTACTCCAGACTTTACAGTTTGACCATTACCAATATCAACATCTTCTCCTGGTCCACGTACATAATAACATTTATCCATAATAGGATCGAATTTACGTAAATCATCTGCTGATAATAGAGCTGGTGAGAAATCTAAAGGATCTTCATCTAGCCCTGATTTATTAGCTCCGAAATCTTTAAAGTTACGTAATGCCATTAGAACAGAATCAGAGTTAATTTGTTCTCCTATCTCTGGAAATGGCTTATATTCATTTTCATCACCATAGATGTTAAGAGGCATATACTCTGAACCAAACTCAACAGCTTTAGTTTCAAAAACATCGTATCTCATTTTCTTAGATAGTGACTCTGAAATGATAACACCATCTTCTGCTATATCAGGGTGTGTACAAAGGATCATATTTGCATTAACACCTAATGCATAACCACCATTCGCTCTTACTGAAGGCGAAACAGCTAACCTTGTTCCAGCTGGTAGCTTAGTTCCGCGTTTAATAGAGTCTAAGAACTCTTTATCTTGTACATAAGAGAATCCAAAGTTTTGATGGTAGCCTGCGTGGAATAATGGAACATTGATAATATCCAATGTTCTTACTATTCTATTATTTTCGTCTAGTTCCTGCTTTAACGTAAAATAAGTTTTCTCTGTTATCTCATGGACATAAGAGTCTGAGATACCACCATAACGTTGTACTACTCTAAGAACAGTACAATCATCTTCTGCCATAGGTCCGAAAGTGTGTTTAGACAATTGCTTATCAGAACCAGTTTGAACAATCGGTATATCGCCGTCTATAAGAGTAACTGATTGAGATTGATGTGCTGTATACATATACGAACGAGCAGATGAGTTATGCTGTACTGCATAGTTAACAGCATGTGGACCTATAAGTTCTTCTCTAATCATTAAGTCAGGGTCAACTGGAATAATGACTTCGGTAGAAGATTTCTCTAAAGGTACACGTAAGTTCTCATATTTATTTTTTGCCATAGGTTGTCTCCTTATGTGTGTGTTTTAGTAATCTACTTACTAAATAAAGAATATATAACCGAATGATAATGAGGTTATTCCTCTATTGCGTTTTTAATATCTTCTAGAGTAAAATCTAAGTTGTTCTCTTTAGCTTTACTAATGATCGTTTTAATATGTCCCATAAGCATAGCTTTACGATCTTCATCGGTTAGTTCTAGTTCTTCCGTCGCTTCTTGTTCTGCTTTAGCTACTGCTTGTTCATTATCATTTAGATAGAAATTAACTTCTAGTAGTTTATTGGCTATCTTAAAGTAAGTGTCAAGGCCTAGTCCTATAGTAAGACCATGATATAGTAAATAAGCTAATTTACCCATATATGTTGTTTCTGTAATAGACTCGTTAACAACATCTACTAACCCTATACCACCTAGTGAATACATAACTTCGTTATAAGAAAATAAATAGTCATAGTCTTTATCGTCTAGACAACGTCTATGTACTCCTATACCAGTAAGATCTGATAAAATAGTTTTATAAGGTATAGTCTCTGCATCTGATTCTGATAGTAAAAATATCATAAGATAAACCATACATAAGCACCACTTGTAGGCGAACATATCTTTAGTGTATTCTTTTAGCGGTGATGTTAAATACTCTTTATCTACATTGTATTTAAAGATCATACTTAGGTTATTAAACTCCGCTTCAAAATGCCTAAGAGCGTTAGTAGATTTACTATTAGAATTAAGATAGTTTTCTAATCCTAAATTAGCGTCATCATTATGGCGATAAGCTTTTAAAATATATAATAAAGATTGTGTATTAGGAAGATCGTTATTGAACTTCTTAAGGGCATCTTTAAGAACGAAACTATCGTCTTTTTTACCTAGGATATTAAAAGCTACTTTACCTAAAATTTGTAACAGCTCTTCTAGGTCGTAAGAGTGAATAGAACCACTATAGTTCTCAAAGTTAGGTTGTACGTATTTAAGCTTAGATTCTTGTTTCTCTATAAGCTCTCTAGACTTGGCTTTAATGTCTTGTATAAGCATATTGTTGCTCCTTATTTTGTATTGTGATAAATCATTTATCGATCGATTTACCTTAATAAAAGTTCTAGCAGCTAAGATGGGTGATAAAACAGTCCTAGAAAGGTTACTAACTATGGAAAGATTAACGAATAATATAAACACTGATAATAAAAGTTGTTATATGGATAAGATGTGGCACGCTGTGTATCCTATCTTAAGAGAAGAATATGTCTTAGTAGGTAAAACAGGAAATATAGATGTAGCAACAGCTAAAAAATTTAAAGGCGATTTAGAAGGGTTATTATTAGCCCAGTTCCACATAGCTAAAGAATATATATTACCAACTATGCTAGTTAATGGTTATATTAATAGCCAAGATTATCAAGGTGAAAGATTAACATTCGTTTTTATAGACGAGGTTATCTTAAGTCGTTATTTACATGCGTTCTTAAGAACAGAAAAAATGAAAGCAGAGACTAACTAAGGATGGCGGTCCTTAGTTAGTTCTCTAGCTTTTATCTAAGATATGGGTTACCATATGGAGATACTACCATCTGCTGCATCTGAGGATAGCCAGCCATTGGTTGCATTACCATAGGTTGAGCAACCATTTGCGGATATGGTTGTAACGGTTGCATAACAGGCTGTTGTATAGCTTGTTGTTGCTGAGCAACCATCTGTTGCCTCATTAGCTCTTGGTTAGCTGCTTGAGTATTGTATTGTGGATTTAATCTACTAACCATCTTAGGAGCTGTTGGTTGTTGGGCAGTTGTATCTGCCATAACCGGAGGCATCATTACCATTGGTTGTTGAACCATCTGTTGTACCATAGGTTGTCCAACTCTAACACCTTGATATGTACCTGCTATAGCTTGGTTAAAACTATTTCTACCAAGTAACGCTGCCATACCATCTCTAGGTACATCTTGTTGTACTGCTGCTAGTTGTTCCTCTTGCTGAGCTTGAGTCTCTTGTACTGCTGATTGTACATACGGATGTAAATTACTTACGTTAAGGTTAACACCTTTTTGGTTGTTAACTACAGAACTTCCCATATTAACTTCATTTTCATTTGGTATTAAGAGTAGTTCTTTCTTAAACATAGTTGGTGCATTCTCAATATCAGACTGATTAAAGTCTATAACACATTGTGCTGATTGTGCTGCTACAGGATCTGCGGAACTCATAGACTCTAAATAGCCATTTACTACTGACATTACACTATGGAATAAAGACATCAAAGCTACGAACCCTGGAGCTTCGGTATCTCTAGTTCCTGCAACTACTGCACCTTTCTCATTAGCACCTACCAGAAACACGTTTAAAGCATCGTTAAATATTTTAAGATCCTTATAACGTAGTTTTACACCATTTACTAATACTTTCTCTTTTTGCTCATCATCATTTGCGTTAGATATGTTATTAAGAGCCTCTTTGATATCCATCCACATTGGGCAAGTTAACCTTGCTTCTCTTGTGTTAGATTCTTTATCAGCTGCTTTCTTAGTCCTAGGGATGACTAATTGTAATAACGGTCTATCTAAGTTCGTAAGATAAGACATAACTAATTTATCCCAGTTATTAGACGTTGTATCGTCTATAGCTTTGCCATTAGATTTCATACCAGGTATGTTACTATCTTTAGCTTCTGCTATAAACTCGTTAATAGCCATAGGTAAATCACCTTGTAACTTAGGATTGTTATATACTACGAATAATAACTCTCCAAACACCTTTAAAGCCGTCATTAAGTTTGCTTTAACACAATCCATTAGAATATCTAGACTTATCCCATCTTCAGTAGCTTGCTCTGATAATGGGTTAAATATTAAATATGCTGGAGTATATTTACCATTTTTATCTGCTACATAGAGATTCTTAAGATTCTCTTCTGTTGGTAAACCTACTGCCATTCCCTTTCTTCTCGTTAAGTCTATATATTCTTCTCCATCTTTATACTGTAAGAATCCTGTTTCTGAAATCCTTATACTAAAAGATTTTAAAATGTTTTCGTAAAATGTATATAGCTTCATATTCTACCTCTTTCTTAGATATACATCGGACCATTACCGAAATTATATTCGGAGTCATTCGATGTTACGCGATCGACAATCTCATTAGCTAAGACGCCAATATTAGTTATAAGTTGTTCTTTAACCTCTAGATTGCCTACCATTGGAGTAAAACACATATCTCCGAAAGTTGGGAATCTGAATAGTACCGGTTCCATACCAGCTAACGATATGGAGATACTAGTATCTAATGCAGTATCTGCCGCTATTAATAGTTCATACTCTAAGTTACCATTTTCAGAAACTAAAGGATCTATTAATAACTTAACACAACCATCTATAGAGCGTTGTAATAACATACCAGCATTCTGATTATTAGCTGCTGGTGCATAGCTCCATTTGACATCATTATTAGCAACGTGCCACTCTGGTTGCAATGCCATACCAAACCCATTCTCTAATGGTTTATAAACGTTCTTAATTAATATTCTTATACTACTTAAGAAGTTATTCGTTAATAGAGATGTTATAATGTTATGGACTTCAGATACTACGGCTGTTAACTTATTAGCACCTATCATATCATGTGTATAGACACTATTTAAAATACTATCTGTACCGAATCTATCTCCCTCTATGATATTACCATAGATTAATCTATCTGTGGTAAATGTTGGGTCGATTCTTTTCAGTTGGTTAATCGTAAATGAATAACCGATAGCATTAAAGTTAACTTGTTGTAAAGCTTGAATAAAGATGTCGTTTCTTAAAGTATCGTTTCTTAACCTAGAAGTGGCTTCTAAGAAACTTTGTTCTCTAGGTGAACCAAAATCATTATTAAAAGCCGATCTTGTTCCTACGGCATCTGCAGTGCCTCCAATGACAGCATTAAGAATATTGTTCAAATACTGTTTACCAACATTATGAACTCTATCGAATGCTAATGGGGTATTCTCTGTTGATGTACCTATGCTATAAGTAATTCCACCTATTGCGTTACCATAAGATTTACTACTGATACCAGAAGTTATATCTTGTGGTCTAACAGACATTTTACTATTATTCTGCATAAAGCTTTCTGGAGTTGTTACACCAATATTCTCTATACCAACGATACTATTCGTATTCGTATTAATATTAACTCTCTGTAAAGAGTTGATATGGAAAGTCAGATTCTCATCTGCTATAAAACTACCACCAGTCGTAGGTATCAAGAAGTCTCCACTACCATCGCTATATCCTGATAATATAATATCATACACTCCAGTATTGCCACCATAACTATTTACAGCACTTGGTGTACATTTTACTTTCAGTTTGAACATATAGCGTTGACTACTCCATCCTGATTGAATATCAGCATTAGATATTGGTGCTGAACTCACTCTCATAATGTTACTGGTAGACTGGCTATTATTAGTTAACCCTCCATTATTAAGTAACATGTCATCTACTATCTTTCCTGCGTCATCTACTTTTACATTCGAAGTGAAACTTCTAATAACTTGCTGTTGATAACCTTCAGTTCTAGTAGGCGATACTATCATCTCTACTATGCTAAAAGTATAACCCAAGTTAGTATGCGTTTCTAAGGCTCTGTTGATCATTGCACCATATGGACTCGGCTCGTACATATATCCATCCATAGTTCTTATCGCTCCTTATTAAGTTTCTCATTTTCGATTAGGAAATCTATTATAACATTTTTCAATGTTGCTAATAAAATATCTTTAACACCTATGTTTAACATAGCTGGTGTTATCCAGTTATATTTGTTCATCTCTAGGTTGTTACTAGATACCCAATCTAAGATAACCAACTCTCCTGGTCGTTCATCACCTTTAGTCGTGTCTATATGTCGTTCTGGATAATAACTACTTAACTCTTCTTCTCTATAACCTTTAGCTTTGGCACTATTCAAGTTGCTAGCTATGTTCATAGTCGAATCTTCGTTACTAGTACTTCTCTTACTTACTAACATATAAGCTAATGGTTTAGCGTCTATACCCATGAGTATCGCATATCCTATAGCTATAAAATTAAATATGTTTACAGCTTTTAAATACCTTAATGCTCTTGGATCTAAGATGCTTTTGAATAATACACCCAGAAAGTTCAAATGTGTATTGCTTATTCCATCAGGACTAAACGATGCAGCTAGCTGGATACCAACTCTTAAATTCTCTTCTGTTATTTTCTCTTTAACACCTCTAGGTAGTTGTCTTAAGATAAAGTCTATACTACTGGTTGCCCAATTGAATTCTACTGCTATACCAGGTGGAACATCAGTAGCTATTCTATAACTCTCTATGATACTTTCTTTATCTTCACTATCTATTTCAGCTTCATTAGGTTTATTTTTATTCCTAATCGCTTCATCTGGACTACCAACATTCTTTATCTTATTGTTAACATCTTTAAATAGATGTCTTACGATATCAAATTCAGTAACGGCCGGATCATCTGTTTGGTCCATAGTTATCATCTTACTAAACATTGCTTTACTAAGATATAACATTGGTATAATGTCTCTAGATAGTTGGGTACTTAATATCTTAACATCCCCTATCTTCTCTTTATCGAATACTTTCTCTACAATCGTAGTTACATAGACTCTTAACTTAACGAAGCTATGATGTTTCGCTATTGGTTGTTGTCTAAGTATATCTAGCATCTGTAGCTCTGGTAATTTTTTAGCGTTATCATCACTACCATAGACTAATTGTGCTAATGGACCGTATACTGCTTTGAATATTACTATCAAAGCCATTAACCATTTATAGTCTTCTACGATATAAGTTTGGTTTCTAGTTCCTAAACCATCACTTTCTATCTGTTCGTCAAAACTAACATTGATCTTCGGTGGTAAAGGTAATGGTCTTACCTCAGTAACGAACTTATGTATAGTCTCGATGTCTAGAAGGTTGATGATATTTGTCAATTGTATACAAAACTTAGCTTTGATACTATCGCTATCTTTATCGGAAGCTACACTATATTCCATACTTAACATATGGATTTTCTCCATAGCTAAATATAGTTCCTCTATGTAACTATCACCTCTCCATTTTACATATTCGTTCAGTATGCTAAACGCGCCTTCAGATTCTCTATTATTACGGATTTTCAGTTCTGTGTTAAACATAACTAAACAACCAGGTGTACGTATGCTAGTGAAGTCAGTAACTTCAGCTTTCTTCATAACCTCTTTGGTTGCTCTCGCTACACAAACATCAGTCTGACCTGTGTTTTCATATCTTAGATAGAACATTGTAACATTGTTTCCTTTCTGTATTGTGATATATATCTACTATATAAAGAATATATAACTAAATAAAATTCACTATAGGTTAACCTATATGGTTTCCTACTGGATACTTACTGTTTGCCTATAAACTTCGACTATAAAGTATAGTCTCAGTTTTTTAAAGTTCAGTTTAAGATTTTATTAATTTTAATTTAAAAATAAAAGTAGACTGGACATAAAAATCCAGTCTACTTATTTTAACTTTTTTAAAATATTTTTATATTTAATTATTTCAAAATGAAATTATTAATTTTGACAATACTCATATTAATAAAGTATTGTTCTAAAAATAGAACAATACATACATTACTACTCAAATATAACAAAAAATTAATCTTTCTTTTTATTTTTTATTAAGATCTTTCTTTGCGAACTCTCTAAGATATATATATTATATATAAATATAATATATATATCTTAGAGAGTTCGTTTCTTTTAGATTAATTTTTTGTTTTTCTTTCGAAGTAATTCTTCCTCCTAGAAACTAAAAAAATATAAATAATATATTAATTTTAATTAATATATATCAATTACTTCTTTTCTTTTCTTTTTGCTTCTTTTTCTTTTCTTTTCTTAAAATTTTCGACTCGAGGTTGGGTTCCAGCCCAAAGACCCAGAAAGTTAATAATCACGACAGGATTAAATTCGATTTAGAACCGAAGTTAAACTTCGAGGTTAATTATTTTTTACAAATGCCGTTTAAACGCATTTAGAAGCCCGCTATTGAACGATCGGTAGTTTGGGTATGTCATTTATCGTTTTTAAAACGATCGTTGATTCTAGAGCATTCTAGAGGTCTTTACGAAGGTTTAACATTTTGCAAAGAGATTTGAGTCTCGGAAGTAAGACTGGACTATTTAACCTAGCTTGCTTTGTTCGGCAGTAAGCGTTAGGTTAGGCCATCGGGAGTTAAACTAGGAGACCAGATTTAACCAACCGGTTTTGTAAATTAACTCTATTTTCTAAACTGAATTTTAAATCAAAATTAAAATCGATTTTAAGATACCTAGGAAGCTCGTAGTTAAACGATCGGTACTTGGGAAGATAAATTATACTTTTAAAAAAGATTTTCGATTCTAGAGGCTCCTAGATGGGTTTACGAAGGTTGTGTAAAAAATACGAGAAATTAGAGGCAGTTTTAAATCGTTGCTCTTGGAGAAAAAAAAGCGATAGTTATATATAAATTATATTTATATATAACTATCGGATTTAAATCTAACTTTCGAGTCTTTCGAAAGTTAGATAGTATAGATGATAGGGGGCTTTTGCCCCCTATCATCTATACTATCTAAAATTTTGATTTTCAGTCTTTTTTATAATTACAAATTTTGACTATTTTTAATAGAAAAAAAATATCCCTAAGAGAATATTCTCTTAGGGATACAATATTAAATTATGTCTTCTAAACCAGAATCCAAATCATCGCCATTAGATGTTTTTTCTGGTTCCTCCTTAGTTTCTGTTTTGACTTTACGTGGATAAGCCTTATTATAGATTTCGGTTAGTTCATCTTTAACTATGTCTAATTCTCTTAGTAGCCTATCGAAATAATTAGCAGCATGTATTTTACTTAGTGTTAAACTATCAACAGTTTCGTCTTTTCTAGCAACCAACCATTGCTTACCTGGCATAGGTGGATGCAATAGGAAATGTACTCCTGTTTTTTGTGGCTGAATAACTCCAAAGTAAAACTCTTTATCATTTCTACCTATAACCACATGAGCATTAACTAGTGTGCTATCCCTTATTACTTTTCCATTTTCATCCCTCGCAAATCTTACTATAGGTATTTTCATACTTTCTGATTGCGTTGTGTTCTGAATGAATTGTTTACATAGTGTAAAGACATTGTACATATTATCTATTTGGCTATATATAGTATACCAATTTTCTTTAACCATTCTACCTGTTCTAAGATCTTTTCCGATAGCTATACTAACACCTGATTTATAGATGTCGATTTGTATTTCTGCAAACTCTCGTATTTTTACGCCATCTTTATCTTTATCGTACCATTTTCTCATACTTGTAAACGGTAACCGTTTTGTGTAATTACTATATAACTCTTTGTAGTCCATTGTTATCTCCTTGTGCGCTACTTATTCGTATTCTAGATTCAGGTTATAAGTTAATAATTTAAATTTTACGTATTAAAAATAATAAAAAACAAGAGGATATAGACTAGTCTATATCCTCTACTTAAAAATAGTTATAACTTGTTCTTATACATTTCTTTATCTTTAGTAAAGAACTCTTTAGCTATATTGTTTATAGCTTCTTCTATAACCGCTCTAGCTTGATCTGGTGTACCCATTCGATCTATAGATAGATTAACAAGTGTAGTTAATGGATTATCCTTATTAGCAACATTAGATAACAAGATAGTTAATATCTTATTAGCTACTGAGTAATCTATAGTTAGAACCATAGAACGTTCTAAATTACATTCTATATGATCTATTAGCTCTTCTGGAAAAGAGTCTACTGGTAAACAATACTCATGATGTATATCCTGTTGATAGATGTAAGATAACCAGTATTTGAACGTAAGATCATTAAGACGTTCTTGATTAGTTAGTTCATAATCTAAGATAGGATAGATATCATAATCTTTTACAATAGAAGGGAAAGCTAAAAGCTCACCTCTAACTCTACGTATATTAAAAGACTTAAGAGCCTGAAGATGTTTAAGTTCTTCCAGACGAGCTGGAAGAACATGAATGTCTAATTCAGATTGATAAACTTCTAACGGAAAAACATCATATCCGATATTAGCGTTAATGATCTTTTTAGTACGAGATTGGAAGTTAACAGCTAAACCAATATAATGGTTATTCCAAGTGAGTTGATGTATGGTTGTCATAGTGTTTCCTTTTTCTTAGGTAGGTTAAAAATTACACTAAAGAGTAGTTCAATGTTTTCCAAGTATCCTGAGCCTGTAATACCTGTAGGTAAATAAACATCATAAGGTAATACAATAGAGTGTTTATTAACGGCATTAGCGTACTCTGTAAGCTCTAAACGTACGAAAGTAGTACTAGGAGAATAAGAGACTCTTAAAAGTGTACGATACTTCTCGGGAGAACTTTTAACTTCAGGGCTAATATGTTCGAACATAGCTGGTTCTAAATCATAAACTAACTTAAGTCGCTTATGATAATAATATGCTAACCAAAGTTTAATAGCAAGTTCATATGCTAAGAGCTTTAGAGTATAATGATCAGTAGTATATCCAAAAAGCGGTTTAGCCGCTAAGTAATTGAAAAACTTAGTACGCTTACCAGCGCGATCCTTATCAATATCAATAGGCATATAGGCCCAAAAGTCAGCCAGTTGATTTAAGCGTGTAGTAGTAGCAAGATCATAAGGTATGAACTTAACATTGAGTTCTTTAGGATAATACTTCAGGATGTTATAATAATTTCCTTCATATTCTAAAGTTTCGATAAGCTGTTTATGCTTAGAGTCAAAATTAACATAGATACTAAGATCTTTTTTATCCCATGTTAGTCGGTGTATAGTTGTCATAATGTGCCCCTTAATTTAATTTTCTACCTGTGGTGTTATTGAAAAGAATAGAGTACTGAATACCACTATACTCTATAGAGAATCTAACTATAGCATCTGAGATACGAGATAGCTCTATATTAGATGCTTGCAGTATAGAGAAAACATATGTTGAAACTAAAGTAAAACGTTCATTAGCAAGAGCTGATAAGTTTCTATTTTGATATAGGAAATAGAGATACTCTGCAAGAACTTTATTCTCTTTAGCATTATGCTCAAATTGGGCTTCTTTAGCATAGAGTCCTTTATGAACTATTTCCATAAGGGAGACTATGTAAGGATCTTGTAAAGATGAAAAACCATCTAAGATAGTAGTGCGTATGAGGTCGAGTATATGATCAACATACGTAGGCATACTAAGTTGGTTAATGTTAAAAAGAGACTCAAAGAGAGAATGATCTTGAGACGCTATTTTATCTTTCATTGGCATTAGATAAGTTAGTATCTTAACATTGTATTTGACTCTAACTTTAGGGGTAGTCTCTTCGAGTATAGGTATTTCTAGACAAGAGTAGGTAGCTATCCTAAAATCGAAAGAAGAAGGTGAATCTAAAGGAGAAGAATTTACTAAAGCGTAATACAGAGTTAACTCTTCTTTATGAAAAACTATAGATCCGAAAACTAGAGAGGCTATAGCAAAGACTCGTTGTATTAGATCATAATGAGCATCAGGATCTAACATAGTTCTCGCTAATAACATTTTAGCTAAGATACTATTAACCATCCAACGACCTTTAGCAGCTGCAAAAAGTCTAGGGAATGATTTAGCTAAAGCAGCATGTATAAAATCATTAACGGTATTAAGTATCTCTCTAATGCCAGTTTGAACTACTATAGCACCTTTTATATCGAGCTCTTCTAAAAAGCTGTGTATAGAGACTTTATCTGTAATAATAAATTTTAACATAGTGTTAGTATCTGAAAAAACAGAGTCTCTTACAGTGTTAAAAAAGCTTATAGCTTGTTCTTGATAACCTGGATTTTTAACTAGGTTTACTTTGCATTTTAAATGTGTTGTCATAGTGATTTCTCCTTATAAGTTAATACCCAAGCTTTACCTGGGTTAATGATATTTTCGTCTTTCCAGTATGAAGCATATTTGCTTATAATTATACTGTCGATAGTAAATCCTTTACGTTGATACCAATGTAAAAGATCAACATGGCCATATGGTACTGTAACTTTTAGTTTATTAGATTTTGCTAATAGATCTTGTAAGATCTTACTACCATAGCCTAATGAACGATATAACGTATCTAAGGCTATATGGTAGAGTGTTGTACTATGTTTATTAACACAGAGAAGAACCGTACCTACTACTTGATGATCTATTATGATTTTATAATAGTTGTTTCTGTTAGTGTTATAGTAAAAACGAAGATAGTTCCTGTTCTTGTAAGAAGAAGCAGAAGGATATTTCGTTTTGATACCATAAGCAGCGTATTCTATTCGAGTTACATCTTTAACATCTTTAACAGTTATTAACTCTAACCGAAAATCTTCCATACTTTACTCCTTCTTAACATTCGGTATAGCTACCATAAAGTTTTTATCCCCTAGACTCATACCGAGCACTAACTCTAAACCTTTCTTAACCTCTGTTACAGAGTATTCAAAATCTGATAAAAGAGATATAAATACCCTACTAAGAGAAACAAAGTTATTATGTCCATATGAAGTTCTATGTTCGTAGATAACTTTGATAAGTTTACTTATAATGTTAACTGGTTCTTTAGACTGGTTACCAGATAGTAAACGATAACTTAGATAATAAGCATTCTCTAGTTCATTAGGTTTCTTAGCAGTTTCAAATCTTTTAGCTAGTTGTTCTAGAATAAACTTAGAGATTTGATTTACAGTATCTACTCTCTGGTTGTTTTCTAGATTACATAGTAGGTTAAGAACGTTAGGGTTCTTAACTTTGATACTGCTTTCTAAACATTGTAGAAACGTTATTGGATCATTATCTACAGTGTTTACTATCTTTTCAAAAACCTTAAGTGTTAAAGTACTGGTTTTCTTATCTACCTGGTTGAATCCCATTCTGAAAGACTGCTCTTCTATTTTAAATTTTATACTCTCTAAAAGAACAACACCTAATGAGCATACGATATCTAAACCGGGAATCATTATTGGTCTATTGCTAACTGTATAGCCACTTATATATTTCTCTACTAGTATCCTGATATTAGCATACGGTGTATTTTTACTGCTAAATGTAACTGGAAAACTAGTCATTACCGCTTTTAGAAAATAACTTTGTAGATCTTCTATAACAGTTTGAAAAATAGTAAGTCTATTAGGCTCTATAGCTTTCTTTAAGTTAAGTTTAAGATGCCTTTTAAACCACTCTTCTAGTCTATCACTTTCGATAGTGAAAAATGGTATAACCTCTTCTTGGTTCTTATTTAGATATATTCTAACATTACTTAGCATATCAACGACTAACCCACTAGTTCTTTCGTCTGCTCTGTAAACACAGTTAGCAACTCTTAATGTTTTTACATCTTGCATAATTACTCCTTAAGTCTATATTATATAAATAATATATAACTAACCTTAGTTAAGTATAATTCATTTAGAAGCGATTTAAGAGCATTTAGTCTTTCTGAATGTAATTTATCCTCCGACGCTCCGATCGTTCAATACAGAGCCTGTTAGACCCCTTTATGTGTGTTTATTTTAATTTACTTAGATTCAAAATAGAATTTAGAATTTAGTCTCTTACTTCATTTCTCTTGTTAAAACCTTTAAAATCTTATTATCTCTTTATAACGCATTTAGAGCCGTTTTAAAACGCGATCTATCTTAAAACGATAGATTTATCGTTCGAACCTCCGTTCGTCTCTCTATGCTTCTCTAAACGCTTCTAAAAGCTATTCTCTCTTTTTAAGTTAATCTAAAACTAGACATTGTCTTAAAAACCAAGTCTAGTAACACTAACGTTCTAACGCTTAACGCTAACGAACGTTTAGATCTTTTAAGCTTCTCAAGTTTTGAATTTTGGATTTAGATATATAAACAAAACTTTCGAAGAGAACAGATAGATTTTTAGAAACCAGACAAAAAGCGATAGCGTCTTTTCTGGATTTCTAAAAATTATCATTTTAGTTTTAATATAAAATTAAAAATGTTTAAAGCGCTCATACTGTTCGTACGAGCACTTCAAAATTTTTATTTACTTAAAAACACGATTGGCATTTGGCCAATCGTTGTTATTATTACTTAATACTATAATTTATTATAGTAAACTACTAATAGTTACCTGTGTATAATATATGGATTATATATTTATATATAATTTATATATTATATATAGGTAAATATTAGTATATTTATATTATTATATAATGCCTACGATTTGCCAAAACTTTCTTTAACTTAACTTTGAAAATGTTAATTTCTATACCACGATTTGCCATAAAAAGTCCTAATTTTTATATTATATATTTTTATAAGAATAACTATTATTTTTTTATAATTTTTAATATTAAAATAAAAAAGGACGCAAAATGAAAAATGGTCCATTTCGCGCTATAATTATTAATTACCGATATGTTACCTCTGAAAATGGTATTATTGGTGCTACTATATATTTTAACCCTGTTAACCCAAATAGTACTACTAATACGGTTAATGATAATGGTCTGATTAGAAACAAACGTGATTATGTTTTTACAGAAGACTTGAATAACTTGCAGAATATTGGTGTAGGTATAGGAAGCGAAATATTAGTTTACGTTAAAACCGAACATCCGTATATTCAGTATGGTCTTATACTTAAGAAATATGGTGTTGGCAAGTATAATCCTAATATAAAGCTAATTATGGCACCTAAGGTTTGCCCGTTATGTGGAGAAAAATTGGCTATTATTAGAGATGCTAAGAAAATTTGTTGTCAAAACGAAAAATGTAAAAGATATGATATAACTAAACTAGCACGTTTTGTTAGGTTTTGTTTAAGGGTAAATAATGTTAGTTATAAGGTTATGTATTTTTTATATACTACTAATAAAATAAAAAGCATAATAGATATCTATACATATCTGCAAAGGAATATGTTAAAACCATCAGACGTATTGGATAATCCATATTTGGATCAAATTCTTGCCGCTTCTAGGATGGTAAATACTGTAGAGTTAGCAGTGCTATTGTATTCTCTGCTTCCCCAACTAACGCCAACCCAAGCATGGAGATATGCATCGACTGATATAAAAAATTGGACTAAACCCCCGACAAGATTATTTATGTATAATGGAGAAGAGGTTAGACCGGATAGGTCTGATGCACTAATCACTGCGCTTAAGTTACACAAAGACTATTTAAAATCTAATGCATCCGAAATTGAACTATTAAATAACAAGCTATCTGTTAGCCATAGTGTTAATCATAATGTACATAAAAAGACATTTTATTTATTACCGAGTAAATCTTTTTCTAAAGAGTATTTTAGCGATAGAGTACGTCTTTATGGCGGAAAGGTTGATACGCTGCGGCGCGATATTCGTAGCGAAAATGAGATGAAAAATGTGGACATAGTAATAGGTAAATATTTACTTACAGAAGCAGAATGTTTGGTAGCCAAAAATGTAAGAGTTGAAACGTATTACTGGTTACGAACACAGCTTAATGCTAGTATAATTTAAGCTAAGTTTTTTAACAACTACGACATGTATTATGAGTATTGAAGAAAGGATATATAAATGGCTAATAATGCTTTAACTGTTAATATAGAAGGTGAAGGATATTACATTAATAAGAACCGTGAAATATTACCATACCTTAAATTTTCCCCAGTATTATTTAACAATAGACAATTAGATAAATTATATATAAATAGCTGGCCGGAAGCAGATTCTTTGCGATTATCACCAACCGCGCGCCTTATGCTTACGTCTGTAAATAATAATGAAATAAGTGTTAAATCAACTGGTAGTTTTGATATGTCTTACTCTTACCCAAGACCTAGAGTGTGCCCTGTGTGTGGACAAAGAGAACTAAACATACCGTTTAATAATGGTAGTTATTTTAGCGAAGTATTTTGTAAAAATAAGCACTGTGGACATAATGAAATACTTATTCTATGGAAGTTCGTGAGATTTGCTTTACAAATACCATATTTAACATATATAGATATTTATAATCTTTATGTAGACAAAAGAATGTCAACAGCTACATCTATTTTAGAAACGATACCAGAGAGATATCAAAATCTTGGATATTCAAACGCTGAAGCAGAAGAAATATATAAATATCTAAATAATCTTAAGACTATAAAAGCTACTAGTCTTATATATAGCTTATTACCGGATAAAGTAAATAAACGCTTAATTTATAAACTTAACACATTATATACAAGCGAAACAATAGGACCGATAGTAACTGCAGGTGTTGAGTTAGATAGTAAAATAACAAAAGCTATAAATGCTTACAATAAATTTTTTACGACACCATTGGGTAAACAGTTTATGAAGTTAAACCTAATTGTAGAGAAAAATCAAAACCCTATTGAGAATGCAGAGTTTAGTATGCTTTCTCCGGAGTTAGACACACATGAATATCTTAGGGCAGTTATAGATATTAATACAAACTATGAAACAATGACAGAAAAACCTAAACAATATGTTATCACGTCTAATAAGGATGTAAATAATATTAAGAATAAGTTGTTTCCAGAAGATTTTGTTACTAAGTTTAATATCCCACTACCTAAAGATATTATAGCTGCTATAGATGATAATCCTATAGTTCTAGAAAAATAAAAATAAAAGATAGATAGTAAGAACCATATAGGTTCTTACTATCTTTTATTCTTTTTAAACATCTCTATAAATCTAGTTACTGCTTCTTTTAACACAGAGAGTACAGAACCTCTATGGTAGAGAACAGTATAACTAGCTAAACAGAATATTGTTATTAACTGTGCAATGGTAAATAAGATATCCCATCCTGTGGCTTTCATATCGCTCCTTTAGTAGTTTTTCTTCCCGTATTATGGTCATAGCATAACTGTGTTTTGTCGATCGTAACAGTTATTTTATACTCCTGAGCATCTATATCTAATTTAATATTTTGTAGTATATCGAATACGGTATCAGCTATTGAAGAGAATCTCTCATAAGCCTCTATAGTCACATTACGATATTTATATGTTAAAGATATAAATTCTAGCATGAATACAGGTTTTGATATACCTAGATCGATATCTATATCTTTAACCTCCCCATGTGCTCTTTTTTCTTCTACATAAGATATAATAGCTTTTAGTATATCTCTTTCATATTTCTTACTAGATTTATTATGGTCGCATAAATCCATTAAAAAATACATATTTCGTTCTTCTATAGAATCCTGAATACCATTTACATAATTTACTATAGAATCTTTAAACTTAACTTTACGATTATTAATATTAGATGGTACCTCTATTACTTCTAACGTAAGTGTTATAGATTTATTTTTAGATTCTTCTGGGGTAGTAAAATAACCATAAGTTAAAGTATGGTAATCATTATTAAATAGCAAACTATCTAATACGTTACTAGCAACTTCTATCATATTTTTACTATAACTATTATCTAACACCTTATTTACCATGTAATGTTCTTGTAGAATATCCATATTGTTTTTAAACGATTTACTAGTATTAAATGCTCTTGGAAAAGTTTTCTTTAAAACGTCATAAGCGGTTTTCCTTACATAACGAACGACTTGGCCCAATAACTTTAGTTCTTGAGGATGTTTATAATCATTAAGGTCGATATTTAAATCTCCTGTTAAGAAGTTAAAGACTTCGTCAGATTCTAAACTAAGAAAGTAAAGAACTAAAGAATTATGCGATAGTTTCTCTCTAATAAGTTTATACTTTGTAATAACAAAGTTAGCCTCTGTTTTATTAGCTGTAACGCATTGTGTTTTAGTTATATAATTAACTGTCATTTGTATCTCCTTAAGGTATTATTATTACATAAAGAATATATAACTAAAAATAATTAAATATATACTACTAGAGAACCATATATGGTTCTCTAGTAGCTTTTAAAGTCTTTTATTGCTTCTGTTAATACAGGGGACTCTTTAAAGTTTGATACTATTTTCTCTTTAGTTGTTCTATAAGACCAGTTTTTAGACTCAGCTAGAGTCAATAGTTCTCTCTTAACGCTTATAGAAGCTCCTTTTACTAAATAACCATCTCCCATTAGATATAACACTATATCGGACATTGGTAGTCTACTAAGATCAGTTTTACCCATAGGATGATATTTCGTATACCACAAATGATTATCTTTTAAAACACCAGTATGAGACTCTAATAATGTTAAGTAATTAGACTGTAAAAGATCTAAAGGGAAACTAGTTGTTATAAGACTTTCTTTAAACGTAGAAGCGAATTTATAATCAACAGTAGGTTCTACCTTAGAGATATAGTTTATCTCTTTTATTAACGGACTATAGAGCTTAAAAGCCTCTATGTTCTTAGTTATATATTTTAGGTCTGAAAAGTCTTTACCAACATTGAATTTCTTAATCAGTGTTTCATACCTTGGAACCCATAGCTGTAACCAATCTTGATGTACATCAGTAGAGGAGACAAGACCTCTAATGATCATTATCTCCTCTTTTAAAACTTTCATTACAGCATTAGCAAATACCTTCTTATCGATAGAAGTTTCATCTACTTTTTCAGTAAGAGAGGTTAAGATATTCCTTATTAGCGTATAAACATTAATTAACCAATAAGGATATTTCTTCATCTCTACTCTTGGCGGTATAGGTCTATCAGGATCATATCGATCTACTATAGGATCGAACATAGACTCTAATAATAGACCGGTACCAATAGAAACTCCAAAACTAGTGGTTGTTCTGTTTTGGAGGATAATCTTTAATTCTTCAGCTGTCATGATAGCCCCTTCTTTATTTACTCATTAGGAATTTCTAATACCCATTCTTCACTTAGTTCTTTAAGTTTAGATATTATCATTTCTTTAGCTTTTAGATTCCTATCTTTATCTTTTAATAAAGCTTCTATCTCTTCTTTCTCTAGAGTAATAGTAAACTCTATATTATCTTCTTTAAGCTCATCTGTAAACATATCAGTTAGACATAAGTCTACTTTAAACATTATTACACCATTTTCGTGTTCTATAGTAATATAACCTGTAGAACTACTATATTCATTGTCACCTTCGTTATAGTAAGTGCTAACAGTATAACATAATCCCATATTAACATTAGCTATATAACTAAATAAAGCATTACCTAAAAGATCTATATTACCTATCTCCCTAGATACATCTTCATTTACCGATAGTAATGCGTGGTTAGATATATATTCTACAGCATCTTTCTTATTGGGGTCAGCAGACTCTAGAGCAATAAGTTTTTTACCTACTATTTCCCAAATAAGGTTAGGGTGGTCTAATAGGTCTACTTCTTCAAACTGAAGATCTAAAACTTCTCTACCAATGTAAAGTGGGGATTCTGTGTAGTTGATAGTATACCAACCCCATTCACTATCCCCTCCAAAGCGTTCTAAACCTAATAAAACACATTTACCTTCTACTAGACCAACATTAGTTTGCGTATTACCTAACGTTAACATTTGTACTAACATCATTATCCTTTATAAAAAATATAAAGTCTGAGGATTTTACTCCTCAGACTTCTCTTTCTTAGCTTCTTTTACTTCAGATCCTAGGTCATCTAGTTTATCACGACCCCATTTACGAATATTATCTATAGTATCTTCAATCTCTACTATAGTTCTACCAAAACCTCTTTTACCAATAGAGTAAGATACCCATAGGCCTAACCCATAAACGCCCGCTATAATAAATCTTCCCATAGTTATTCCTTTCTTTGGTTTTCTAGAGCTTCTAATCTCCAATTGAGTCTAGAGAAGTTGTTATTAAATAAGTCTATAATTCTATCAAGTTTTTGAATTATGACTTCATTTTGATTAGGTATCTCGCTTACAGATTGGATTGGGGTTACAGTTGTATAGCGAAATGGGTTTCCAAATGGGCTTTGAAAAGCATTACCGCTGTATGGACTATTAGCTTGGTTAGTATTGGCTAGATTCAACATGTTGGCTTCTATTTGGCATACTTTTGTCGCTAACGCATTATGAGCTTTTTCTAGATTTTCTAATCTTTCTTCAATTGTTTTTCCCATTCTAAACTCCTTATTTACTATTAAATTTTGATCTAAATATTTCGACAAAACTAGGCATTCCTATTACAGGTTTTTTAAGACGCGCCCTAAGCTTTTCCTGCAGTTCTTTGCTAAGCGCTTCTTTACTCCTAATTTCTTTCGCTAACTTATCACATTCTTCACGTGTTTTTTGCATCTCCGCTTCTTGCTCTGCGATAAAATCATAAAGCTCTACCTTACTTTTTAAACGTTCGTTTTCTTTTTTCAGTCTCTCATTTTCTTTTCGTAACGCTTGTAGTTCGTCCATTGTGTTTCCTTTTATTCTATAAGAATCTACTATATGGCGGTATAATAGCTTCTTATCTTATTTTTAAATATATAGTGTAATGTCGCTTGTTATTTTATTAACAAAAACGCTTACACAACCATCGATTCTGTTTGGGTTATCGTTAAATAGTTTAAAATACGCAGTACCAAATTCATTAGCTATAGAAGCTAAAACAGGATAATCTACATGGCTACCTGGTTTAAATATCATTACACCTGGTTTGCTATATTTACGTAGACTAAATGCTGTATAATAAATTAATGGTACACTATAGTGGACAGAGAATATGCAAGCTTTACTATTCTCTAACTCGTTTATCTCCACTTTCATAGTTTTACTATGGAATGATGTTAAGATAGAATAAGATAATCTATCTAACTCTGTTAATACATAACCATCTATCCCATGGTTTCTTAATACTAATTTAACTTCGTCCCAGTCTTCCATTAGGTTATCAACATCTATAGGTAAGTTACCTATGTTACCAGATAGATGTAGTAACATATATTCTAACTTAGCTAGTATAGCATCGATAATCGAACCTGCTGGAGAGTTACTAGATTCATCTTTTAAAAGCTCTGCAAATATATCCAGTAGATGAGAAGTAGCAGAGCCATTAGGAACACCATTAAGCGTTAGATCATAAGCGTTCTTAGCAAACTGTTCAAAATACGCTTTAATCGTTTCTACAGGTTCGTCAGTTCTATAGCATCCGATAATAGAACAAATCTCTTTAGTCATTCTGTTATGTTTAGTACTAAAGAGATGTTTAGCATATCGAACATTATCTTCTACTGTAAACATATCGAAGAGCCCCGCACGTCTCAGAGCTTCTTCTTTTTCAATCACAGTTACTTCCATTTTAACTCCTTACTTAATTTTATTCTCTACTACTACAAACTTAATATCTGCATTAGGATCTTTTTGATACATAGTTAAATAATAATAACCTTGTATAGAACCCACAAACAGATCTAAGAACCCATGTTCTTCTTGCATTACTTTAGATAGACTATTAAATACTCCTGGATAAGAATATTTACTAATAGAGACTACTCTATCGAATCCGACTACTACATCATTAAGTGCTGTTAATAACGCGCCAGAATGTACTAGATAAGCATCTCTAACTTCCGAATAAGAAACTTCTACTATCTTATTGTCTATAGGACTATTATCACCATGTATTCTACCTTTAGACTCTAAAGCATTTGTATAGATTTCGCTAATAAGATTCTCAGTCTCTATACGATCTTTAATAACAGCTACAGATTGTGTTAAAGCCGTTATTAGGTCATCTTTATCGGTAAGTATATCGTCTATAACAGTACCTGGAGATACCGCACTTACAGCTATAATTACTTTAGACGTATAATAAGATAGACATCTACTAACTAAAGAGTTATATTTATCAGTAGTTGTAAATTGTCTCTTCTTGATCTTATATTTAAACTTCGATAAAGTATTTGGATTAACTTTAAATAAGCAAGCTTGTAAAGCATCTTGTGTATTCAATTCGCCTTCTAGACTAGTTTCTCCAATACCTAATATAAGATCAGATTTTATAGATCCTATAGCATCTCCATTTGCATTAACACTAACGCCCGGAGCGCATAACCAACTAAATTTATTTTCAGTAGGTACTGCTTCTACAGGAACCAATTTAGGCTGTTCTACTGGAGTATTACTAGCATATCTATTGCTAGGTGGTACTGCTACTGGAGTAGCTACTGTAGTTTGTTTATTAGCATATTTTTCGTTATAGACACCTGAACTCATCATCCCATCAGTATTTTGGGCTTGTTGATAGACATTAGGTACATATTGGTTCATAGGCTGCGCTACCATTGGTTGTACTACCATAGGAGCCATACCCATATTACCCATACTTCCAAATTGGTTCGGTTGTTGGTACATCTTATTAGTTCCTCTCATTATTTGGTTTTTAATAGCTAGTTTAGCCGCTTCAGTTGCTTTTTGTATCATATTGTTAGCCAATATTAAACCATTATTAGCTACAGTAAACAATAATTGGTTTTGGTTTAATATATTCAACATTACCGGAGATTGGTTAGTGTTTATTATATAATTATATAATGTATTAGCATCCGGTTGTTGATTATTCTTAAGCATCTCTAAAGCTACTAATGCTGCCTTATTAGTATATACGCTCGTAATTAAAGTTACTAGGGCAGGAGTTATGACTCCTAACCCTAGTTCTCTAACTGCTTTATTCTCTAGTATGATAGTATTCTGGTGGAGATCAGTCTTCAGACTCTCCATCTCCACTGCTATCTGTATCATCTCGTTCGTCATCAGTACTTTCCTCGTTCTCTTCTTTACTTATACCGTCTTCATAATCTTCTAAGCCCTCTCTAAGCTCTTCAGCTACTTCAGCCACGTCAGTAACGCCTCTTAAAGCAGCATCTAGTTTATCGATAGCTGGTTGTAAGTGTTCTGGTATAATAACGTGTCCAGTAAGTTCGTCCCACTGTCCCCATGGGTTTGCTCGTAAACTCGGGGATGGCGCAGATTTGATCAAATACAATAAACTACCATATGCAAACATAGAAGCAGTTAGTGTTTTGATGTTATCTGGGAATGGAGTCTTACCGCCTCTGTGTACACCTTCACCTCTATTTTGATTCTCTAGTTGTGCAGTCGCTTTATAATAAAGACTATCATTACTTACGTCTGCTTGAGCTAATGCTAAACTAGCGCTAGAACTCTTAACTAGGTTATAAATAACTTTTTCGGATATGTTGTTATTTATAATCTTCTTAATCTCTTCTTTAGAAGGTGAGCGTTGTCCAAGTTTTTCATAGCGCTGATTAATCTGTTTAATAGCCCTATTGAAACCAATAATAATATAATAGCATATGTAATAATGAATATCGATATGTATATGGTTTACATTTCTATTATACTCTTTAGCATTGTTAACACTATGAGCATAAATACCTATAATATAAACTAACATATCCCAGAAGTCTTCTATCATAACACCAACGTTAGCTAGTTTCCTTCTTATGATTTCATCTACATAACTATCTAAAGCAGTTATATGTTCTTCTAGATCTACTATAATCTTATCTACAGAGATTTCAGATTTGTACATACCTCTACCTAGTAGAAGTCTCCAAATGTTTTTCTCTTGCATTAGATTTTTTCTATATGGTTTACTAACTGCTTCAATCTCTTTAATTTCTGTTTTAGACGGTTTAGGATATTTAGCTATTATATCCTCGTATTTTTGTCTTAGTAACAGACCTTCATCTAGGAATTTAACAAGATCCTCTTCTATCCTACCATTAGCGATATCGAAACTAATGATAATACCACCTATAATATTTGTAAGTAAAGCGTCTAACTTAACATCTTTATGTACTAGTACTTTGATCTTATGCTTACGATAAACAGCTCCTTTATCATAATTCTTAGGCCGTTCACCTACGGTACTATAGATATCATAGTCTTTGATCTCATTTGCTTTAATCTTATCATAAGGATCATATTTAATTATAATATCACCCTCTTTAAGATTTGTATATTTCCTTAATGTTTCTCTTAGCCCATACTTACATAGTAAATACAAACCTAATGGAGTTTTACCGCCAGGCTTCATTTTGTCTTTACTACCTGAATTTAGTATACTACTAAATAACAGTTTAGGCATTTCCGGATTAGGGTTATCATTAAGTATAACACGTTTTCTTTCCGAAGTAACATGTATCTTATCTCTATGTAGTCTAACAAATATTTTATCTGGTTTAACAGATATAACTAAGTCTGTTAGTATTGGCATAACTACATATTTAGTCCCAGATATTACAAAAATATTACCTGGGTCGCAAAATGGTAGATATATGTACTTCGGCATAGGTTGTCCATTGTGCTCGAACTCAAACACAGCTAAATAAGCATTATTAGCTGCTATATCTGCTGGTTTGTTCGAAGCTCTGCTTAAAGCGTCTTCCATAAGTTCTTCTTCTGGAGTACAAATCTTATATCCCTTATACCTTAAATCGATATTAGGGTTGATCTTTTCCATACTAATCTGTATCATCTTGTTGATATAGTCTGGAATATCTTCAAAAACGCCTTTAGCGATACCACGGACGAGTTTGTCGTTCATCCGTGGTGTGTGTTCATCTAGAGCCTTAGCTAGTAAACTATCCATGCTTTTATCCTTTCAAATTTTTTATTTTAGAAAATGATCATTAGAACCGAAGATCCTATATAAATAATATATAACTCATAACTAGTTAGATATTATTACCCAGCCTTCATGATGCTAGTTACGATATCTATAAATCTTATAGTCGTATTAAACGCATCTAGAGCAGATTTAATAAATGTAGTCGCTGCAGTATATTTCTCTTTATTTAGTTTATATTCATTAGTTTTATCGTCTACTATAGATTTAGATATCATCTCTTCGAGTTTCAGTTCGTATTCCATTTTCTTAGCAGCTAAATCTGTACTTATTTTCTTAAGATAATTTTGGAATTCTACTTTAGCTTTCTCTAGATTCATTTTGGTTATTTCTCTATCAGCTTCTATCTCTACAAGCTTAGTAGCATAACCTTCTTTCTCTAGATTCTCTTTTCTTAGCCCTAGGCATTCAGCATCATTGTTATTATCGAAGATATTTAACATACTTAAGTTTTCAACTGTTAAAGGATAAACATTAATTTCTGGTAACCCTTTACTAGTGTTCCTAGTAGTTACTATAATCTGACTATTTTGACCATAGCTATCTTCTACAACAATGTTATAGATCCTATTAAGAAATTTAGCATAATAAACTTTACCGATCTCTTGTTTACTATTACTAATAATTTTAATAGAACAACCAGCTCCCATATTGTTAACTTCGAAAGCAGCTTTACGTTGGTCTAATTCTCTTCTTTTCTTACTAAATGGATGTAAAACACTTTCACTACCTTTAACATCATCTAGTATAATAACCAAGTCAGACTCTTCGTCGTAATATTCTCCACCATTCTCTCTGATTTTCTCTATTGGTATAAATATAATATCTTCAAAACTTATACCGTTAGTATATCCATTATGGTTAAAAATATCTTGTCTAGTCTCTTTAATACCACGTACAATATCTTTACTATCTATAATCTTACCATGATTATAAGTTTGACCACTTAGTTGTTCTTCCATTCTTATTATGTCAGAATAGAGATGTGGACTAGCCGATAGTTTCCAATGCTCGTTCCTTGGTAAGTTAACAAAACCTTCTGAAATATCTAAATATGGTTCAGAGTTATGTTCATATGGTGTAGCTGCTGAAATCTCTTCTTTACTATCAGGATCTTTAATAACATAGTTACTAACTCTACCTACATAGTGCCTTAAGAACCAATCGTATCTTCTTGGATTTATGTTTACATCATCATTAAGTGTTATAACCATATTGTGGTTATCATAATGGCTCTTAACGATACTTCTCCATCTCTTGATAGCTATTTGATCTTGCTTATCACCTCTATCCATTATATCCATTAGATATTTACTATCTATACCACCTTCAAAAAGGTTAGCAGATTCAAACGCTACTGGTAATCCGTTGTTATAGCAATCTTTTACAAACCTACTCTTAACGATAGGACTAGAAGCAGGATCATCAGTTACACTGATATAAGTATCTTTATAAGGAGAATTTTCTATATAAAGATAAGCACTATTAGCATCAACAGCGTTTGGTCTTAATACTGGACTAAATAGTTGGTTATAATATAACGTATCGTTACCTCCGCTATAAATAGCATTAGCACCTGCTATACTAGTTCTTAATTTTCTTAAGCTACTTAGAGATCTAAATGGGTTACCAGTTGTCTTCTGTAAGCCAACATCTTTAAAATTAGGTCTAGCTAAGACACTGTCCTTAATAATAAAGACGCCTTCTGCCTTACGAGGAATATTAAGAGCAGCAAAGGTTATGTCTTTAGTATTCTTATATTCGACTAGTCCTGGTCTATTCGTTCTATCCATAAAATGAATCGTATGGGTTTTCTCACTTACGTTAGTAAATACCCAAGTCTTATAGACCCATTTCTTCTTATCAGGGTCAACTGTTATTCTATTACCATTAGTGTCAGCACCTGCATTCGGTTTTAACTCTGCGTTAAAATACAAGTTATTTAAATACGGAGTATAAGTTATCTCCCTATAGAACTTACCGTTCTTACTAATGATCTTACCATTACCTAAAGCACCTCTACAAAGATCAGCTTCTCTCTTTTCGTCAAAAGTTAAACTACCAGAAATATGTTCTTTAGTAAGTAGTTCATCTAGCTTAGCTTTAGCACCGGCTATCATATCCATCTCTGTTTTACTAACAGGAATATAAACAACTATCTCAGTTGCATAATAAATAAACATCTTAGTGTAATTATCACAGCTTTCAAGTTCTTCTGTAGTAATTCCAATAGATGTAACCATGTATGTTCTATCTCGATCATATTTATCTTCAAACTTATCTAATAAGCTAAATTCGTTTATTGGTTCCATAGCCAATATCCTTTACATATTTTATTTATTCCTCTATGTAAAGAATATATAACTATTAGAGAATGAGTATATGACCTACCAACATAAAAAGCGCAGAGAGTAGACCGAAGTCTACTCTCTGTGTACAAAATGAATATAATCTTAAGATTATAGAACAACTTTGTAATGGCGTACGTTTTTCTTAATAGCCTCTGAGATGCCCTCAATGTGGAACTCAGCAAGTACTGCCATGCTAGGGATAAAGCTAAAGCGAGGCTCAATGTGAAGCTCTTTAACAGTAGCGTTAGCTCTAGTAGTTTGTACCTCACGGTTGAAAGGAGGCGTATAAAGACCGAAACCAAAGCTCATTAGGTCTGGAGTTGTGTTTCTATCTGGGTTATCGAAGTCTGTGAAGGCTACGAAAATTCTATCTTTCATTAGTGGGTTGCATGTTGTTACGATAACAGCGTCTGTATCGAATGTTAGGTTAAATGTATTTGAACTAACACTAGCATTTACAGATGGTTGTAGTTGTTGTCCTAGGTATCTAGCGATATGTGGATCTGTACCAATTACAACTGTTTTACGTTTACCAGGGCGTAGTTTCTCGAATACGTTAGTATAGTTAGACTCTAGACCCATTACAGTTACAACATCTGCAATGTTATTTAGGATACCAGCAGCGATATCTTGTACTCTCTCATAGCTTCTTAAGCTATCAACGTTATCTTTAAGTTTCAACTCTTCTTTATGGTAGAATGGTACAAATACTGTATCAGATTGAGTTTTTGTCAATGCTGAGCTTAGAGCGTGAGCAGCATTAAGATCCTCTAGATACTTAGCAAAGCCAAGTAGTGTACCAACAGCTGTACAACTCATAGCAGCGCTAACAGCTATAGATTGTTTCTCAACTGTTTCTGCAATAGCGTCGTTATCTTCACCAGTTAGGTTAAATACTGGTTTAATTACGTTAAATCCGCTTCTGAATTCGCAGATGTGTCTATATCTTGTAGACTCGTTATGTAATAGGATGCTTCTCTTTCTGAAGTTGCTGTTTGTTACAGCTACATCAAGATCATAACCTACAACAGCTATTTTCTCAAGAGCTTCTTTAATAGCTTGGCCATCACCAGTTGTAAGATCAGTTACTACTGTGCCATCACTAACTTTTCTAATTTCAAGTAGCTCAAGGCTTGTAGCATTCAATTTGATAACACCTGTATCAGTTCTAACAGAACCAGTTACAGCAAGTTCAACATCAACAGCATACTCTGTACCACCAGCAAGTGTAGCACCGAATAGAGCATTGTCAGCGTTCTCTTTATCTTGGAAGTCTTTAGTAGACTTAGTGTTCAATGTGAATTTACCACTGAAGTTAGCAGTAAGCTCTTTGTTATGTCCCTCTGCAGGTAGTTGGAAAGCTGTTTTAGGTCTGAATGATAGATCCAATTTAGCTTGTAGATCTTTGTTAGCAGCGTTCTTGAAACCTAGGTATAGGTTAGTAAGAGCTATAGCTCTATCAAGAGCATCTGTAAAGTCTGTAACGTTACCACGAGCTACATCAGCTTTAGTATTAGTAACGCCAAAGATATCAATTTTTGCACCTATTTTGTAAGGAGCTGAGTTGAAAGTCTCACCGTTTACAGTAACGCCGAATTTAGCATCGTGTACCAATGCAAATTTATCAGGGTCATTATCTACGAATGGTTTAACTCTTAGTCTGTTTTCTGTTAATAGTTCGTTATTGAAAAGGTTCTTAAGGATTGGTTTAGCGTCCATTTTAACATCGATACCTCTTGGAGTAACGTGTTTGAACTCTTTAACAAAGTTATCAATTGGAACTTTAACTTCGTAGAAAGCATCAGCTGGTCCCATTACGATTAGTGGGAAGAATGCCTCTGAGAACTCATCTTGTTTAGAAGTTGCAACAGCAAGAGCTATTGTTGTATAATATACAGACTGTAGTTGTTGGCCATCAAATGACTCAAGGTTAACTTTCATATCGCCTAGAACGTCTTCGAATGCTAGAACTGAATCAGCAGACTCGAAGTTCATACCCATTCTCTCGTCAGGTTTAAGAGCACCAAATGACTCACCAAGAGCTTTAGTTAAACCAGCTGGGTTTACAGCCATAGCAGCAGCTTGAACAGCAGCAGCTTTTTGTACTGGTGTAAGTGCTAGTTCGCCAAGGCCTTTGCCGTAGCTCTCTAGGTTGATGTTACTGATAGCTGCTTCAATATTGTCTTTAAAGTTATTGAAAGTCTCTTCAGCTGCACGTCTCTCAGCACCTGTTAGGCTCTCTGAGTTGAAAGTATAGTTAGCGATACCGCTTTTGTCTAGTGATTTTAGTGTTTTTTCAGAAGCCATAATAGCGTCGAAAATACCACGTAGTTGGGTTTTGGTCATACTCATGGAGTACTCCTTTTCTTATGTTAATTTTTTGTATATCCTCGTATGTATCAGTATCTTACAACAATCCGAAACTAGTAATAAAAGCTATCCTAGCTAAAGATAGCTCTATCTAGTGTTTTCAAGTAGACATTAAATAACATACTACTATGTAACTCGTTAGTACCGAATTTGTTCTGGTATTCTCTAACTATATCAGAAACAATAACTCTAACGACCGGTTCATAGTTACTTAAGAGTAAATTACCAAAGCCATTTTCTACTATTACGAATAAAATATCATCCGTAATATAGAATCTATATGGTTTTTCTATATTACTCATAACAACATCTACAGGATAGCTGTTGTCAACCTCTTCATGAGCTACTATAGAGTCTAAAACTCTTTTACTTTTCTCTTGTAGTTTAGTAATATCAGACGGTTGAGTATTAATATCTAACCCTAAGACTTTCTTAATATAACTATCTAAAGCTAAAATATCTTCAACATCATTTGGTACCACACCAGCATTTTTCAAACAGTATTGAACAGCTTTAAAACCATTAGGTCCTAAATAAGGATTTAAACCTAATTCTTCTATGCCGGCTAGTCGTGGAGCGTCATTAAGTAAAGGATAGCTTTTAGGGTCTATTAGAGACTTTCTGAAATAAGTGTTGATACTAGACAATAATTTAGTGTTAATAGAAGTGCTATTACCACCTACTAAGTAATAAGGAACGAATAATATTGTTTTATTCCTTTTACTAGTATTTTCATCAGGTACATCGGTAGGTCTAATTTCTATACTTGCCATACATTGTCCTCCTTTATTTTAGTTAACAAAAATAATTTACTTATAAAGTACCGTTAACGTACGTAGGTACCTATAAATCACCTAACAAAACAGCAAGGTATTTAAGCTTATTCGAAATAGAGATTGAATGTAGAACGAAGTAAAAAAGAGAGGATAGTCAGAACAATGAATAAAATAGACATTCTGATAACGTGTATAGTTCTCCTCTTTAGAGAAAGAGAGATAACTAAAGACGGAACTTATGATAGTAGGAATATTGTAAAATCTATATTAGCAGTTACGAAACCGAAAAGGCAAACTATGTTAGAGGGAGATATCAATTCTCCAGAATCGGCTCTTATAGATCTTCTTAATAGAATGATTGCGAATCCTGAAGCATATGATGATAAACCAAATCTACTTGGAGAGCTTAAAGTAATATTTAGAACAAATACTTTATATTACGATACAGCACATGATCAACTTACAACAGAGATGACAGATGGTGGGATGAAACGATCTGTAACATCAATGGTTAATAAGTTAACACAATATTATAAATCGGCAACAGCTATACAAAAATTGAATCTACTTACTTATAATCTTAATAATGGTAATATTAAGAAATCAGTAGCAGACGATATTTTAGAGATATTACCAGAGTTAGAGTCTTTATGTAATAAAACAAGTACAAAAGACGCTGGTATACTTAATACTGTTCAATTGTCTTCTAAAGATGATATAGAGAATATTGTTAAGAGTCTTAAAGAGAATAAAGGTGAAGGTGGCATACTTAGAACAGGTTGGGTACAACTTAATAATATGCTCCAGGGAGGTTTTAGGAAGGGACAGATGGGTATAGTGTGTTCATTACAACATAACTATAAATCCGGGTTTCTTAAGTCTGTCTTTATGCAAACAGCTAGGTATAATCATCCGCAACTTAAAGATCCTAAGAAGAAACCAGCGCTAGTATATTTAAGTTTTGAAGATGAGACAATAGATACTTTGGAATATATGTATACATATTTATACTACCATGAGAATCGTAAGCTTCCTGAAAATACAGAAGATGATCTTAAAAATTTATCTACAGAACAAGTTCAAGATTACGTTATTAAACGTTTAGGACAAAATGGTTTTGAAATATTCTTGGTAAGAGCGGATCCAACATTATGGACTTATCAAAGTATTTTTAGTTATGTTAACCAATTAGAAGCACAAGGATATGAAGTTCAACTTCTTTTAATAGATTATCTTGCTATTTTACCAACAACTGGTTGTGATACTTCAGGGCCAACTGGAACAGCATTAAGGGATATGTTTAGACGTGTTAGAAACTTTAGTGCTAGTAAAGGTATAGCATGCATAAGCGCTCATCAGCTTAGCAGCGATTCTAAGGCTCTTATTCGTAATGGTATTCAAGATTCATTATTTGTTAAAGAAGTTGCTGGTAAAGGTTACACAGAAGGTTCGAAACAGATCGATCAGGTTGTGGATTTTGAGATTTATATTTATAAAGCGAAGATTAATAAGAAGTGGCATCTTACCGTTAATCGCGGTAAACACAGAGGTGTTGGAATAATCGATGATAGTCTAATGTATTTTACGCTCCCATTCCCTTATAGAGCTCCTATATTAGAAAACATTAACGATGAAAATGTAGAAGCAACAGCAGTGGATGAAGAGTCTGAAGATATGTTCGATATCTAACACTTTAATATAAGGAGTACGTTATGACACTAGGTCAACATCAAGAAGCTTTTATGCGAGACTTTTCTAAACTTCTTATTTTTATCCACGAGAATGGATTTGAAGTAAGAGGTGGGGAACTTCTTAGAACTCCTGAGATGCAAGAGATTTATCTTAAAACTGGTAAATCAAAAACTAGTAAGAGCAACCACTTAGTTAAGTGCGCTGTAGACCTTTTCATATTTAAAGATGGAAATTGGCTACAAAATAAAGACGACCTTAAAATGTTCGGAGACTATTGGTGTAGTCTCGACCCGTTAAATATGGCTGGTATGTTTTACCAATCATTTTTCGACGGCCCGCATTTTGAGCGTCGCGTGCAATGACATATATACTACTAGAAGGCATACTCCTTCTAGTAGTATATTTTTTATTTCTACCAATTTAAAGATAATAAAAAGGGTAGAAATGAAACAAGGATTTAAATTACAACCTAATACTTTGATACGGAATATTCGCTTACGATTATATCCTACAGAAAGATATATAAATAAATTAAACGAATGCTTTTTAGCAAGAACTATAGTTTATAATAATTTGGTTAGTTATAATAATAAAATATATCAAAAACTTAACACCTATGATTATTATTTTAATCTACGAAAAGAGTTGATGCGGCTCCGTGAAACAAATGAGTATCCAATCTTAAATGCGGTTGATAGTCACATGTTAAGAGAGTGTGTAGAAGATTTAGACAGAGGGTATAAGAATTATCTAAATAGGCATAAAACACGACCACCACAAATACAGCATGAGACTATTAAACATTGTAGATTTGTAGAGGGTGTTAAAATATCTTATAAAAAGCATAAACTTTATTTACCAAAAATGGAAGCTAGCAAAATAAAACAGTCTACAAAATTAAAAGACCCTACATGTGGAATACGTTATCGTGGGATACCAACTAAAAAATATAAGATTTTAAAAATTGTGCAATGCTCTATTACTCAAGATTTGATAGGCCGGTGGTTTGCAACACTAACAGCGCATGTAGTTTTACGTAATAAACCAGATATTTCTAAATCTACAGAGAGAGTAGGAATTGATGTTGGGATTGGTCGCCTTGTAACTGATTCGGATGGTAGAATGTTTAAACTGGTTAAGAATCAGAAAGTCGAATCTAAATATAGAAAATATATTTATAAGTATTTACATTATTTAAATACAGGCGATAACGAGAAATATTTGTATTATAAAGACCGATTTCGAAGATACCACTATAAACGTATGGCAATAAGTAATGATTATGTCCAAAAATTATCTAGATGGTATATTAACAATTTTTCGGAAATTGCTATAGAAGATATTAATATGTTTAAAATGGTAAAATCGTTTAATAAAGATACTCTTGCGAGTAGAATTAAGTTTGGATCGTTTACTCGACGTAAATTTTTTAATCGAGCTATTATAGAGTCTAGAATGGGTTCATTTTTAAGATGCATAAAATATAAAGCCGCTGAAGCTGGAACCAATATATTTATTGTAAATAAAATATATACATCAATATGTTGTTCAAAATTTTTAACTATCGATGCAGGTAACCGAAATAAAACAAAGTTTCAATGCGTAAACTGTGGGTATAAAAATCATGCGGATATAAACGCAGCTATAAATATAAAAAATTTTTCTTTTAAAAAAGAAAAATGTGTTGAATAAAAAATAGTGTATCTACTGGCATAGTAGATGTAAATTTAAAATCCTTATTACCAAATGATATATTCGAATATATTTATAAATAGGGAGCCATGAAAATGGTAGTGCACGGGGCTAATGTTATTTAACACTCGATTAACACTATTTTTTATTCTTTAACTTCGAGCGTAGAGTTCAATAACCTAACTGTAGAGTCTAGAGATCTAGTATCTCTAGACTCTATCTTTTTATTCTGTTATATACTATTTATGACTCTAGTTAGTTTGTTCATTGTCTTCCTGGAGTCATTCTTTCAAATCTAAACATTATTTTAGCCTAGTTAGAGTAGCTAGAGGTTTTCCTCTAGCTACTCTTATTTTTCCTTTTTATCCTAGCTAGCCTAGTGCTTCGCTTCGTTGAATGGGAAGGTATTTGCTTACTGTCCATTATTTTTAATCAAAATTTACAAGGAGTTTTTGTATGTTAGCTAACATTATCTCGCATAACAGAAAACATGATAGCACGACCACCTTGAAATTTGGAGATGAAACTTTAGAAAAGAATGTCCAGTTAGATCTGGTTGATATAGAAGACGCTACATTGCTTAGTGATGTAACTGTCTATGATTATATTAGTAAGATTAAAACTCCGTTTCTTATGGGCTATCCAGCTATCGTTTCTCCTAAAGATGGTGATCTGATAACAGACACTACTATTTTCGAGCTGACACCTTATACACCTAATGAAAATTTCAAAGGTGTTGTTAATAAAGTCCAATGGCAAATAGCTTCAGATGTTAACTTTAACGATATCGTTTGGAAAGCTAAACTTAAAGAGAGTGAAGTACCAGGAGGCGATTTTAGTAAATTTAGACCATCACAGGTTTATTTACCATCTGGTTATTACTATGTAAGAGCAAGATATATAAGTTACCCACATTCTAGTCCGTTTACACAACCACTAAGAGTTAACTTCCCTAGCTTTAAAGTTTCAGTACCAACACTTTCGTTAGTACCTAATGAATTAGAGCCTACTATTACAGCTACATCTTACACTTTATCTCCAGAGTTTGTAGGTAAAGAGACACCAGATCCTTTAGTAAGAGTAGTTTGGGGTATAACAGAAGTTGAAGATGGTTTAACAGTCAATAGTGAAAAGATCAATAGTCTTTTATCTAATAACTTTACACCAACTTATTCAGTTGTTAAACTAGATGCTGATACTGATAAATATACTATTAAGTTCCCTATTATAGATGCTACTACTGGTGCTAAGGTTAAATTAAAACCTAATACTAATTATCTTATAACTTGTATGTTTAAAGGTGCTAGATATGCAACGCCGTTATCTAGAATGATCTTTAAAACAGGTAACTTTAGAGTTCAAGCTCCTAAGTTTAAATTAACAACATCTGAAAATGGTGTGGTTAATATTAACCTAGATCCTCTAGAAGTTTTTGAAGGTGGAGATACTTTAGACCATTTTGAAGTTACTATCATAAACCAATCTGTGGTTCCACAACAGATTGTACATACTGCGGTTGTAACTGGATTTACATATCGTGTTCCCGATGATGTCTTAGAGCCTTCTAATAAGTATAGTTTCTCTATTTCTGCTGTAGGTAAGAAATATGGAATATCAGATACTTCAATTTTAAGTATCAGTATGCCTTATGTAGGTATAGAGCCTCCTAAACTTTCTATAACATCTAAAGGTATGCAACCGACTGCTAAACTTAGCCCTTTTAAAACTATTAAAACAAATGATACTCAGAGAGGTACACAGTGGCTACTCTATAACCATGCTAATACAGGTGTTAATAATCTTATTAAAGAATGGATCGTAGAGAATAACGATAGTTTCCTTATTATAGATAGGAAATGGGTAGAAGTTAATACTAACTATAAACTTAAAGCTAGATATTTAGGACATAAGTATAATAGCCCTTGGGTAGAAGAAGTATTTAAAACCATCAATATTGTAGTTAAGAAACCAGTAGTTACATTATCTAATAATGGTTTAGTTATTACAGGTTCAGTTTCTGATTATGTTGTTGTAGGTGATGAAGATACTCCAGAGTATGTAATTTGGAACGTTTATGAAGTTGATATAACACCTTCTTCAGATCCTAATGTTCCTCCTATAGAAGTAGTGGTTAACCACCTTATTCAAGATAGAACATTAAAGTGGGATAGTAGGATACTTAAGATAGATAGAAATGATGGTGTTAAACGTAATACAGCATATAAAGTAACTGCTAAAATTTTAGGTAGAAATTATAATAGTTTAACAAGTGATGCTGCTTATATTACAACGCCTAATGTCTATATTATACCACCAGAGATTCATATTTCTGGAGAGCCAGATCAGGTTCCTAGATTCCCTATAATAACAGGTTCTCCGTTTAAGACTAATATAGATTCTGATGTCCATGTTAAAACTAACTGGAAAATTATGGCTGTAGGTACTGGAGAGATAGTTTATAACGAAGATGATAAATATAATAAAACTAGTCTAAATATATTAGATAATATTTTATTACCAAATACTGATTATGTATTAACTGTTACTTATCATGGTGAAGCATATGGTCCTGCAGACCCAGTAACTCTAAACTTTAAAACTAGAGTAAAATTTATAGAGATGCCAGATGATGGTCTACCTAACGTTATAGTTGGTGATGACAATAGTAATGAAACTAGTAAATACTATGGTACTATACCAATAGACCAACTTAATGATACTAGAAACTATTTAGGCGTTTGGAATGGCTATACCGAATATGGTATAGATAGCCAAGTAGTTTATGAAAATAGATTATGGAGAGCATTAGATACTTCTAGTTATGCTGCTTTAGGTAATAACGTACATCTTAATAAGAATAGAATACCTGGTAAAGCTAATGATAACAATATTATCTACTGGGAAGAAGATGATAGAAATAACCTATCTACTTATAGATGGTTGTTAAGAAATATTGGTTTCCATCCTACTATTATAGATAATAATAAAACTGATATAACTTCTGAAAGTGTAACAAAAGGTAGTTACGAAGGTTCAACAACGTCAACGGTTAGTAAGTTTATGATAGGTATGAAAGTTCTCTATCTCTATGATAGTCCAGAACTTAAGAATATCTCTTATAACGATTTGGCTATCTCTGGACTAGTAGGAAAAGGTCGTACTATAAGAGTTGGCGAAAGACTATATTGGTTAAGACTACCAACTATAGACGAGATTAAAGAACTTCAACGCTTTAAAGCTACTGAAGATACAACAAACTTAATACCTTCTGATCTTAATACAGAATGCTGGTTAGCTAATAGTGATGATCCTGAATCTGCTGCTTATAACCAGGGAAATATGATCATAGGTTATGAACCAGCTATCAATAGGACTAAAGCGTTAAGACTAATATTAGAATATGTTTCTCCTTATGAAGAGCCATGGTTATTAGCAAGGAAGAAATATCCAACATTACAATATGATAGATATACAGATACTGGTTATTTCGGTATTATACCTAATGATATTGATAAATTTAATATCTATAATGCTATTGGATTAACTAATGGTGTTAGAATCAACTTAGATTTTGGATTCTTAGCATTCTGGAATCATGGTAAGAGAATATTGGTTAATAGAGCTTCTATTGCTTATGGTGTTAGTTTCCACGACTTACAAGTACTGGGCGTTGTTTATGGGTCTGAGATTAAAATTCCAGACTATATTAATAGAACAACTGATCGTTTAGGCGACGGTATTACCTATGATATACGTATTCTTAGAGGAGGTCCATCCTATATGAATTTAGGACCTATTGAAGATCTTCCTAATGATAGGTTAATCGCTAATGCTAACTTATTTAGATTCTCAGAGTGGAATGAGTTAATCTATCGTGTTGCTGAACATATGCCATTGAGTATCGATACTAATAACTATCATGGTGGTTTCCAAATAGGACGTAACTGGTCAAATCTTGATAACATTAACTTAGGTGTCTTTGAGCACTATTCTGGTAATGGATGTCACGATTTTGTATTAACAGCAGTTAATGAGAAGGAGATTATATCTAGAGGCGGTACAAAATTAGAGGCGGTTTATTATGTCGACCAAGAGATAGCACGTAATGACCATGGTGTAAGATTGGTCTTTGAGGATACTACCGACTTTTCTCTATAGTATAAATAAGGAGGTTATAACCTCCTTAACATTTTTAACAAATTTATAAAAAAGGAATATTATGTTAAAATACATTAATAATAAGTTTAGTGCTTATAAATATTTAGTTACCTATGATGTTAAAGGTGAACCTGTAAGAGCAGAAGCATTTACCGATAATATTGAAGATGTGTTCCAGATGATTAATACTTATCCTACTAGGTACTCTAATGGAATATCAGAAACAATTGAAGTAACTCCAGAACAAGAGGCTAGATTAGCAGAAGTTAATGATCTTAATCTAGAACATAAAGAAAACTATTTACAAGATTTTGAAAGCTATGTACGTTTTGGGGTTATGACTAACCAAGATCCAGCTTTAGCTGCAATTGCAGCTTCTTCTAAAGAGCTAACTGTTAAGTTTCTAGCAGATAGACTTAAACCAGCTGTTAAAGCATTAAGAGATCAAAAGTCTGTAGGCGGTGTTGAGCTATTTGGTAGAAAATTTGATTCAGACTCTTTAGCTAAAGAGAACGTAACTGGTTATGTTACCTTAGGTTTTTTAGAGATAGCTACTAAAGGTCGTTGCGATAGAACTTTCGATTGGAAAGACTATAATAACGAATTTACAAAATTAACATATGAACAAATTTGTCAATTAGCTAAGTTGGTAGCTGACCATATTCAAGCTTGCTTTTCAGCCGAGTCATTAACATATGGGGAGTTAGCAAAATTAGAAGTTAAAAAGCTTCTTAAATTCCCTGGTAATGAGGTTTTTGATAGAGTTGGTAAAAGCGTTGAAACTGAAGTTGATTTAAGTACAGGCACAACAACTACTACAGAGAAGAAAAACCCTTCTGAAGATTTAAGTTCTATTTACGATAGTTGCTATGCTATAGCTCTTAAATATATTTTCGAGGAGTAATAGATGGGTATCATTAAGATACAACCTAAGCTAGCTCTTAGACCGTATACTAAAGATTCTGGTTTCGTTGCTAAAGTTATTAATTGGTGGTGCCATTCTAAATACTATCATGCAGAACTTATTTTGGGGGATCACTGGATCTCAGCGACCCCTAAAGAGGGAATTTATGTTAATAAACTAAAACCTTTAGATCATGAGCGATATGAATATTTAGAACTACCTGAAATTGAAGTAGCTGAAGAAACATATAACAATATTTGGAAATATATAGAAGCTCAAGTCTCTCCAAAGTATGATACTTTAGGATTAGTTTGGAACCAAGTGATTGGAATCTCTTTCTATAATAAATCATGGTTCTGTTCAGAACTGATAGCAGAGATTTTAATTCTATTAGGATATAATAAGCTCTATGGAACAAATGGATCTGAATATAGTCCCCAAGACCTACATGATATGTTTAAATTTCCGGTTCCTATAGAACTAAGGAGATTTAGTATCTGTGTAAGATTTAGAAAACTTATCAGATGGATTTTGAAAATGATAGCATTCTCTTATCTTAAATCTGGATGGGTTAAATGTCTATCATGGTGTAAACCTCTTTTTACGAAACTAAAAAGAAAGAAAAAACAATAATACAGTCTAACAGAGCTTAAGTTATGGCTGAATATTTTTAAAACAAGATACAAGGAGCAATAACTATGAGCATGTTAGTGCTGCGATTAAGAAATATCGATACTACTAATAATACAGACTGGATATATACTAACTGGGAAATTGCTACTGCTAAGAACTTCGAGAGGAGTAAGATCATCTTTTCAGCTTATGAAGATCGTGTAAATAAATCTTCTAAATTTGTAGAGATGACTCTTAACCCTGGTACTAAGTATTACGCAAGAGCTCAGGTGGTTACAAATAAAGGCGCCCATAAATGGACTAATCTTGATGTTTGGACTCATAAAGCATTTGACGATGTTGAGAACCAATCAGATCTTCCTTCTAGAGTAAATTCTCCAGACATTACAACAGATTCAATTGTTAACGATCATGTACCAACTGGTTTCTATATCATTTGTAAAGAGTTTGCTGCTATAGGAGATGCTACTCATGCTGCTACATCTTATTGGATAGAAACATTAGATGGTAAAGTAGTCTGGAAAAACCTACTAAATGAAATATCTAAGTCTAAAATACTTGTTAATGATATAATTTTAGATAATAATAAAGTTTATCGTATTAAAGCTGTTTTCCATGCTAGTTCTGGAGACAGTAGTCAAATAGCAACCAAGACTATTTATATTAACGGTAAGTCTACTGATGCTAACGTTATAAGGTTAGGTAAATCTATAGTTAATGCAGATTTCGTTAGCTTATCTATAGATACTACTCTTAACCCTTATAAGAACGCTAAAGAAGTTGCTATTAAGATTATGGCTTTCAATAACGGTAGAGGCGTAACTGCTTTTGATACAGTTACTAAATTTGATACCCCACCATATGCAGTTTCTATTCCTATGGAAAAGATTAAGAGGAATACAATCTACTTAGTTATGATTAAATATGATATTGAAAATAACTGGAAGCATATGGTTATCAATACTTTTAAATAATATATAAAAATTGATAGAGAGGGGTAAGCGATGGCGGAATCGTTAGACGATCTTTTAGCTAAGTCTGAATCTAGTTTTTCTGTTATACTACAGAATGCCCCTATGAATAACGAGTCTCTCGATAAGATCCAACACCTTATTGAGAAAGACCCTGCGTTATACCAATATTTTCTTTTAAAAGAGAGTTCAGATGCCTCAACTAGGCAGTTGATGCAATACGAGCACTCTAGTTCATTACGCTCTATGATAATGTATTTTAAAGAGTTTGAACATAAAGACCAAGAGACTAAACTAGCTCTCTATACTCTAATAGAAGAACATTCTAAAGATATAAAAGCTCTTAAGATGTGGAAATGGATAACGATAGGAAGTCTTGGTTTTGCTGCGACTGTCGGCTTCTGGGGATTATATATATTACATCAGGAAGGCGCAGAAGCTGTGATAAGATTTGTTAAGGCACTTGGTAGTGTGATAAATATATTTTAACTGTAGGATAGCATTATGTTTAAAATGTTAAAACAAAAGTTCTGTAATTTATGGAAAAAAATTAAACAGTCTAAAGATGTTGTTCCTGTTAATACTCAGGAGCGTATACCTAATAATCCTGAAATGGTAACTGATAAGGATATACTGCTTAATAAGATAGATCTTAAAGATATAGGAGATCCATTTATTATTAACCCAGGATCTGCTAAAACGCTTTTAGTAGTGAATGATATTCCTACTACTTTGAAGTTACTAGAACTGGATTTTAAAATGATACAAACAGAATATCATAAAGATATTTTGAATACCTATAAAATTGTTGTATGTACAGGAAGGCATGCTAACTTAATGGCTTATAAATATTTAATTAATAATCAAATCGATAAAGCATTAATAGATGTAATTTTATCAGATAGTATTATTAGGATGGACGACAAGTTTATAGAGTTTAATGGATTCGATATAGCAGAAGAGATTAAGAAAAGAAATAGAGAATCTGATATTGGAATATATACATCAGTTGAGCTAACTAGTACTATGGATATAATGCATAAGTATCTAAGTGCGTTTAAAAGGTTAAGTAATGCCAATGTTATAGATAAATATATTAACATTAACCTTAATGATAGAACAGCTAGATTGAATGCTATGTTTTAAAAAGAAATGGACTATAGAGATGCTTATATATAAGCATCTCTATAGTCTCAACTTTTTTGAACCTAACCCTAGATATACAGTATATTTAGGTAGTTTTTATAATATTAATATAAGGAGAAAGCTATGGCCGAGTTAAGAATACACGACCAAAGTTCGATATACTTTAAGTCTATACGAACTGGCGAAACGCCTAAAGACATCAATGTTAAAATCCCAGATAAATCTGGCTGGTTGATAACAGATACAACATTACAAGAGATATTGAATTCTGGTGCTAACATAGCAAGCTCTCAGATTTTAAAACCAGATATAACAGAGACACCATTGGTACACCCTGAAGCATATGCTGATATATTGCCTATAGCAAGTTATAGAACTAATGATACTTTTGTAGGTGAACATCAAGCTACTGAATGGATAGCATCTTTAGTACCTGATTTTAGTACTATTATAGATAGCACTGCTGATCCGCTTTTTAGAGATGGTTGGTATCCAGCTGTTAATGAAGCTAATAGAAAAGTATATGTAAAATATAGATTTATATCAGAAGATATTTGTTCACCATTCTCAGATGCTTTAGAGTTTACAACACCAGAAGGTGGTGTAGCTATACCTACATTAAGTGTAGTTGAAGATGGTAGTACACCATTGATTAAAGGTTCTGAGTTTAGAGTATTTGGTAACTTAACAGGAGTTACGCATGTTGGGTCAAGCTGGGAGATAACTAAAGTCTCTGATGGTACAAAAGTAAAAACTATTTCAAATAGTCCAGACTATCTTAGAGAATATAAGGTAGAAGATGGTATTTTACAACCTGAAACTGAATATAAAATAACATTAGTTTATCATACTTCTCATCCAGTGTTTAATAAGACTAGGAAGGTAATTGGAACTTATAAAACACCTGCATCTACAATTGGTAGACCAACATTAACATTTAACACTTCTGAAGGTAGATATGAAATTAATGGTAGCCCTTTTGTGGTTAGTAGTGGAACAGATAGACATAAATTTACTACATGGGTAGTTAAGAATGGAACTGGTTCTGTTGTTTATAGAGAAGAAAATAGCAAAGAGCTAACTAGATTAAATCTTACTGGTATATTAGAGCCAGATAATGACTATAGAGTAACTGCTGTTTATATAGGCGATAAAAGTAAGAGTAATGAAGGTGCTATAAATTTTAGAACACCTGCTGAAGACCAGTCTAATCTTAATAAGTTAATTACTATAACTAAAGAAGCTCATGGTGGTGTTAAGCTAGTTATGGAAAAATTTAAGATGCCTGTAGCTGAGAACCTATTATACCTAACATGGACTATTCAGAACTATAACAATAATAATCCTATAGCTTTAGAAGTTAGGTTAGATAAAGAACTTGATGATAAATATGACCAAGAACTTGTTTATGACATGCAACCTGCAGAGAGTTGGCTAAAATGGATGCCTAATAACGAAATAGTTAATCCGGTTATAACATTATCTGCAAAGGGAAGGATAGTTGGAGAAAAAACTGTTCTTAACTATGCAACTCAAATTCCTACAGAGTGTAGATTTGATTATGTCTTAGGAGAAATGAGTATAGAGGATAATGATAGTTTAAGTCCATTAATTAAAATAACAGATGCTACTGGTGCCGATAGTAGTTGGATATCTAAAAGAGGCGTAATCTGGGAACTATATGGTAGAGATAGTTTAGTACCTGTATTAAAATCAACTGGTACCGACTATGATCAACATAGATTTACTAACATTGATTATGCTACAAACTACACTGTAAAATGTACCTATAAGACTAATTTTGGTAACTGGACAAAAACATTTGATTTTAGAAGTAGACCATTTACGTTACCTAAACCAATAGTTACTGTTGATCCAGTTGGTGTTGGTGCTAAAATAAGGGCTACTGGTGAAAACCTTAATATTCCTAATCACCCTGAAAAATCACATGGTAGCACAACTTGGACACTATATAGTAATACTGGTACTGTGCTATGGCAATCTATTAAAAACACTGCTAATTTATTAAGCATTGATATTCCAAGAGATAAACTAGAAAGAGCTACTGATTACAAAGTAGGTGTTATATTTCATAGTGTTGATGATACAATTAGTAGTGTTGAAAGTGTTGTGAATTATAGTCACATTGGTATTATATATGTTGTTAAAGACGAAGATTTTGTATCAGGAACTAACGATAACGTATTGCTTAGATATAATAGTTATGTTTTAATTAAGAAATTATATCGGGACGTTGGTAATGGTTTAGAAGAAGAAACCGATGCTAGCCAAGTAGGATTTGACTTAACTATTAAAGACGGTAATAATGATGTATGGACAAAAGATTTACCATTCCATATACCACCATCTGCATATGTAGATGAGGATGATGTTGGTAAGCTACCATTAGATTCAAAACGTGTAGATGTATTTATGGTACCAGATACTATAGATTTAGATCCTAGTAAGACATATACGCTTAAGCTAAATACGTATATAACAAATAATGGTAATAAAATTGTAAGTAGTACATTAACCAAAAACTTTACTGTTTTAAATACTGCAAAAATGGGACATATTTTTGGTAACATGGCTCCGTTTACAAATAATTATTTACTCTCTGGAACGGAATTTAATCCGGCTTACGGTACAAGCGCATTAGGTGGTATTTTTGTAAGTCACGGACGTATTAAAACACCACATGTTATTCAACCACGTGCAGAAATAGATATGCGTGGTACATTTAGTGCATTAAGAGATTATACTGGTGAATGGGGTAACCCTAGTAACCGTTTAAAAAATAATGGTGATAGAAATAATGCTGCTAATCACTTTGGTTGGATTAAGGGTCAAAGAGTTAGTAAAAAAGGTAATCTTTATGAAGCTTTGATAAACCAAGATTGGAATCAATACGACCCAGAGACTGATACCAGTGCTTGGAAACTAATTACAAAAGATGAGATACTACCTTCAAGTGTTGAAGTTCTAGACTGCATGGGATTAAACTGGGGTGTAGGCGAAGGTACTAATGCGTTTAGTTATTCAGATAGAAAATGGTCTGATGGCACAAACATTAGAGATGCTTTAATTAGTTCTAATAATGCAGTATATGTTAAGATGTTAAGCCCAACTACTAAGAAACCATGCTATTTAATGTATGGACAAGCAGGAACGGATTTCAAACAGTTAAGTGGTATAACTAACATGTGCTGGAATGATATTGTTGCCAGACAACCAGAGTATACAGAGGTAGATAGATATACAATACGTTTTGGAACACAACTATATTATATTCGTATACCTACAAGAGAGGAAGCAGAGCTTCTTATTAAGTATTGTGCATACACTGGATTTTATAGTAATAATTTAACTAATATTCCTTTCTGCCAATCAACTGGTGTTAATAACGATATTGTTAAAGCCTTATCTTATAAAGATAATGCTGGAGTAGCTAGTGTTGAAGAAAAAGATATAAATGTTAAGAGCAGAGTCTTGGAATTATGCTTAGTACTTACACCTATTCCAAGTGGTAGTGAACCATATCAAACGGCTGTGTTAAATAAACTATATCCTAATATGACATTACCGCAAGGTAACTTAAGTTGGAGTACTGAGAGTTTAACAGAAGGTCCTGATACTAACTATTTTCCTAGTGGATTAAAACTAGCTTATGATAAGTTTACAGATACTGGATATTTCGGTAGAATACCTGTTGGAACATTTAAGAGCTATAAAAAATTAATGGATACTTATGGTGTTAGTGGTCGAACACAACATTATGATGGAACAGGTACTAATGACAGAGACGTTAAATTTTACGATATGTTCTATTACCATGGGTTAGTTATTTATATTCCAAATGGTGCTCCTTGGAGCAATATGAGCTTTGACTATTGTAAATCCCAAGGTATTCTATTTGGTACTAACATGGGTACTTATCATAGTTATGCAGGTGATGCTAAGTTAGAAGATAGTAAAGATAACTGGTATAGAATAAGTGGATTGAACATTAGTAGATGGAATATAGAACCGAACTATGGGATATGGAACCCACCAAGGTTAATTCCATTTCAAGACTTGCGAGATAACAATATTGGCTACTTAAATAACGATAAAGCAATTTGGAGTTATTGCTATTCGAAAGTGCTTAATTTTTCTTCTGCCCCATATAGTTTTTACAGTATGTGGTCTCTTGTCCCACAAACTGGTCGTAATTTTGGTATTAAAGATAGAAATGTTTTTGAAGTATCTAATATAAGTAGTTCTGTACATGAAATTTCAAAATCTGCATACGTCGGTGCGAGTGGCGGAAGCAAAAAATGGTCTTTACATATTACTAGACCAATAACTAATACGATTGAACTTACTGGCGATTACCCAGATTTTAATACTACATTCAGACCAATGCTTACTTTGAAACCCGTAGGGGGGGGGGTAATTAATAAATTTACCATTAAGGTCTCGATTACAAGATATCTTACCATTATTAGTGCTAGCCATTTATATCGATTAGATTATGCAGTTTCATTTTTAGAAGGTAATGAATCTATTATCGCAGAAAGAAAATATGGGTATCGTATTGGAAGACATGGTTTAGATTTGGCCGATAGCGCCGAGTATGTCTCTCGCGCAGTTGCAAATCAGTATATTGTCGCTACTAATCCACCTAATGTGATTGCCGTTAACGTTGAGCATGGCGATATAAATATCTCCGGTAACATAGGGTGTTGGTGGAAATTAATAAACGGAAAATGCCTATATATTCCAAGTTTTCATGCTCTTCCTGGTATGGAACAAGATTGGAGAAGTAATGGTGGAGTGACAACATCCATAGTTACTTTTACAGAAGCAGATGCATATACTATATAATTCAAAGAGCATATAGAGGTTAAACCTCTATATGCTCTTATTTATTTTAAATACTATAAGTATCAGCTTCTGTAAGTGTTATAATTCCGGAATTTACACCACCATTAGCGTCCCAAGAATAATTTAGCAGTCCAGCTAATTTTTCTGGAAATTTTAAATAGATATATTTTCCATTAATTAACTGGTATCTAACATTCATAAACCCATACGCGATTACATGGTTAGATTGCGAGTAGCATGCATATAACTCTCCTGGATTCGGAGTAATTAATGTTTTAACTAGATTATCATATTTATAAATCGATACATCGCTATCTGTAATACCGCCTTCTCTGTTTAAATGTAATCCAACCCTACATGATTGTATTATATTTGGGTTACCTTCTATTACTTCAATTGTTGTCCCAAGAGTAAAATGCGGCTGTCTAAGTTTTCGAGTAACCCGTAAAACTAACTTAAATCGTTTAAGACTGTTAATTCCCCCCCCCCCCTACGGGTTTCAAAGTAAGCATTGGGCGAAAGCATGTTGGCCAGTCTGTGTTATCTGGTCTAGCATTAAATAATCTAGCCTCATTTACACTTATAGGATATAGCACATTATTTACCTGGTCTTTAGCCATATTCTTACCAGTTATACCGCGTATATTATCAGCATGACTTGCACCATATGAAATAATATCTGTATTAGATAAACTCCTATCTTTAATATTAAATGTATTACCTATAACACCTAAATAAATTTGAAAATTACTATTTAACGGATAATCCTCAGGTTTAAACGCTGGGACGGTCTTAAATAGTAAAGTAGTCAACACACTTTCTTTACCGCCACGCCATGCCGCATCGGTTGTCCTAGTTTGATCGAAAGTTGTTATATTTCTAGTGTATAAGTTCAATCCACTTATTCTATACCAGTTATCTTTACTATCTTCTAACTTAGCATCACCTGCATAACTATGATAAGTACCC